GACAAATCCCGATTCCGTACAGTACGTACAAAATAGCGTACATAGTCCAGATAATCAGATGATACAGAACCTTTTTCCTCAAGAAACTCGATACATGACTGAACATAATGCCTCGTTAAATTCATTGTTCGTTCAACTTCATTCGAGCGTTCCCAGGCGTTAGACCATACCTTGTAATGCTCGAATCCCGCTTTGAAAATGTATTCCTCTGGTACGTAACCAGACCATTTATCATTGATGTAAACGCAGTACTCGCTAACTGACGGATGCCAGTGAACGTATGTAGTACTCCACATAGCCTCTGGAAATTCATCAGCAAGGAACTCAATGAAATCTTCATTCAGATTCGGGTCTTTGCGTTCAAATTTGTGTTCACTTTGCCAGTTAGCGTTATCTGTCATTTTATCAGGTCATCCATAAAAGAGCAATCATCTTTTTTCGGTGTTTCAACGATGACAATACCACCGTTATAATCTGGATGTTCTTCATTCCAGTATTCTTCTAGCCAGTCTTCTTCTTCATAACAGTTATCAACATCGAACTTAATGTCAATACCACGATCAGCAAGAATCTTATTCACTTGACTAAGAACATATTCAGCACTATCCCAAATAGAACGTGCGTACTCCATATCTTCATCAGTTACTTTGAAAGTCACTTCAGTACTCATTTAGTTGCTCCTGAATAGTCTTCTTCTTCATGCCATGAACATCCAACTTCACAATCACCATCTACTAGTGACCATTGGATACCATGAAGGATATTACCTTGTAATACATAGGATTCGCCCCATGCTTCTTCTGAGCCGATATTAAGGCTTTCAATGAAACGCTCAAAAGCAATTTCCAGATCAACCTGATCACCTTCAGGTAAGGTCAAACAAATAGTTTTATTCATTTTCATCCGTTGGATAGTTATAGAACCCGTAGCCACTAACTTCTTCATATAGTTGTCGCATAATACGGCGATTTGCTTCTTGGCGGCGTTGGTGTTCTTCAGTGGTTTCTAATTCAAACTTGCCATCACGTACAATCATACCACGTAAACCGTGACCATGATCATAACGCATACACATACTTTCAATCAAACGAGCATCTGGCTCTTTTGGTAAATTGGGTTTCATTACTTGTCCTTTATTCCGTTAAGTACTTCCATGAACTTCTCCACGTCAGTACTTTCAAAGAATAAATGATCCCATTGAGTCATCTTCTGAAAGTGCCATGCTTCATCAGCAAGACGGGAGAAGTTAGGATATTTATAACGGCGTTTAGAACCCATCCAATCTTCAACCACAAGAAAATCACTACCAGGAAAATAACGAAAATTCCAGCACTTGTTGTACAGAAATGTTAAATCAATTTCCACCATCTGAACACCATCTTCTTTCTTACAGCGTTCAGTTAGTTCATAAGCCAGATTTTCAGAACATTCAAAGTACTGTTCAATGAAATTTATCATAAGGATAACATCGCCTCAACGATAGGTGGAATCTCACATTCGTAGAATCCAGCACAATTGATGTTATTAACTTCCAGTACTTTAAAACCTTCGGAAGTCTCAGCGAAGTCCATCACAAAAGCATCAGCAGGAACCCATTTAGTACAGAGTTCTTCAGCTTTATCAATAATCTCTTGTGGAACTACTTTGTTAGTACAGAAGTTACCGCGAACCTTATACAAGGAATGTGAAACTACTTTACCTTTAACAATGAACAGCCGATACTCAGAAATAATCTCTTGAGCCTCAGCTAACAGTACTTCAAACTCAGGATCACCGTAGAATGAAAAGAACGCATCAACTTCTTGATTGAAGTTCAGTTGTTCAATAACACGAGCAACCATGACTTTAGTATCATGTACTGGACGAATAAAGATATTATTCCAACCTGGATTTTTAATTTCACCCATAGTGGTAAAGATACCATTTCCGTTCAGGAAGTTCTCTGAACCCCATTCACGCATCTGTACTTCAATGTTAAGATTCTCATTAATGAATCCACCAGGAGTATAACCTTCTTCAATCAATTGCTGAGCTAATGCATAGCTACCAAATGACATAGTAGGAATACTCTTATCAAAGTACTTCTCATAAGTAGCATCACTGTAATCATCAACATCTTCTGGAACGAACATATTGATAAAAGGTACAGGTTTAACTGAAGTATGAGAGATGTTGTTTTGTACCATATATTCTTTCATGATACGGAAACCATCTTCATTAAAGTACTTATCCATAATCAGAAAGTGCATATTATGTCCTTAACAATTAGCGTGGAAGTAATCTAGATATTCGCGTGGTATTTCAAAACCGCCATCGACTAGTGTACCATGACGTTCAGAAGTTAGTTCCAGTACTAAAAATACGTCACCAACTTTGATGCCATCTTTTAAAGCCCATCCATATACTTCTAAGAATTCTGGATCGACCAACTTGAGTTTATCATAACCTGGTCGTAAATCAGACCAAGTATAACACCAAGTGAAATTAGTTGATTCGTTAACACCATTACTCATATAGTACTCCAGAAATGAAAAAACCAGCATAAAGCTGGTTTAGTTAATTAGTCGGGAATTGTGGACTCGAACCACATCTCACGGCTCCCTATGCAATTGTATTGGTTGCTGTGAAATTCCATTACAAGAATTTATGTTATACGGTGTGCTAACCCTTACACTAATTCCCGATAAGTACCTTTCGGTACTTTTTATTGCCATTCTGTTTCTCGGCTGGCAAGCCTCAGAAAGTTAATTCGAGGACAGCTTTTGCTGTGATTTCATCATGGACGGCGATTTATAGTCTAGCCGGGACGACTCATGATAAAAATAAAACAAATGAAAAAAATCTGTAACGATTTATTCACCTACAACACGCCTACAAAGGTAACAGGACTTACCAGGAGGAATTCTTTTTGTTGTAACCTTGACGGGTTACATATGCCATAAACAAGTCGAATGAGCCAATTTCTTCTTCATCCCATTGTCCTTCTAATCCATAACATGAACAGTGACCACCATGAACTTCATAGAAGGTATCATTCAAGTTATTATAGAAGAAGACAGTGGCTGAACCGGAATAGTCTTCATACTCATAGAAAGCATAAATTATTTGTTTGTCTGCCAGTACTTCAACATCAATACTAAACTGACCAGCAATGTCTTGTTTACAAGTAAACAATTCATGATAGATATTTGGAAAGATTTCTAAAACTTTAATACGTTGGTCTTCAGTCATTCTTATTCTTTTCTTCGAGGAACTTCTTACGATGTTCAGTTGCTTTTTGTAGTACTTCAATCAGTTGAGGCCATGCCTCTGAACCAATATATAGAGTATCTTGACCATCTGATATTTCAACAGTTGGGAAGTTCTCATAGTACGTTGCTTCTAAATCTTCACTCAATTCTACTTCGTGACGGATATGCATTTCAGTACTCTCTCGTTTATGTTTAGTGCTCCAAGTAGGATTTGAACCCACGGCTTCCTCATTACAAGTGAGGCACTCTACCAACTGAGTTATTGGAGCGGCGATACATTTTTATTTATCAATATAAAAACGTACCAAAAAGATTGTGCTGAAGAAGCGAAGCAACCAGACAACCGGACAACCCAGCAACCGTACAATCAAGTTGAATGCCGTTTCCACAACCAAGCAAGTTATAATAACTGTTCAGTATAAACGGAGCAAACTCTTTAATAGTAGATTACATAAATTGTAATTGACCATTCTTCATATGAGAAGATAAAAGCGTTGAAATTCATCAACGTGCTTCTTCAGCAAGGGGAGTTAGAGAGAGTAAGTTAAGCGACTACACTCTAACTCCAATTTGGTTAAAGAACCTGAAGTTCTTTAAACAATTCTGCGAACTTGTCATCAATTTCGATTTCAAGTTTGTTGTTGATATAAGCGAGTTTATCGCTCACACCTTCTTGTTCTTGCTTCAACTGAACGTACAGCGTGTTCAGGTTGTTGTGCATCACTTCTGAGATGCCACCTACACGAGTGTAAGTACTGCGATACTCAGATGAACTTTCGTGCATATCCTGTACTTCACGTACAGTTTTAGCCAGAAGTTCTGCGTCCGTAACTTTCATTTTGTCACGGAAAGATGCCAGAACTTTCATCTGACCTTCAATCAGAACCTTACGGCTCAGAAGGGCATCAACGGAATTACCGTCGATTTCAGTTCCGTTCGCTTTCTGTAAAGCGGCACGAATGACGTTGATCGCTTCGTGGACATTCAACGCAGTTTCCACTGCTTTGAAATTGCTGCTGTTTACAGCTACAATAGCTGCTTGTACTTCTTCAGCCGTAGCTGAATGGTGTACGTCTTTTTGTTCAAAACGCAAACCTGCTTTTTGGCCTAAATCTTTAACCAGGCGATGTGCCTTACGCAATGTCAATTTCATATTTGATTCTCCACAATTCGTTCAATTTCTTTCATGACTACATTATACCATAAAATTTTGAACCGTTTCAAAATTTTTCACTTAATAGTGGATATTTCTCAATATCCACATTTGAACTTATTCTACCGCAGGACGAGCCGCTTCGATTTCATCAAAGAATTCGTTATTCATTGCGATTAAGTCAGCGTACCAGAAAATACCGCTTTCAGCAGGTGTAATCGGCAAGTCATTTACCGCAGCGAACAGTAGTTCAGCTTTAGTAATATCACAACGAGTCCAAGTACCATTAGTATAGCCAGTTAGAATAGTAAATTCACCACGGCAATCTTCAGCAAGTTTCTCAGTCAAATATACAGTGTTAACCATGTCATCCTGGTGGGATCGTAACTGATGGTTAGTACTGTTAATGTAAGACATAAGATTGAAGTTCGCTTCAGTTGTTACTAAGAAACGGTCAATACCTTCAGATTTATCCAGTTTAAAATCTAGAGTAAATCCAAGTTTCTGTACTACCTTCTCCATTAGGAAAAGTTCGTAACCATGATAAATGGTTGGATCACCATCACGTGGGAATACACGGATAGCCAAGTAATCGTCTTCAATTACAGTTTCAAAATTCTCGTTATCTGCTAAAAACGCTTCAATGCGTTTGATAACGTCTTGTACTTCTTTTAACATTAAAGTCCCTCTATGTATTTTAGTACTTCATCCCAGGTCGGAAATTCTTCTGAACCGAAATGAATAAATGTACCTTCGAATTCTTCACAATTCGCTTTATGCGGCCTGTCGTCGATAAGTACATCACCACGCAGACAACCCTTGTCTGGTGTAATGATAGTTTTGTCAAGCAACTCTGGAATATGTTCATTAATCCAGTGTTTCTTCTCAGAATCAGCTAACAGATTATGAGTTGGAGTTTTCGTTGCGATCCAAACATTGTGTCCAGCAGCAATTAGTTTACGAACTGCTTCTAGAGCACCCTGAATAGGGTCTAAACGAATATAAGTACCTGGAATCAGTTTTACTGATTTAGGATTACGACCTTTAAGATTAGCTTCAAAGTCAGCAATCACACCATCCATATCAACAAAGATACGTAATGGTTTAGTAGCAGTATGTACTACTAAAGGTACTGGTTCTGATTGTCGTTGTGCGTGTGGATATTCATGTCCATTGGCACACGTTGTTGGGCCGACCGGATTACGGGCAGCACTAACACCTTCAGCACCGCATTTTGGGCAATAGCCATATACAGGCATAGTTAGTCCTCTTTTGGTTCTTCTGGAGGGGTTGGATTAAACATTGGTGGAATAGTACCGCGAGGCTTTTTACCACGATGTATGTCATACCGAATCCAGTCATGTTCACGAATACACTTATGGAATTCACCCATTTGGTACGTATTTAGTTGTACTAAATTGGCCTCTGGTACGATGAATATCTTACCACGATCCCAATCAGTACCACGATACGCACCAGTAATGTTAGTCGTAGGACGTGGACCGGCTGTAATAAAGGTACAACTAGCAGGTATTACTACCTCTGTATCTAAGTCGTATCTTAATAGTTGTTCAATTAATTCTTGTACTGTCATTCTTGTACCAATAAAAAAGACGCATTAAGCGTCTTTTGAAAGAAATTTACGTGCCATTTCGAAATCACGTTTGTATGTATCTGAACCATTTGGAATAATGGTACGTAGATATTCCATCCAACTCATTGTTCTGTCTCCAGGATTGTTTCATCCCAAATAAGAGCATGTTTGCTCCAGAACTCATTAGCTTCATGAGCTTCTTCATATTCGAGATGTGGATCATGTACTTCTTTCGTTGCTAAGCCACCAACATACGCAGTAAGTAACGTATATCCGTAGTTCTCACTATTAGGAGTACGTTTCATGATAACCGTTACAGTACTACAAGGTTCAGGTTCACGGTTCTTTACAAAACGGGTTGGATATTTCCTTCCGATACGTTTAGCGTATTGGAATTCATCACCATCACGTACTGTTACACAAGTACTGAAACCGATTTGTTTACCAAAGTCAATACATACTTTGATAAAACGTTCATCTTTAGAGTCGATGCGTTGAACCGCTTCCTCTAAGAGATCAATTACGTCAGCATGTACCTTCAAGTGGTACTTACTGTAGTAAACTTTGTGACCATCTTTCGTTACCAGTTTTAACGGTTTCATAGAAAAAGCCCTTTCGATTAAGATAGGGCTATTCTACACGCACGGTCATGGGATGTCAAATTTATTTGGCGGGAGCACAAGGAATCGAACCCTGATCTTGTGGTTTGGAGCCACACATAATCGCCGTTATACTATACTCCCAAATGAGAGGTCTTTCAACCTCTCTTATTTATTACTTACCATCAAACATGGTTTCAATCACGTCTGGTGATTCAGCTTTGCTGAATTTCACATGCAGACGGTGTTCACCAAATTCACGGTTGATAACGATACTAGTACTGTTAACAATGGTATCCGCTTTGTTGAATTCCAGATTCAGGAAGTACTGGATCTCTTTGACTGGTGTTTCAACTTCTTCACCGTCAACATCGACTTCTGTACCTTCTTCTTCGTCATCCCAATCCATGTCGTATACACGAGCATCAATTGCCTTCATCTCTTTCTCAAGAGTACCTTCATCAGCGAAGATGTACGCTCGCATGGTATCGTACTTAGCCATGAAGGAGAAGCTAGTCATGCGGTTCATTGACTTATCATCGAACTTGACTTCTTTACCATCAATGGTGAATTCAGATACTACGAAGGAGTTACCTTCACGAGCTTCTACTTCAACGTTCAGTTCACGGAAGGTTTCAGTGAAAGTCTGAGTTGGGTAGCGGTTCAGTTCTTCGATCAGACATTGAATCATATCGAAGCTGATGGTTTCAGCTACTTCCCAAAGAGTTTCGAACTGAGGGATGTAAGCCTTGTTAACCAGCTTGTCGTTCAGCAGTTCTACCATAACCTGCTTAGCCAGTTTCTTGTACTCGAAGTGGTAGAAGATACGGCTTGGACGGTTACGAAGGAACTCAGAAACGTTGCGGTTGTTTGAGGTCAGGATGTACAACTTGTTGTACGAACCAGTACCATCAAGCAGAGTCAGGATCGCTTCCTGATGCTCACGTTCTGCGTAAACCTTTTCAAATTCATCAAACAGAATCAGAGCTTTGTCTTCAATCGCTTTGATGAAGTTAATGAAAGAACCATCGGTGTAGCAGTTCTGAATGATAATGGTAGGAATACCCATTTCACCCAAAGCAAGACTAACATCTTTAGCAAGCTGGGTTTTACCAGCACCTTTAGTACCGCTCAGCAGTACGCCAGTGTTCTTACCTTCACGAGCCAGGTAAGTGTTGATCACTTTGTTGTTACGAGAAGCCATTTCACCGTAAACTTTCGCAGGGCGAGTAAACGGAGTGGACTTCAGTAGGTAGTACTGTCCATTTTGTGGGTTGAATTCCACGGTATACGTACCCGCTGGAATAGTTTCAATTTTGTTACCAAACTCACGAGCAATCGTGATAATGTCACCGCTTTGATTGTACATCTTAGTTCCTGTATAGAGATTTACTATTTGCTTCTTTGTTACTTATTACTTAAAAAGAAAGCCCTTATTGGGCTTTCAGATGCAGGTCGATAGACGTATTCCAGATTAGACTACGAAGGAATTTATTTTCTTCTTTGCCTAAATCTTCAGGGCTGAACACTACAACATCTTTATCACCAATCAATGCGTGAATATATGCTAAATGTTCATCCAGTTCATCATCACCTTCGTACCAATCAGTAAGACGTTCTACGATTTGTGGTACAGATACTTCCTGCCATGTAGCAGAGAACTTTTGAGTTACAACGTGTTCATCTTCTTCCCACGGAGCAGCTAACGCACCAACGGCAGCAGCAACTTTATGTAAGAACACACTATCAGCCGCACGGTCATGCTCTTGTCCAGAAATCATAATTGGGCGATACATGAGATTACGAGCTTGCATACGTTCATTGAAGTACATTGCTTCGAACTCAAGAGTACGAATAGCAGTTAAATCAATTTCAACAGCACGTTCAGGATTCTTTTCATTGAAGCCAGTTAATGCGTCAACAAACTCCCGATAAATGCTGCTAGTACTGTAAGCATAGTGCATCTTGTATGAATCACGATCAGAAAGACGCATTTCAGACATACGGTTACAACGATCATGCATTTGTTCTTCGGTCATTTTCCCGCTTTTCAGATCATCCTGATACATTGAATAGAACTCTTTAGCAATAATTGCTTTTTCGATTTCTAAATCACGTGTCAGTTCTTTTTGTAAAGAAATCTGGAAATTACGATTTTCATATGGATGGAAATCACTACGATAATCCATACCATCTGGATAACCAACATATACTTCATGATCTTCAGCCAGCATCAGTTGGTATACACTTTCGTGAATAGCCATGATACCTAGATACGGAGTATTGTAGTTACCATAACCACGAAGCCAGAAGCATTCACGGTGATGCATATCGAATACCATAGGCCATGTAAGATCAGACGCTGGAATATCCAGGAAATCTTCTTCCCAACCACGATACTCTTTACCTTCTTCGCGAGTCTGCATGAGATAGTTCTGACGCAGTTTCATCATAATGAAACGTGCTTCAAGACTTTCTTCGTCAACTGTATAGTCGTCGTAGTCAGCGTACTTCGCTTTCAGTGGGAATCCACCAATAACCTGAAAATCATCCCAGGGATAACACTGACAGCCATGAGCTAAGCCAGTTTTCTTTACGTCTTTCTCAATGTAAAGCTTATTTGATGCTAAAAGAAAAAGGCGAACTTCGTCACCTTCAAGAATTGGCGTATTAGAAACCGCACAAGTGGTATTGAACGAACCCATTAAAGTTAACCTTCATAGTAGGCTTGAACAGTACTGAACAACTTCATGGTATCCATGTGATAAAGTCCAGAACAGTTCCAGCAGTTATATTCAACAATCTTAATGCCATTCGGCGTTTCAGCCAAATCCATAGTATAGAACTGAGCAGGAATATACAGTTCAGCATATTCATGAGCAGCAGCTAATACATTTTCAGGGATTTCAGAACTGTAAACAGTACTGTTATTCCGGCGATACTGCGATCCGCTAATTGGTTCACCATTCTTACAGATGAAACGATATTCAGCGTCAATTTGAACAACATCGTTTACCAGTACTGTTTCTTCCTGATAGTTTTCACGATGATAGTTCGATTCGATGAAGTATTTCAGTACTTCACCAGCTTCCATAACTCCAGCCGTAAATGCTTTAAGGTCTGAGCTTGGTTTTACAAATTTATCAACCCCAAAGGAAGCGAATAAATCACGTTCTTCTTTGAGATTCAAAAACTCAGGCGTTCCGTTCAACAATGGTAATCCTAAAGTTGAATAAAACGCCTGGTCGAAATTACGAATGTCATAGGACAAGCCCTGACGCATTTTGGCAATCAGTTCAGGTGATAGATTATCAGAAGTACCAGACTCCAGAATTTCTACCATCTTAGTACCGCCACGCATGATGAATGTATCATTCACATCCAAATCATCTAAGCCAGTAATAGTCTTAGTGAAAGGAATAATACCGAATGGTACAATTTCATACCCCAATTTCTGTAGAGGAATAAATTCATCTTCCAGAGCTTGGAACATACGAGCAGTATCTTGTACTAACCATTTAATAGCCATATATGCCTCAATTAGCCATTACAGAAAAACACACCAATGCTGGATTCTTTATAATCCACAGGAAGATGCTGTTTGATGATTTCAGTGTAGTTGATACCAGTACTAACTGGTTCATCTTCATCATCGAATTCTTCTTCAAAGTCTTCGTTCAGATACAACGGAGAATTCAAATCGAAAACGGCAGTGAAATCACCGTCGCAATAATCATACATGTTTTCAACTGCCAAACAATGATTGACTAACGCATGTTGTACATCTTCTGGAAGAACTGAACCATCAATTTTGAATGGAGCAGGTTGTACCCAAGGCTTAACTTTAGCTATTGTCATTTGATTTTCTCACATATGTTAAATGTGCGGAAGGTGAGGGATTCGAACCCTCAAGCCGATTCACACCGACCGACGGATTAGCAATCCGCTCCAATACCGTTATGGGAACCTTCCAATACTTACATTATAGCACAACTTTCTGAATCGTTTCATCTTTTTTCAAGATTTTTATCAGTTCATTGTGTAAGTTATACAAAATGTTCAATACTTCACGAGAGATATTGAATTTAATCAGTGCTTCATCAGTAACATCTGATAAAGTTGGGAACATCACCAAGCAGTCATCTTCAAGTAAACGTTCGTTACTGAAGAATTGTACCGCACCGTCAGGATCATTACTAGTGAAAATGACGTTCGATAATTTGGAATCCCAAATATCGAAGAAGTGAACATGATAATCATGTTTGCTCAGTGATACTGACGCAACAACATTATCTTCGCCCAATTTCATAGTACTGCTAAAGCACATGTAATTACCACGAATCGGAGATGGATATTCATAGAATTCATCAAATGTGCGTTCCGCATTTTCGGCATCGAATGCTACCAGTTTATTGTACTTGCTCATTGTAAACTCCGATAGTGAGTTAATATTGCGTTAACATCATCTTTGGTAATACCAAAGACTTCATCTTTATCACCACTTAAGAATACATGGTAATCAATAGATGCGATGGTTTCACGATTAAAAGGAATACCATGATGTGGATTAACCAGATTCATATTGAACTGTACTTTATCCAGCTTCATGTAGGTAGGGGTCACTTTTACTTCATATTCTGTAGTACTAATGACCAGTACATTATTAATGCCGTCATAACGTTCATAACGGTCAGTACCTAATAAGGCTTCAAAGGTTGAACTTAACATAGTTACTCTCCTGTACATAAGGTGTTGAAAACGTCTTTCAAGAATTCAATATCAGAGTACCGCAAAGAGCCAAAATCATGAAGTGTACATAGTTGGAAAAACCATTCTTCAGTGATATTTGCATCAAGTTTCATTCTTTCTACTGTATCATCTCTGAGCCAGAATTTCAAGCCATTTTTTGTAATTTTTATCGTATAATCATTGCCGCTCAGTGAGGCATAGGATAAACGAGGGATCACTGATCCTGTATTAACATTGACAATCTTATATTCACCATCAAGAGTTATCTCGGATGAAAATAGTCCAGTTTCAGGATATTCAGTAATAAAAGAGTGCGTAGAAACGCACTCGTTGTTGTCAAGATATTCAGATAACATTACATTACTTCGTAGTGTGTCCAAAGACGCTGTTTCAACGCAGCTTCTTTCTGTTCTGGAGTACGGGTATCTTCAAGACGATTTACGGCATCTTTCAGTACTTCAACGTCCACCATAGTTTCCATATAATGCATATGATCTGTATAACCAAACATGTACTTAATTCCAGTCCAAATACGCTTATACCACGCTTGACGGATTTCCATACATAAATTGATATTACACATACCTAAATGCTTATCGTCGTGTTCATCACCAGTATTGTATTGACCAATATGAATGGAATGCTCACGTGCGTCACCACAATGACAACGGACGATAATTACTTTGCTTTCAGAACTCATAAAGTTCTCCTTAGTTATTTTACCGACATTATCGGTTTGTACTGCTGTTAACTCAGCTTAGTGTACAAACCGTACATCGGGATAGAACTAATAATCATTATTGACCTCCATCACAATTACATAAATGCCTTGGGCCTAAACAATAAGGACACCAACCATACGGTGCTTCTTCATTGATTTTATAGATAATCATAGCAGAGGCATCAAAATGTCACCAATCAAATCTGGAAGATTGGTATAATCACTGAAACGATATTTATCGTTCAATGTAATACGCTGAAGATTATGTTCATCAAGAACAATATCAACTACCAGGTTTTGGTGATCAACATTCATTTGGCACATGGCTGAACGAATGGCTGACATAAACAATTCCTGACCAACTTCAAAGTAATGAAATTCGTCAGTACTACCATGTTCCTGTACAATCTTGTCAGCGATTTTCAGAATCGCACCATCGTTGAAAGCGATTGGACAGTTCGGATTATACTTGATATGTATCATTAGAATAAATCCATCAACATATGGGTCATATAGTCTGGATAGTCAAAGCGACCTTCAAGACCATAGTCCAGGTTATAAGTTTCTTCCACGAGTACAGTAGTTTTTACTTCCTCACCATTAACAACAGCAGGAACTACGAACACGATTCGTGAAGGTGCGATCTGGTTCTGTTTCAACGCATAACGAAATGCGGTCAACAAGAATTCACTACCAACAGTAATGTCAAAACGATCTGTTTTAACCATTTTGTCGGCATAATCCATTGATGATTTGTCTGGAAGAACCTTACCCATAGTATCATCATAACGGATAATAAAATCAAACTGTTCGAGATTCATAATACCCTCTTAGCAGTATTTTGGTGCTGGTGGTAAATCACCCAGGCGATCAGCCCAATAATGATATACAAAGATAAAGTTCCCTTCAGAATTCACTTTGTAAACATTATGATAGTTCGGAAAACCAATACGAACATAACCGGATTTATGATCACGTTTAGCGAACATCTCTGCCAGGGCACGAGTTGGATACAGGTTATAGAAACGACGCTGTTTATCAACTTCATGTTTGTTCTCGAACAGTTTATTGAACAGAAGTCCAGTTTTATACTGTTCTTCGGTAATCTGTTCAGCACGATTGCGACGGCAATCCATATTGAATACCCAGCTATTGTTTTCTTCAAACAAAGAAATAGCTTCATCCAACAGATCTTCATCAGACATTGAGTATTCTTCTAATGCGAAGTACTCCCAAAAATCCCAACCATGACCGGATGCGTCAGTTTCATTAACACGAAAGTATTTCATATTTAACCCTTCAGGAATCCAGTGATTCCACAGATAATTTGTGTAGCAACAAGTACTGCCCCGATTACATTACCATAGAATCCACCAATTGTATACATCAATGGCATTTGAAGCAATGGCATGAAGATACCTACTAATGTGAACCCATTAGAACTAACACGCTCACGAAGCTGGCTATTAATGAATTTCCAATATAATCCGTACATACAGTACCCCATCTCGATTAATATGTCCAGTACTAGTACTGGACTTTTGTATTACAGTTCAACCAGAGTTTCAGTCCAGTGAGTACCTTCCAGATCGAATGTACCAACTTCGTACATATCGTCACCGTTAGGATCTTCCCACCAGTCGAATTCAACGTCTGGATGTGGACGACCTTCAAAACCAATAGTTTTACCGGATTTGTCTGTCGCGATGAAGTTGATGTTCTCAGGAACATGGACTTCAGTACCGTGATAGTTCACGGCTTTCATTTTCAGTAATTCGATTACTTTCATACCTTACCACCTTTACGCCACTGATACCAGCCGTACACAGAGTTCATCCAGAATGTGATCCACATTGCCAGTATTGCGAAGCCCTGGGTTTGGTGATGCATCACTGCGATGACCCACATAATTACAGCTACCGTGTTTACCAGAATCCAGATAAGCCACTGTTCAGCGAAACGCATAACCATCAATGTAGTTGCTACGATACTCAGAATAGCAGTTGCTGAATCAAGACCAGGTGTTGCCCCTTCGAGGTAACGGAGGAAAGCAGCATACGCAGCAATCGCAATACCCGTACCGACGAACAGAAGAACACGCTGTTTAGTACTCATGACTTTCATGATTACATCAGTATTCTCTACCTTGCTATTACGAATCCAGTAGTAATAACCAGAAACTTGCATCGGAAGGAATAACAGAGCATACGTGATAGTTTCACCGTACAACTTGTACTTATACGAGATAAGGATGTACAGGCCAGTGCCGACGAATCCCCAAACGTAAGAACTAATCTTACCTTTAGCGACCAGAATCGCACCCACAATACTCGTGAATGAACAGATGAATTCTACCCATCCACCACCCATTATTACTGATGTTGCCAGAATAATTGATGGAGCGATAAGCACCCACGCATATTCTTTGGCTGACCAGCCGTAGAAGTCAGTTACGCAAGTACTTAATACCTGCGAGAATTTCAGATCAGTTTTCGCAATACGGAGTACATAGAAACCGCATACGAAGAACAGGAATGCTGCGTAACTCCACAATAGTTGTGGAGAGAGATTAAGACTCGTCACCAGTGTGTTCATTGGTTGTTCCTTGAAGTAAGTTTTGAACCAGTTTGACTGCTGTTTTAAAACGTTCGTCATAGTCCGACCCGCTAATCAGGTGGTACTTGACACCATGTGCTTTACAGAGGAACTTCAACAAATCGTGCGTTTCACTGCGACGTTCTGGTGAATAGTTCAGTCTAAGTGGATCATACACCCAAGGTACGTCTATGTCAAGCATAATTACGAGATCATAGTCTTCGGCGTGTGCCATTTGGCTTAGTACTGTACTGGTTTTACCCATACATTCCGCTGCGAACAGAGTAATCAGATTGTTAGTATCGCTGAACATCACTTTGTTAGCGGTCTTAGCAACCTTGTGTTCTTTTACTTTATGCTCCATTGCGACGTATTCATAATCTTCGATATTCATCATATCTTCAGACCAATGATATTCATTTTCGCAAATGGTGCGACCAACTTCTTCCACGTACTGAGTACTGAAATGATTGGCGAGGTTAATAGTTAAAGTACTTTTACCAGTACTCTCAACCCCAATGATACAAACCTTCTTAACGAAGTGCTTGTGTGCTGCTGGTGCTATCTTATCCCAATGTTCATATGGGTTAGCACGTACACGTGTCGCACTAATATCCACGAATTCACGTGGAGGATCAATGAGAACATGTTCTGAATTAGGCCAGTGCGTTGCGAAGTACTCATTGTACTCCGTTTCAGAACTGAATACCTTATCAATATCCGTATGACGGGTTTCGTGGAAGATTTCATTCAGTACTAGACCAGTGAAATCAGCACTACCATCTGGATAGGACTGAATAGGAGATTCATCTACCCACAACACGCGAATTTTTGACATGTGCTTGAAAGTATCTTTCAGCCACATCAGGCGGTTGCGTTTAGTCATGATCTTTTGTAATTCAGGCGTCAATGTATTCTGGAACTTTTGATCCCAGCACATTACTACAAACAGTTCATCAACCATTGTAGCTGCTTTCTGAATTGCCGCGATATGTCCAGTTGTTAACGGTGCGAACTTACCAAAGAATAATCCACAAGACATGTTATGTTCTCTTATAGTTTTGGAATCACACCATACGCTAACAAACCGCCGCGATTATCATCATCAGCGTCTTTGAAAATAACATCGGTGTTATCAATACAGCGAACCGTCAATTCAGGATTAACAAAATGAAATAACCACAAAGGTATTAACATCATTTCACTGTTGCTACTCCATTTACGAAAACCCAATTCTTTCATTTCTTCAACATTCAAATCAGTTATGTCAAGATATGAAAACTCTGGATTCTCTTTAATTTTGGCTGATAACGCTCGCATACGGGTATAATCATGATTTGGATTCCACGATTCCACCATAGCAGTATCGGTAATCAGATCATGAATAACTTTACATTCGTCGAATGTACTCATTTATTTCCCCAATACGGAAGTTTGAACGTAGACTTTATGTTGACTACGTTTCTGTAGTGTTGCTTTGAATTCTTCACAAGCTTTATCAGCTTTGGCTTTATCGAAGTATACACCAATTACACCATCTACATCATGATGTGAACTGCTGATACGCATAACACAATATACCGGAATTTCTACATCCGATGGATTTGCGTTAGCCAGGAGCTTGTTCAGTTCTAACAGCAAGTTAGGAGCACTCATAGTATTCCCCTTACTGGCATTCGTAAACTTGCGAAACGCGAGTTACGGACTTTTTGGTTGGATTAATTGATGAACCCTGATACCAGCGTGATTCGGAACTCAATACGTTCCCTGGCTGGGCTTCAGCTTTAGGAATAACTGCGTCGAAGCAGGTTTCACCCATGCTATCTTTCACGTGGTTCCAGATGCTGAGAGAGAAGCGTTCCAGTTTATTACAAACCTGAACACGACAAAGTGGTTCCTGCTGGAAATCAGCATGAGCCTGAGTTGACAGTACTGCCATAGCTACTAACGCAACAAGAATTACTTTTTTCATCTTCGTTCACCTGTCTAATTAAAGTAGGCAATCATTATCGCTGATTGCCTCATATTTGTCAAGGACTTTTTTTTAGTTAATTTCGAAATCCTGAACATCACCGTAAGTACGGTAAATGTCAGATAACTCATTACGAGTCATGTTAGGAAATTGAACTTGAAGAACGTTCAACGCTTCTTCTTCTGAACCAACGAAACCTTTACGGTCTAATCCACGAATCGCACGTTGTACGCATTCGAGTGGTTCATCAAAGCTGAAACTCTCATTTTCTGGAGTTGACATAACTCACCTCGGAATGTATAGGTACTCATAAAACTGGACAGTACATCCTTCATAGAGTGGATTGTTTTGTAAAATCTGATCTATGATTTGTGGATGCGAATTACACTGCCAGGCTTTTGAAGGCTTATAGCGAAGTACTGAACCTTCGTGAATAATCCAGTACCGCTTGAGATACACTATACTACCATCGGTCGGTTCAGTCAAGGATTCAATAGGATATTTTTCAAATAATTCCTCATTAAATGCCATTTTATAAACCTCCGTTAGATATGACAATCTACCAGAATCAGAAGATCATTATCATCGAAAGATTTAACTTTCTCAATGAACATCTCATTCCATTTGTCATTTTCATTGTGAGACATACCGAACCAGCCCATTTCACCTTTTTCGTACCAGGCATCGTCCAGTACTGCGTAAGTGCCGATAGCACCGAATACACGATCAATAATGAACTGTTCACGAGATACGTTCCAGAAGTAATCTGGTTCACGAGCAATCCATGATTCTTCACCATCAATCTGACTCATGAGTTCTTTAAATTCTTCACGGAATGGTTGTTCCCAATACATAGAACGTGCTTTAGACATATCATCTTCATTCAACGCACGGCATTCATCCCATGAAAGATATGTATTAACAAATTCATGAGAAGCGTACAGGTCATAGTATGGCATGTACTTAACTACTGAATCAGCAGATGCTTGTTCAATATTCCATTCACCTTTAGTGATAATATCGTGGTACTCACCATTGTTATCAAGGAAATGATCTGACCAACGACCACCTACAGTCCACCAATCCCATTTACGATTAGGGTTAGTATAACGATAGAAACGACCATCACGGAAATCACTATATGTACCATCCATGCGATAACCATGCCAATCAGTTAGATATTCTTCGAATGACATTACATCTTTGATAAGAGTGTTGCGAATTTCCCAACCAGTAGGCAGTACTAATTCATCATCACGATTTTTGTAATGTGAGAGTTTACTGGAATACTTAGATGATACAAAAACACCATCACTGTTAAACACAGCATCGAATGTTTCTTCTTCATAAGAAGCCATGTGTTCATCAGTTTCATCAGTTTCAATTACATATTGGTCTTTAACGCCTGTACATTCAAATTCATGATATGGCTGTAGTTTATCAGCAAGAACGTTTTTGATACTTTCTTCATCATGATTTTCTAATTCTGCTGCTGGGATACGAACAAGTACTGTAAAGTGTGACATTGATTATTACCTTAGTGTAAATATTACGTTTAATTAAAAAGTTCCCCGACGAATCAGAGAACATAAAAGTTAAATTCGTTGCTCAGCTTCGAATTCTTTACCACGCTTGAGGTATTCATTTGCTTTGGTTACAGCTTCGTAAAGTGTGCGACCAAAGAATGTGTGATGCCAAATACCGTCTTCGTCCATACCCTGATATGGTGCTTCACGGTGACGAATACTCCAACGAACACGTTCATTGTAGGTATCAGTCATACGTGGGTCATCAGTATTGTACTGTACAAGCCATTCGTTATTGATAGCAATTACTTCTTCAATAGAACAACCAAAGTACTTGAATACTTTATCACCATCTGAAATAGCTGGTTCATCATCAGCTACAGTTTCTAACCCTAAGACTTCGGTAAGTACCGCATCTTCTAGATCATAACCACTGACTAACCATTTAGAACCATCCCACTCATATGAGTATTCTTGCTCGAAACGAACAAGATCACAAATCTGCATATCAGTTCCAGTTTCTCCACGGTCACGACCATAATATACAGTGTAACCTTTAACTGGATCATCAAAGGTATGACCTTCTGGTTTATCACTTGAATCATCCAGAGAACTAATGTCACCATAAGATACCAACTTTTCAGCTAGTTCTTGTGAGTTATAGTTCAGTGCTAAGGTTTTACCAACACCTTCAGGATAGCCATCCCAATGTACATAAATTGTATGATACAAATCACCAACTTTAACACTAATATTACTACGAGTTGCCATTATTTTTCCTTAGAGTTTTGAGAGATGTTCAGTAATCTCTGCGTTATATTTTTGTACTGTTTCTTTTAAATCATTATAAGCAGCAGTAACAGATTCAGTACTGTAACCCTGTAAGTTAGAATCATCGTTAATGCTTATACGAAGATGGTTAAACATATATGAAATACGGCCTTCATAAACTGAGTACTCCATCATTACTGTACCGTCATCATTTGAGAATCGGATGTAATCAGAATTATGCTTATAAGATAATGTCCAGCCAGGTTTTAGAGAATTCAATTCAGCTAAAATAGTATCAATAAGAACATCAGTTTGTCCTGAATTTTCAACAAACTCATAACATCCACAGTACTTACATCCTACAGGAGACATATCTTCATATGAATCGAAATGGCGGTGATATGGATGACCACATTCGCATTCACGTTCATCACCATATTCTGGATTATATGATTGTACTTCAATAATTCGAGTTATATATGGTTTCTGACTCATTATTGTTCTTCTTCCTTCTGAGCTTTACCCCAGGCGAAACCACGTTTGTATTGATCATGTAAATGACCTTCAGCAATTTCAGCAGCACCATTTAAACCAGTATTCACAAATTTCATATGTGGATTATCATATTCTTCATTTTCATAACCACTACGTTTACCTTCGTAAAACGCATTAAGTTCTTCTTCACTAAACATTATTAATCTCCATCATTCGGGTGAAAGAAAAAATCTTCGTCAGCACGATCTTTACCTACGATTGCTTTATGCATTTCGTATTCTTCCATTCGTGCTTCCTCTGCTTCTTCAGCAGCATAACGTTCTTCTTCTTCGTTCTGAAGAATTTCTTCAATTTCTTCTAAACGGTCAAACATTGTCTGTACTTGATCATACAACGCATCAAAATAGCGACGTTCAGTTTTAGACAATTGATCAGGATGAAAATCTTCCTGATACATTTTATCAATAATATCCTGCATGTCTTTTGAGGTATTCTCAAACATACAGTACTCCATATTTGGCATATCAGTTATTCCAGTCGTACAAGTTTTTAGCTAAATCTATGATTCCTTCTGAATGAGTAATCTTTTGTACCCACTCTTGAGGAATACCATCAATACCATAGTACGCTCCAGCCAACTGACCAGTAATAGCAGCTACAGTATCGGCATCATCACCTAAGTTCGCAGCTAAGAGTACTGCTTCCTTATATGAAGAAGTTGTTATGAAGCACCATAAAGCAGCTTCAAGTGAATCAATTACGTATCCAGTACTTTTAATAGTATCTCGTGTTTTAGATAAGATATTACTAAGATTAATCGTATTTTGAACAGTTTCATTGGTAATACCAAATTTTTCAGGATCGGTATCTTCCATTATATCAATAATATCAATCTTATCATAACCCTGAATAGCACGGTTCAACATAATAGCGAATGCTACACATGATTGTACTGGTACTTCATTCGCATGAGTTGTAGTTGAACTTAACGCAGCATAGCGTAAGAGATCAACAAAAGCATCTGAGTACATTTCTTTTGTATTATAGAAAATAGGAATAGGAGCTAAACGCATTAGACTTCCATTACCAGCATCCATGAAATGTGTATTATGCTCTAAGGTGTTATTCTGAAGAAACTCACGAATAGCAATACGTGTTGTTGTTCCAATATCGAAACATACTCCAGTACTACTCATATATCCGTGATTCATCCAGTTAGCATAACGAGTTAACTGGTCATTTGAATCAAATCCATAACGAGCTAACAGACTTGTACCTAAGCATAAAGCCATACTGGTATCATCTGTCCATTCTCCAGGTTTTAAATCAAATGGACCACCACCAACCATATCTGTTAAATGCTCATATGTATCACGTTCATGGAATTCCAATGGCGTACCTAAAGCATCACCAACGGCTAATCCAACTAGAGCACCAATAGCTCTATCTCTGTTATCAATCATTTATTATCCTATTTGATTTGCCATTCTTCGAATGTCAAAGAATTTTCGTCAGTACTCACTAATCGTTCGTACTTGACTCAATTCTATTTCTAAATTAAACATTATTCACTGACGAGATTTGGGGAGGACATTTTCATCCCCCGCAGGGGAATGAAGACGTAAAAAAAGTACACAATTGTGTACTGAGTTTAATCTGACGATGATAGTCGTCGGAATCTGTCGAATTGTGAATTTCTCTGAATTTTAGATACAACTTCATTGTACTATTTCTGGAGAACGAAAGCGGGTTGCTCGGTTTCTCTCTATCACAGTCATATGCAACGGTCGGAGTTTTATACATTGCTCCACTCAGTACTGAATCTATTCGACCAAATCAGTACCTGCCATAAATGGCTCCCTTAGCGTATTGGTAAGTGACCTTATATGTCTATCGAGGGAATATCTGTATGCTTAATGTATTCCTTTATAGTGCCGCATTGCCGTGAGTGGTACAAACTATGCCAACTTCTGACGGGTTTCTTCTGCACTTCGAACTGATTGAACTTCTCAACTGTCCAATTACGTTTTCATCGGACTAGGGTTATACTCGTCAAGGACTATCCTTGTCAATCAGAGTTGTATCTAAAAATATCGTTGTACCATCATTATACCAGATAAAAATGGACCGATCCAAAAATCTTAATTAAAAAAATACCAGCACGAGGCTGGTATTTGTGGTTCTTATAGGTCAGTTTTCTCAATGAGCATAACGTGACCATTTACAGGTACTTCGTAGAATGCGAAGCTTGGTACATCTGAGATGTAATATTCTGAATTATCTAGTACATACTTAGAACGAAGTTCATCAGTTAGTAATTCAAATGGGATATAGAAATCACCATTTTCTAGTCCAGTATTAACTTTCACTAGATTAGCACCAGTAAGAAGTTCTTTAACTCCAGAAGTACGTGTTTCAGTACGTTCTTTGCGTGAAGCATGAGCGGTTAGAGCTTCCCAATCAATGATAAGATTAACTTCATCTTTCAATGAGTTGAAATCCTGTTCCATGTCAAGTAGTGCTTTGCGAATCTTAGCAGTACTGTCACGTACAAAGGTATTGTGCTTATTCACACGATTCAAGAACTCTTGAACTAAATCGCGATCTAGAACCTGATGTAGTTCAGATACGAATTGAGCAGTAATAGCAGGTTGTTCTGGTTTCTCAATCCATCCAGTATCCAAGCTATTCATCATATCATGGAATTTCTGAATCTTCTCAATTGGAGTATTGGAACCTTCCAAGTACTTGATTAGTACTGTAGTAGGTGTGAACAAATCCCATCCAACGATGTTATGAGAAGCAGCATATTCATCGAACTTGCCAAAGCTGATTAGAGCAACTTTAAGTTCAATGGTTTCAACTACGGTATCACCAATACTGAACTGAGCAAGTTCTTCTTCAGTAAGAGGTTCATGGTTTTCTGAATCTGGTGCTGACGCAGTATATGTGTTGTTTTCAGATACTTCAAAATCAACATCTGCTAGACGAATCTTAGAACCACCTAGAATGGTTTCTTCACCATCTACTTTCATAACGTCCAGTAGTTTTTGCATTTCAGCAATATTACGTTCACGACCAGTTAATAGTGATAGTGTACGTTCTGGTAATTTATATGGTTTATCATTAGCGATAGCATCTAAATCTGAAATTAGATTTGCTATATCTTGTGATGTTTTGTCAGTAGGTTGACTGTTGATGAAGTTCAACCATTGTTCATGTCCAGGGTGGCGTGGACTACCTGGATGTGTAGGATCAGATGCACCTGGAACTACAGGAATTTCAGTACCTTCAATATCCATACGCAATGCTTCTTCCATAGTTAGGTTCTCACCTAGTACTGAACGAACTGATTGCATTAGTTCTTTAAGAATATCTTGTTCAGAACGATCTGACTTCTGTAGTTCAACTAGATTTTCTTGTAAATCAAAATCGAATACAAATTCAGCTAGATTCTGATCTTGGATATTGTAGTAATCCATCACTGATTGAATTTCAGAAATATATTCAGCATTCCCAATACGAATGTTATCAACTAAAAATACATCTTCAGAAGGATGATTTTCAATATCAACCATTAATTCTTTATAAGCATTGTCTAGTTCAGAAAACGCATCAAGAATTTCACGCATTTCTTGTACTTCTTTTTCTTGACGTACAGCAGCATCTACAACAGCATTTTTCTCAGATTCAATGATAAGTTCACGAACTGCTTTTAGGTTATCACGAATTTCCTGAATTTGTTCTTCAGTAAGTTCGTCATCTGGTGTACTTGGTTCTGGTGCTTCAGAACGAGCAGTTTGAAGAAGACGGACAGTACCGGTATCTTTGTTGTAAGTACTATAATCAATAACAACATTACATTGTTTCTCAATTAGTACTAGACCTTTATCAGTACTGATTGATACAAGACCATCGTAAGTACTAAGTTGACCTAGTTTGAATTCTTTAGTCAAAAGATAATCAATTTCTGGATCATGGTCAAAAATAATAGCCATTGCTGCTAGTGGTTCATCGGATTTTTGTTCAGCAAATGCTTCCTGTACTGAACCTTCAGTATATGCTGGGTTATCTTTAACAATATCTTCAACGACATTGATTAGACTGAATTCTTTACCATCAACTTCTAGATCAAACGTTGCTAATCCTTCAGTTGGGGTAGCTTCGATGTACATAATAGCATTCTTAGGCGTTACTGAGTAACGAATGATGCTGACATTTCCAACTTCAGCTTGAAGCTTGTCTTTCAGTACTTGAACAGAATTGATTCCTTCAATGTTAACTAGTACTTGAATAACGGATTTAGTATTAATCATATAACACTCCATGTTGTATAAAAAAAAGGTAGAACTATTTATAAATTTGATCATTCTTTGATCAGTTCGATTCTTTGAGGACAGTTCTAATATCCTCGTAACTTGCACTAAGCCAGTCGAACCCTTCTGGCATTATAACTCTACCGTGATATTCATAGTAATGAACGAAGGGTAAAGTACTTTCTTGTAATAATTTGGCTATAGCTGGATTATGAGCAATCTTAGTTACTAACATATTCTCCATGATTTCTAAATCTTCATGGGATAATCCGAGAACATCCAGCCTATCATCTCTATATTTACGTCCAGCTTTTTTCGCTTCAAAACCGTGTAAGGGTCTAAGGTCGTCGTGTTGTTGTCCTGTAAGATACCAGTACCAGAATGCTTCAGCACTGGCAAAGTAACCATAAGGTTCATAGACGAAGGGGGAACGTGCGAAGTTCGATAGTAGCCGACCTAATTCAGTTCTGGCTTGACTATAGATGTTGATGTGAGTTACACCATCTTCTTCAGGATCGTAAATGGGGGTTGTATCAAATTCAAACATTTTACTTCCATGCGAAAAACCCCTCACTTGGAGGGGTTCAGGGTATTAATATGGGTCTGAGTTGTGGTTTTCTTCACCAGGATTACCACGAGTGCGGTTAATGTCAATATAGACACCAGCGGCATTCTTGGCCTGGCACTGATCCATCCACCACGAGTACTGCGTCTGAGCATTCGTGATCATACCTTGCGTTGAGCAAGAACCCATTTTGTACAGTTTAACTGAACAAACCAGCGTAGCGATAATAACTGCCGCAAGCATGGTTTTCAGGAAGCGTTTCATGTTATCACCGATAACAAGAACCCAATCATCCTTTAACCAGTACTTCGCGAACAGGAACCATACACCGAAGTTCAGAAACATAAACAACAGTACTACTAACAGATACTTAATCATTTTTAGACTCCCATTGTGAGTGATCCATAATCCACTTTATGCGTTTTTGGTTCAAGTGGGATTTGTTTAAATACATTTCATCAATAAAATCACTATGTGATTCATTGAATGGAAACATATGATCTAAATCTTCACTTTTGAAGATTTCTTTCAATTCAGAATACTTACTGGATACTGAACCTTTATCCACCGAATCATTATTCAGAAGATAATCCATCCACATACGGCACAGGCCATTACGTGTGCTGAAGATTTCATGCGATGGAGTTCCTTTATTGAACCAATGAGTATAGTCGCGACAAAAGTTTGTCATTACCGTAGACTGTTGCATGAATTATTCCTCAGTACTGAAACATTTAGCGGTTACGATAGTAAGACTACCATTAGCAAACCGATTCTTAGCTTTAGGTAATGACGATTTTTCACAGGTTTCAACATCCACTTTAAGTGGAATTTGAACTGTAGTTGGATTACCGTTTAATGACAAGATAAGAATTATGATTGACATGTTGGCCTCACTTAATTTATTAACTTGATGCTAGTGTAACAGAACTCTCAGGATTCGTCAAGCACTTTTTCCAAAATTCTCAAACAAATCTATTAGAGCCAGTACTGAAATGTCATCTTCAACAAGATCATGAGTAAACGCTTCAGGTGAATCTATTTTAAACCATTTGCCGTTAACAAGCAAGTCATTATCATGAAAAACAATGCTATGAATAACTTTCTCTGAATGAGATAAATTATGATACCAGTTCTCAACAACTTGTAACTTAACAATACGATCACGAGTACATGTAATAGTTACGTGGTATGAAGTTAAACTTGGAGTACTTAATGAACCAGTACCGGTATATGATGTAACCGTATAGACAGCAGGTAACGTAGTTATTCCAGGCTGAGCCATTGATGATAGAGATGGTGGCATAGGCGGTGGAGAATTGTATTGTTCAGCAGATTCAGCTTTCTTAAATTTGTAAACATTAGGTTGTGGTTTACTTATAGTAAGATTATGGAACAAATAATCTTCCGCATAATCCAGTACATCAAAATTACATTTCTTAATAGTTTCAAGTAGTGATTCAACGTCTTCGAACCAATCCTTAAAGGGTATTTTTCTTTCCATATTTGCTCCATGCGAAAAAGCTGCCCCGAAGGACAGCTTTTGTATAACTTAGTGAAGTTTAATAACTTCCTGGCGATGCGTTTCGAAAGCTTTCGCGGTACGGTCATCAGTTACGATGGTACACAGCTTTTCGATGTTATTGCCTGGGTATTTAGCACTCAAGAACATGCTTGACCAGACACGACCACGGAATTCTTCGTAATCGGAACATACATCAGTTTTCTTATTTTGTGCGTTCTTAAACGCTTCACGTCCAGCATCAATCGTCACCATCAGAGTTTCATACATCTTAGGTGACAGGTTCGGCATGTTTTGCTGAACGAAAGAACGAATATAGGTTTCGTCTTTGTTGCGACCTTCAAAGTACGCTTTCAGCGTTTTCTGAAGATCTTCAGCATACATCGCTGGAATCTGAGCTTGTTCCTGTACTTTCAGAGTATAGGTGCTCAGTTGAGTTTGACTTGCCTGATCGTTACGTTTGATGTTCGTTTCAAACGCATTGGCCTTGTTGTTTACGCTGGTGTACGTACCAACAACACCCAGGAAGCCCAATACCAGTACTACCACTGTAGCGATGATGACTGCTGTTCCGAGTTTCATAGATCTACTTTCCTCATGTAATTACCGACGACAATTGATGATACCGCAGCTAAGATTGAGCAGAGAATAACTACCCACAAGCTAGGTTCGAGTTTGTATTTCAGGTATTCAAATTCCGCATTAGGCAGACGTTTGAAGTCCTGATTAATATCTTTCACTAAAATCTGAACTAAGTCAAGTGACATTTGTTCAGACATAGCATCCATACGCAGCTTACTATGAAGAAGTTCATTATTAGAACCTTGAGCGAATGAAGTACTGGAAAAGTTACGAACTGAACCAGTGTCATCTAACGCAGCGAACATAATAACGTCATTCTTCTTACCACCACGCCACTTACCGAGGATCGCTTTCGGTAACTCAGCATCTTTGACAGGATACAGTACAAGCACGATGTTAACTTGCTTAGCTGCCCCCATGTCACGGAGTGCCGAGTTGATGTAGTCATTATAACCCTTGACTGGCTGGCTCGTCAAGTTCAAAACGTGATTTACCCGATAATAATCGTATACTTCAGGATACTCAGGCAAAGACTTTTTGTATTCTTCAGTATAATCACGTTGGTATTCTTCTTCATGGAATAACGATTCTTTGTTACCCAGGAGATAGTTAAAGTACGTGTGTTCAGTACTGGCAGGATCACCAATCTGGATCATATTCCAGCGTGGAGGAACTGCTGTACCTTGACGGTTAACACGTTCAATAGTATGCGAATCGACTGATGTTTTTACACGCCAATCAACTTCATATAAGTAATCAAATACTTTATATGATTCACATGACTTTTGACGTTTACCTTTGCTATCACGGTAGTAAGTACACTTCTCATGCCACGTATAATGTTTACACGAACTGCTTTGAGAGTTACACCATTCTACATCACGTGATTTGCTCAGTACTTTGCCGTTTAAAATCTCAGTGTCAGCCATTGAAGCATAGACGCTTGCGTAGGTAACACCCATCATGATAGCAATACTAACACATACTGCGAAGAAATGATAGATACATTCTTTAGTAGTAATATCGTGTTGGTACTTGTATTTCATGATGATCAAAATCAGTAATGCTGGTAAAGCAATAATGAAGAAGTTCATGATTTAGCCCTATTATTGGATAACAGGGCTATTCTAGCATTAAGCGGCGGGTACGTCAAGCGGTTTTACAAGATCCAGCATGTAACGAGTCATCAGCGATTCTTTCGCTGCATCGAACACTGGATTGTGTAAGCACAATGGGAACATAATGTCAAGAGAATCTACTTCTTCGACAAATTTATCCAAGTGCGGCTGAATAGCTTCCTTCATTGCTTCTTCTTGTTCTTTTGATAAAAGCATACGAAGGGTACGCACGTTCTGAGGTGATGTGTAATTCCACAATGTACCTTCACCGAACATTACACGGTGATTATCTTGTAGAATGCTACAATCAAAATGGCAACCATTACCAAATACTTTAGTACTGAATTTTGGTTCATCAGAACCGTGGAGGAACCACTTCAGAATACTTGGAATGTTGGTAGATTCATAAACAGTACCATCCCCACGAAATGCGGTTGGACGTTCAAGTTTGAATGATTTCTGCATTTCACAAAGTGCCAGAGGGAATTCTTGAGCACAGGCATTAAACCAGAAATCCATAGTACGGGCATCTACCTTCAGACCTAGATCAAGTTGTTCTTGAATAGGAAGTTGAATGTATAACCAATCCATTTCATGGGTTAGTACTTCAGGGATACGCACAACTGCGTAATTGGGGATTACAATATTATAACCTGAGTTCTCTGGTGTTGCTAGAGTCTCAATATCAATAGTACACATAGACATTATAGATTAACCACCTTATAATAAGTTTTTACTACTGTTTTTTCATGTTTTGTTACGAATGAAAATACAGTATCTTCATATTCATAACCTTGGTAATAATCTCCAGTACGTTCAAGTTCTGCTTGAACAAATACTTCTAAATCTACAAATCCGAAAACCATAGTTTTATGAGAACGACGGCCTTCATCTTCCCATGCGGTTTCTTGTAAAAGATTATATTTAATTCCTTCGTCACCCCATTTACCTTCTGGATCATCTTCATAATCCATTGAATCAATAAGTTCACCGAGTTTAGTTAGAAGTTCTTGTGTATATTCCATACAAATTTTCCATAAGAAAAAGCCCCTACATTGAGGGGCTTTTGTTTTTTAGCTTTTGTGGATTATTTTTTCTGAGCAATCTCGCGGAGAGCATTTTTCAGATCATCATCCATCTTAGCCATAATGAGAGCGGCTTTCTTACGCTCGTCACGACCAGCTTGTTCAATACGCATGGTATCGTTGATACCATTCAGCATATCGGTTTGGATTGACTGGAGGGTAGCCAGGTCAACCACGCCACGCTGGTTCGCTGCCGCTGCGTCTTTCATATTCTGAGACACGGTTTTTGCGTTATCCTTCAGCAGACGGTTAGTTTCGTTGTCGATCATGTTCGACAGTTCGTTATCTTTCTTCTGCTGGAGACTGATCAGAGAAAGACTCATGTTGTTTTTCCACGCTGGGATAACAACGGTGTTGAGAGATTCGAACTTCTCAACGGTGTTCATGTTAACTTTACGCATTGACGCAATTTGCGGTGCGGTCAGTTTAGAAAGCTGTACCAGACGACGCAGTTTATCAGCCTGTTTATCCAGTGCGTCAGTCAGCATACGCTGTTCATCCAGCACGTTCATTGGAGTATCAGGGTTCGCCATCAGTACTGCCAGTTTTTGTTCTTCGATGACCTTAACATCATCAACCGATTCCAGAATTGCTTCCAGTTCATGGAGATATTCGATGTTAGCGGTATATGCGTTGTTCAGCCATACTGCTTCGCCACGCATACGGTCAATACCAGTTGTCAGAGTACCAGTGATTTTCTCAATCTGGTCTTTGCTGGTTTCGAACTGATCCAGTACTTTCTGTTTGGTATCACCAAAGATGTTCCAAACACGAGACAGCAGACCGGAACGTTGTTCACCCAGGCGAGTAATGTCAACTTTGCGGGTCAGTGTCAGAATGTTAGAAATACCTTCACCGAGTTCGCCAGTATCGGCAACTTTTACTTTAGACAGAATTTCTTCTGACAGTTTACCGATGTTCTGACCAGCATCAGAACCGAGTGTGTGAATGTTCGCTACGGTCAGTTCCATAGTCGCACCCTTCGCATCACGCAGTACTGGCAGGTTCTTTTGACCTTCAGTAAATTCTTCCTGGTCAAAGGTTTCCGGTTCACGCTGTTTAGTCGCAGCGGGTTTACGCTTACGCGGCTGAGCTTTCTTAGGCTGAGGCTGAACTTCTTCGAAACCGTTGTTTGCGTCGTCAAATGCCATGATGGTAATTCCTTCATTCTAAGTTAATTGGGAGATTGCTGTCTTGTTGAGATACATAGTACAGCAATCTTCAGAGTTCGTCAAGGATTATTTTCTTAGTAGTCGCCTTTTTTCGCTTCAGCTTCGGCATCAGCTTGGTCAACCGCATCAATATAATCCTGTACTGGATCAACTGGTTCGTCGCTTGATTCAGTAGGAGCATTATAACCGTTATTTGACGGCGACGCAACTACATTTTCACGATAAGCCAGGCCACGGATGATATTAACAGTTTCATCATCGACACGTTTAGATGCCTGATTCTGAAGTTTAACAATCAACAGTGGAACTACCACTTCCTGTACTTCTTTGAGCTTGCTCAAATCGGACAAGAACTTTTTGTGAATCGTGGTAAGTGACATTTCCGAGATTTCGGTAGTCGCACGAATTTTCATCAAACGTTCCTGACGCAATTCAAACTCATACGGATCTTCATCAGTCGCAATAACATACTGACAACCAATGATACCGTGCTCAACGCGATCTTTGATTTCACCGATATTACCCTGAATGCCTTTAAAGACTTCAGAGATACCGCTAAAGCGGTGCGGGTCAACCGATACTGCGTTGCGTAAAGTACTGAGAATAGTACTCAGATCTTCCTGTTTAACTTCGATAGCTTTTGTGCCACCGAACATACGTTGCATGAACGTTGGTTTCAGTGGGAACATACCTTCGAGTACAGTAGTCAGGTTGTTCATAACACCGTGAATGTAATCACTGTTATTTTTCAGAATCTGAACAAGTTTAATTTGTTCTTCTGACAACGCTTGAGTACTGACAGTAATTTCCTGAGAACATACTTCGAAGTTTTCAACCCAATCCAGTACTTGCATCGGATGGAACTCTACATTTGCTTTCATGCCGATAATGGCTGGCAAACGAGCATCATTCTCACTCAGTTCTTTACGCTCGAATACAATCGGGGCCGGAATATCCGGTGCTGATGGATTGTTATTCTGAAGTACTACAGGTTTAGCTTTCCCATCGAGAAAGTCCTGATACTCTTGCTGTAAGCGAGGAACCGGAAGGTCTTCAATGCGGATTTTACCAAAGTAAATATCATCCAGCATCATTTCGAGCACACGCAGACGAACGCTATCATAGAAGATTTCGTTCAAGTTCAACGGGCGTACATCAAAGATTGGCATACCCGTACCATCATAAGTACGGCTTACGATTACGTTGAAAATATACTTCTTCGCAACGTTCTTATCAAATACCTTCAGCAAACTATTGCGAACGTAGTTGTAATCGAATTCCTGAATCTCAATGTTAGAACGACCATCGTTGAAGAAATATTTTCCTTTCATGATTCATTATCTCGCAGTTAAATTAATAGGCTGGGGTGCATTATAGCACCCCAAAATGATTAACGCCAGGAAATTTTAGCAACCGAGGCGATTGCTTCAACTTTCAGTACGACGAAATCTTTATCGGCATTCTCTTGTGCGAGGCGAGCCGCTTCACCTTTAGCAACAGTCAGTGACATATGCTCTTTAGGAGTAGCAGACGCAGAGAAGCGACCAGTGTTTTTGTCGATACTAGCGACGATGTATTTTCCAGATTGCATTTATTTTACCTCTTTGTTATTGATTGTTTATTAACGCAGGATGCCTAAAGCACGCAGTTGTGCCAAGTCGTCTTCAGAAATACCAGCAGCTTTCAGTTGTTCGAGAACATTAACTGACTTGCGAGTACCTTTAGCGGTTGGGGTTGTTGCGGTGGTTTCAGAAGTTGCTGCTACCTGTACTTCCTGAACTTCAAGTACTGGATTAGTGTTTACTTCTTCTACGTTTGCTGGTTCATCTGCTTCTTCATGAACGACAGTAGCAGTAGTGCCAGTATATTCAGCTTTGCGTTTAGCACGACGAGCTTCGTACTTAGCTTGTTCTTTTGCTTCACGAGCAGGAGCTTGTTCAGCACGATAAGCAGCAACACGAGCAGCTTCAGCTTCAATGTTAGTCTGACGACGAACAGATTCACCTTTAGGTACAATGTCAAAGCTATCGTACAGACCTGGGATGATAGTCACTTCACCAGATTCGGTGTTGCGAACAATAGCATACAGCAGATCGGATTTGTCTACAGCACGAAGGTTCAAACCACCAACAGTACCAGACTCGTTCAGAACAGTCTGAGAATACTCTACCATAGACTCGTCATGAGTAATGGAGGTAACGTTGGTTGCTTTATAGGTAACGCCTTCGGTGTATACGAATAGTACAGTACTCATTTTCTTTCCTTTTTGTGATTAACTTAAAACATGAATCTTCCGAATTCATGAGGGTGATTCTACAGCAAGATTTCCGGCCTGTCAAGGACAAAAACGAAAAAAGGACGAAATTACGTCCTTTTAATATTCCAATGGAATTCTGTTACTGGTACGAACTGTTCCGGCATCGGAGTTAAGTCATACATCGTTCCATTTCTAAATTTTAGTATATACGTTCCGCTGAGAATAGCAACTGCTTTCTGTAAAGATTGCATCGCTCGTTCCTTCCAGAAGTTCTCATACGGCTCAGGGCAGTTTAAATGATCATACCTATACATGCCTAAGCTTGCCTGTATTAAACGCTGTGGAGCCTCGGTACGTCCATCTATAAGACTAGCACCATGCTGTACGGAAGTCCAGCCAGGAATGCCAGGTAATGAACAAAATAAATCAAAGTCACGAATACTTACACACATCTCTGAATCCACAATCTGATTGTGAATAACTGCTTCTTTAGCAGTCTTGTATAACTGGAAATCCATGTATACAGCTTTATTATCAATGATGTGTTGTAGTTCATCATATGTTGTCGGTACTGGTAGTTCAGGCATCATTTGTCCGAACACTTCCATACAGAAGATTCTCCACAATCCGTTAGTGAAAGCTATCTCTGATTCATATACTTCATCAATAAGAAATCTACCTCTACGGTATTTCTCATTGATGAATATCTTACGTGCCAGATATGCTTTCAGAACCATTTCAGTACTTACATCATCTCGATTAATATCATCGTAATTCTTTCCAATACGGTTAATCTCATAAGTTCTTACGTATAAACGCTTACTTAATCCTACATTACCAATTGAATGAATAGCTGTCCTTGTACTTTCGTGTAGTGCTATCAACATATTATAAATTTTCATTATCTTAGTACTACGTATTTCCCGTTAATACCAACAATGTATTCATTGCCAGATCTTAATACATCATAGTTCTCACCTAGAACCGCACTCAAACGAGTACCGTCTAATGTCATATCTTCAGATAGTAAATCTTTAACATAAGTTTCGTTTACAATACCTGAACCTTTACTATAATGTAATTCCGTTCCATAAACACTTTTAATCTTGATGCTTTCATTTACAATTTCAACATTTACTGCTGCGAAGTCAAAGAACTCTTTTAGTTCTTCTTCTGATACAAGTTCCATGTCATTTGTAATTTGATCAACATCTAAATCAATCGGGTCATTAACCCCGTACATCTGTAACTTCCAACCTGGATTTGGGCAGATGTTTTCAATGCTTTTCATTAGCTCTATTAGTTTAGCAGGGAATTCACCATTACGTTCAAATTCAACAAATACTTGATAGCGTCCATCAACGTTTGGTGTTTCGGCTGCTTCAGTATCAATTACGTCTACTGGTGAACGTTCAATGAATGAACTCAAATCATATGCTGCGTCAAAATTATCCAGTACTTGAAATAGAACAACAATGTTCGAATCATCAATCTTTGGAGTATATTCATCAACGCTGATGATTGGATGTACTAAATCTTTCAGTACTAATGGTCTTAATGCTCGTTCGTAAATTCTTTTAGTCATTACATGCCCCCTTGTGGTTCGTCAAATTGAATATCATCAGAACCCGCATTTGGGTCTTGTTGATCTTGCTGTTCTGGTTGTTGTTCAGGAGCAGCAGTTTCTTCTTCATTCATAGAATTACTGTTGAAATCAGAAGCCATCAATTTGTATTCATCGAAACTTTCAGGGTTAACTAAACGACGAGGAATTTGAAACTTCACTAACAGAATTGGTGTACGTTCATCTTTTGGTGTACTAAGGTTAGCAGCATTACCTAGAATGCTTTGCATATCATCATTGCTGCGTGGGTGCTCAATTGGGTGAACTTCCCAATCTGGACGAACAAAAATCTTTGTTCCTTGTTTTTCGAATATCTTCGTTGCTACAGGATCTGGAAATGTGTCATGGGAAAATTTAAGAGTAATTTCTACCCAATATTTGGAGACATTCGGCCCCTCAACAATTTCACCATTAATCCAGTTCTTATAAGCATACAAATCCATGTTATCAAAATATTCTTCAACGCCAAGAAGAATGTCTAATAAACCGTCTTGATCGTAAAGATTTTGAATTGCTTGTGAACTATCCATGTATATCTTTCCTTTAAGGTTACTTCTCGGTATGAGAATCGTAATAATATAACCTTATTTACTAAACAGAAAAGGGGATTACTCCCCTTTGATTGCTTCAGTAATATGGAAGAACATTTGACCCCAATCGTTAACGAATTGATACCGTGGATCATCAGTACTGTCAGCGTTATGAGAACATTTCAGTACTAGAGTATCTAAACCTAGACTTTGTGCTACATCAATATTAGCCAGATGATCATCAACTACAGTTACAATATCATACTGTTCTTTCAACTTAGCATAAGTACTGCGTTTAGATTGATAGTTTTCAAGGATAATTACATCGTCGAAAATATCACCGAACACATTAATCAGATTTACCTTACGCAGTACTTCACCATGTCCGAACGTACCACTTTTCGTAACAACGATAAAGGCTACATCTGGATTTTCACGACGAAGTTCTTTCATTGCTGGAACCGTGTGAATATCCATAGGCTCAAGCAATCCAAATTCTACACTGTAGAAGTTAAAGTTCTTAAGCAAATCCATTACCTGTTCACCATCACACTGTAACCAATCCTGAAGATTGTATTGCATTGGTTCGCCAACAGTTTCAATATCGTAGTATTTTTCGACGTACTTTTTAAAACCGCCTAGATGATTCAATAGAATCTCGTCACAATCTAAGATGACTGCTTTCTTTTTCTGGTTTGACATTATCTTGTCCTTTACATTTGGTCGTTACAGATCAAATCCACTTCACATAGTAATGCTGATAGGTTCATCTCGCGGTCAGAAACGGAAGCTTGTTTTACAACAGCATCACGAATCTTCACTTTGATCTTCATTTCTTTGATTTCGTCTTGTGTGAACATATCTACGTTACGGTACAGGAACGAAAAGAAGCCATCAATTTCATCTTCTGGAATGTTCTGTACGATTTGTTCACGCATCTGACGAATATTACCAGCTTCAAGAGCATCAATAATAGCCGCACGATAACTGGCAGTACTATCAATTGAGTCTTCAAGCTTAACTAGTTTACCTTTAACTACTGAGCTTTGCAACGTGTTTAAGGTTTTACGGAAATCAGGGAATGTACATTTAATGTACTTGTTCACCAAGTCTAGACTTTCTTCGGAATCCAGTTCTACACCTTCAGCCAATAGAATTTCAATAATACGAGTGGTGAAATCATCCTGATCATGTTTCTCGATTACAATACTTTGTACACGAGACAAAATTGGTTTAAGAATTTTGTGTTGTTCATTTGATGTTAGAATAAAACGAGCATTCTCGTGATAATCTTCCATAATACGTTTTAGTGAACCCTGAGCTTTCTGACCCATTTGTTCCATTTCTTCCAGTACGAAGATACGATAATCACCAAAAGCACTTAGACGAGCAGCAGCATCAATCTTTTCACGTACTGCGTCCATACCTTCATCTGACATATTAAGAATTGTCACGTCTGAAGGATCTACGAATCCATTCTCTACTAGACCATTAATTAGTACTTTAATAGCTGTAGTTTTACCAGTACCTGCTGGACCAAAGAATCCAATATGTGGAATTTCACCAGTTTCGATCCACTCTAACATTTTCTGCTTGAATGCTGGATTCTTAAACACATATTCATCAACGGTTCCTGGGCGATACTTTTCTGTCCATAGAGTGGTCATGCTTATTCCTTTTTAGTATTGTCTTCATTTATCCATTCTGGATAAAGTAATGCTGTAAATAATTCTTCTGTCATTTCTAACTGGTCTAACAAGTAATCCAACGAGTTAGATTGGTTCGGATATTCAGTACCGAATCTTCTTGCTTCTGAGGCTGTAACCAACATGAATTTAAATTGATCTTCATCAACTGTATAAACTCTACCTTTATTCTTTGGTGTCTGGAAATATAATTTACCAGAAGGATTAGTACTTACCAGTTCTACATCATAGAAATTAAATTTTCCGTTTTCTACACTCATAAAATTCCGACAAAAAGAAAGCCCTGACTAAGCAGGGCATAAATTAGTATCCTAGACCTAAGAAGTCTGGACGTTCATCAGCAGCAGCGATAACGCCTTTCGGATAATCAACTAAATTTAAAGATACTTCATCAATAGTAATTGTTCTACTCCAACGACCATGAGCCACCAGAATCCAATCACCAGGTTTCAATTCAGTAATATCTTCACCAACGGAATATACCTTAGCCCAACGACTATGTACACCACGTACAGTACCGTCATCATCACGAAGGACAATACCGGATTTTAATTTTTGTTCACCTGTATCTAAATCTGATACAAGGACTTTGCCTTTACAAGCTGTAAGTACTTTCGACTCCATTTGAATATCCTTATTCTTGATCAGCAGCGTCATCTTTAGTTTTCGCACGTTTAACTGGTGCTTTCTTTTCTTCGACTGGTTCTTGTGGTTCAATCTCGAATTGAGCATCATCGAAACCTGTATCTGCGAAGTCAAAAGTATCTGGAGCCATTGAATGGCTTTGATGCTCTGGACTAATATCAGGTTTCTGTAGTTCACGTTCACGTTCAGCTAATAGATCTTCACGCTTCTTAATAACTGTGCCGCCTCGACCGATAATATCACCACGTGCGTTCATATTGGCATTGCCAATAGCTACACTATGTTGGTGCTGGAACTTCAACATTTCCATATCGATCTTCTGACCGCGATAGCTAGTGTGTTTCTTCATAAAAATCCCTTTTCATTTGTAGGTACATTATACCATAAATTTTGTTACCATTTCAAAAATTCGTTAACATCTAAGTCGTATTTAATAGAATCTACCATGTGTAGTTCTATCAGGAATAGACAATAGCTGCTTACTGAACTTCCACGACCTAAACCCCAAAAGATATTATGTTCTTTTAGATAATCTACCAGCCATATCATACAGCGAAGCAGTTTAGTCATGTTATAGCTTTCATATAATCCCAATTCATACAGTACTCGTTCACGTTGAACATCAGTACTGCATAAATTAAGGAAGTAGTCTTCTAGATTGATTTTATCATAAGCTGAGTCATAACGCCATAGTTCATGATTCCTATCATGCTCTATAGTGTAATCTAGCATACGTTCTTCTAATCCGAACTTACGACAATTATCGTTGAACTTCAATCGTTCAGCTTCGTCTTGTTCGTTAAGCTGGATATAACTTATATCAGCACCGCAGTTGATAGCGTACACAACTGCGTTTAGATCTAAGCGAACGTCACCATCCTCGCTTATAGTTCGATTTCCTTGTACTTTCATTCTTTTTGTCTTCAGTTCCAGTGTTAATATAACTGTCCGAATCAAATACAGTTTTGTTGTCTGCTTCTTTCTGTTGAGCTTCTAAGTCAGATTTAGCCTGACGAGTTCGAAGTTCTTCTTCGCATGAGCGAATAACAGAGAACATTTGCTGTATAATTTCGTACTGTACACCAGCAGAACGTGCTGATGAAATACGCATTGAGACTTCATTGATTTTATCATAAAGCTCTTGATTGCTTAAAGAAGAAGTATCAAAAAATGGATGGAACATACACATCCCCCTTATTGAAATAGATTTGGCACTTTTAATGTTGCCGTAAAGTTTTCACGCTCATAACGAGCATTATCTTGAACATAGTAACTAAATTCTACCCCTGTAACTTCGAACTCATAATTCAATAACGCACCATGTTCATTATTCTGAATTAGTGTGTTGAAGAATGTTTCACCCTGTCCTGGCTGTAAGTAAGCAACTACAATTCCAGGGAAGTATTCGGCTTGAATATTATCTTCGATATAAGGATGGTTCATGAAGCGTGGTACAGTATCTATCATTTCATCTGATAGACCACCAATAGCATCAACTACGATTCCACGGTTATTTAGATCTGTAGGGTCGGTTAGCAAGTTAACGGTATCTTCACCAAGAACTAGATATACGTTTTGACGTAATCCAAAGATTTCAGAAATGATTGAATTGCTATAATCAGTATACACAAGTGGATTCAAACTAAGACTTACTTGAGTTCCTTCAGGGTGTACTTCTCTGTATAGTACATCATACAGTACGTTTCCTGCGTTGTCAAGGGCTGAACGAACTTTATAGTTACCAAGTACTAAACGGAATGATCCGTCAGGCGTTGGAGCACCACTAGTTGTGTTCACTATACCATTACGAATGTTAGTAACAGTTTGTTTAATACCAGGCCAATTATGAGTTGTGTCCACATAGTTTTCTTTTAGAAGAATACGAGGAACTTTACGAACACCATAACGAGGATCAGAAGCACGATAGTACTGAGCTTGACTGAATGCTGTAGTACTGATGGTATTGAACCAAGTACGTTCCATTGTCAAAGATGGTTGAATATCAGCACTGATAAAGTTCTGACCGAAACCGCGAACAATTGTAATGTTGAAACGTTGGGTTAATGATTTACCATTTTTTCCAGTTGCTACTACATCGAACTCTAATTTAATATCATCGTTCGCTGAGAAGTCTGTGCTTAAAGCATACGCAGTACCAATCATAAATCCATCAGCACTTAAATCTAATCCGTACTTACGAATATCATTCGGTGAAGTACTTTCATTGATTTCGTATGTGATTAAGTCAGAACCACTGGCAACAATTTTAGGATACACAGTATGACCAAAATATTCACCTACGTGAATTGTACCTAAATTAGCATCAGTTTCAAATGAAATATCAGTACCAGTATCCCCATTTAAGATAATACGGAATATTCTAGTATTGTTGATAATACCTGAACCTAATGATTCATTATAAATTCCTAAATCATACCATTTTGTAGCATCATATGAAATTACCGGATTACCTTCAAATACATCTTCTGATACAACATAAGGATATATGGTAGTATCTTTTAATTGATATAAATGACCGCTGATTGGTACATCATGAAAATCAGAAGTATCAGTTGGAGCAATCCAAGTTTGATAAGCACGGAAACGTTTACCGACATAATAAGCATCAGCTTCAGTACTGTAATAACGTTTAACTGAAACTACTCGAATTTTGATATAAGCATCAATTGGGTCTGAATCATAGAGCATAGTCTGAATAATCTGACCGTTGTTTCCATTGAATTTTAAGCCAGTATTAACTAAGTTGCCAGTACTGTCTTTAACAAGTAAAGGAACTTCTTCTAATAGACCATTACTTAAATCTGGAACTAAAATTGTTCCTGAACCAGTAATATTAGTACTAGGTTTTTCTGAATCAAGAATAGTCAGTACTTCGTAAGCTGGCATGAATACATTAGTAGCACCGTTTATTGATTGACTTTTACCGAATGCTTGAACGAACAAGCGACTTTCAGCACCATAACCTACACCACCAATGGTGTATAGATTAGAACCATGAGTTGTTAATCCTGGTGTTAGCCAAATTTCGTTAGTGGTGTTATAATTCAAAGTACTTGAAGTTGTTCCGAGAACACCGCTCGGTAGCGTATTTGCTATTTGACCATCTAGCAACGTAATTACGTTGATACTGTCAATATTGAATGTTAATGATTCTGGACCATCCCATATTCCATCTTGTGGACATTCTATCTTAAAGTAATAAGCATCAATATAAGATACAGAACTTAAATCATATGATTTAGTACTGAATTTTACTACATGCGTACCTTGAGTAGTGGATACTCCAGTTCCTGCGTTGCCAATTGGAACTAATGAAGAAGTACTTTCACCTACACTAACTATAAAATCGCGTTCTTCTAAAGTCTCACCAGCACCGACGATGTTATAAGTAAATTCCAAGTACTGGTCATCAGTTAAAACATAAGTATTATCGGTAGAAGTTGATTGACTCTTTTTCAAGCGTAGTCTAAAATAGGTGGTTTGTCCTTCTTGTATTGTATTGGTGTCAGCGATCAAATCCCATTGGGGTTCGAAGTTTGCCATATCTAATCTCCAAAACATAAAAAGCTTTGTCGTATTTATTCTATGGGCTTAATTAAAAATAAAGGACGCCGAAGCGTCCTTAAAAATTATTCATCATCATCTTTATAGACGATGTTCATGTTACGAAGTTCTATGAGTTCTTCTTCGTAGATTTTCCAAATCTTGTCATGATTCTCTAGCAAATCATTGTATTCATCCATCTTCGCTAAGGCATCTTCAATTTCTTGATTTACCTTAACGTAGTTTTCTTTAGTCCAACGATACGCCGCGAAGTTCACGATGTTCTGTACGTTTTCCTCGGATGCTTCAATTTCAGCATTCAATGAGGTTACAAAGTCAACAACTTCCGCACGGTTCTCAAATTCTTTAATCTTAACAGTCATGTCGTTTTCAAAACATTCTTTAACCAGAATCTTATAACGCACTTCTGCGTCAGCATCGGCTAGAAGTTTCTCATAACGCTTGATGTAGTATTTGAATCGGAACTCAACGAAGTCCGAGATTATATCTTGAACAGTGTTGTAACTTTTTACTTTTCCGTTTTCACCTAAAACATTGAGGGTATGTGCCAATTTTGTTGAAATGTCAAAATACTGAAGCACATCCATTTCTGACCATGAAGCCGAAAGACCACGTGGTAGTTTTATGGTAATGTCAACCTTACCAGAACTGTTATCATCGTAGCTACGGATTTTACCTGAATCTTCCATTGCGATCAAGTCCTCAACGAATTTTTCTAGTTTCATACGTGGAGCTAGACCAGTAATACGAACAGTACTTGCATCGATTACTTCAGCTTTACCGAAGAAAGTATACTTACCTTCGCCACGGTCTTCAACATAATCGTTCGCACCATAACTTGCGTAGTACGGCATCATTTCTAAAAGTTCTTCACCACGGATAGCACGGAGAGTGTTCTCAATGATTTCGTTCATACGATATGGGAAGATAAAACTTTTATACGCTGTCGCAGTACCATCAACGCCAAGTAGTGCTAATGGAATAATTGGTAGGAAGAACTTAGGTTCCATTGTAGTACCGTCATAGTTTTCCTGCATCGGTACAACATCCATATCACGAAGTACTAAAGCTTCGGTGAGTTTGGTTTTCTTCACATATGTATAACGTGGGCTTGCTGGTTCAGGGTTAACCTGAGTACCAAATCCACCACGCTTACCAATAAGTGGATAGTTGTTCACAACTGGACTTGCTAGGTTCTGTAGAGTACCACTAGCAGAAGCATCACCATGAAGATAGATACCATCACTAATCATACGACCAGCACAAGATACAGTTTTGATTTCACCACTTACTTTACTCAAAGTGAAGATAGCTTTACGCTGTGAGTTTTTGAAACCATCAATCCCAGGTAGAGCACGATCAAAAGTACTCAAAGCATATTCTAGGGATGATTGGTTGATATAGTCTGAGCTACCATAGCCTAACAGAGTTAGAGCATTAGGTACAATCTCAGCTTGGGTTTTCTTTGTTGATTTACGCATTTCCTTTGCCTCTTTGCTAATACGGGGAACTCCTGTTCCCCACTAATAATTATGCTGCTTCTTGCTCACGTGTCCAATCTTTACGGTCATCAGCACGTTCTTTGTTGAAGATCAAATCTAGGGTTTCTCCTAGTGATCCATCATCAGTAATCGCTACTGCTACACCATTGGATAGTGCGTCACGGAAGTTTGTTACTTCTAGAGTACCAAGACCTTTCGCACGTGTTGCTTTCCATCCTTTCCATTCTTCAGGATTGTATTCATGGACGTTATGACCATAGAAGTACTTCGATTCTTTACCTTTCTCAAGGATGATGAACGGAGTCTTGAAGATATAAATGAATGGATCTTCTGGATCAGAGAATAACTCAGGCCAGAATTTGTAGAAGAAGTTAACCACAAGAGCACCGATGTTCTTACCATCTTCATCTTCGTCAGCACAAATGTATAACTTGCCGAAGTTCATGTTAGCACGAACGGCACGTTCACCTGGAACTAGATTCAATGATGCCATAATGTCATGTATCGCTGATGGTTTATCAGCAGTACCCATTAGGTCTTTAGTTTTCTCTTTACCGTTTACGTTCTGGATTTTACCACGTAGTGGAAGAATACCATGAATTTCAGAGTTCCTAGCAGCAGTCATTGAAGATACTGCGGAATCACCTTCTGCGATTAGTAGAATACATTTAGAACGATCAGTACCGTTAGCATCACGCAATTTAGCAACTTTACCTTTCAGTAAACGTTTAGCCATCTTACGATCTTCATCGGCATCTTTCTTGTTTGTACGTTCAGCACAACGAGCATAAATTTCTTCTACCCAATCGTTATTTTTCTTAACGAGTTCAGCAAAGAATTCATCAGTCATTGCGTTCTGTACTGGTTTAATGACATTCTCATTAGTTAGCTTAGTTTTGATCTGAGAGTTGAATGTTGGAGTATTCATCTTAGTGACGTTATAAATCAACAAACCTTCTTCAATATCAGAACGGTTAGGGGTCATTTTCTTTTGCTTAGATTTACGTTCTAGGGCTTTAATCACACCTAGTGCGAACTTCTGTTGGAAGGTATCTAAGTGAGTACCACCTTCGAGGGATGGAGCGTTGTTAACAAGACCTTGCATATGTAGGTTCTTGCTAAGACCATCAACTACACCAGGGACAATATAGAAAGTACTGTCAAAGCCAGTTGTACCGTCTTCAACTTTCAATGTCATAGTGTTTTTGTGAGAAGCAAATAGACCTTTCTTCGGAACAACAATACGTTCACCATTCAAGAAAATCTTGTACGATGGGTTTGCTGCTGCGATTTCTTTCAGGATACTAAACACGAGTTCAAGTGGTAAAGTATGTACTTTGAATACTTCTTTACTGATTTTGAATCGTACTGTAGTACCAGTCTTTTCTGCTTGTACTTTACGAATACTTGGTTCATTAATTCCAAGTTCAGGGAACATTGCTGTACCTTCAGTGAACTTCTGAGTGAATTTATATGTACCATCATATTCAGAGTTGGCTTTATCGGTTTTGTACGGTTTACCTGCACGATGAATTTCGAGTTCAGCTTTCTCAGATACGATCATAACTACTGAACCGCCTAAGCCGTTCATCCCGATAACGTTAGTACGTTCATCGTCGTTAAAGTTACGTCCAGTTTTCATTTCGGTTAGAACCATAGTACAGACATGTTTCTGTGTTTCTGGTACATAGTCGATTGGAATACCACGACCGTTATCGCTAATTTCGAATTCAAGTTCATCTTGATTGTACTGGACTTTCAATACTGGATCGCGTGTTCCAGCTTTAACGAATTCGTCCAATGAGTTATCCACGATTTCGCGGAAAGATGTTAGTAGGGCAGGAACCCAACCTAAGTTTTGCACGTTGAACCCTTCTTCTCCAAAAAGAAGTACAGGTTGTTCATGTTCTGATTTCGAACCCAAATACATTTCAGTACGGATACGAGCATGTTGATATTCAGTTAATTGCTGTACACCATGTTCAGCGAGAACAGAACTTTTCTTTTCCTTTGCCATTTCAAATTCCTTTTTGTTTCTTAGCCATTGCATTATAGCATAAATTGTTTCTTTGTTCCAAAAAAATAACGACGCATTTCTGCGTCGTCAGTATTTATAGTAGAACCAGTATAGCAATTATCACGTAATGTGTCAAGTGGTGAGCCATCTGGTCAATACCTAAGTACCACCAGAATTCTGGCTTACTGTGATCAGTACTGCGAGATGCCTCAACTTTGATTTTATCAACAATAAAATGTATTCCAAAATCAAGAAGTGCTACCGCTATCACAACCGGAAGCGAAGCACCGACACATACGGCAATTAAGAACGTACCTAAAAGGTGCGTAGCCGCATGTGCTGTTAGTGGTAGTTCCCACCCTTCTTCTTTGAATTTACCTAACATGTAACGACCTTGGAAAAAGTAATCACATAGTAGATGTTTAATTTGGTACACGAATAGTAAGATAAAAATCGTGGTTATCATATTTTGCCTTTATTTGACTAGTAAAAGTTGGAACTGCGATTGTGGCGAACCTTCTTCATCACTCCAGTACTTATGGAACTTCTCTGGTGTAGCCTGTTGTAGTACTTCACCATTAGCAACCACATATACTTTATGTGACTGAATTAGTCTTTGCCAAAATTTTATGGCATCGTCTGATTGTAGGCGTCCACTCAAAATTGGAGTACCTTCAACTTTAACAATATCCATGAACATTTGATAAACTACACCTTTCACCGAACGGCTAGAAGCTGTTACATCAACGTTAAACCATCCTTCATCCACATGACCTTTAACTGTAGCAATTGCTTCTCCAGTATCATTGTCATATGCCATGTATCCATCATGACCACGATAAGTTGTCCACTCACCATGATCCTTAACTGGAGTCATGTTCTTTGGTGTATTAGCTTGTGCTTCCTTATCTACGTACACTTGTGGGTCCATTCCCATAAACGAATCATATTTAAGTGGCATTTCTTCTAGAACACCTTTATTAATTAGTTCTTGTTCGTCAGCATCATCCATATCATGTTCTAGTTCAGCATTTTGTACAATGTCTGCTAGACCACGCATACTTGATTCTGCCATAGCTGCTTCACCACGTTCTCTGCGTTTAGCAGTACGTTCTACATAATAAGCAAGTGATTCATCAAAATCAGAAATAGATTCTGAGTACTGTAATGCTTTGTTTATGTGACGTGGTTCAACTTCTGGATTGTAATATCCATCAAAAACTTTAGTGAAAAATTCTTCAATTTCTTTTTCAGAACCAATGAAATTATTTTCACCATCATCAATATCAACAGTATACATTTTTCCTGATGTTTGGCAAATAATTTTTGCTTTTACATCTGCCATTTGAACCTGGAAGAATCCTTCATCTTGAACATAATCATCAAATTGAACTTTGCGAGTACTGTCATTATTAAAGAAACCTGCGTTCTCATTGATATTCTCAACTGCGAATAACATACCTTCCAAGTTAGCATCCGGTGCGTTTTCTTTTTCAATTATATCTTGTAATGTTTGAATACCACGCATGTTTCCAAGATAGTTAACTGGTAATTTAGCCATTTGCTCTTTAGTAAAATCTAAACGCATTGGCTCTCCACCATCTGGTTTAACAAGGATGAAATAATCATCTCTGTGACCATGACGGAATACTAAATCATACGGTGTATAACCACCTTCAACTCGTAGTGTGAATTGTTCAGGATCATGAGCTTGACTTAGACCATGAATCTTTGGACGTTCACCGAATTCACGCCATACTTTCAAATATAAATCACCCATTAAACTATCACCAGCTTCAGGATATTCTTGATCACGATTAACTTCATGTCCGTCATCAATATTCTTTTCAGTACTGTCAAATTCGTGATTATCTTCAGCGTGTAATTCATTATCATAGAAGTTACTAACTTCACGATAAATCAATTTCATTGCCTTATTAGCACGAGCATCTTCTTTGTACTTTCTAAGTTCTTTTACTAGATTAGCTTGTGGGAATGATCTCAAAACATGTTGAATAGCTTTAGAAATATCTGCGTTCTTATTACCAGTTATTAAATCTGGATGTTCTTCAAGCCATTCATTAGCAAAGTTTGCTAAATCTTTAACTTGTGGACCAAATTCAATACCGCCACGATAGTACGCATCGGGATCTTGACCAGAAATATAATCAGGATGCTGATGTGCTTGTTGATCTTTTGGATTTAAATTTCTATTAACTACTTGTTGAATAGTATGTTGAAGTTCATGCTCAACTGTACCAATAGCATAATTCAAAGAACGAGCAACACCATCTAAATTAGCATTCTTAATATCTTCATAAGATGGAATACCTAAATCTAAATTATTTTGCGTTCCACGAACAGCACTACTACCACCTTTATCAAGGAACTGATTACTAATTTTCATCTTGATTGTAAGATTATTAATCAATTCTTTAGTACGAGGATTCTTTTTCAAATTCTCTGGCAATGAGTTATAAATTTCATTAGCATCAATATTCAAATTAGTACTGCTATTGATGTATTTCTTTAAATCAGCAGGTGTTAGTACTGAAGCACCATACTTACGTTGGAATCTACGTAGAAAATTTAGTAGTGCTTCTGATTCAGATTCTCTACCATTTTTTTGTAATTCATGTTGTTTCATCACACCCATAGTTAGAAGTACTGAACCAACATATTTTTGAACTTGTTTAAGTAATGTTTGTGGTACTTTAATAATACCAACACCACTAGCTTCATCAAGCTCTACTTCTTCTGAGACATGAGAAGGAAGATCAGAACCTTTCTTAAGGTTTCCTTCCTTCTCGTCAGCTTTATTAAAATCGTGAGCAACACTCATATCAATACCAGCATCTTTAGCAATGTCTGGATTATGTGCGGCAGCCGCCATTAAGTGTGCTTGTGCTTTGCTTTTACTTGGCATTATATATTCCTTAAATCTGACATGAACTCTACATACATAACATCCTTGTTAAGTATTTGTTCTATTTCCTCTGGATAAGAGATATAGTAACGAATCATCATCTGGAAAGCAACTAAGACTTGCTTCAGAGTCCATACGAATAATGTTTTGTCATCAAAGTGAACATCAACTTTGACATTAGTATCTTCTATTTTTTCAATACGGAAAGTTTTACCTAAAGTACTGAAAGTGAAATTCTCACCAACTTCAAATGGAACTTCTAAATGTTGAGCATCTTCTTGTAATGCCGCAATCACATCATTGATTGATTGGTCACTAACTTCTTTACGAGAATCTGTGATGTACTCTAAATCGTCAATAATATCAGCAGCATCGTACCATGTAATATCAGATAGGATACCAAAAAGATTAAGTACTTGTTTAGAGTTTAAACTTTCATTATCTTCGAAATCTGGATTACCACTACGAATTTTAAATCTGTAATTATCTTTAGAGAAGTTATTCTTGATTAAATCAATAATCCATTCATTGCGACCCTTACGGATAGTCAACTGTTGAATATCGCTCTTTGATGAACCACGTGCTGTTGTTTCATACGCTTCTACCTTATACATCAATTTGTATACGGTTAGCATAACGTCAACATTCGCTTCTAGTACTTCTTCAGGCAAATCTGTAGTACTAAAATCAATGCCATTCTCTTTAAGATTATCATAGAAAGGTGACACATACTTATAAACAGCACTTAATGCTTTCTTATACTTATCATGATGTTTCTTGTAAAGTACTGAAAGGAACTTACGAGATTCATTTGATTCCTGCATAGCTTTACCCAAAGCATCATTGATTGCTTTGTTTTTATCAGGATTTAACTCATTCTTCAGTGCGTTCTTTTCTAATTCAAGTTGAACCAGATCAATAACATTACCAAGTTGTGGGGTATATTCAATACCTGAACTATAGTAATCTGTTTTATCCCATTCATTACTGTAGTCATCATTCATTTTAAGTTGTTCATCATTTTTATTAATGAATGACAACGCCATTGATTGAACTGCGTGTTGTAGTTCATGGTAAGTATTACTCATGATTTTACTTGCGGTATCAAGGAATGAAGGCTTTGGTCCTAGACCTTTTGTGACAACAGTAACTAGTACTGAATAAGTTGATGTATTCTCTTGTGAACCACCGATACCCTGAGCATCAGTTAAGATCAATAGAGATAGTTTTAAACGATCTTTCAACAAAGCAATCAATCCAGGGTTCGCACCCTTGAAGTTTAATTGTTGGAAGAACTTTTCCACATCGAATGGAATATCAATACTGCGATGTACAATATTAGCAGCAGTCTCAGCGGAGATATTCTTAGCTCCATATTGACGCTGTAGTTTACCAATTGCTTGTTGAGCATCAGCAATTACACGTTGTTTTTCCTCTGGTGTTGTAGTACTTGGCATAAAGAAATCAATCTTATCAATATATTGTTTCATTTTAAAGCACAAGTACGACGCAACATACGTGTTTACTTTTTGAAGTATCTCTTGAGGTACTTTGATAATTGCTTCATTGAGTTGATTATATCTCACTATCATTCCCCTTTAATTTAATCATACGTTTCGCAATATCAGACATTTTCTTACTGATTTCACGTTTAGCAACTTTACCAGTTCTTTTGTTTCTCCATTGTTGGCCTTGGAAGGTATAAGTATCACCATCTGGAGCACGGAATTCATGTCCAATGGGAACTTCAACTGATTGGAGTACATCTGGTTTTAATGCGTCTTCCCATTCACCAGTTTCAACGTTATATTTCAAACGTGGTTTAACTGCGTCAGGGTTAGTATCAAATTTATGTTGTGGGATTGATTTAACGGTACGGTACGGATATTTGTCACGGATGTAACGCCACAAGAACTTTCCTTTACTATCGACCTTTAGCATTTGGCGTACAAGTGCTTCTGGCACATTGTCGTACTCATAAGTACTGCCATTTTTAAAGGTAATGTATAGTTCTTTACCGTTGTGTTCTATTGTTTGAAGGTGAGATGATTCAACATCTGTAGGAGCGATTGCCTCAAGAATAGCTTGTAATAATTCTTTTTTCTGCATAATAAAAAAACTCCAAGGTTAATTTTGAGTATTTATCTCTCAAAACCTTGGAGTTTTATAATTAGGTCAGATTATTAAATATCGCCTGGGAAATCACGACGAATAAGACGTTCTAGTACTTCTAAGCTGTCCATGCTATTAGCATTGAAGGTTTCGATAATATCTGTTTCCAGTTCTTCACCCATCTGTTCATTAATGGTTTCTACCATACATGCGAAAGTATGAGCGAGTTCGTAAGTATACGTTCCAACGATACAAGCACCGTTATAGTGAACGAGGTCAGCCATTTCGGTAGCTTCTTCGAAGGTTTTGCGGAACAAGTCACCAATGACTTGAGCTACGAAATCTTTTGAAGATTTTGGATTATCAAGGAAAACCAGATTGTACAGTGGAACTGCCAATTGGTTATTTTTCGGATGGTCACGCAGGAATGCGTCAAGACCATGTTTGATCGCCTCAATTTCATCAATTGCGAAAGATGATTTTACGAGACTAACGTATTCAGTAATGTCGCTGTCGCCAGCAATGTAGTATACTGAATCTTTATAAGAAGCCTTAACCACATCCATAGCAGGTAGGGAAAATACTTCACGCACGATATGTTTCATAATAATACTCCAGATGTGTGTTAGGGGGTGCTTTTTTGTATTTAGCACCCTTACTGTACTTACTTCGCTTTTAACGTACAGGTAACATTGTTTCCTTGTACTGCGACATTTTGGACAAAATCAGACTCTTGAACACGAGAAACGAATTGATTCATCTTTGTGATGTTCGCTGCTACCATGTCAGGATTAGATTTGGCACGACCAGTCATTTTCATAACTACTCGAACATGCTTACCTTCCTGGATAAATTTTTGAGCAGCTTTCAACTTCGTTTGGAGATCATTCTCCTGAGTACTGAAAGCGAACTGTACTTCTTTAACCTGAACGGCGGTTTCACGCTGTTTCTTTTTATTGCTTTTATCAGCTTGTTTTTGCTCATACAAGTACTTGTTCAAGTCCATGATTTTTACAACAGGAACATCTTGATCAGATACTTGGATCAGATCCATCTCTTTACTGTAAGCAAGATTACGTGCTTCAGCAATTGCCATTACTTTACTCGAATCTCCTTGTACAACACGAACATTCTTCGCAGTAATTTTTTCGTTGGCAATAACAGATTTCATATAGGATTTGTAACTCCGTGGGGGATTTTGTTTACGTATGAGATGGTATCAAAAAGACACCATCTCGTCAAGCGGCTTACTGCTTGTTTTCTGCGTCTTTCAACGCTTTGCATATTTCTTGAACAAATTTCAAGTTAGCTATTGCTGTATCAGCAACGCTACGGGTACGTGGGTACGGTGCTTCTTGAGACATTTTCTCAAGATCAAAAATAATTTGGTCGAACGCACCAACGTCCTCTAGAATGCGATCATAAAAGGATTTGCTATCCATGTCAACTCCATGTTGTGTATGTTTTAAGCAGTTAGATCGATATGAACTACAGTACTTTCTACTCCAGAATCAGCAACAGTAATGTACTCAGTTTTCAATTCACGATAATCGTTAGTTGTGCTTGAGCCAGGGAACAGTGCTTTAGAGTAAGTAACTTGTACTTCAAAGAATTCGTCAATAATCTCAACACTCAATGCTTCATCAATGATTGCTTTAATCACTGAAGCAGCATCAGCAAAATGATCACTCGTTAGTACTTCTAGAGTGCTAAGGAATGGTTCAATTGAAATGTAAGATACTACGATTTCTGCGTCAGATGGAACAGTGCTTGCTGTACCCTCTGTACCGAATTTGATTGTAAAATATACAGGAACGGATAGTTCTGATAGTTTACGCTCAACATGTTTTAGTCTAACAAAAGCCTGAGCTTTTGTCAATGTTTCAGCGTCCGTTGGAACGGTTGTGCTTGTATTGTCGTAATCAGCGTACTCGAAAAATTTCTTATCGTCAAGTACTTCGCCAGGTACTTTAATACTAAATGCGTTGAATAAGTTGTTCATTATAGTCTCCATAGAAAGAACTTTCTATTATTTATGTTAGAATCTTCCACTTTTACGCAACATCACACTATAACGTGGTCGTGTTAACGCAGTGTACAGAATACGGCATTTTGTATCGTTGTTCGGAATTCGTTCAATAAAATCGGTATCGAACCAGATATTATCGAAAGTACTTCCTTGTGATTTGTGAGCCGTAGTCGCATATGGATAGTTAATGACATTAATCTTATTCTTGATTACGTAGTAATCTTGCCACATGTAAGGCTTTTTGGTCAATGGATTTTCGACACGTTTTTCAATCTTGTCAACAAGATCCTTCAAATATTCTTCTAACTTGATTCGGGTATACGGCCCGACTCCCAATAAGAAGTTACCATTCGGTAACTTGAATTGCCAACAATCAATTCCTAAGAATGATTCCTGACGAATCTCTGGACACTGAATAACTTGCTGTACCGTATAAGGACAGTTCTCTGTGATGCTTTCAAATACGATTGGTTCACCAGGAATAAACTCAGTGTCTGTATGTTCATGAAATACTTCATTACGAATATACATATTAGCGAAGTTAACCCGATAATTTGTATAAGCAATGATTTTGTTTTCCTGAACGAAATCGTAAATCTTCAATGATGAAGTACTGTGCTCTTTGATATACTCTTTGTATACATCAAGGAATACCATTTCATCTTCAATCGGTGTAATAGTTTCTAGGTCATCTAATTGGTTTAAGATAGCCATTGGATCATTACGAGTACCGATACATTGACGAATTTGTGTAGCAACACTTAGAATTGGGTTATCTAGTGCCTGACGAAGTACTTCATTCAATTCGTATTGTAACGGAATATCAAATGTAGGACTTAGTTTTGTTTCACCAGTAGTACCTTCAGATTCAACTGGTGGTAGCTGGCATTTATCGCCGATGAAAATAATCGCACGGCGTACACGGTGAATTTGATCCATGATGTGTTTGTACATTTCTTCTGAAATCATACTACATTCATCAACGAACAGTACATCCACCATTGCGGTACTGTTCTTGGATTGTGGGTCATGTTTCAGTACTTGACGACTTTTCTCATAGACTAGTTTTAATCCTAAGAAAGAGTGTATAGTACTGACTAGAGCATCTTCTTTATCTAATCCAGCATTGAGTAACATCTTACGCAGTACAGCATTAGCTTTGTGCGTGGGTGAAGTTACAGCAATGTTATATCCCTGATAGATATTCCCGATGATTTCAGATACCAAAGTACTTTTACCAGTTCCAGCATAACCAACGATTACTGCTTCAGTTCGACCTGGAAAGTTATTGATTCTGTCAATTACATCATCAAAAATATTTTGTTGCTTGTCCGTAAGCGTAATACTCATTTCATCTCCTTTGCGGCCTTCTGAGCAAGATCATTAGCCATTTCATTATACACATTTCCTGAGTGTCCATACTCATGAGTATATGTGCATTCATTACCTACTGAATCCAGCATTTGCCAGAGTTCTAGGTTTTTAACTGGTTTATTCTTTGAATCACACCAGCCTTTTTTCTTCCAACCATGACGCCATGAATTCATACCATCCACAACATATCGTGAATCAGTATAAATCTCAATAGTACCGTCATAATCGAATTCAGTACGAATATAAGAAATAGCAGCAATAGTTGCTGTTAATTCCATTTGATTATTCGTAGTCATACCTTCACCAAAAGATAGTTCTGAAATTACTTCACCATCTTTCAGAATTACAATTCCAACGCCTCCTGGCCCTGGATTTCCTAAACATGATCCATCACAATGTGCTCTATACATTTAAATCCACCGTATTTCTTCTTGTGGGAAAGCACGGCTCATATAGAAAACAATTGTACCATCATCTAATACTTTAGAACGTGTAGGAACAAATACATTCGTAGTACTAGCATGAATATCAAAGAATGTATCACACTCGTAATCACCATCAATACTACTAAGTATGATTTCATCTACAAACGGCAAAGCAGCTTGGTAGATGGTCGCACCGCCGATTACAATGATGTTATCATTATAACGCAAGAAATCATGTAACGTATTCTTGTGAATAAAGATAACATCACGATGCTTATTGATTTCGTCGTCTGAAACTGTACGCGACGTTACAACGATATTCAGACGATCAGGAAGTGGTTTACGTGGTAAACTCTCCCAAGTTTTATAACCCATCAGTACTTTCTGACCTTGAGTTTCAGCTTTGAAGTGTTTGAAGTCATCAGAACTGTGCCACGGTATAGAACCGTTTTTACCAATTCCATTTTTGGAATCAGTACATAAAATCATTTTATTCATTGCGATATTCTTTTATTTTATTATATGCCATTACTAGAGACATGACACGATAGAATGCTACAGCCGATATAGCGAACAGTACTGACATATTTCCTATCAGTACTCCAACTATAATAGCATGACATAGGTAAGAACCTATGAAGTTATATAGCCGAAGTTTATACTCGGTTTTATCGAAGATTAATTCAACAGCTTCTTTGTACTGAGAATTAATATGGGGATACATCTTTACCCAACGATCTAATCTGAAGGTGGTAAAGATTGCCATCATAGAAAGGAAAAGATATAATGGTAAAAGATAATTCACATAACCTGCATAATAAAGCACCGAAGTGATTGTAATCATGATTATGTTATAAATAGTGGGAAACATAAGACGCTCTTAGTAAGTTTTGTAAAGATTATAGCACAAATCCAAATCTTGTTCCAGTTTTTTACACTTTTTAATCATGTACAGGTAAATATGTGTATAACTATTAAATAATGGAGAGGATAACAGGATTATGTTCAATATTAACGCTGACGTGATTAAAAAAATCCTTGAAGTATTCTCTAGAATGTCAGCACTTCGAATGGTCGTCTTATCTCTATGTCTTACTATGTTAGGCGGTGCTTATGTCACCTCCGATTCATGGTCTGCGTGGGTAGGTTCCAAGCTAACATCTTCTCAACAGAGCGATATGTTCAAGCCAGCAACCTATGTACCTAAACCACAAAACTTAGCGAGTATTAACTCTACGATAAGTGGTTATGTACAGAGAAACGATGAAGTGGGGATGATACTAGTTTACAAGCTAGTACCAGAGAATGATACATTCTATCAAGGGCGTGTGTTGGTAACTGGAATTACAAGTAAAAATACTAATCTCAACTATGAGAAGTATAACTTGAAATGGTTGCCTATTAGTGCTTTCAGAGCACAATCAAATATGATATTAAAAGGTAAGACATTTGTAGGTGATATAGGAGTTATATGCCACGAATATCTAAATCCTGATAATGAGTTACGCGATGAATATCTCTCACCTGTCAATATAGTGGCGATATACAACGATGGAGCTAAGTATATGGTTTCAGTACCTATTAAAACAAATAGGATTGAAGGATATATTAGCGTGTTCTTTACAAAGGTTCCGACCGATGATAAAGAATTACAACGTTATATAGATATGGCTACTTCGATAGCAGGTGAAACAGGGTATTATATCTCATACTAAGGAGAATAAGCATGTTTAATCGTAAAGATAAACCTTCCATTTTGGAAAGATTTTTTACAATTGTTGCGTGTTTCGTACTTGGTGTGTTCGTCCTGATCAACGCGAATTTTATACAAGGTAAAGCGGAAGCAGAAGTATTTCCCATTATGATGAACAGTGTTTATGCTAGTCAGCAAAACAATGAAAACATTAATGTGGAATTCAGGAAAATGATGATAAAGTATCCTGATATAAAGTCTGTCGTTTTATATAAATTCGTACAAGATAGCGGAACATCCATATATACAGGTCAAATCAATATAACATCTGAAACACACGATGGCTCTAAATTACCGGATGACAATGACGTTAATCCAATGGTAGATAGTACTAACAGTATTCAAGATATTTTATTGAATAAGGTCAATTACGAAAACGTGGCAACAATTCAACTTCTATGTGAGAACAAATTTAATGCATCTCAGCTATTTTCATGCGAGAGATACAAGAAGATTGGTTCAAAATATAAAAGTGTAATATCTATTCCAATCATCCAAAACGTCGATGTAGGCGTTGTCGGATATGTGATGATCACATTGGGTTCAGAATACGATAACCTTCAAGTTCAAGATCTTGTAAATGGTTTACGACCATATATCACAAGTGTTCAACTACTTGTCAATTAATATAAAAGGGAGCTTAATGCTCCCTTTTTGTTTTTACACAGTAATGAATTTGTTCAAGTCAGGCTCGAAGAAGTCAAGACCTTTCAGTACTTTACCATCCCCAGCACGACGAATAACATAGTATGAAGTACCGTTAACCTGTACTTCATGACCTTCAGCACCATTGTAATCTTCTGGTTTTTCTTTCTGGCGTTCCAAAATACTCTTAGCACATTCATGAGCAGATTTACAGAACTTAGCCATGTTAGATGCGTGAACTTCTTTAAAAGCACCATCTAAATCAAAGTTGTGTAGTGTTGATAGGTCAATGATATTATAAATCAAACTATTCAATCCACTCTGGATAGTACGCATATCACCCATCAGAAGACCACGTGCGGTTTTCTCATAGCAATCATTAATGTACTTAGACATTGTAGCCGCTACGCTATACGACAATACCGTACTAGCCCCACTACGTTGACGTGGAATTTCATATGTCGGTGATTCGATACCAAAGGTAGCTAGAGCACCGTAAGCAACGTATAGTACGTCACAAATACCATCAAGAATCCCTTTCAGATCATCTTTCGCGATACTATCAAATAGTTCATTTTTTCCCGCCATTTCTTCTTTAATCAAAGATAGACGAAAATTACCAACTTTAGTTGTAGGTTCAACGAAAGTGCTATTTACTTCTTGTCCAGCAACAGTCATGAACTCAACTACTGCGTCAAATTGTTCTTTGGTATTTGTCTTTTCGAACATTACCATTCTCCATAATATGCGTCACCGTATAGTACAGTGACATTTCCTATTTCTGCGTAACTTGGGTCAATCTCTGATAGAATCAGAAGTAGACCTTTACAGTACTCTTTGACGAAGTTTTCAGAGAACTCTGATGTTTTAACTTGGAACATAATATTAGTTCCAACTTGGCTTCCACCAACAAAAGTACTGTCATCATATTCATAGATAGCATCCAGTAGTTTATCTTCTGCTGGAACATCAAATAACCCTGCGGATAAATCAATGGAAACCAAAGTTTCTGCGAAATCATCTAAATGTAACTTTTTCAAGGAACGTTTACTACGAAGTGTAGTTTTTGGGAATTTTTCATTGATTTTTTCGAAAGAGTACTGCATAATGACTTCTCTTATTTGCGGTTCTGACGACGAGACTTACGAGCAACTTTGTTCGCAGCACGGCGTTTAGATTTGATTTTACGTTTTTCTGCTACGTCAGAATCTTTCTTCATATAGTAGTTAGACAGACGAGCAATCATCTTACTGGTATATTCCATTTCTTCAGCAGTCATTTCGTATCCGGTAACTTCTTCTGCTGCTTCCATGTTCTTTTCTACCATTTTGTTCAGTTCGTTGTTCATTGTGATATTTTCCTTTTCACTGTTTTAACACGTTCATTATAGCACAAAAACTTATGCCGTTTCATCTTTTTGATCGCTCACTACAGGAACGAAAAATGCAATTTTGTCAGTTGGGATATGTTCTAGTGTGTTTAGAATAATTCCATTATCTCTTGCATCAATAACAAAGCCAGTTAGATTAACTTGATTGATCAAAAAGAAAGTGTATTGGTACTCTGGATCAAAGGTGAAAATATCTTTGATGTGTGGTTGTGTATTAGCCATATTTTATCCATGAAAAAAAGGAGGCATAGCCTCCTGTTATTAAAGTTCAATCCCTTGGAAGGATTCTTCAGAAACATCGTTATCAACTCCACCAATTAGGTAAGAACTGATTTCAGTTTCTTGTGGAGCTACTTGTACGTCAGCACCAGTAATCCAGTCCATTGTCCAAGGTAGCGGGTTGTTCTGTCCAATGCTATAAGGGCATTTAATACCTACAGCACTCATACGCTTACAACCAATCCAACGAACATATTGTTTTAGAATGGTAGCGTTTAGACCGATGATAGAACCATCTTTGAATAGGAAATCTGCCCATTCTTCTTCCTGCTTGATTGCGTCCATGAACATATCCTGAACTTCATCATAGCATTCTTCAGCAATCTTCGCAAAGTCAGGATCTTCTTTCTTCATTAGGCGAAGCATCATTTGCGTTGCACCTAAGTGAATGTTTTCATCACGGCAGATGAAACGAATGATTTTCGCATTACCTTCCATTTTCTCATTCTCTGCGAAACTCCAGGAACAAGCAAATGATACGTAGAAACGAATACCTTCTAGAATGTTTATACTGTTGATACACAACCAAAGCTTTTTCTTTAGTTCATACAAATCAACAACAACTTCTTCACCATTTACGATGTGAGTACCTTCTCCAAGCATACGGTACTTAAGAATGTAATCATCTAGATCATCATAGTACTTTGCAATATCTTCAGCACAATCTGTAATTTCAGGAATATCCAGCATGGTATCAAATACTTCTGATGGATTAGGATATACGTTACGAATGATATGAGTATATGAACGACTATGAATACTTTCAAAGAACGCCCACGTTTCAATGAATGATTCAATCTCTGGCAGAGAAGCAATTGGAAGTAGTGCTAGGTTAGGACCACGACCTTGTACTGAATCCAGAAGAATCTGACGTTTTAGATTAGCAGTAAAGATATGTTTCTCATGATCTTGTAGTGCTTTGAAATCAATACGGTCTTTGGACAAGTCAACTTCTTGAGGACGCCAGAAGAAACTTTGATGGCTTTCAGTCATTTTTTCAAATGGTGAATACTTTACTGCGTCATAACGTTGAATGTCTACCGATTCATCCAGGAACATATTCTTTTCTAGATGGGAAGTTTCATTCTTTTTAAATACTGACATTGTATTTCCTTATGTGTTAATCTTTTTACCAAGTTTCCATGAAAGCCAGTGAATATCACGCTGTCCATCTTTGGTAGTATTGTGTAGGGTTAATAGTTCGTTCCATGTTAGAACAGTTGTGTCAAGTGGTGTATGTGCGTGGTAACGTGTCATACCATCTTCACAAGGGTCAAAAGCCATAATCTGAGCACCAGTAATAGTTTTTGCTGGTGGTTGTAAACCTAGTAAATCACGAACATCATCTTCAATGATTTGGAAGGTAGCAATTGCGGCTATACTTAATTCTGACCACTTTTCTTTAATGAAGTCCACTGTTAGCTGTTGATATTTTGAAATGTAATTCTTGTCTAGATATTCCCATTTCTCTTTAATGAAATCAACAGCCATTGTTTGGTAACGTGAAATCTCACCAGCAACCTTATCTGAAAAGGCTACCAGTTGATCCCATTTCTCAGAAAGAAAGTCCTGAGTTAGTTTTTGATACTTAGCAATGGTTTCAACAGCAGTACTTTGAAAGTCCGTCCACTTTTCTTTAATCCATTCAATAGGCATAATAACATATTGTGCTATTACATTCTTATTGAACCATTCCCATTTCTCTTTAATGAAATCCATTGTCATAGTTTGATAACGCACTAATGCGTTAGCATCTAGTTTATGAAAATGTTTCTCAATAAAATCTTGAGGTAACTTTTGATATTGAACAACTTGGTTCATATCTAAGTCTTCCCAAAATTCTTCAATGAAATCTAAATCCATTGGTTTTGTATAATCAACTTTCATATTGCATATCCGATAAAAATCCCCTCACTTGGAGGGGATTTTATTTTAAATCTTACAGCTATCGCAATCGTCTTCTGCTTCCATAGGAGGAAGAAGTACTACAATACCTTTTTCTTTCTTTTCGCCTTCTAGTTTATCTAGATCTACTTCACCAGAACCATCGTTCGTGTTCATGTAGTACAAGTTCTTAAGTCCGTACTTGTAAGCTAATAGCAATTCTGTTAACAGCATATCCATAGATAACTTACCGTTAGGATAGTTAGCAGGGTTATAGCTGGTGTTAGCACTGATACTTTGGTCGATATATTTCTGTAGAACACCACAAATCTTAATATAACCTTCGTTGCTAGTCTGTTCCCAAAGTAGAGTGTACTTGTTCTTCAGTTTACCAATTTCTGGAACAACTTGTTTCAAGATACCATCTTTGGATGCTTTAATTGAAACTAGGTTACGTGGTGGTTCAATACCGTTAGTACTGTTACTAATCTGTGCTGATGTTTCAGCAGGCATTAGAGCCATTGTTGTTGCGTTACGAATACCATGAATCGCAATCTCAGCACGTAGAGCTTCCCAATCCATCTTCAATTCAGTACCGACTAAATCATCAATACTTTTCTTGTAGTTGTCAATTGGTAGAATACCTTGAGCATAACGTAGGTTTTCGAATTTCTCACAACGACCTTGTTCTTTTGCTAATTGTACTGATGATTTAATCAAATAGTACGACCATGCTTCTGACCATTCGTTAATAGTACTGAGAGCACCGTCATCGTAGCGTAGGCCACGTTTAGCAAGGAAGTAAGCTAGATTGATGATTCCTACACCTAGTGGACGATAAGCCTTTGTAGCTCGTTCTGCGTGGATTACAGGGTATTCCTGATAATCTAGTAGAGCGTCCAACGCACGTACAGAAAGGTCACAAGCTTCTTCCATTTGGTCTGGAGTATCAAAGTTACCCCAATTGATTGCTGCTAGAGTACAAAGGCTAATTAGACCTTCTTCATCATCCTTCACATCTTCAAATGGAATAGATGGCAGAGCAATCTCTTGACACAAGTTACTTTGTTCAATCGGAGCAACCGAAGGGTCGAACGGAGAGTGATCATTAACTAGGTCAATATTTTGAACATAGATACGACCAGTTTCAGTACGTTCAGTCATTAACTGAGTGAATACTTCTAGTGCTGGAAGTGTCTTTTTACGAATGCTTGGATCAGCTTCGTATTTTTGATAAAGTTTTTCAAATTTATCTTGATCGGCACAAAACGCTTCATACAATCCAGGAACATCACTTGGAGAGAAGAAAGTAATATTTTTACGTTGAATCAAACGTTGATAAAGAGTTTTGTTAATTTGGAAACAGTAATCCAACTGACGAACACGAGATACTTCAGTACCTTTGTTATTCTTCAGTACTACAAGATCTTCGAACTCATAGTGCCATAGTGGGAAGTGAACTGTTGCCGCTCCACCACGTACACCACCCTGAGAACAGGATTTAACAGTTTTAGCAACTGCGTGTAGGAATGGAATCAAACCTGTGTGAACTGCGTCACCACCACGAATTTCAGAACCAACAGCACGGACACGACCATAGTTAACACCTAGTCCAGCTTTCTTAGAAATGTACTTCATGATAGCACTATTACCAGCACTGATGCTGTCTAGACTATCACCAACGTTCATAACAACACAAGAACTGAATTGGCGTGTATTGGTACGAAGACCAGCCATAATTGGAGTTGGTAGAGAAATGTCGAAGTTACTAATCGCATCATAGAATTTCTTAACCCATTGAATACGGTTATTAGTATACTTCATGAATACGATAGCAGCAATCATCATATATGCCATTTGCGGGGTTTCGAAGATTTGAGCTTCAACACCTTTCTTGGAACGGTTCTGTACTAGATACTTACCTTCCCATTGCTTCATAGCAACGAATGTGAATTTGTCATCACGTTTGTGTTTAATGTATTTTCCAAGTTCTTCTAGTTCTTGGGTAGTATACATGTCGAGAATTTCTGGATCATATTTTCCGTTTTCAACTAATCCGGTAACATGATCTACGAATTTGATTGGCTCATAAGTTCCATATACTTGCTTACGTAGAGAATAGTTAATCAATCTACCAGCGACATATTGGTAATTAGGAGTTTCTTCAGAAATGAGTTCTGAAGCGGCTTTGATTAGAATGTTATGAATGGTCTTAGTACTCATACCTTCAAAGAACTGAAGTTGAGAACGCATTTCAATTTCTGAAACAGAAACGCCAGTTAAACCTTCACACGCAAAAAATAAAATCTGATGAATTTTATCTAGATCTAGTGCTTCCTTAGCACCATTACGTTTAGTAACGTTAATCATTATACATCCTTGTTGTTGTTTTTCTTAAAAATTGTGGTTCTTTATTTATAAGGGTCGAAAAAAGGTGGGAGCCTTTTAAATAGCATCCCACCCGCGAAGTATATACTCAACAGTAAAAGCTTCAGCACTATCATTAGATAGAGTGACAGCCATTCTGCTGGTTCCTGTGTCAAAGGCTGGATCTTGAAATTCGATCACTACTAGCCCTTCAGGTTGATTTGTGTTGTTTTGCTGAGCAATAAGTACTGTGCCAGCTTGAACCACAAGTTGTACTGTGCCAGATTCTAGTAAAGTACTTCCAGTAGCATTACTATATCCAACGTAATCAATGAATAACCTTGATGTACTTTGTATGTTTACAGTTACTGAACCATTTGCTGGTACTGTAACCTTATATGGTTTGTTGATAAGTTCGTTAAGAATGCTCCAAGGTGTAAACTCAGTAAGAATTTCCACATTTTCCTTTCCACTATTTGGGGCGTTATCCCATGTTCTACCAGCAACCAATGAAGAAGGTTCAGAAGAACTTGGTAGGCCGATAAAACAGCGACCTACGTCAGTACTAAATCCGATTTGTCCTTTTTCAAGAGCCAAAGGTAAGTCACGTTGTTTACCCATACGAACTTGCATCAAAGCAATTTCTTTTTGAGCCATAACTAAAATCTCCTATTAAAGTATAGAATTATTTAGTGCTTTCGGCTTGAGCTTTAACATCAGCAATACGCTTTTCAATTAGCTCATTCACTTTTGAACCGTCAACTGATGAAAGAATAGCTGCTGGGACAGCGGTTTTCAAATGTTTTAGGAACGGAGCAAAAGATTTAAAATCTTTTTCATTCAGTGCTTGTACGATAATATCAACATCATCTTGAGCACTTTCAGTACGAACAATCTGAACTTCATCTTCAGGAATAACCACTGAACTTTGAATTTCTTCAATGATAGCTTGTTGTTCTACTGTATTTGTTTTATATTCTAGTACTGCTTCATCTACAGTACCGTCTTCTACGGTAGCAGATTCTTGTACCATTAAATCAGCAATTTCTTCAGAGATTTGCTGGACAGTTTTACCGCCACGCATTTTATAATCTTTGATTGCTTGAATTAGTTTTACTGGAAGTGGTAGTACATCCAGTTCTGAATCGTCTTGTTTGATCAATTCATTAATATCGTAACCTTTAGCTTGTACTGCTTTGATTGCGAAAATATCTTGTTTCATTGCTCTTAATCCCATTTTACATTTCTCCACGTTGAGCGTAATACATTTCGACTCTTTCTATCCACATATTGACAGCTTCATCAAAATCAGCACCCTCAATTACGAATTCTTGATATTCAAGATTCTCAGGGTCTTGACGAACACAAATAAAAATAACACCGCGATCAATCGTAGTGCCGTGTTGTTGATTATGTGCTAGTGCGTATGCTGCGATCTGAAGACGATAGTTTTCGATGTATTCCCACGTCTTAGGTTTACGGGAGTTTTTATAGTCCATTATACTAGGGATTCCATTATGTATTCCTACTAAGTCTGTTGTTCCCGCCCAAAGTCCTTCATAATATAAAGGTACTTCTTGACCCCATACTTCATTTATTTGAGGCCAGGCATTTGCCTGTATAACATCAGCCATATTACGAGCCAGTACTCTTATAGGCATTCCACCTTTATGATCTGGATCACCAACTAATCTACGTTCTAAATTTTCATGCATGAACGTTCCGACTGTTGTAGCTTCTAATGTTATTTCGTTGGCTTTCTTTTCACCAACTGCGGCTCGCCATTTCTTCAATCCTTCATCATCAGAAGTGGCACTTAGTATTGTAGTCACGCTTGGCAGGTTTCCGCTTGGGGTAGAATAAAGGCGACCATCAGGGCCGCCTTCAATTCGTTCATAACCTGTATACGTGTACTTATTGACAATAGGTGGTATGTACATCCTGTACTCCTATATTATAGCACATGTTTTTAGTTTGTTTCAAAAATCTTGTTTTAAGTTGTTTGCTGCTGCTTTTGTTGCCATGTCCTCTACTTGTTCTTCAGAAGATTCAGCATTGTCACCACTTGGAGTAGTATCATTGCCTTGTAGAGTAACTATGTCAGAGTTCGCATCTTGAACGAATGGTAGTTCATTCAGAATGTCCATCATGACGTTATAAGGAACATCAATATTAGTACGCTTCTTAATCTCATTAATTAGAGATTGAACACTGATCTGTTCCCTGCCAGTGGCAATAAGAGACAGTGCGATAGTACTAATCATGTTCCTAATATCTTTTCCTGGAGCATCCTCGGTTATTTGACTATAACGCATATAACCCTCCGATTATTTTAGGATCTTTAGAACCTTAGCGATTTTGTTTTCGTTTTCAGAAAGCCATTGGTTCATTTCTTTCTTAGAGTTGAAGTACTTATTACCTACAGTACCTTTAACACTTTCAAGTTGAATACCAATACGCTTAGGTTTAGCAGATTCTTTCATTTCGCGATCCATTGGAGTTGGTTCTGGTAGATCACCAGCGTCACCTAGTCCAGCATCATCTTCGAAATCAAAATCACCTTCTGGTGTATCTACATCTAGAGATACATCATCAGATCCAAAATCATCTGCACCTAGATCAGCAACATCTGGAGAACTTGTAATGTCACCAGTTAGTTTTAGAGTTTCAGTACTGATCTTGTCTTTAACATCCATAATTGTTTTAACAGCATGATCTAGAAGACCACTAATGTTATTACGGAATGATTCTGCTGCTTCAACGCCGTGTTCAGCTTTAATACGGTCTAGTAGTGGACCTAGTACGTCAACACCCATGTTGTTGATTACTTCAGCTTGACGTTGTAGTTTATCTACGATTTCACCCTTAACTGCTAGTACAATTTCAGCTTTCTCAATATTTGATTCATTTAGTTGAACAAAATTTAGAGCTTCAACGCGACTGCCGGATTCCATCATTTTTTGAAATTGTTTTGACATTATTATTTCCTTATAAATGAAATTTATATCCTTATTTAGTTATGAATCCTTCTTCTTTTAAGAAGTTCAATACTCTTGCTTTCAAGTCTTGGGCTTTTTTCTTGTGTTCAGCTATAACTGTATCAAGTTCCTGAGCCTTGTCGTACTTAGATTCTTTAAGTACATTTTGACGTTCTTTGGCAGCTTTAATAGCTTCCTTAACGACATTAGTGTATTGAATACCAGAACTAATGATACCAAGTACTTTAGTATCAGTTAAGGTTCTACCAGCGTTTAGAAGATTACGTAATGCTAAAGCTGATTCATACATCATAATATTGTCTAGTACTACTTGATTAGTAGCTAAACATTTTATGCTATATGTTTTAGCATTCTTCATTCCTAGCACCGATTCTTCAATAATACCCCAATTCATTCCTGGAACGTATGGGCGATTTTGTTGTACTGGTGCAGCAGTTTGAGATTGCTGTTGTTGTGTTTGTGGTTTTACTTGACGCATACGAACAGCGATTGGGTCTTCAATGAAGGTTTCCCCAGCTTGCGGTTCATAATAACCATAAATGCTATCATAATCATTGTCAGAATCTACGTTAACGTATTCTTGACCATAAAATGATTCTTCTTGAATATTACCATATTCTCCGGTCAGTTCTTGTAGACCGTGTAGAAGATTCTTTGTTTCAGCAAGATTAACTTGAGCAAAGTCATTAACAAAAGTACTACCATCTGGTAGTTTCTTAGTTACGGCTTTCCCTTCTTCAATGTCATCGAATGCTGAAAGAATATCTCCCATTAAATCAACACCATGTTTATAGTGTTCGAAATCTCCGAAATCATCACTCATTGCTTACTCCTTTTAATTGATACAAAATATTCAGTTCCATCTTTTTCTACCTTATTTAGAATTCCACGAGAGACAAGTTTATCACCCAACTCTTGATAGTATTCACCAAAGTACTCAACTGGCATCTCAATATTTGCATCAATCTTCTTAACAAGACGGTATTCTTCATTTGATACAATTATGGTAAACCCTTTATTTGTACCGACCGATCTCATTATCTTCCTCTCATTCTTGAACAGAAGTCGATGATCTGAGAAAGAATTTCATCAGCATCATGCATACCTTCATTACCTTGTGGTGATTCTTCACCAGTAGTATCCTGTTCACCCTCAATATCACCAATTGCTTGTGATAGACGGCCTAGACTTGGATTTTCATGTGTTAGTGGAGAAGATGTTTGTTCAATACTTCTCTTAGGTTCTGGAGCCATTACAGCACCTTCACTATTATCCACTTCATCATGTTCATCATCTTCCTGAACAGGTTCAATGTCATCTAAACCAAATACATTTACTTGATTAGCCTTTGATGGATCTTTTGTAACTACTAGACTTTTGTCAGGAGTTGGTCCAATATCTACACCAACAACATTAGCTAGTTCAGTACTACCAGCTTGGTTCCCAGGAACAGAAACTTTAAAATTCGTGTTCGACGCATTACGTTGTAAATCTGCTTGCTTCATTTTGATAGCAGTTTGTGGATTTACTTGAGATTGTTGCTGAGCAGTGTTTTGTTTATTAATCTGCTGAGCGGTCATCTGTGAAGTTATGTCTTCATTTAATTCGTCAAAAACTAATGTTTTAATTTCAGCAAGTGTTAGGTGAGAATTTTCACGCAACGCAAAAGCACAATTTGCTTTATAGAATTCTTCCAGTTCTGAAACTGTAAGTTTATTCAATGCGTTTACTTCTGCTGATTCATTAATCTTGTTTGAAGCGAAAAGTTTATAGTTCTCGCTCATTTGTGCTTTATACTTTTGTAGTACTTGCATGATAGCTCTATTATCAGAGTTATCCATTGCTTGGTTAATTTCTACAAAATCACCAGCATCCATAGCACTCAGGGCTTGATTTACATCCATCTGTAAACCATTCGCGTCTGCGAACTTTTGAAGCTCTTGTGCGGTTTGTTGTATATCCATATTATCTCCAAAAAGAAAAACCTTTTCTGTACATGAAGATATTTATCATGTACGGGAAAAGGTTTGCTTAGTAATGCTAATATTCCTTTCGGATGTAACACTGTTAAATTTTGTTAGACGTGTACCATTAACGTTAGTTGGCAGTACTAGAGGTACACCAGTAACAGATAATTCCACATCCATTGGTAATGCGAATTTGAAAGTACTCACAACACATTCTCCCCATGCACTAGGGAGATTGTAGAATGATGAATTGTTGTTTTTACTCAAGTCAACTTCAGTTTTAACAACACTCACCATCATCGGCCTGTCGAATACCATAACACATTCCAGCAATCTTGACAAATTCATCGCACCAGTAAACTCTCCATTCACAATTGTTGGAGTACTACCATCACCAATGTCAATTACAGTGTTGATTGTGTAAAATGTATAAGAAGTCATGTTAATCCTTTTTGCCTTTATATTCTTTATATCCGAAGAAATTCGATTTTGGCATTCTTGTAATTAGAGGATAATTAAGTCCACCGCTTACAGATGCGATTGAACCAGAACTGGTAGCACCGGAAGAAGCATTTTCGTTTACTTTTTTCTTTTTCATATTATTCACCTTTGTTCTTACGCTTTTCGTCTAAGGTAAGATTCTCTAACCCCTTTTCGAATTTACGATAGTCACGGTTCTTAATACTCAAGAACAAACGTCTTGTGAGGTCGTTTGCTACTTCTTCGTCAAAATCTTCGTCAATACTATCCAGTAGATTGATTATCGAATTTATTGCATGATCAGCACGATTTCCTAAACTTTGAAGTTTTTCTTTGTCCGAAGTATAGTTAACTATACTATCCAGAAGATTGTGCTTTTTACTCGACATAATTACATCCTACCATTCAAAAAGTTTCTCATACTAGAAACTTTATCCTCAGCCTTTGGTGTATTTATATCTTGTGATTCAGGAGTACTGTGATTTTGTACATCATTTGTACTAGGTTTATGGGTAACTGTGGTAAGTTTATTCTGTAGAGAACTCATAGCACCGCCAGGAGCTTGTGGAGTACTGAATACATTACTTTTACCAATCATTACCTTCCCACTGTGTTTGAAACCAGTGTTAATTTCCATTTCCTGAACGGTATTAGGATGATCTAGTACTCGAAGTGAGTCAATATCGTAAGACATGATCAAACGAGAACCTACTGCTGAACTATTACGTGTTTTCTGGAAGTCCAGAACCATTTCACCACGATCTTTACGAGCATCAATGTAAATTACGTTATCTGCTGTATAAATCTTGGAAATACCACCAGCAATCTGTGCTTGAGACTTAACATCTTCTCCAGCAACACCAGAACGGTTGAACTGACAAGCTGTGAATACAGTTAGATCCATTTTCATAGCTAAAGCACGTAATTCTTCGGATACGAACTTATCTTTAACGAACGCATTAGACTTATCGTTCGGCCCACAACGATCTGATGTTAACAAATCGAGATAGTCTACACAAACATAGTCAAGTTTTACGCCAGTTTTGATTTGAAGTTCACGAATGTAACTTTCAATGTCGTTGACAGTACTAACAGATTCAGGTAAACGATGGATACGTAATTTACCGTTACTGCGTTCCTCAATTTTGACCTTAGCAGCAGTTTCATCAATATCAACTTTGACTTTATTCTGTGCAGTATTAACCATCATACCATAGATACGAACAGCAACTAGTTCTGATGCTAGTTCTAGAGTGATGTAAGCACCGTTAAGTCCAGCTTTACTGAAGTTAACTGCTAAGTTTTGGAGGACAACTGACTTACCACCACCTGACGCAGCAGCAAAGATTTCTAATTCTTGCTTACCGAAGCCACCAAATAGTTTATAGTCGAAAGTTTCCCAACCAGATTTGAATGTACCTTGTTGTTCTGCCAATTTACGAATAACCGCTTCTGGATCTTCATAAATGTCTAGACCAATATCATTCTGTACTGTTACAAGCATGGCTTCACGAATGAGTTCTTCGATTCCACCATAACGTTTCTGGTTCACCAGTTCCATTCCTTGCTGAATAGCTTGGGCTAGAGCTTTATGACGACAGAATTCACCTACACTATCCAGTACTGCTTGTTGATTCAAATCTGGAACTACAGTTTCAGAATATGAAAAATCGGCATTGTGTTTAATGTCATTCAGTGTAGGAGTAATGTTGTACTTTGATGAATAATCATGTACATATTGAATGCTCGCATGATATTCCTTATCGAAATAGTCAGGCTTCAAAACATTCTTACAACGAACATACAAGTCCGGTGTACTAAAAATTTGCTGTAGCAAATATAATTGATATTGAATATCGTATTTTCTAACGTCCGTGTTACTTACTGCCATTTAAACCTCAAATCCATTTTTCAGTTTGTACTCTAATATCGAATCTATCTGTGTATATACTCTTATGAAGAAGTTGTAAACAGAACAACCTTCCATACTTAGCACATGCTTCATCAAAATCCTTAATGTGACGGATTCCCTCTCCATCACGAACAGCCCCGAAGTCAGGTAATGCTACACTGAATCCGTGCTCGATAGCTTGTTCAATTGTTACTAGACCATCTTTATCACGGTCTGGTACGATAACTATCATTTTACCACGTTCCTGAGCTTTCTTCAACAATTCAATTTGTGAAGTACTAAGGAAGTAGTTATTAGCAGAGATTCCACCCATTAATGCTGCGTCAATCGGGCCTTCTGCTACCAGGATGGTTTGCATCCTGTCATCATTTAGCAAATCGAAGTTATAAAAAATGCTCGTACTCACTTGGTTCCGATAACGATATTCGCTATCTTTGTCAATGTGACGAGCAGTATAACCGATAATTTGTCCATTCATGTAATACGGAATGATGAACCGTTGGAACATGTAAAACTCTTTTGATGGACTCCAGTACAGATCTAAGTCCAACAGATACGGATTACGATCATTGACTGCGTTAACAACTTTCATGAACTCTGGTGGAATATTCGGAGAATTCACCCATTCAAGGAAAGGTTTAGCGTCAGGAGGTAAATCACGTTGTACTATTTTCTGGTATAGTTTTGATGCCGCAGTATCTTGTACTTCGTAATCGCCACTTTCTACCATTTCTTTTGCGATTAGCTTAATGCTAATCATTTCTTTATCCGACGCACCATATGAACGAAGCAAGGATTCCATATCCTTGCTTACATATCTTCCTGGTGTCCAGACTGTTTTTAGGTGACAGTTAAAACAATTATACACAACAGAACCATCATTACGGAACATGTGATTTCCACGTCCTTTCGTATCAGGTCTTGATTGTCCTCTTGTAACACAAGCAGGACAATTGTGTTGATTCCAGCGATCCATCATTGGTGCTGGGTCGTGCATAATTGATGCCATAATGTCTTGTATCTGATTCATCATTCAAATCCTATGTCTGTGTCAGTACTTCGATCATTATACCACAATTTTACAAATCATTCCATTTATCTGCGAATCAAAATCTTAGGGATAGTGTTCAACGGATTATAATCTTTCTTGATTATATTAGGTGGGTAATTTTTAACAATAGGAGGGATAGCAGCTACTACACGAACCCACATAAGTTGTCCGTGGAAGTTAAATGCTCTAATTCCTTCCAATGGAATTGGAATACCGTTTGGATCAAAATCATTCTCAATGTATTCTTTACCATCAAGTTTAATGATGAACCACTTATAGTCTTCAGCATCCTTTGGAGTTTCATTAGCTAGACAACCTTGTAGTTGAACTCTACCAATGAAATTATTGAAATAAAATGCGATAGTACTTAAACCATCTACTAAACCATATTGAGCATCAGCACGAATCGCAGAACTATGCAATACATCGAATTCCCCAATAATACCATTAGAAATAGGTTTATTTTCCTTATCTTTAATTGGTAGATATGAAGGATTCTTTTCTGCACTGATTTCTTGACTTGGTGTAAATGTTGGGGCTGCTAGATTACTGATAGTTAATTCAGCACTAGCTTCAAAGTTTAAACCAGTATACAAGTACTCTGTAGGTTCAATTAGATCTCCATCCATTGTTACCTTAGTAATACTCCAACGGTATTTTGAGCCAACACTTAGGTCTTGTATAACTCCAGCAGGAACCATACAACCATAGTAGACTTTAACTTTATTACTAACAGTTGGTCGTGCTTGTCCAGCTTCAGATACCCATGAAGGTATTTGCTTGTCAAGTACTGTTTCGAAGATTCTAGTATCCGAACGGGCATCAAAGATGCTGAATACTAGATATTGATTATCACTAATCAATGTATATTTTCCATCAGCATTATGTATTGTAAAGCTAAGTGGATTGTTTGCACCTCTATAAATGGTTAGTTTCTGTTGAGAGAAAGGCATATTGAAATTGCCTAGAGAAACTTCATTGTTATAAGGATACATGTAAACGCCATGATGTGCCATGTTAAACCTCGATAAATATAATATACAATTTATACAATATTTATGGAAGTCCTATGAATGAATATAAAACTTATCCGTTCGTGACTATTATTGAACACGACGATATAATCTATTATGGGATTATCAAAATCAAAAGTAAACAATACATGACATTGTACTGCTTCTCTGAGATGGATGAATCCCTTCAAGAAGAACTGCTATTACTAGCTAATAACTGGTGGTGGCAAAGTAATCGAACCATTCCTATTTGCTTATTCATGCAAGAAGAAATGGAAAAATTTGAACCATATACCAAACGATTTAACACTGACCAAGTGAAAGTTCATAGCGGTCCAGTTATTTCTTTAAGTGATCTACCTACTAAACGTATTAAACGTCGCAACGTTGCTCTTAAGAAGCGGAAGTGATGTATTCAACCAATGCGTTTAACTGAACAACAATCATCAAACTATAAGCGTATGCATGAGGCTTTTTGAAGTATCTTAACTTCCGACCTTCAGCATCAAGACCAATACCCTCATAATCCCAAATCACTGCCCTTACTTCATCCCAACTATTCATACTCTGACATTGACGCTTACCTGGACGAATCATAGCAATAAACATTGCCAATTCATCTATGCTTTTAGGCTTCCAGATGTGGAGCAACGTAATGTGCTTCTTAATCTGAGATAGTTCTTCTACGAATTCCGGTACTAATAATAGATCCCAATCAGGCTCTTTGTTCATTAACTCCTTCAAATGATCCCTATCACGAACATGCTCATAAGCCGATTGAGACAGAATATCAACTTTTTGATATCCTAATCTTTCGGCTTCTTTATATTGTATGCTTGATAATCCACTAATTGGATCTACAGGTATATTATCGAAGTGAACACCACTATTGTGTGGGATCAAACCATCTTCTGTAATCTTCTCTACACTTCTAGTACAGGGAAGTTGCTCTATCACTGACTTTCCATCTTTAAAGTCAATATCAATATCAGTTCGAGCTTTACGGTAATTAATAGTTTGAGAACTCTTGTGATCCGTATCCATTCGTTATTTCCTTTAGTCTTTGGACTTCTTGTTTCAACGTAGCAATATCATTAGCCATAATCTTAAGTATGGATGTTTGCTCTTTAATACGCTGACGTAAAGTGAATAACGCTTCTTCATGCTGTCCAATAAAGGTAATAGCCTGTTCGATACGTTTAGGATCAGTAACCTGAAAAGTTCTGTCTCCCATTGTAATCTCGGTAACAGTACCTTGACGCAGGATTGAAAGCTGTGAAGCATTTTCTTTTAATTTCTCTTTCTCAAGAGCAATTTCTGTTTTTTCTTCTTCTGTAAGTTCTGGTTCAGAATAAATTCTTGATTTCATATACCTGCCTCCGTGAGTAAATTTCGTATATCCATTACTTCATCATTGTACCTGATTTGTAAAATCTTGAAGTACGTTGGGTCAATGAATCGAACAAGATACTCTAACTCTGAATCCGAGAAACGGTTCAGTAGTTTATTTCCACTTTCTGGAGAAGCAGCGTAGATAATCCACGGTGATAGTTTACCAGTCTCGAACCACAATATAGCACGTTCAGTACTGACATTCTCAAAGAAATCTGTCCATTCATTATCTGTAGCAACTCCCCATTCCACAATTGCGTTAATAGAACGCTCGATACCTCGACGTGGATGTTCATTACGAATACAGCTAATTACCCATTCTTCGTATGTCTTTTGGGATTTCCATTCATAGACGGTTTTACCACCAGTTAAGACATGCTTGATGAATTGTTCTTTATTTAGAATATCATGAGACAAAATATACTGAGCAAAATCATAGAAGTCATTAAAGTACCTGGATTTTATGAATTGCATCAATGGTTCTTCATTTTTCTTCATCTGAAATTTGTGTGCTTCCATGAATAACATGTACAGACGATATGCCTCACGCATCAATCGGGATTCACGGTCATTATATCGATCACGCTTCACACAATTATGTGTCAGTACTGTATCTTCACGTTTATATTCTTTATCACAAAATCTACATTTAAAAGTAGGGGCTTTAGCAGCCCCTTTTTTATTTGTTGCCATATTTTTCGGTTTCTGCCTTGAATAGTTTTAAGAGTGATTTAATCTCTTGGTCTGAACTACCTAAATCCTTAAGTAGTTCTTCAAAGGTTTCTTTCGTGTAACTGGACAATAATATTTTGTATTCTGCCTCATTCATTTGGACAGATACGGATTCTGGTTGTGTACGTTTAATAATTTCGAAAATATTCTTATCTACATTCTTTAAACCTTTACAATGTGCCAACCAGTTATGAGCACGTTTTTGTGGCCCAATCATTTCTGATACTGAACACATAAGTTGATAGACCAATTCAGGGTGATTCTTCATTTCCCAAAAGTTACTATTAACCATGTCATTCAACATAATCAAATGGTACTTAATTGTAGTACTATCGATCAATGAAATGATTTCATGTCCAGTAATACCAAATTCTTTCATCATTAGTACTAGAGCATCAGCAGATGCCCTATCCTGAACGGCGAATTTGATTCTCCAGTCATATTTTGCGTGTTCATACTTAGCAGTACTGATACATACTCCGTTACCAGTACCGTTGAACTCGTCTTTTAGTTCATTTAGAGCTTCTTTACCGCCGCCTGACCATTTTCCAAAGATAGCTTCTACTTTCTTCGCATTATACGTCAATTGGACTGAATCATCAAGAGAACTAATCCAACGTAATACGATATAAGGCTGGAAATGCTTCTTTTCTTTATCACTTAGGGTTTCATAATACCCATAATCTGCCATGTCAATCTTTTCAAGTAATAGATTCATATCTAACTTGTGATTTGACTCGGACGCTGAATCTTCATCCTCTGAAGATATTGGTAATCCGCTAAAATCGAACATTAGTCACCAATTCCTAAAAATAAATCTTGGATTTTTTCATTTTCATCTGCAAAATATACACATGGTGGGTTTGTACCATTATGAAGGGGTACTGCTAGAAGGTTTTTCTTCGGAAGCATTGGAATTTGCCACTTAGTTGTTAATGTGAATACTCGAAGTACTTTAACTTGCTCATATCGTGGATACATTGAGCGAATAGGATTGTAAACGAAAGCACGAGGGTCTTTCATATTCAAAATATTCTCAATAGTACACATCTCCATCATACCAGTATCTTCATCTCCTAGCAAGATTTGCCATCCGAGAGGAACCTGGACAATGTGATTTCCAATTTGTAAGTCAGCACTAATACTGTTAAACGAAACTGTATTCAGAATATGTTTAAAGTAGTAATCAGCATCTTCGACCGAGCTTAGATCTAATACGCAGTACATTTCTTCTGGAATGGTATCAGTAACCAAATCCATTTCAAATGCATAATTTTCAGGGGTTAATACGTTCATGTGAATTCCTTAGTAGTAATTGTCGTCATCATCTTCGTCAGAATCCAGATAATAATCATTGTCATCATCGGAACTGCCGTAGAACTCCAATCCATAGGTTTCACACAATTCTTGAATCTTGTCTGTGTCAGTATCAAGGTACGCATCGAAATTACCAGTTACACTAATAACATCAATGTACGACTTTCCATCAGTACTAGCATAGATAATATCATATTTGCGTTCTTGATCAAATTTATCATCCAATCGAGCTTTAATGTCGTAGATGTTGACCCAAGAATCACCGTTACAATCGCAACGGTACACATAGGTATCTGTAGTTTCCAGTTCTGGAATGAAGTCTACTGAGAATACCATGTCGTCAATCATTGATTCTTCCGTTATCAGGTCATCAATGATTTCTAAAATTTCAGTTTCGCCAATAAAGGCAATACTTGATCGAAGTTCCATTTCAAAATATCCTTATTATTTTGTTTCGTCTATATTATAGCACAAAAATGCTACTCATTCCATTTTTTCCCAATCTTCCACTATCATTTCGACATATGGATACTGGACTTCTTTATAATAAGCTATACGTTCTCTAGAGTGCTTAGCACTGTACTTATTAGAACCGCATATATCATAAATTTCAACATGGTCTTTATCTTCAGCACGGCGTAGACCACGACCGATACTTTGGATAGTACGAACAAAACTTTTTCCTGGCTCGATAAGTACTACATTGTAAAGACGACTAATACTAATACCTGTACTCGCAACACCATAGGTAGCGATAAGTATCTTATTGTCAGCCCAACGTATCTCACCATAGGATGCTTCACGGTCTTTCTTCTTAGTATCACCACGAACGAACTCAGACCTTGGGATACCTAAAGCATCACAAAGAAGTTCACCCGCCTCTAGCCTATCAACTAGTACTAGTGTGTTACCAGATTCCGCGATTGCTGCTATCAAAGTAGCAATATAGGACATTCGATCCTTATCAGTAACTAAGTACTTTAGTTCTTCCTGATAATTACCAAATTTTAGAGCACTTTTTAGTTTAATGCAGTTCACATTACAAGTACTGAGAATCTTCTTATCCTGTAGCTCTTTCGCTGAGATTGTGTATATAACATCACCGACATTACATTTAATCTTAGCTGCTAGTACTGGATCTTTAGGAATAGTACCTGTTAAACCCCAACGTAGGGGAATGTTACGCATTACTTGGCCTAGTACTGCGTGTAATGCTTCTGCCGCACTTGTATGTGCTTCATCGACAATTACCGCAATTACACCATTAATGAAGTCATGAACATCTTGTTCAGTAAGTTCCACTTCACCTTTCTTTGTCTTTTTCCACAAAGAGTTTAATGATTGCCAAGTTGTAATGGTATGCTGATGACCAAGTTCTTTCTTGTCACCATAGAATACACCAGCATCTAATCCGACCATTTCATAGTCATTATAGGTTTGCTGAACCAAGTCTTTGTTAGGTACGATTACAATACTACGACCGTACTTCTCAACTGACTTAGACATTGCTGCGGTGATTAGTGTTTTACCGGAGCTAGTACTTGCCAATAGTAATCCATGAGGATTCTGGAGGCAAGTGTTTACTGCGTTCACCTGATGTTCACGGAGGATAATTTTCTTACCTTCCATGTGATGACCCGCTGGGAATTCAACATAATCAAAAATATTTTCATCAATCGCATCGAACTCAAAATCGTGTTGAATACGTTGATCATCAATTTCGATCATTACATCATGTTTTTCAAGAATTGGAAGTAATTGATCCAACATGTGGTAGTGTGTACTACCACCCATATTCATAAAGTTTACCTTACCATCCCAACGACCCATACGACCCGCTGGGGTGAATTTCGCATATGGTAATACATAAGATACTTTACGAATCATTTCTTGACGAACATTAGGGGCAAGCCCCTCAAATTTACAGTTAACTTCATCCTGAAGTATTAACTTACAAGTTCCACTCATTCCTTGAGTCCTTTATTTGTTACTTAGTGTGGTTGTTCATCCACATTTATTTCCGTATCTTCGAACGTTACCAAACCAGCATCAATACGTCGAGTAATTTCGACTTCTACAGTATGAGCAAGGTCAGCATCAAAGTTTGGCATTTCAGGATTCATTACATCCATGTTCATAATCATCCATTCCAGATAATTCATGGGTACATCTTCCATAGCCCAGCCTTTGTGCTTACCAATAGTCATAGTACTGTAACATATTGGGGTATTAGCTAGTGATACAACTTGTGAACCAATATCCTTACTGGTATCAATCAAGTTACGTTCGATGGCTATATTTACTAAGTGAGAAAGTACCTTATATGTCATATATACATCGTCTTCAGCACTGTGAGGAACGATTTTATGAGTACAAGTCTTATATAACTCAAATTTGAACCATAAGAAGCTCAAAGTAAGGTTTTTAAACTCGGTATCTTCAGCAAATAGCTTTTTAGCTAGTTTCAAAGTACAAATCCAGCTATCGTCGTTCTCAAATTCAGGAACTACCTTAGAATTAAGGTGCTTTACTGTGTTTTTCTGTAACATTCGACGGTCAAACTGCACGTTGTGTCCTACATAGTACTGTTTAAGTTCGAATAACGGATAAAATTCAGAATGTTTATCTGAATATGATTCTTCGTTTGCTAAATCTTCAGTTGTAATGAAGTGTACCGCTGATGCTCCAGGTGGAACATCATGCGTTGGTTTGAAACGGGTTGTATAATTATAAACGTCATCAAATGAGTCATTAGAACTCACTGGAAACGACGCACTGAACTCAATAATGTCTGAATCGTCATCAGTACCAGTTGTTTCAGTATCTAATATCATAACATTATTGTAAAATTTGTCAAGCTCTGTCATTAGCTTTCTCCAAAAAGCAAAAAGGACGCTATAAGCGTCCTTTAATTAATCTAATCGTGCGTCTTCGATTCCAGCAGTTCGAAGTTTAACAATGTTGTTCAACTGAAATGCTTTCATCTCTAACGATTTTACTATTCCTAGCAATTGGTTTCGGATATAGGCTACATCTGAAATCAAAAGTGAAATAGCAACAACATCTGGATCACCTTCTACGTACTTTTTACAGTCCGATGAAGTAAGCTGACGCTTATAGTGTTCAAGAAGTTGTTTAAATTTCTCGGATTCAAGTTGTTTTAACTCAATTTCCAAGACTTCAAGTACTGTTTCGACTTGTTGGAGTTGGCTGAACCGAAGTTCGTGATAAGCTGGCAATTTTTGAGACAGTGTTTCAATAACACCAGATTGCTTTACTTCACGCCTGGCGTCTTCTAACTCATTTTCAAAGAAATCGACCATATCGACTATCTTTGATTTATCATCTTTGATGATCCAATGCCATGCTTTAGCCATCTTAATCCTCTACTACGTCTACAATAGTTTCTTCAATATCTTCGACGTTATCTAAATCAATATCTGTACCGAAATCTTCATCACCTTTATCTGCTTCAGTTACTACAGCAACTAATGGATGGCGATTAAACTGACCCATAATTAAGTCTAGGCAAGAATTGGTATTCTTTTCCCATGCTTTACGGAACTGTTTGATTTCTTCACCAGTATCAATGTCAACATAAACTAGGCTATTACCTGATTTAGTTACTAGACCACGTTTTTCGAACATATCTAATAGACCACTGTAAGGGTTCATACCAGTATTGTAAGGGATTTTGATTTCCACATCTTCGAATGGTTTGTTATAACGTGTTTTCATGATTTTACATGCCGCACGAATACCATTTACCTGAGATACTTTGTTTCCGTCTTCATCTTCTTTTAGTTTTAGTTTACGCATTGCCACCATAATAGATGAAGCATATACGAAACCAGCACCACCAGAAACTTTAGGATCTGGATCAAACATATCTTGAGATGCGTAAGTATGGTTAGTAGCAATTAGTCCGATATTTAAATCACCGAACATGTTTACGCAGTTCGTTACCAATGCTTTAAGTTGTTTAGCTTTACGACCCATGTCACCTTTCATATCACCATTCTCGAACTGAGCGGTTTCTGTAGGTGTCATTAACATACCGAGTGAGTCAATTACGAATAGTAGCTTTGGACGTTCTTCACGTGGAAGATCACCGAACTGATCACGATAGTCTTTTACAACATCAGCGATTAGTTTTGCTACGTCATCAATCATCGCAGCGTTAGCTTTGAACATCATTGATTCATCAGTATCTACGCCTAGATCTGTTAACCACTTATCATCAAGTGCGTTTTCAGAGTCAATTACGTATGGGTAGATGCCTTGTTTTTGTGCTTCGCGGATTACGTTACCGGAAACGATATAAGATTTACCAGCACCAGACTCACCAGCGAATACAGTTACTTTCCCAAGTGGAATACCATTGTGAAATTCACCGCTGATAAGATAGTTCAATGCGTAGTTACCAGTACTAATCCAAGTGTCGGGATCGTGAAATCCGATACTTACACCAGTCATTTTCTTGATACTATTTGAACTGTTTTTGATGATGCCAGCTAAACCAACAGACGTTTTTTTCATATTATCTCTCCATGAAATGAAATCGGGGCAAATCCTTTGCCCCAATAAATTTAACTAATTAGTTACCGCTTTTAGCCTTTAGCTTAGCTACTAGATCTGCTGGAGATAGTTTCTCTTTTGGTGCTGCTTCGGTTGAAGCTGCTGGAGTCTCTACTTTCGCAGTTTCAGTTACTACTGGCTTGCTTTCTACTACTGGTGCTGTTTTAACAGGTGCAGTTGTAGTAGCTGCTGGTACTGAAGTTGGAGTGTCTGTGGTAGAACCAGTTGCTGGTTTCTGAACACCTGCTGGACGATAGAATGCCGCCCAACGTGCTGGATCATATGCTTCGCCGTTTACGGATGCTTCGAACATCTCTTTGATAGCGATTAGTTCCTCTGGAGTTGGCTGTTTAGGCATGAACTCGCTAAGGTTGAATAGACCATATGTTTCTACAGCGGTGCGTTCGTCTTCGTTTAGTGGACGCTCGGAGAATTTGAACTGAGATGCGTCATAGTTGTTGAATCCACCAGCGTTTTTAGACTTGATCACACGGAAATCACGACCATGTTCAAAATCGGTTGGTAGTTCTTCTACATCAGGGTTCATTAGGATTGATTTGATCTTTTCGAACAAATCTTTGTTCACTAGAACGCGACGGATTGGGTTCTCTGGAGCGTTGTCATCTTTGACTTCTACAGAGTTTGGAGCTACTAGGCATTGGAATAGATAAGATTTCTTTTTCCAGTACTTAGAGGCTTGTTTAGAAAGATCTTCGTTTCCAGTTTCTTTAGCGATTTTATACCACTGACGAATCTCGGTAAGAATCGGGCAAGAATTTGCTACCCACATTTCGTTACAAGGTACTTGTAGACGCACTTTATCAGTGTGTACACCTTTAACGCCGTTGAATTCGAGATTAATCATCTCACGTTCACGCCAGAAGTACTGGTTATTGTGGTCGCCGTCTGGAAGAAAGCGTAGGTTAAGATCAGCATTCTCTGGAATGTTCCAGAAAGCTAGGAATGCATCCGGTTGGCGTTCGCCAGTGAATGTTCCGTTTTTTACTGCGTCTTGTTTTGCTTGTTCTGCTGCTAATAGAGCACGAATTTCTGCTAATGATGCCATTTTGATTTCCTTATCAATTTGTTTCTTTGTTACTAAGTTTTGCTTCTTTGTTTGTCATTGGCTCCTTGCCGCTGACATTTCTATTATACCACAATTTCTTGTGGCGTTTCATCTTTTTTCCGTTTTTTCGTCACGGTTGACTATCCAAGTTTTCGCTTGGTTATGAACATTATACCACAAAAGGGTATAACGTTTCATCTATTTATCGAACAGGGTTGGGAGCTTTTACTCGCTCCCGTTAGCCCATTCTTCCAAATTTTTAAGTTCAGGTTCAACGAGTACTTCTTTCTTCGCTTTATTCCTTCCTAATACCGAGTTGCCTAATGCTATAATGAACTGAGCATCTTGTGGCATCATACATGGTTTAGTACAGATGTTCTCTAACACTTCTTTTACTATTGGGTCTTGGATAAGTCCTGCTATTTGATTACCAAACATCAGTACTTTATTTTCTTCATCCGAAGGTTCCATATAAAAGTCACCGTCAACCGGAACACATCCTAAACATACTTTTTTGATCGCTGAACTAATATCCTTCGGTTCATATTCACCAGTAATGTTACTTTGAGCTGTATTTAAGTATGCTGGTAGTTTAGAACACTCTTGCATTAGATGATGACGAGCAAAAGTTCTGTTATTATTAGCATTATCGGACATAGAGCTTAATTTGGTTGCATAATCATCTATATACTTATTCCCTACACGTGGTACTAAAGCTAGATTGCGTAATGAATCCGCATATCCTTTTGGAGTACTAGAACGTTTTAAGAAATCCTTGATAGATTTAATATATTGCATAGCTTTGTTAGCCTGAACGACTTTGCCGCTAATTTCTAAGTCAGAAAGTAGTCCTTTAAGGGAATCTAAATCCTGAGCATAAGAGTCCAAATGAGTACTGAATCTGTCTCCCCATTGTCCACCTTCATTAAGGTGATGGGTCATTGCTTTAGCAGCAAATAGATTGTTAGTACTCATTCGGCGACGTTCACCATTACACTCAACGAAAACTTCTTTAACGTTGCGAGTACGGGAACCTCTAATTTCTTCTTGCACTCTCATACTATGAATAACTACCATTTTAGCTCGTGGTAGTTGATAGTAAGAACGCATTGCTGAGCCAGTTAAACCTTCCATCAAAGATTCTTGAATCTTTGTTTCTTCCATATTACGCATAGCAATATGAGAGAATTTTTTAGGTAGATTTCCTGTCCCAAAATCATATATGGTAAATCCATATCCGTACTGGTTAGCTGTACTTTTAATACGCTCCAGTACTTCTTTTGTTTGTTCATCTTTTACATCGTTGGATTTCCAAAGATAAACTTCTGGTCTAATCGTAGTTTCGGATTCATCAGGTACTTGTATCATGAAATTAACTGGCATTACATAAAACCACTTAGCTTCAGACGGAGTAATAGTTCCTGTTCCTTCGTCATCAAACATTGTTATTTGATAACCATACGAAGGGGCAGCAAGTACTTTATAAATGTCCGAACAAAGAACTCCTTGTTTCATTGATGTTCTCCTTCAAATCTGTATAGATGTATTTATTAGCGATTATAGGATACCAGTATAGATAGCGGTTGATATAATTGACCGTCATCTAGTGTTTCACTGATAACTTGTGCGGTTCTGTCTTCGAATTTAGCAATAATATCGACCATACGCACGATTAGCAATGTAGCACTAACCAAGTCATCTTTACATCCTAATTTAGCTTTATAGATACCATCATCCATACCAGCTTTGATAAAATCATTCAACTGACGGTGTAATTCAGTACTGGCAACTTCCATTCTAAAGGTTTCCATTAGTTTTTGCATGTGGAAACACGCAGTCTTTTTAGTAGCTTTAGTTGTAGTCATACCCTTACGAATACGTCCGGTTCTTGTTCTCTTAGGTTCGTTAATTAATGTGCCAGGGAAGCGTTCAACACCTAGATTTGTAATCTCTAGTACTGCTGCTTCACCTATGGTGTTATTTTCTACTGACCAGAACAGATGATCCTCTACTTGTCGAGCACCTTTTTCTTCCATTCTAGCAGCAACTTCACTTAAAATTCTATGTAATAGCTTAATCTGATTAGGAATGCTAGTACTGTTATTCTTCCACTCCGCAACTTGACGAAGTGTAGGTAATTCATAAACTTGAATAGCGGCATCATCACCACCAGTACCACCTGACGGATCAAGTGCTACAGCATAGGTACAACCGTATTCAATATCTTTAAACCAACGGACTTCATCAGTACGTTTTACTGGATCACGAACAAAACGGTTCTTAATCTCTGTAAGTTTAACACTGTTGATCAAGGTTTCTTGATATGTTACGAACTCGCAGTTATACTCACGACGAAAACGTGATGAACCTAGTTTGTATTCTTCTTTATCAGCCCATTCTTGGTTACGGTCTGGATGTTTATCCCATGTTACTTTAATACCACGGAAACCATTAATACCTGGACCGTCATCATCTAGTTCAACAACTGTACCGTCTTCATCTTCAAAGTCATGCTTTTGTGATTCGAACCAAATAGATGCGAACTGATCATACTCGGTGTTAGGAGTACTGGAAATGATACATCCACCACCAGAACCCGCTAGAGTTGGTGATACCGCAGCCCAAAAGTTTGATTGATATGATTCTTGTACGAACGCAAATTCGTCAAGATACAATAGGTCAACTGTTAGACCACGTGCTGCTTGTGGAGTTGTAGCACGAGCAATGATACGTGATTTGTTTTCGAACTTGATAGTAAGTTCGTTGTACTTAGTAACACCATCACGGATATGGTCAGGACACATTTCATATGCGAACTTAATACGATCCATGATTTCTTGTGCTGCTGATTGTACGTTCCCCATCAACAGAATTGTTTTTGTTGAATTGAACATAGCATACCACAATAGGTAAGCTGCTACAACCGTTGTTTTACCCATCTGACGGGCAGTGAGCATAATGTTGTTTTTGTTTTCGATGAAGTTACGTATCATTTCCTTTTGGTATTCAAAAGGTTTGAAAAGTGCTTCGCCACCCTTCGTTTGAATATAAACAAAGTTCTCAATAAAGAATAGAGGATCTACAGTACAACGTTGTAGATCGTCAAGCATTTGTTGCGTATATACTACTTGCGTTTTGGGTTTTTTCGTGACGGAATATTCATCGTCATCATTAAAGTTATCTAAATCAAAATTAGACATGTTAAGTTCCTCTTGTACACCCGTACTTCAATAAGAAGTCGGCGTTTCCAAGACTATTTAGCTTTGTCAAATACCAATTTTGAGTTAGGTTCGCATCACAGTACCACGGATAGGTAGTTAATGTACCAACTTTCTCTAATTCATGTTCTTCTGGAGGCAAAAACGTATTTAAAATGACATAATTATATCCACCAGGGGCTGTAAGTCTGAAAACTTCAGCATTTCCTGGACCCAAATAAGGACTATCATAAAATATGGTATCAAAATGATTTCCTCGCATCTGTTCTTTGGTAGAACAGAAATGAAAGTACGATTTGTTGTCAAATTTAATGTACTTTTCAGTACTTCGTTCTATTGAGTATCGTGTTTGTGTATTATCCCATTTTTGTACTACCATTTGGTACAAAGTATAAAATGTATTCTTTATATCTCTTGCCATCATAGCACTAGGTGCGTTAAACGCAATACTACTGCCAGGATAGAACAATGATTTCCATAATGCGTATATACAGCTTATAGTTGTTAATCCACAACCTCTATGACCCAATATATTTTCAGTTTTACCAGTTTCTAAGCTCAAAAGCTTAGTCATCATATCAAACTGGAACCCTTTGAACTCAAAATCGAGATAATTCATCATAAAATAGAATATATCATCCCGACAGAGTACGTATTCCCTGATATTATTCATAATCTTCCTTAAAAAGTACTGCCAATAGGCAGTACTATATCCATTTATAGTTGTTTTAACGTATAAGTTACATCCATATAGGACTTAAATGGCCCATATAGTGCTTCTGTATTGTTTCTTTCATTATAAATGTCCACACTAAGGGTTAAACGTGGCAAATATGTTCCGTTTTCCCCTCGAACAAGCCACCATCCAGGATAAAAACGCTTTTTAGAGCGTTGACTCTTACGAAAAGAGCCTATTCCTAGTGGATCATCGTTCTGAATGTCGATAATGTTGTCAGTATCGTTAATAGGATACTCACCCAAGGCTTTTGATGTATTAGTACTGTCAGTTACTTCAATTTCAGCATAAGTAAATTCTTCACCTAATGCTTCTTCGAGTTCTTTAATGTTACTGAACTTCAAAGCACCCTCTGAAGTAAAGAACTCAATACCAGTACGCTCAGTAGTACCTTCATCGTAATTCACTAGAATACCCATCTTGTCACCAGTATTGGTTTCAACAATGAATGAGTACTCAGTTAGAATTTTTAAAATAGCCATTATTCATCCTTTTTTGCGAACAGTCTAACGTAAGATTCTGGTGAATTTTGTACATGCACCAGTTCATATTTAGCTGCGAATCTTAGGAAGTGTACACCCACCATTGGGATGTTTTTAACACCACGACCAAAGATAACTTCGTCCATTAGGTCGATAATTTCTTGTGGTTGTTGAGTTAGGTCTACCAATTTACGGTTATGTTCGTACTGTTGACGTACAGTTACTTCTTCACCATCATGACGAACCCAATTTGTGTTCATGAAACTGTTCCACGCATAACCTTGAGCTACACGGTCTTCATATGCTTCACGAATACCAACACGCTTTTTAGTACTTTTCATTGGAGCACCAGGATAAGCACTGAATACGTTATCTGAAGTATCGCCACGGATACATTTCTCGAACAAAATAAATTCAGGATCAGGAATTGCCAACGCATTACCTTTCTTATCTTGAACCAGTTCACCTTTCAGATCAAAAATACCTTGAATGGTATAGATTTGTTCCTGAACTGGATTATACTGTTTCACATTATGATTAAGTAATTGTTGAAAGTCGGTATCAGTACTGAGGATGATGTGCTGATCTTCTGGATGGGTTTGAATCCAACGAGCGATATAGTCATCTGCTTCACATTTAGAAGAACGAAGTAGAGTACTATTAGTTTTCGCATCAACGAAGTCCAAGAAATCATTAATCATTTCGAACATCAGTTCTGATTCTTCTCTTTCTTCTTGAGTACGAGTACTAGCTTTATCGACGCGGTTTTGTTTATAGAATGGGTCATAATCTTTACGCCATGAACGACCTTCCGCACAAAATACAGCATGGTCGGCTTTGAAAAGATCATCCATCTTACGTAAACCGCTAAGTGTGATGTGTAGTGCTAATCCAACTTTTGTCCATATATCGGATGAACGTGAAGCCACGTTAATAGCACGGTGGAAACAGTTTTGTGTGTCCACGAGTAGATATGTTTTATTCATTTGGAACTCCATTTTCCATAATTTACTTCATTATACCACATTTTCCAAGGTGGTTTCACATAAGAAATAAATAGTTGCATATAAACATTTTGATTAAATTTTTTACGTTATTAATAGTAACGAAAAGGATTTGATAAATAACATTAAGCAGGTCAGTGTACCTGCACCAAATTAACAAGGAGATTTCTTATGAGTCTTAATTCTTTTGATCGTAACTATGGTATGTCTGCTAATAGTCGCGAGTTTTGGGGTGGTGATAACGGTTTCGTAACTGTTGTTATTACTCTACCTACTGATGTAGAAATCGGTGTTTCAACTGTTGCTTTCGACGGTACTGAAGCTGGTGATAACGCTGCTCAAACCGCTCTATCTGCTGCTGAGAAAAACCAATTCATCATCGCTCAAGCTCTTGCTCAACGTGCGGTTCTAGTAACTACTTCCGCTTTGTCTACTGATGTTGATCCTACTGTTTCTGGTTTTGAAACTGTTGGCGGTAATGTTATCGCTTTCGGTAAATCCGGTACTCTAGCTGATGGTTCTTTCGGTATTACTTACATCGTTGAACGTCAAGACGTGTTCACAAAACAAGATGGCAAACCAGGTTCTACCTACGCTCTAGTAGTTGATCCTACTGTTGAAATCGCTACCAATCTAGCACAAGCTGGTGTATTCCAGAAGAAAGACGGTACTCCTGCTCTTGCTGCTGCTGTTGGTATCAAAGTGTTCAAAGCACTTCCAGTACTACTATAATTTCAAGGAGAATAAAATATGTTAGAACGTATTAATGGTTTCTCCGAATCTGGAGTACTAGGTTATTTCTATGGTAAGAACGCTCTAGTTTCTATCGCTATCGGCGGTGCTTCAAACGTAGTTGTTAAGGTTACAGGTGCTGTAGCATCATTCGTTGAACTACAACGTTTCCTAAACACTGAAGATGTTGATGCAATCGTAGAATTCCTAAACGACAAAGGTGTTGTTCGTGTTGATGGTACTGCTTTCGTAGCTGTATCTCTAGAAGCTGACTACACCGCTGCTTATGCTGCTCAGACTAACGTTAAACGTGTGATTGACATTGTTCAACAACGTGCGGTTGTTCTAAGTACTTCCTTGACTGCTCAAGGTGTTGCTGTAGCTGGTTTCCGTAATGCACCATCAGGTGTTACTGCTGCTGCTTCTGTAGCTGCTTCAAACGTTATTACTTTCCTAGTAGAACGTGCGAATGTGTTTGATAAAGACCTAGTAACCTTCCAAGGTGTTCCAGCTAACCAAATCGACGAAGGTCGTCTACTAATTGATGATCTAACTGGTGTTCCAATGCTAACCAGTACTGGTACTGAAGTAATTCTTGCTTCTTCCGCTACTGCTGCTGCCGCTGGTAACTTCGCGATTAAAGTATACAAAGCTATCCCAGCATTGTCTATCTAATAAATCAAAACGAAAAAAGGACGCTTTATGCGTCCTTTTTTTTTATTCGTAGATTTTGAAATTAGGATCAATAGAACCAGTCTGTTGATTCATTTCGTCGTTTACGCTTGTTAGCTTTGTGTCATAGTCACCGCTATAATCTTCTGTTGCTAACTTCCGACCCCAATCTTTAATAAAGTTGTCGATAATCTCATGTTCATCATTACCTGGATGACCTTCAGCACGTAACTTTTTCCAGAAATGTTCATTATAATCGAAAATCATACTAAGTTCATTACTTTCCTCGTTGAACTCAACATCAAATGCGAACCAAGGCTCACGCTTAAATGTTGCTAATTCTTTCTCGTATTCGTTCTGAGTAATTTCTTCGTACTTTAATGCGTATTTCAAAGCTGCTACGTACTTCTTATCTTCATCCTTGATTAGTTCAACGATTTGTTTATCGTATTCCTTTTCATCAATTTTGTGGAACTGAAGATCCAACTCCAACTTTTTCAGTACTACAGTGTCTTTTCCAATCACTGCGTGTTTGAATTCCAAATCAACTTTATTCACTTCAAATTCATACTCAGTGAATTCTCCATGATTGTATCGAATTTCATTTTTAGCTACGTCGCGGTCATGAAGTGTGAGATATAAAATATCCGCACGTTTCAAGTCAGCTTCTAAGCCTTCAAAATGAAAATCAATTAACGCAAGCTCTTTAGCTTGACCTTTTAGACCCCAATGTGAAGGGTAAATCCAGAATGGTATAATTCTTTTAGCCATTTTTCTTCCCAAATATATCACCAATTTTCATAACATAGAAGTTTTTATTATCATCTTCTAGTGGCATATTTAGTGAAGATTTTCCAAAAACAACAGTGTCGCCAACTTCGAGGTTATGTTCCTCACGTGTACCATCATTCAATACACGTCCTGGACCAACTGTAATAACAGTACCAGTACATGGCGGCTCAACTTTAGTGAGGATTAATCCACCTGAGCTTTTGGTTGTATTGTCGATTAGTTCAACAATAACGTAATCATTAATTGCTTGTAAACTCATATTTGACTCCATTCAAATTTAGTATCGTCCAGTGGTGTTGAACCAGTTACCCTTGTACCTAAAGGTTGTTCCTTTATCTCCAGGGGTAAAAAGTTCTAGTTTCATGCACTGTTCCGTACCGCACTGTTCGCAATCATAAGTCATCTTTTCTCGATCATCATATTTGACAATCTTATCAATGCTATGTTGACAGTCTTCTTTTTCGCAACGGTATGTATATAGTGGCATGTTTGTATCCTTTTAAACAGTAATTTTTCTTGATTCTTCTAGTGCTTTGTAATACGCTGCTTTAGCAATCGGATTAGATTCAATAACACTTAGTGCGTCTTCATTCGGCACACCAGCAAAGATTTGTTGTGTACTATTTACTGTCTCAAAACCTTGACGTACTTCGTGAAGTGTACGAGGGAAGAAGTTCATGAAAGAACTATCAACTGATACGTTCATGTATTCTAGTCCACTTACAGATTCAGTGTGAACGTGACCGTGGATATTCTTTTTACCACGTAGTTCTTCAGGATGAATCGGTGAGTGTGACAACCAGAATTCTTTGTACTTCATTAATGCGTGTACTTCATCAAACGTTTCACAAAGTTTCTTAGTACTGATGTATTCTGAACAGTGATTACCAAGAATCAGAATTTTAGTACCAGGAAGTTCTTTGAAGAATGGTAGATACTTTTCATCAAAGACAGCATCGCCTAAGATAAACATAGTATCACGTTTTGTACAGGTTTCAGCGAGGATGTATTGAAAGTACAAGTCATTATGTAGAGTACTTTCAAAGACTGGACGGTATTTCCAGATATTTTTGTGACCCATATGGGTATCAGCGATAAAACGAGGGGTACTCATAATAATTTTCCAAATAAGAAAAGGGAACCGAAGTTCCCTTATATAAATTAGCAACCACTTACGTAGATGCTATAAACAGCGATACCAGTATCAACAGTTACGTTCATCATACCAGTTTTGGTGAATCCCATTGTCTTAGATTCAGCACTGGATACGCGGTTCAGTGCTTGGAATACACGATCAATTGGATAACCGTAACCTTTGGTTAGATCACCTTCAGTTTTAGAGAACTGTAGGGTTCCTGTATGGTTGTTTTTATTCTTTTCACCAACGTAGAAGTATAAGCTGTCGTCCTCAGTGTAGGGAGTGACTAAAGCAGAGAAAGATTTAAACACGCCTGAGAAGCTTTTTAGTTCATTAACCTTTGCGGCACTAGGTGTAACCTGTACATCATATGGTTGGTCAGTGAATCGTGGTTGGTTCGGAATATATTTTTCCGCAACTACTAGATAGTTGGTATTTGCTTCGTCGGAATTGAAGGTCAGGCTTTTAACAACACCATCTTTCGCATTCACGCCGATTTTAGTACTTTCAGTCTTATAGACATTCAGGTTTAGTAGACCTTGAAGCATTCCAAGATTACCAATACCGAAACGACCTACAACTTCAGGTACGTCTTCTTTAGTATATGCTCGCATAACTAAATTTTTGTCAGAAGTATAAGCTTCCATATAAACACGTTGGCCTTCGCCACGATCTTCGCTTGAAATAGCGATACAATCAAAGTCAATTCCAGCGGTGGTGTTTACCAGGTCGCGTAGTACGTCACGTAATTCCATTTGTTAATTCTCCATGTTGTTAACGGGTACATTATACCATATAATTTCTACCCGTTTCATCTTTTTTTAAACGTTTCTTGTTGGTGTGGTGTTTTGAGCAATCACACTAAGGTAATCAACCATTTCTTTATTGGATGAATTTGATAAGAATCCAGTACCAGAATAAGAATTACCATCACCACTTACTGTAGTACCTTTATATTGCATCCAAGACGCATCTCCAGTACCTGTACCATAAGTATACAGTGGTTTTTGCTCGTTGTAGTACCAGATACCAGGATCTGGACGACCAAACGGATAAGATTTATCATTGTAAGGCCAAGATGTTTCTTTCTTTGGAACTTCTACAATTTTGATTACTTCTTTCGTTTTTTGTTCGATCTTAAACAGGGCGACGATTTTATCGCCCTCTTTAATAGATCCAACCTTTGTAAAACCAGCAGCAGTTAGTACATCTTCTTCATGTTTACTTTCAGCACGAATAATATCGTGCTTACCGTTAGAAAGAAGTGCTTCACCAATGCGTTCATAAATGTTAGACATATTTTTTATCCTTTATTACCAACCGAAGAAACCAGTGTTTAATTCGATTGAACTCTTTTCGTCTATAGCAATATCCATATCCAGAATACCGAAGATATTACCCAATTTCTTTGTCAGTACTGCCAATTCCATAGCATCATCATCGAACGGAAGTTCTAGATACCACTCTGGTAAGTAATCTACACAGTCAATTGGATAACCAATCTTCTTAATACCTAATGGATTCGGTTTTAGGTCACAAACAATTACTTTAGTACCGTCTGTTGCTTCTGGAACTGATTTATCATCGTTCAAATCACGAAGTTTGTTCCATTGAATAGCGGCTAGTACGTGTCCTACCTTACATTTACCTGTATCCTGGTATTCTTTCTCTTTATTGGTATAGTTTTTCACTGTTTTTGGTGAACCTTTCTCAATACTTGGCTTGTCTTTGAACTCTTTCTTGAACGCACGAACACGTTTACGTAGTTCTTCTTCAGTTTCACCCACCAGCAACGCAATTAGCGTTTCTTCTAGGAAGTTCTGGATGTATTTTGGTGTGTCTGAACGTTTAATTTCAAGACCCATAGCTTTGATTTTACCAGGTTTACCATCCACATCTAAACGGAACCCATCTTCCCAATATTTCAGAATAGCATAACGCTTCTTCTTCAAGAATAAACCACGAGAACCAACCATTTCTAAGTCAGCACCAACGATTTTACCCTTTTCAATACCAGTATTAAAGGTTTGATCCATAAATTCAGGGAATGATGCACCTACAGTGTCACCAATCATTTGATAAAGTTCTACAACTTCATCTTTAGACATTTCAAATGGAATGTCATTCTCTTTGTAGTAATGTGCTACGCTGAAATACACGGAATCCGTGTCACCATATACAACTACACCACCACTATGATCGTATGTTTCAGTACATACTTCATTAATCTTACTCGCCATGTGCTTAGTCATGCTACGACCAGTTAATGTAACTGATTGTCCTAGACGTTTGTCGAAGAAACGTGAACCTTTGTTCAACAACGCACCATATAGTGAGTTTAGAAGAATCTTACGAATCTGTTGGTTCTGTTTCCAGAACGCAGACTGAGTTTTACAGTACTTTTTATCGGAATCTTGTACGAATACACGACCATTCTCTAAACGCATACCATTATCAGCGATAATCTTAGCAAGTTCAGCATAATTCTTGTCAGCAAGAGCTAAACGCATCAGATAAATCGGATCACCTTCGTGCAAGTTCGTTTTATGGATACCAGCACCAAATTGTAGTGATTTTAGTACTTCTTCAAGTTCTTGTAAAGCTTCTTCTGGCATTTCCCAACCATCTGTTGCCAGGTGTTTGTAGTCAATAACCATTTTCTGTTGTGCTTTACGTTCTGAGTACCATACTGTAAGAATTTCTGGAATTACACCGTACTTAGTCTTATCAAATAGAGTACCGTTCGCACTTAGTACGATAGTACTGTCTTCACTAAAGATAATATCATATAATTCCGCACCTGTAGCTTGGAAACTTGTACCATCTTCTAGATCTACAGTAATGATTTCGTCAGATTTCTCACGAACCATTGTAAATTCAACACTTGCGAACAAACCGTGCCATGCTTCAGTATATTTCGGCTCAAAACGTCCTTTTCCGCGATAACGCTGACGTTGTTCCTCAATACGTGCTGCTAGATAAGCTTCAGTATAAGTTTGACGTAGTTGACCAAGGATACATTCAGTACTCATGCCTAAAGCACGTAGAACTGTTGGATATAGTGAGTTAAAGTCCGTACAACCTAACCAATCAATCAATCCTAGTACTGGATCTTGTACCCAAGCACCAGCAGCCTTAGAACCTTTAGGTTGTTCGTCTTCATCATCTTCATCGTCATCATAATCAATTTCGTAGTCCTGATATTCGAAATCAGCTTCATCATCATCAAGTTTACGCTTGTTGAATACTACTTCACCACGTTGGTGAGCCAGATTGATGATTGCCGTGTCAATTAGTGCTACTGAACCCATTGTAGTACTGATAAGTACACATTCTTTGTGTGCTAGTCGGTTATGTAGGTTGATGAAGTCCATTTTCTCGTCTATTTTCTTCAACAAGATACTATCTTGCTTAGAATAACGTAAGAATGTCATGTAATCTTCACGATATAACTTATCCAAAGACCCATCATAGGATACTTTGTTCTCGCCAGTTACTTTTTCAGCAATATAATCTAGTTTATATGACTGTTCTACTTGTCCAGCATGTTTCTTATAAAGAGCTAGATAGTCTAGGTGAACACGTCCAACTAAATCAAAGGTTACAATGGTTTTACCAAACATATCTGCTTCACGAGCGTTTGGTTTCTTGTTCCATAAGCACCAACGAGCAAGAGTAGCTTCATTAAAGAGCTTTCTTGTACGGTTTACCATGTATGGAATATCAAAGAATTCGCTGTTCCAGCCAGAGAGTACGTCGCCGTCTTCAATTAGCTCGAAGAACGTTTCAAACATCTCTGTTTCTTCAGTATAGAGGATGACAATACTATCAGGATTGTCAGTTTCCGCATTGAGGCGGTTAATAATGTCCTGAGCTTCATGGATTTCCATACCAGATGGAGCCATTGTAAGAACATAGTCCTTACCTGTCCAGCTTTGGTACAAAGAAATTGCTGTTACTCGGTTGAATGGATCACTCGGCTGAGCATATCCGAACTTAGGGTGAAAGTCTGTTTCAATATCGAAGAATACGATATTAAGGTCAGGAGAAGACTTACCCATGTAATGTTTCGCAAGGGTTTTAAATGTCACATTACAATCTGCTTCATAAATCTTAGCAGAAACAGGTAATGATTCCATTTGTTTTTTCATATCTGAATAGCGAGAGAACTCAAACTTCTCGGCAAAAGTGCCATTGATAGTTTTATGTTCACCACGTGGAGATTCTACATAGTACTCGTATACTGGTTCAATTTCGCGTAGAACACGACGACCATTAATACGTTCAGCAACGTGTAGTACTTCTCCAGTACGTTTCCTATCCATATATCCATCTATATACATCTTATCTCCTTATAATTACGTACTTAAAACTAAAGCCCCATCCATTGGGGCTTTATTTATTACTCGTCTTCGTCTTCCATTGAAGCCAAGTTACCGGAAACGGTAAGGATGGTTTCAACTTCGTCCTGATCGCGAACTTTATCGAAGAAGTCTTGCTTGTAGATACGCATCGCAGCAGATTTCAACTTAGATTTGTCAAGACCTAGTTCATCTGCTAGAGTATCCATGAAGTCGCCATATGATTCTTTAAGTGTATCAAGGTGGGTCAACTGTACTACCGCAGAATTCAAGCCATCTTTGAGTTTCTTACGTTGTGCGTCGTTCAACTCATGTGCTTCAATTTTAGATTCTGTCTTCTTAGCCATTTGTGTATTTCTCCATGTATAAAAAAAAGCATCCTAACTCTCCGCTAGGATGCCTACATTATAGCACAGGAATTTTACCCGTTTCAGTTATTTTTGAGCTTTTCTTCTAACTTAGCTTTGAGTTCTTCGAACTCTGCTTTCTCAGCAGCAGTCATTTTGGACTTCAACATCAACATGAATAGTTGGTTTTTAATGTCCTCTGTTGTTTCCCTCTTAGGAAACTCAGTTAGATAGAATTTTTCACCATCATAAGAGTACTTAACTAGTTCCAGGTCATCTGGAACATCTTCAGGCTGAACAATATGAAGATTAGTTTCATTTGGATTCAGTGTAGTAGCATCATGATTGAATCCTACTACAACATTACGTTCATTTGTTAGTACTTTAAGTGTATCTGTCTCAGTGTTATCAGCATAATCATACCAGTCTTGACCGTTTTCGTCAATCCAGTACTGAACATTACTGTAACCACCTTCTTTATTATATCTCTTAAACATCGTCAATTGTTCTCCATGAACCATCAATAAGAATTTGTACAGGTCTAGCAAACATAGTACGGAATTCATCTTTCTCACCACTACTTGAACCAACCCAAAAACCAGTTACATATGAACCTGGAGCACAACGATAGGTAAATGTTTCATGACCTAATGATTCACGGTCTGTAGCAATTTCAGAACCACGACGCACATTAGTTACTACACCACCAGTAATACTTAGAGTTACGTTACCGTTAGCATCAGCAGTTGTTCCATTAATAGCACGTACAATATTACGTCCACCAACAGTACCAGATTGACCACTAACAACTAAACCAGTAGTAGTTAGAACAGCAGTATTAGAAATACTTACTTCAGCACCACCAGCACTACGTAAACGAAGGGTGTTAGTACTAGAACTATGATAGATAGCAGCACGTTCACCACCTGAGCTATTCTGGAACCAGAATACTAGGTTAGTATCGTTAGCACGAACAGCAGCACTGTTAGCAATGGTTAATGAACCAGTCATTACATCACCAGACTTCAATACATAACGAGCATCACCCGCATCTTGGTTCAAAGCAAGACTTGGTTCAGCAATATTATATAGCATAGCTACATTAAAGTGTCCAACATCAATACCAGTTAGATTATGGTTATGTGTTGTTGTATTTCCATTAGGATAAATTGGATATGTTGTTGTAAAAGCACGACGACTATCAGAACCTTCAGCGGCGGTAGTCCAATACTGTTGTTTATCACCAGTAATGATAGCACCTGTATAAGCACGACCATCATTCCAAGTTTTACCTATAATGAATACACCATCATCGCCTTGGCTTCCACCTAGACCAATCATCATACCAGTACCGTGATAGTGATCAGGTACAGTAATGGTGGCTGAACTAATAGTACCTGAGCCTGCGATTACTGAATCAATTTTAGTTACACCACTAGTGGTTATTCCTTTCATGTATGCTTCTTGGTTTAAATTTGGAACAACTTTAGTTACAGTTGTAGTACCATTCCATGTCCACCATAAACCATCAGCGAAAGCCCAACCAGTTTTAGTTACATAAGGTGCTGCTTGAGTACCATTACGTCCTGATTGTCCACCAGTTACCCCACTCAACTGTTCACGAATACTCGCAACAGATTGTCCAGAAGTTAATGCGTATTGCATAATACTACCAGGAGGTGAAGATGTAAACAATCCAGGAACTGCTGTTCCACCACCACTTGTACTGGTAGGGAATACAATATTCAAGTTTGTTCCACTTACAGAAGCAGAAGCAACAGCACTTGAACTATAGGTAACAGTACTAACGCGGTTAGCAAGTTGGTTATAAATGTTTGTCAATGAAACATTGACTGGAGCTAGAATATCATCTTGAGATAGCAATTCTACCCATGAAATTCCGTTATGATATTTTAATGTTTTTGAGGTAGTGTCAAAGACAACTGCCCCAGCTTCACCGATTGGTAAAACCTTATTAGGCATAATAATCGAAGAAGCATTAAGTCTTAATGGACGTGGAACCGTTGGTGTTCCACCTTCAATGACTATACTTGCTGTATTAGTACTAGTTATAGTACCAGCAGCGTGATTAAATCTTATACTCATATAAATCAGTCCTCACGTTTATATTATAGAGATATTTATGAATTATTCCTGAGCTTCATCAAGATCATCTTTTACGCCATCTATCATATTGGCTGCGAGCTTTTTAGGCATTTTATACCACTCTTTACCAGTACCTTGAGTTGCGTTCATCTGCTTTAGACGTTTATTAACTTCCTTTTCAGCAGCTTTAGCATCTTCAAATTGTACTTCATGATAAACTTCATAATCTCTAAACGGAGAACCAGTTTGATACGTACTTAATCTGGTTTTCATTTCTTCTTTTGACGTAAATCCAATCTTAACCCATTCAGGCCAAGCTTGATTCACGATTACGTAACAAATTTGATTAGCCATAACATTTCCCCTCTAAATTAGTGGGGTATTTAGCCTTTCAAAATCTGTACTTTTACGCCATGATTGCTTAAATTTTGTAGTACTGGATTAGAATTCAACATTTCTCGTACTGGAACTGGTTGATTGAACTCAGTTACTTGTGTAGCACCAAAAGTAATTGGAGGTGAGTCATTAAGCATTGGAGCACCTGGATTTTCACGTGTTAGCTTACCTTGATAGTACTGAATATATTGCTCATATGTCATTTCTTGAATATCTGAACACATAACATCGTTGACATAACGATTCATGTCATAGTAAACTGTTTCGAAGCCACAACAAAGTACTCCTAAGTCTTCGATGTATCCAACCATCTTATACTCTTGGAATAGTACTTCGAATTTGCTGTATACACTACGGTGATATTCTTGTTTAGTGTTAAGATACACTACGACTATTGAATCTGGTTTAATGATCATATTATTGTCTCCATGATTATAGCACAAAAGGTGCTCGCGTTTCAACCAATATGCTATTTACTTTATGGATTCCAGAAACGCGAAAAGGACGCATATAGCGTCCTTTTCTTTGATAAAACATCAGATTTATTTAAATCTAAATGGTCACTTCATTACATGAAGGTTACGTTGCGGATAGCAATTTTGCTGTAGTAGTCAGCAGCGTTACCTAGAGATGAAGTACTGTCGGTTAGTTGTACGTAGCCATAACGAGTTAGGAAGCTAGTTACTAGCTCACCAGTGTTAGGGTCCATTACAGTACCAGAAGCCATCAATGGGATGTATGGGCAGTAGAATGCACCAGCATCAGTTTCTTGAGAACCTTTATAACCGATTAGTACATCAGTACTGTCATCAGCATAGGTATCAACATAAACACGCATTGTGGAGTTTAGTACACCAACGAATTTCACGTTAGTTGGAGCTTCGAATACACCTTCAGTAGTACGAGCAAAACTAGAAGTAGTTGCTGACTGTAGAATGGTTAGAGCAGTTGGAGAAACAACGGCCCAGTTCGCAGCACCACGTTTGGTACGACGAGCAACTTCGTTTGCTTGACGGTTGATTAGAGTAGCTAGAGCAGCGTGTTCATCACCAACGAAGGTAGCAACACCAGTTACTTTAGATTGGTCATAAACAACAGCAGCAGCACCTGGTAGAGCACGTAGACGAGCTAGTAGTTCTTGGTCGATCTCAGTAGTGATTTCTTGTGCGATAGCAGCCATTAGTTCAGCTTCAACGTCAATACCGTGTTGTGCTTGTGCATCTTGAGCAGATTCAACAGTCCAACGAGCAGATAGACGACGAGATTGAGCTTCTACGGTTTCACGTAGAATACGGATGTTCACACGACGACCCATAACACCTTCTAGTTGAGAAGTAGGAGCAGCACGTGGTGCAGTGTTATCGGAGTTGATTTCACCAGTATAAGATTTTGCAATCTTGTATGGAGAAAGTGCTTCTTCACCAGCAACAACACCTGGTGCGTTGTCAGCGTATTGAACACGTAGAGTGTGAATTTGACCAACTGGACCAGTCATAGGTTGAACACCGATGATTTCGTTAGCAATAACGGTTGGCATTACACGACGGATAATTGGTAGAATTACTTTGTTTAGTGTAGCAATGTTACCAGCAGAAGTTGCACCAGCGGTAGCACTTTCACGTAGCATTACTTTACGTTGGTTATCTAGAACTGCTTCCATGACAGTTTTGCGATTACCATTTAGACCTTCAACAAGCTTATCTTTTACAGCAGCCCATTTAGATTCAGTTAATAGTTGTGACATTATAATCTCCTTAAAAGATATTTTTTTGCTTTTCTGTATGCTTTTATTTATCACTCAGAAAAATTAGCATTTAATAATTAACGTTTTTTATCCATTCCTGACAATTTAGTGATTTCATTTAGGAAATCTAAATCGTCTGAATCGAGTTCAGCGTTTTTAATGAAATTACTTTCACGGTTTCCGGTAACAACTTTACCTTCCGTTAAAGCATTTTTAGCCTTTGTATTAACTGCTGGACGGCTAGGATTAGCAGCAGATTCATTTACAGTACCCTTCAGTACAGACTTGTGGTACTTGCTGAAATCATCTTTTAGCTTCTCGGTAGGAGTAGCAGCTAGTAGAGATTCCATAATTTGTTTTTGTTGATTAGTAAGAGGCTTAGTTAGTTCAGAGATGATAGCAGAGCGAGCCTGCGTATCTTCCATTACACGAACTTTACGTTTAGCAGCTAAAGCTTCATCTCTTGCTTCTTTTAGAGCAAGTTTAGCAGCGATTGCTTCTTCTTCAGCTTCTTTAACTGACTCATTCAACTCACGCAAAATAGAACTTTCGTTATATTGTTTTGAGTAGAACTCATTAGCAAATGCTTCAAAGATCTTACGACCAAACATGTTTTGTTTAGCTTCAACTAGTTCACCTTTAAGAGCTTGTAGGTTCTTAGCGGTAGTTTCGGTAATATAGGATGCAGCGGATTCCGCAGTACGCTTAATGAAGTTCTCACGAGCTTCAGCGATTTGCTTAGAACCTTCAGCAATTAGTTTTACACGAGATTCGACTAATTGACGTTTTTCATCATGGAAGTCTTTAAGTTCTTCAGCCATAATATGGTTACTGAATTGCATGAACTTGCCAAGGCTTTCATTGATGTGTTTGCGTTCTTTACGCATTGATTTAACTTCTTCAGCTAGTACTGTGTTAGCGAAATCTGAGAAATTACCTAGTGTTTTACGTAGCTTAACACGGTCTTCAACTAGCTTACGCTTTTCAGCATAAACATCTGCCATTTGTTCGCTGATTACTTCAGCCATCATTTGGTCTAGACCTTCAGTTAGTTTTGCTAAGTCTTCTTGGTAACGTTCTTTCATTTCTTCACGCATTTCAGCAGCTACATTAGCTTTTTCTTCATTCCATGCTTCCTGAATTAGCTTTTTAGCTTCGTCAGAAAGAGATGATTCGTTTAGAAACTTATCCAATTTTGACATTCGTTTTCTCCTTTAAAGTACTGAGATAATATCTTGTACTCTTGATGTACAGATATTTATAAATTTATTTTATTAAGCTTTTAAATTCTTAAAAAATTGATGAATTTCATCATCAATCGAGTTATTACGACCTTTTTGTGACTCAAATACACGATTTGTGCCAGCTACAGGTGCTCCGTACTTACTATTCAGAGATTCGAATACCGCTTTTGGATACGCATCTGGAGCACTTGGTTGTGCTACAATATCAATAGTTACGATTTCGAAATCAGATACAATACCGTTATGGTCAACGTTACCTGAACCACGAGAACTTACACCAAGCTTTACACCACTTTCAATCATAGTACGAATATCCTTACCATGAGTAGTATCAAGCAACATAATGGTAGCCATACCATTTGGGCCTTCCATCCAAACCTGAGTAATCATTCCAACTACACGGTCTAAATTTACAGTTAAAGTTTCAGGGTGGTCACATTCACAAAGAATGCTTTCACCACGTGCGATACGTTCTGCCATATTCTTAACAGCATTCGCAATTTCAGCGAATGGATATACACGTTCATTTAAGTTACGTTGATCTGCTTGAATTGCTATCCCTTTAAGATAGCAATTCTTACGACCAGTCATCTGATCTTCTTTGTACTCTAAAACTATTTTAGAATCATTGAATGAAGACCATTCACGAATCATATTACTCATTTATGATCTTCCTTCTCTAATTATTTTTGTTTTGGTAGTACTGATTTAGATTTTTCAGCAGTGTTGGTTGGAGTTTTAGCAGGTTTCATAACGTGTTTACCGTTATCCATCACGTTGTTATTATCTTCAACTTTAACGCTCATAGCATCTGAGTTTTCGAATTTGTCATCAGTCGCATCTACAGTACCATCTTTGATAGTAACTGGTTTAACGCCGTCTACTGGAGACTTAGCATTTTTAGCAACTACAGACTTCTTGTTAACGCCAGCTTTTTCTGATTTCTCAGGAGCAGCAACAGATTTCATCTGGAAAGATTCACCCATTTTTTCGTCACCGAAATCAACGTCACCAAATTCGCCTTCGTCGCCTTCACCTTCATCGGAGAACTCGTCGTCACCAAAATCAGCATCGCCACCTTCGATTTCATCGAACATACGTTCTAGAGCATCGAAAGCATCTTTGATTTCTTCCCATTGGTCAGCATCAGGTGCAGCACCGCCAGCAGCAGGTTCATCATCACCACCGAAGTCGTCACCAGCAGGTTCTTCGTCTTCTTCAGCTAGACCAGAAGCAGAACCGCCACCAATGTTTACTGCGTTTCCGCTAACATCAGCACCGAACATACCTTCTTCAAGGTCTTCTTCTTCATTTAGTTTATAACCAACGTCTTCTTCCATGTCGTCTGCTTCACCAGTGTCAACATCTTCACACATTTCTTCTTCTTCAGAATCCATTTCTTCAGAAAGTTTTTTATTAATTTCTTGTGCGGTTTCAACAAAGTACTTACGCATCTTACGGTCAGCTACTTCACTGTCGCCATTCGCAAAAGCTTGGATAGCTTCTTGCAATAGTTTAATATTTGCCATTATATCCTCCAAAAGATATACAAAAATTTATTTTGGTATGTCCTTATTTATAGCCTTAAAAAATACCATTTTCAAAAAAGCTTAAAAACGGTACTTTTTGCCATAAATTACATCATCCCACCACCAGATTGATCATCAGAAGGTGCAGCGGCATAAACCACTGCTACCACTGCGTCACGTTTAGCAGCTTCGTTCTTTTTAAATTCCCTGTACTTTCTCAAGTTGTTGAGAATTTGTAATGTCAATTTAGGTTTACGAGTATCGGTAATTTTATATACGGTCTGATCATCTTCAGGGTCGTACATAGAATCATCTTTAGCTTCAAAAATTTCGTCCAACATAACCTATATCCTTAATTATTTTAATCGTTCATATGAACGAATCATAACTATTTATTACTGTTAAAATGAATTGCCTAAACTATTTGGGTCAAATCCACCATCTGCTTGAGAATCTTGATATTCAGAATCAGCACTATCTAAGTTACCTTCATCATCAATACCTAAATCTTGTTCAGGATCATTTGGTGATTCAATACCAACTGATTGTAATCCTGCCGAAGCACCAGGAGCATCTGGACCACCAGAAGCAGCAGCTTCAGGGTTTTCTTGTAGCCATAGTTTTTCATTCTCAACAATATCATCTTGCTCAAAGCCCATTTTCTTCATAATGAACTGTTTAGAGAAGTACTTGAGATCATTCAAAGGCATATATGTTTGAATCAATTTAGCATCCATTTCTGCTTTACGGTTCGCCGCAAAGTTCATTGGTGGGTTAAATGTAACTTCAAAGGAAGATGCACTGATGTTATATCCATTTTTTAGCATATAACGTTTGAATTCGTCATCGAAAATTCTAGAAATAATACGTTGATAACGCATACATTCGTTATTAAAACGCAATTCACTAGCCATCGCTTGAGTAGCACCATCACCGAACAAAGCAACACCACCATCATCTGGACCCATAGGTAGATATGACGCTGGAATCTGTAGACCACGAATCAATTTGTTATTGAAGTAACGTAAGTCATCAATTTGTCCTAGATTATCACCACCAGGTAAAGTTTCTACTGAAGAACCACGCCCTTCCGCTGTTTGAGGGAAGAAATAGTCTTCAAGAATACTTAGTGGATTATATGCTGCATCCATTAATGAAGTACTACCACCTTTATTGGATGGAATACGTCTTTGGTGAATGTCATTCTTAACTCTTTCAACAAATGCCATTGCCTGATGCGGTTGCATATCACCAACGTCTATTTTAAAGACGCGACGTTCAGGAGCACGTTGAACACGATATATAATAATACTATCTTCTAGAAGTTCTTTTTGTTTGTATACTTTGAAAATGTTTTCAAGAATACTAGTACCGAAAGGCCAGAAAGGATCTTGTCCGGTATTTAGTGATAAGTGAATTACGTGTTCTGCCGCAACTGGAAGAACATCTAACTGTCCACCAGTACCGAATTGTCCTGAACTATCAGAACCAGACCCGCCAGCACTACCAATTGAACCATATTGGTTTCCAGAACTCGCTAAAGAGTTCGGTAAGGTTCCTGGATACGCTTGTTTATCAAAGCCTATTTGTAAATTACTCATTACTTTGTCGTGTAAGTTCAAATGAACATCACGCATAAAGTAAACGATTGGTGTTTTACCAGTTGCATTGTTTACCAGTACTTTATCAACGTTCATTGGGTTTACCCAATACCAAACGAAGGTTTCTGGATCACGAATGAAGAACTGATCACCGTATTTTAGAATTCCACGAATAATATCGTAGATTCTCATTTTGAATTCGTTTAAATCCGACCAAGATTCAAGGCGATCTTCTAAAGTAGTAACTTCAGTGTCGCCCATTGTGTCTTTATACTGAATTTGGAATGGTAGACCGAAATCTTTAGTACTTTGAGTACAGAAATCCGCAATAATGTTTAAAGCGGTTCGAATTTCAGGGTCTTGATCCATTTGATCGTATTGACGATAACGGTCAACACGGTTTGATAGGCCAGTATATACAGCAGGTAGGTAAGAAGAAAAATTCGTCTTAGACCCACCTGGCTGAGTCATAGCATTTTGTTGTGGAACGGTCGATAATTTAGATCGTCCAAGTGTCATATGTCGTTGCCAACTCATATTTTATATAACTCCATTTATACATTTCGCGGTGGTTCAGTATTTTCAGCAATCTGACGCAAAATAAGAGCAGTTTGACTAGCATTCGAATTTTGTGATTGTATACTATTTAGTATCTCATTTAATACCTTATTCATGTCTTCTTGACCGTTCGAAGCAGTTTGTTGCTCGGTAATTGGTGAAGATTGGTCAGCTTGTTCTACCTTGACAGGTTTAGTTATTTCAGTTTTTGCTGTTACAGTCTGATTTCCTACGTTTGTTGGTTGTGATGCTGTTGGGGGTGCTGCTGGTGAAGGTTTTGGTGGTTCAGTTTTGGTTTCTTCTGGTTCTTCAGAATTATTCCACCATCCCTTTACTCTATCCCACATACTAGACAACTTACTTTTTAATGAATTGAAAGCATCTAAGAATTTAGTTTTCACATCATCCAAATTAATACTCAGATTTCCTATATTAGTGAACACACCAACAACATCAGAGAAAATTTTCTTGATTGAACCCATAAGTTCTTTGCCTGCTTGGTCAATTTCACCTTCTGAACCAGTAAACATTTCCCAAATCAGTTTACCAATGCGAATTGGTATCTGAACTAAGTCTCCACCCAAATTTGTGAAAGCATCAGATACACCTTGCCACGAATCACCAAATATCATTCCCATTAATTTACCAGGTAATGATGCTAACATTCCAAATGGACCGATTAAACCTGAATTAAATTTTGAAAAAGCATCAGATGTTAATTTAGACATGAAATCCCAAGCATCAGTACTGTTATCTGCCAAATCAGTTAGGTATTTTGCTGCATCTTCAGCAGTTTTAGCATAAAACATGTTGAATGGTTCTGTAAATGTCTTACCAATCCAGTTATTGAATCGCTGAGTCATATTTTCGAACAATGGTGTTGGGTTATTTTTTGGATCATTAAGTAATTGGTCTTGAGTTTTCAATTGTTTCAAGAATGCTTCAGCAGCGGAATTTTTTAGTAGTCTCTGATTACCAATTTCAGAGTCCAACATTCCTTTATGTTCTTCAATCCATTGATGTAGACGTTGCTTAGCTTCTCTACTATCAGTGATTCCAGCAGCTTGTAATGCTTCTACTTGTTGAGCATATAATTGTGTGAAGTTGTTATTGAATTCTTCAGGTAATGCCCCTTCAAACATCTTACTTGCCATAATTTTTTGAAGTGCTTCACCAGATTTACCCATACTAGCGTAAACAGAGTTGAATGTTTTGTTTACTTGAGCAGCTTTATCATCACTAAAACCAAAACGGTTCTTCAATGCTTGTTCAGTTACTTCCGAATCTACAGTTTCAGACATTCCATCAAAAGTTTTCAATAGGTCGTCAACACTCTTACCTACAGATTTACTTAGATAAGTCATTTGACCAACGAACTTTTCAGTACTTTGAGCCTCAGACATACTACGTAAACCTTGCTCACCAGCATACATCTTTTCAAATTTATAGTTCTTCGCAGTAATATCAGCTAATTGCTGTTGTGATACACCATAAAGACCCATTTTGTCTTGAGCAAGTTGAACACTATTTAGTAATTTACCAAAGTGTTCTACACCATCACCGTATTGACCTTCCATCGCAGCCAATTCTTGGCTGTTACGTTTAATAGCACCGCTAAATTCATTAATACTTAAGAATGCTCCAGCAGCCCCTTTACGTACAGTCAACATACCATCAGATAATGTAAGACCAGCAGAGTTTAATTCATTATACATGTTTAATTGTTCGTTCATGTATTCATAAACTTGTCCAGCAACCTGTACTACTTGTAAGAAAGCAGTTGCTGCCATTCCAATTGGACCTGGAAGTTTACCTAATGAGTTTTGAAGTACTCTTGCTCCAGCAGTGAATGAACCTACTGTATTTTGAATAGATCCACTGTTTCCCAACATGGTTCTACCAATGTTTTGTGCCTCGCCGAATAAATCTTTAAACGCATTTTTCCATGCACCACCTGATCCACCTGAACCGCCTCCACCACCAGGGCCACCGCCGTTTCCAGAATCATTGTTACCACCAGAACCACCTGAACCAGAACCTTTATTTGTGTTCTTCTTAATATCAAGTAGTACTGTACGCATCGCACTTAAATTATCATTCATAGCTACGCTTTGATCCAACAATTGCTGTTGGATATAGTCGTTGTTGCCAATGCCCGCCATGTGATTTTCCTTATAAATATTGTATACAAATTCATGTATAGTCGTATTTATTATGGAGTCAATATGAATAAGATGAACCCTTTATCCAAGTACACTAAAGTAGAAGTACTTTACACTAAACTTGTGAGTAATAATGTTATTCCTTACCCATCTGGTGTTTTGAATAACGAAACTGTTGAATGCGGTATTTGTGCTCGTTCAGCACGTGATGAACTAATGTTCAACAATCCAGACGCATTGATTAATGGTGAAGCAGTTGCTAGTGTTATTGAAAACTGTGTTCCTAATATCGCTGATGCTCGTAAACTTTTTGTACCAGATGTAGAATTGCTACTTATTGGTATTAAAATCGCAACAAAAGAAACTTCATATAATATTGAAGTAGAATGTCCGAACTGTAATCATCATGGTGCGTTTGAACGTAACCTAGAAGCACTACTAGCAAGTGCTGAATTACTAGAAGAACAACCTGAACTGCTACTTGAAGAAGTTGGTGGTTTACTATTGAAATTTAAGCCTCATACTTGGGCTGAACATTCTGATTTTAGTCAGAAGATGTTTATTGAACAAAAGAAAGCTCGTTCATTGGAACAAGTTGATTTGAGTGATGAAGAAAAGATGAAGCACTTCAGTGCTATTTTTGAAGTTATGACTCAATTGAGTTTTGATATGACAGTCGCTAATATCGACTATATTGAAACCGCTGATGGGGATAAAGTAAATGACCGTGCGTTTATCGCAGAATGGTTAGGGCAACAGCCAGCATTTATTCTTCGTCAAATTCGTGACAAAGCTGATTTTATTAACAATACTGGTGTTAGTCATGAAATGGAAGTTGGATGTTCTGAATGTGGCCATGAATGGACACTAGAGAATCTACAATTTGATCCTAGCAGTTTTTTCGTACAAGGCTTCTAATGGCTGATGCTCAAGAGACAATGCAAGAAATAGCTGACCTTCGTTTGAACTGTGAAGAAATTAAGAATGGGTTAATGGAGGTGTCTGTGTACATATCCAATACTAGCTATGAAATGCTCTTGAATATGCCTGTAACAGATCGTGACCTGATGGTGAAGCAATATAATAAAAAGGTCAAAAAAGAAAACAAACAATAAAAAATTAACCAGCCTTAGTGCTGGTTTTTTTTGTGTCTGAATTTTCTGTACTGTTTGAGATTTGCCATACTTCGTATGTCAAAGAATTTTCGTTGTTCTGTACTTGCTTCGCTGCGTACAGAACAACTCAATTCAGTTCTATTTGATACGTTTAACACGATTTATACTGACGAGATTTGGGGAGTTTATCATCCCCCGCAAGGGGAATGATGTAAAAAAAGTACTAATTAAAGTACTCAATTCTGACGATGATAGTCGTCGTTTAATTGTATCGTAAATTTCTATTTTTCAATAGAACGTAAGCGGGTTGATCTGTTTCTCACTATTACGGTCATATTCAACGGTCGAGGGCTTACCTCACTCAGTACTAAGTCTATACAATCAAACTCAGCACCTATTCTTCTGGAATTTTAGACGGATCAATATTGTATAAAATATGACCGCAAAATTCTTCTTCAGAAAAATTCCCTTAGCTATTTGGTAGGGGCGATTCCTATATATCTATCGAGGAAGTTCTATCAGCTTAGTGAACTTCTTTATAGTGCCGTATTGCCGTGGGTGGTACAAACTATGCCATCTCCTAACGGGTTTCTTCTGCACTGCGAACTGCTTGAACTTCTCATTGTGCCAATTACTTTTCATCGGCGACTGTTTATTTGTCTACGCTCACGCATAGTCAAGCAGGGTTGTCCTATCATTATACCAGATTTTTTTAGTTCGTTCCACGATAATTGTAAATACTGTAGAAGAACTTTTTGAGGAACTATAATGAAAAGGGAAAGGTTAAAAAACTCTAACGAGGCTGCCAAATATAGGCAAGAATTACTTAAAAAACAAAAAGGCTTAGATCCAATCACTAAAGAGAAAGTAACCGATCCAGTACTTGACCATAATCATAAAGGTGAACAAGAATGCCGTGCTGTTCTAGATAGAACAGTAAACTCATTCGAAGGTAAAGTACAAAATGCGTTCGATAGATACATTAAACATTTAACTGATAAGAATCTACCTACAGTTTTACGAAATCTAGCAGATTACTATGAACAGGATTATTCTGAAACAAAAATACATCATACAGCACTAACTATTGATGTTAAAAAGTTCAAAGCATTACCAGCAGCACAACAATGTTCAATTCTTGAATCATTTGACGTTGTACCTGAGTCCAATTCTGCTAAACGAGCAAATCAAGCTCGTAAATTAATTAAAAGTGGTCAATTAGATATGACACAAATAAAAAAAGGAGCCTAATGGCTCCTTTTTGTTATAGATCTAATACATCGCAAAATTCGATAGTACTGAAACTATCTTCTTTAACGACTCGTAAGATTGAATTAGCACGTCCAATCAATTCTTCACGGTGTGATACCACAAAGATGTTTTTACCACGTACAGCACTCAAATCTTGAAGCATATGCCATGAACTTTCAATACCACCAGTATCTAAACCATTATCTAGTAGTTCATCCACCAGCAATAGGTTAATACCCTGGAATAGAGACTCGTATGTATCACGGAACGCAAGGTTCAACGCAATAATAACACGAGTACGCTCACCACGAGACAATTGTTTGAAGTCATATGATTGACCATTCAAATCAATATCAACGCTTAGGTCATTTAGGAACTCTACTGTATGTAATGAACCTGATTTCTCAATCCAGTACTGTAATCGGTTGTTCAAGAATGAGATATTCTGGTCAATGATACGGCGACGGACAAATGAATCTTTGTTCATTAGTAGTTTTGCCAAATAATCTTGGTGGTCAGCAAGTTTGACTAGCTTGTTATACTCGTCATAGTCCACATGTTGAATTGAGTTCGTTTGTAGAGTCTCAATTTGTTCAAAGAATGGATTCTGTGAGGATTGTTCACGTTCTAGTGAAGAAACCAACGTATCAAATGAACGTTGAAGGTCTTTCACTTCGTTAGTACTAAATGTTTCAGTGTATTCTTTGATTTCAGTACTTTCTAACTCCGCAAAGAGTGTCATAAGTTCTTCATCATAGATATTCACTTCTTCTTCAGTACTTTTCTTCTTCAATTCTTCTAGTTTATGCTCATGAAGCTTAGCTTCAGACAGTGAAGGGTAGAATGTAACTGGTTTCTCTGGCATATCAAACAATTCAATGCTTTCAACTGCTAGAGTTAAGGTATTCATCTCATTCAACGCAGATTCATAGCTGCTTTGTAGTTCAGTCAGATTTTCTTCTGCTGTTTTCTTCATAGTTTCATGATTATGATTGCCTTGAATCGTATTTTCACACATTGGACACTTGTTGTCAACCAAAGATGCTAAATGTTTCTCTGCTTTAGCAATATTGTTACTGATTAAGGTAACTTTAGAGGTAGCAGCATTCAGTTCTTGAGTTTTAAAGCGTTTAGTGTTATTCAACTCTTTCAACATCTGGTCAAGAGTGTTCCACGTTTCCAATTCTTCATGCAATGCCAGTTCAGAGGTAATATCGAACTTAGAAAGGTCATCAATACTCTTAAGTACTGTAGCTTTCTTCTGTATTAGTGATTCTGAGTATTCTTCATGTTTCACTGCTACCTGAGCTAGACGATTTTCCAGTACAGTACGGGAATTATTGTGTTTAATTGCTTCTTCCATCTTTGATGCTAGGTCAAATAGAGATGTAAAGTCAATATCTTCGTAATCTGCCAGTTGTTCAACTAGAGATTCGATAGTCTTAGTCTTTTTCTGTTCAAATTCGTTAGCACGAAGTTGTAAAGATTCGATACTTTGAAGAATACGTTTATTAGACGCAGTAACAGTTTCAATTTTGAACTTCTCTTGATCTGCTTGATTCTTTGTTTCTCGATACATATCTTTTAGAAGGTTAGCTTTCTCAGTAAGTTGAGTAATACAAAGAAGTTCTTCTATCATTTCACGTTGCTTCTGCTGAGATAGAGACAGGAACGGCTCTACGTTAGCATTCATTACCACAATGTGTTCAAATAGGAGTTGTGAAATACCAAGAATCTCATTCAAGTCTTCTTGAGTATCTTTCTTCTCACCTCTTGATTCATCAATTACTTCATTATCCTCACTTAGAGTAAGGAATGTGAAATACGTGGGATTACGCCCACGTTCAACACGATATTCAACACCGTTTTTCTCGAAATCAATAGTGACTTCGCAGTTTTTAGCATTAATCTTGTTTACCAAGTTAGGTATCTTAATATCGTTACCGATACTCTTACCATATAATCCAAAAACAATACCCTGAATGATGGCAGACTTGCCTACACCATTTCTACGCCCCGCATTATCGTCACCGACCGATGCATCGTTGTTTTGACCAAGTACTAACGCTAGGTCAGTACTGTCAAGCTCCAGAACTTGTGGAGCATTACCAAAAGAAAAGAAGTTACGCATACTAATGCGTTTAATGTTAAGCATCCTTGCCTCCAATTATAGTGAAAGATAAAGTTGAATCAGTAATTCATTGTCAATTACGTTAGATTTGTTTTCTTTTATCTGAGCAATTACAATTTCATCAACAGATTCAGTATTAGAGGCAAAATCCTCTGAACCGAAGTTGTTTTCAACCGTTTTCTTGCCAGGTATGATATTAAATTCACGAATTTTATACATCTTACAGAATGTTTCGCGAATAAAACTAATTTCATCCATTGTAACGGGAATATCAACCTGAACTTTAGCTATTACGTTGTCTTCCAAGTAATAAGTTGGTTCAGATAGAAGTTCTGACAAAGTAAAGGTTCTGTACCGTGGAGCACCAGGCCACATTTTGAATTCTGGTTCACCACCATGTTCTAGGAACATGATTCCTCGTGCGTCATCCCATGTATCTGAGAAGTTATGAGGGAAACAGTTGCCAGTGTACAGAATTTTAGTACCTTTTGATGTAACTTTAGCTTGTCTCTTGTGGAAATGTCCACTAAAGACATATTCACATCCACTAAACGAATCTTCAGTCTCTTTTCCATGATCTGGCATTTCAACCATCTTATTAAGAAGGTATCCCGGCAGTTCTAAGTGACCAAAAACATACTTACTACGTAATGAAGGTAGTTGTTTGTATTCATCGTCAATCATAAACGGAATAAATGAACAATCATCAATGGTTTCAATCTGATTAATGAAGTGAATATGTTCAAAAACAGATGCCATGTTGATACTTGTCACATCACGTTTATTTTTATGGTACATATCATGGTTCCCAACAAGAAAATACGTCATATCGAAGTTCTCATTAAGTAGATGCATGATTTGAAGACCATAATCTAGTGTATTGATGTTAATATTACTACGATTGTGGAAGAAATCTCCCATAAAGATACAAGTTTTAATATCTCGTTCTTTTGCTTCATCGATCATGAACTTTACAAAGTTAACACAATCAATGTTATGTTCTCTACTGTTATTCTTTAGACCTAAGTGAATATCAGTGAACACAATAGACTTATCAAATAGTGCCATTTTGCTTCCTTTCTAGCATTTTCATCTCAATTTCAATTTGTCGTGTATGACTAGGGTTAAACCCTTGAAGTTCTAGAAGGTCATCACGAATGTTACGTACATTCTTTTCTGAATTAAGTACAGAACGGAATGCGTTGTTAACAAATGAGGTGTAATATGCGAAAGGATTAAGTTGTACGGCTGGTTTTACCTTTTTGTACAGAATACTTTCATTGAATAGCAACGCATTCTTTACTAGTTGAATACGAGCATCACCCATCATCTCGTCTAAGTATGTATAGTTACGATAGTTAGGTTTATGAGATATTTCTTCTGCCAATTTAATGAACATCTTACCCAATTCATTAGTTTGACGACCATGTGTTAGGCTGAAAACGCCATCTTCAAGATCACCTTTCCAATGAGAACGAGCAACTTCATACAATTCACCAGTGTTATCAGCGATATAATGTTTGAAGGGTTCAAAGTTGGTACGAACTTTCTTCTGATCTTCATTATTTTCAATGAACGGGATATGTTCATTCGTAATCACACGAATAACAACTTCGTCAACGGGAATATCATGAACCAGTAAGTTCTTTTCATCAGCGTACTCTTTTGCTTTCTTGGCAGTGAAAGCATGTTCAGCACGTATTTTGTCTAGCGTACTCGAATTTAAGCGTTTAATTCGCTCCGCAGTAGCTAGTTCAAGTAATTCTTCAGTAATTTCGGACTCGTCGAAGACGATATAATCGTACATATTGTAAGCATCGTCTAGAACCCAACAATATGACATTTTACTGATATGAATTTCTCTTAGCAAATCCGCATTGTTCAAGTACTTCTTGCGTTTTGGTTTAATTGCCATAAAAATCTCCATGTTTTTATATAAAACGATCCTTGTTTTACAGCTACATTATACCACATTTTTAATTTTCGTTCCACATAATAAATACAGGATAACATTTTCACGGAGAACGTATATGATAGACCGCAGACTAAGACTAAGACCAAAAGATGCCGCAGCTAACTATGTTTATGGTGATAGATCACAAACTGGTAGTTCACAATCATCAATATTGTCTTTTTTACGTGTTACAAACGGTATGGTATGGAACTATACTCCTATCATATCTGAACAACGTACAGTAAACTACGAATCAGAACAACCGATTCACACAAACAGTGGTTATAACAACTACAAAAACACATCAAACACAACAATCACCATCCAAGGTTCTTTCTATTCAAGTACTGGTATGGAAGCAATGTATACATTAGCATGTATGCATTTCCTTCGTTCAGTTACACAAATGGACTTTGGTAGACAAGCAGCTTTGTCAAGTAATCCAGATTTTGCTGTTGTTGGTGCTCCACCACCAATTCTATTGCTAAGTGGGTATGGGCGATACATTTATAATGACATTCCCGTTATTATCAAATCATATCAATTAAGTTATGCTGATGATGTTCCTTACATTCAAGTACCAGTAGACAGTTCAGTTGATGGTTACGATTACTCGGACTCCGCAACTCGTGCGTACTTTGAGAATCTTCGTAACACTGGTACTACTAATCCAGAAAACGAAGTTTGGGTTCCACAGAAATTGAATATTACAATTCAATTGGAAGAACAGCCTACTCCGAACTTCATGACCACTAAGTTCAACTTGAACGCATTTAAACGTGGTGAAATGCTTCGTAAAGGAGGATACATTTAATGGCATCTCAATACAGTACATACTCACCTTATTCTAAGGTTGATCAAACTTGGTATCTTGATTACAACTTACCACAAACTATGGTTAGAGCAGATAGTGATTCAGAATATATTATTCCACCTCAGTACAATGAACAACCTTGGCGTTTAGCTAAGGACTTGTACGGTAATGAACGTTTGTATTACATTTTTGCTTTACTTAATCCAGATCTTCTCGTAGATCCAATTTATGATTTTACGGCTGGAACAACTATTTTAATTCCATCATTACAACGTGTACAAGTTTGGTTAAACGGTTCACGTAACGTTAAGTAAGGATTTTTCAACATGGCGTCAATTAATAACATTGTTAACAAAATACAAACTGGTAGTACTGCTACACCTGAATCCGCAATGGAAGGTGTAAGTGACCAAATTTTATCAAACGTAGAAAGTTTAAACCAAACCGCACAATCAGTAAAAAATAGTGCTACTCAAGCAAGTAACGCAGCAGTATCCGCAGCAAAAAACGGTATTGAAAAAGTTAGTAGCAGTGTTAAAGGTATGATCCCAGGTCAAGCTAATGCTTATGTGGCTCGTACAGCACAAGAAAAACAAAAATCATATGATGCTAGTACTGACTTGTATTCAAACGTAGATTTGAATGCTCTAGTACTTCCATATGAGAATCCACTACTTGCTTATCATAATTATACTTGGAACTTCTCTCTATACACTATGTCACCTGCTGAATATGAATTATTCTTAGATAATGACATGGTTGATGTAAACAAATACGTTGTAGCACAAAGTGCTGTAACTGGACGATACAGTATTGAGAGTGTAAAAATTACTCAAGCTGGTCCAGCAACACCAGGTATTACTTCTAACTATTCCATGAACACTGCTATTATGGAAATTAAAGAAAATGGTGGTCAACACCTTTTCGATGACCTTGTAGTACTTTCAAATACTCTAGGATATAAAAAATTCATGGATGTTCCATTCGTAATGGAACTGAACTTCATTGGTTATGATGAAGATACTGGTGCTCCAACCACTATGAAATCTCTTAACCGTAAATGGGGCGTTCGCTTGAATACTATTCAAGGAACTGCATCTCAAAGTGGTGGAGCTATTACATACACACTATCATTGAGTAGTACTCGTGGTGGTATGATGGAAAACAAAGACTGGACTCTTAAAGAACCTTACACATGTACTACGGGTACATTTGGTGAATTCATTCAACAACTTCAAGACCATATGAATAAGGTAGCAACTGACCAATACGGTTATTTGCGTTATCGTTATGATGCTTTTTCTAACGATGAATATTTTAAAATGATTCTTCCGACTGAACTTGCTAACATGACTATTAACTACGACTCAAAACAAAGTCCAGAAGTTAATCAATCAAAAAATGGTTCAAGTGGTGCTAAAGACTTTACTTGGGGTGCTGATGTTCCGGTATCTCGTGTAATTGATGATGTTCTAGACTGTTGTATGCCATTACATGAAAGTACTGATAAGCGTCGTAACTTTGTTAACATTATTCCGGTATCTAGATATGTTGGATATGATCCAATTCGAGATACTAGTGCTTATAAGAACTTTTTCTATATATTGAAATACAAAATTGGTGATGTAACATCAAAAGATGATTTAATGCCAGAATCTTTTAACCTTCAGTACTTCTATGATAACGCAGATAAAATCAATGATGCTTCTGATGGTGATAAACCTAAAATTAATGGTAAGCGTTATGACTATCAATTTAGTGGTCTTAATACTGAAATCTTAAACTTAGATATTAAGTACGACCAAGGATTTAATATCGCGGTTACTCGTAACCCACAATCACAGATTGATAAGCAGAATAGTACTGGTACGCACGTTGCCGAAACATTAGAACTAGCTGGACAAGAATATAGTACTGCTGATACACAAACTCTATGGGCTAAATCTCAAGAGCTAGTTAATAAGCAAAAATCTGGTCAAGAGTTGACGGACGAAGAAAAACAATTTGTTCGTGATGCACAAGGTGTTTCCGCTACTAGAGTAATGCCAACTGAAGGTGAAGAAGACCAAAGTAATACTAACTTGTCGATTGCTCCAGCGTTACCATCATATATTGAAGATTTTCGTAATACAATAGATGTTGGTGTTGAAGGTACTAATGGTATAGGTACGCCTAGAGTTGATAGTGTTCCAACTGAACCTACAAACATCGGTAAAACTAACTCCGGTGCTAAGGGCGACAACAGTTCCGATGATGAATTACAACGTCGCTTAATTCGAGACAACTATTATAACCGTTCATTCTTAGGTAAACTGGATATTAAAGTTGTTGGTGATCCATTCTGGTTAGGATGGGGAGATTATTCATACGTTCGTTATCTTGATAGAGCGGCACGTGGTGAAGACATTAATCCAAGTCCTGAAGATAGACACTTTGCGAATTATATGACAACTGAAACATATTTGCTTTTAAATTTAAAACCGATTGTCGCTATTAGTGATGATACTGGTATTTTGGAAGTGAATCAGAAATCAGTATTCAATCAAAACTTCTATCGCGTTAACAAAGTTGTTAGCGAATTCAGTAGTAACGGTTCATTTACTCAGCAATTATCTGCTGGTTTAGTAATTCGTTCATTACGTAATAAAGATCAACAAACAACTGGTACGCAGTCAGCGGAATCAGTTAAGAAAGACGGGAAACAATAATGGCATCTCAACAACCTAATGGTTCAGGTACTAGTAATAGTATGGCTTATGCTAAGAACCAGGCCGCTCGTTTTAATCCACAATTTGTACAATTAGCTACAGTGATGGATAACCGAGATCCTACCAGAACTGGTAAATTAAAAGTTTGGGTTCAGAATTCACAATCTGATTCTGACTCTAAAGGTTCATGGTTAACAGCATCCTATCTATCACCATTTGCTGGGAGAACTCCTGGTACACCTGGTGCTGAATCTTATTCACAATTCCCCAAAGGCTACGGCTTTTGGGCTGTTCCACCAGATGTGGGAACTACTGTTGCGATATTCTTCGCAAATGGTAACATTCACGATTGCTGGTGGTTCGCATGTGGTTATGATGACCGCATGAATACAATGGTTCCTGGTAGTGCGACACAAACACTACCGAACAGTGGCTATGACATGGCAGTACCTATTACTGACTATGACCGTAACACATTACAAACAGAAATGGATCAGAAATATGTCAACGTACCGTTGGTTGCTGGTCTAACAAAACAAAATTTGCTATACGATCAACAAAAAGGTGCTGCGAACCGTTCAAGTACTCGTCAAACTACCAGTACTGTTTATGGTATGTCCTCACCACGTGGTAATAGTTTTATTATTGATGATGGTTATACTGATGCTGAATTAACAGCACCAAATTGGGATCAAGATCCTGATTCATACCAAAACACACAATTAGGAAACGCAGTAAATGACACTACCGTTGGTCAACGTAAAAATGAAGGTATCGTTCTACGTACTCGTAGTGGTGCTCAATTCTTACTATCAGAAGACCAAGGAAACGTGTTCTTGATTAACCGTGATGGTACAGCACGTTTTGAAATGACTCCAGACGGACAAATTACTGTTCACTCTGATAAGAGTATTACTATCCGTACAGATGAAGATTTCAATTTAACTGTAGCAAGGGATATGAACGTTGAAATTGGTGGCAATTTTAATATGCATACTCAAGGTGCTTCTAAATTAAATTTAGTTGGTTCTCTAGACGTTAAAGTTGATGGTCAGGTTGTTATTAACACTGGTGCTGATTTGCGTTTAGTTGCTTCAGCAAGTATTCGTGTTCAATCTGGTTCAAGTACTAATATTACTTCTGGTTCTAACACTGCTATTACAGCTTCCAGTACTGTTGATATTACTGGTACATCAGTTAATCTTACTGGTGGTGGAAATAACTTCACAGTTAAAGGTGGAAGCACAGCTAGTTCCGCAGTTGTTGGTGCTCCAGACTTCCAAACTCCAAGTGTTGGTTTAGTGAATCACATTCACACTCACCAACAATTTAGTTCACCTACAAGTCACAGTGATGCTATGAATCCTCCGGTTCAAGGTGGTGGTTCTTCTTCTGCTTCAGCAGCAGCTTCCGCTGAACCTGCCGATGACGTTGCGGCTCAAACTCCGACTGTACAACAACAAGAAACAGTACAGCATATTAACAGCACGAGCGAGGTTGGTCAAGTACTAACGCAAGATTTAGTCGTGTCTGATGGCGGTGAGGATGACACTACGGTGCAATCTTATACTACTACATATGAAGGTTTACAATTATTCATGCCAGTTACCGGAACCATTCGTGAATTTGGATATTGGGGTAAAGGTGTTCCAACTCAAAGTGGAAGTACTACAAATCGCAATGGTTGGATTATTCAAGCTAAGGGTGATGTAGTTGCTCCAGAAGGTGGATTAATAACTAAGATGGGTAATGGTGGTGTTATTATTACACACCCAATTGGGTATAAATCTATTTTCTATGATATTGATGTAACCGTTAATAACAAAGATACAGTAACTAAAGGTCAGAAAATTGGTACAGCTAATGGTGTATTTGAATTTGAAATTCGTTTAGTCTCAGCAAATATCTATGGTTGGAGTGGTACAGTTGATCCTGGATTATTCTACAGTACTGTAACAGGTAAAGGTGCTGATTGTGCTAACAAGAGTTTAACTATTGGTAAGCCATCGAATCCAAATCCAAAACCAGCGTCATCATATTCAGAAAACAGTACAGACCTAGTTGTTATTACAAGTGTAGGAAGTATTGGTTCAGGATATTCACAACGTGGTTCCATGCATGTGCCTAGAAAGACAAGTACTACAAAACGTAATTCAAATTCATCAGCTAATGTTCCAGCAGAAGATTTATCAAGTCTAGATAAGACAGCAGTCGATTGGAAGGTTGTAGCTTCTGATAGTAAATTACTTGAAGAAGTTAAAGAGTTCGAAGGTACTATTCAGTACCAGACAGCCGTTGGATATTATCGTAATGGTAGATTCTGGATCTATAAAGATAGCTTAGGTTATCCAACAATTGGTTATGGACATTTGATTACAGCATCCGATAACTTTGCTGGTGGTATTGATGAAGCTCAGGCTGATGCTTTGCTACAAAAAGACTTAGTTCGTACTGTACGTGACGCACAATCACTTTATGCTCAGTATAATATGAAAACACCGTACATTTGTCAAATCGTTTTGACAGAAATGTGTTTCCAAATGGGTAAAGGAAAAGTAGCTAAATTCAAGAATACATTACAAGCAATGGCGAACGGTGACTATAAAGGTGCTGCCGCAGGTATTCGAAACTCAGCTTGGTATAGACAAACAACTCGTCGTGCTGAAATTATGGCTCGTCGTGTAGAGTCCTGCCAATAAATACTTGTACTGATTAATTCAGGAGGTATTAAATGAGTAATTGGGTATTAACAAGTTCAGATCCTGGTCTTTTAAATGATATTAAAAACTTTGAAGGTACAATTGCGTATCAAACAAAAGTTGGTTATTATAAAGATGGTAAATTCTGGACATATAAAGATAGCTTAGGTTATCCAACAATTGGGTATGGACATTTGATTTTGACTGGTGAAGATTTTAAACAAGGTCTAAACGAAAGTCAAGCAAATACCTTACTAGCTAAGGATCTCGCATCTAAAGTAGCTGATGCTAAATCACTATATGAACAATATGGTATGAAGGGTGGAATTGCTCTACAAAAAGTTTTAACTCAAATGGTATTCCAAATGGGTAAACCAAGAGTATCGCAATTCAAAAATGCTCTAACTGCTATGGGTAAAGGTGATTATAAGCTTGCTGCTAAAGAGATGCGTAATTCTAATTGGTATAAACAAACTACATCTCGTGCTGAAACACTAGCTCGAATTGTAGAATCACTATAAGGAATAACAGATGGCAGTTATATTCAAAGGTTTTGCTTCTCCTATTGTGGGGAAGACTCAAGTACTTTATGATATTGACATTGTTCGTCAAGACTTACTAAATCACTTTAACACTCGTAAGGGTGAACGTGTAATGGATGTTGAGTACGGTTTTATTGGTTGGGACTTGCTTTTCGAAATCGACAGACCTGGGAACTCTCAACTTCTAGAAGCTGACGTTCGTCGTATTGTAGCACTTGATCCTCGTTTACAATTGCTATCTGTAACCGTATCAAGTGTAGAGTATGGTTATCGAATAGATCTTTCTCTCTATTATGTCCAATTGGAAGCAGTAGAAGATTTAGAACTGGTATTTGATAACAGATCACAACAAAGAATGGCGTTTGTTAACGCTGCTTAAATAAAGTTTAAAGGCATCCTCTGGATGCCTTTTCTTTTGGATAAATATTTCTATATTATTATATGAGGTGTATAAAAACATGGCACAACAAAAACGACAATCCAATTTGTATGCTGCTGAAGATTGGCAACAAGTATATGAGTCATTTGCTCAAATCAACTTGACTGCTTATGACTTCGATACAATTCGTGAAAGTATGGTTAACTATCTTCGTCTAACATATCCTGATTCATTTAATGACTGGATTGAAAACGACGAGTTCATTTTTATTCTGGATACAATCGCATTGATTGGACAGAACTTAGCATTCCGTATGGACTTGAACAGCCGTGAGAACTTTCTCGATACAGCAGAGCGTAGAGCTTCAGTACTGAAATTGGCTAAGATGATTTCTTATGCACCAAAACGTGCATACCCAGGACGTGGCATAGCAAAAGTTATGACAGTCAAAACAAACCAGGATATTAAAAACAGCTTCGGTCAGTCTTTAAAGAACCAACTAGTACGTTGGAATGATCCAAGCGATAATAACTGGTACGAGAACTTTATTCTTGTAATGAACAGTGTTCTTATTGATACAAACCAATTTGGTGATCCAATTAAGAAAGTAACTGTTAATGGTGTTTCAAACCAATTGTATCAAATGAATACAATTCCTATGAGTGCTCCTAATATTCCGTTCACCGTGAACATTAATGGTGTTTCAACTCCATTTGAAGTTGTTAACCCTGATATTACAAGTACTGGTACTGTTTCTGAACGCCATCCACAGCCACAAGAGCAAAAACATATTATCTATCGTAATGATGGTAATGGATTTGATTCTCCATATACTGGATTCTTTGTTTACTTTAAACAAGGTAACTTATCTTTCACTGATTTTGAATATGACCAACGTATTGAAAGCCGTGTACAAGATTTGAATACTAATAACATCAATGAGATTGATGTATGGGTACAAGAAATTACAGATGATGGTTTAGTACGTACTAAATGGACACGTGTTCCAGCAATTGAATCAATTTCATATAACTCAGTAGATCGTAAACAAAAAAGTATCTTCTCAGTAACTACTCGTGATAACGACCAGATTACAATTAAATTCCCCGACGCTCGTTCCGGTCAAGTTCCTCGTGGTTCTTATCGTTTCTGGTACAGGGTTAGTAATGGTGAAACTTATACCATTAAAACAACAGATATTCAAAATAAGTCTATCAAGTACACATATCGTACCAATACACAATCCGAATTTGAATCAAGTACTTTGGATATTCAATTTAGTCTTCAATTCCAGTCATCACTAGCTCAGTCTCGTGAAACAATTGAACAAATTAAAGAACGTGCTCCACAATTGTACTACACTCAGAACCGTTTCGTCAATGGTGAAGATTATAATATCGCACCACTAATGTTAGGTAACACTGTACTGAAAGCAAAAGCAATTAACCGTATCTATTCCGGTCAATCACGCTTCATTGATATTAATGACCCAACAGGTAAGTACCAAAACACTGATGTATTCACTGATGATGGAGCAATCTATCGTGATACCATCCAGGCAAGTAATTCAGTACTTCTACCGACTGCGAAATCTAATACAGCAATCGTAATTGATAGTATTCAACCATTAATTGGTGATAATGCTGTTATTCAGTTGTATCAAGAGTTCCCAACAAATACAGTTATCATTAGTAATAACCAACAATGGATTCCAGAGTTCAATTCTAGCTATTCTTCTAACACTTATGGTAGAATTATGGTAGGAAGTACTGTTGTTTCTTATGATATTGGTACAATTATCAATTTCCCAACTGCTTCAGGTGTAGATATTTGGACTTCTGTAGTTGACACTACATCAGATGGTTATCTAGTACTATCAATGCCAATTAATAGTAATCAGTCAGCAACAGAATTCATTAAACCGTTCCGTGTTAAGTTTTCTAACGTTGAAGTTCAAACAATTGCTTCTGAATTAGATAAAAAGACTGATTTTGTATTGATTTATGATCCTAATACCCTAACATGGATTCCAATTGAAGGAACCTACACTACTGATACTATAGAATACAATAATGTTGCTTATCCTATCCTTATTAACGTTTCTTATACCTCTGAGTCATGGGAATTTGTTAGTAATGGGGTGAACTACATCTTTGTTGGTGGAGAAAAGGTTCGTTTCTACTTCGTTAGTACTGAAAACATCAGTGATATTAGTACTGGTACTGTACAATCGGATAAAATTGACATTCTATCATATAACTCGAACTATACCAATAACAATGGTTACACTGATGATGAATCATTCCAAATTATTGAGACTGTAAATCAGGAAAATGGTTATATTGATGGTTCTCGTGTAATTATCACAAGTTCTTCTCGTGATACTAATGGTATTCCTCTGAATCCTAATCAGTTCAGAAACATTGTACCTACATTAACTGGTACAAATAAGACAAAATATGAACAATGGCTTGTATTCCATGAAAATACGGACTTTACGATTGATATGATCGATCCAACTGGTTCCGATTTCACATTATTGGACAGTACTTGGACATATACGTTAACTGATGCTAACTCTGAGACAATTGCGTATCGTAAAGCTGCATTACTTCGTAATGTTAACATGCGTAGCACTAATATTTCAGCACTTTTGAACAAAGGAACTGGTTTTGTTATTGGTTTTGAGTTAGATGGTTCTGATTATTTTGTACAACAGACTGTTGGTAATAACAATGACCGTATGAACAACTTCTTGTCTAACATGACATTAAGTACAGACCAGAATCCAATCACTCCTGAGCAAGCATTTAAACGTGCTATTGACAATATGAGTTCTGATACTGCTGATGAATCAGTAAAATTAGATTATTATGGTTATAAGGATGTGAGTACTGACTACTTTATCAAGAAAGATGCTCGTGTAGATATTAATTATCATTGGAAACACTATGCTCCAGACGATAATCGTATTGACCCAAGTAGAACTAACTTGATTGATATGTATGTTCTTACAAGTTCTTACAAAGAAGCAGTTGATATATGGCTTAAACAAGCAAATGGTTCTGAATTCCCTAAACCACCTACTAGTGTTGAACTAAAAGAGATGTTTACGGATGTTGAGAATAAGATTGTAGTGAGTGATAGTATGATTTGGCATAGTGCTACGTACTTAAAACTGTTTGGTGATACTGCTGATGCAGATTATCGTGCGGATTTCAAAGTAATTAAGCTTGCTAACAGTACTTTGAGTGATGACGAGATTCGTCAGAAGGTAATTTCACTAACCAATGACTTCTTTAGTGTAGATAATTGGGATTTCGGTGAAAGCTTCTACTATACTGAACTAGCAACCTATATTCATATTAACTTAAGTACAGAAATTGCTTCTGTTGTTATCGTTCCACAAAATCCAAGCTCTAAATTTGGTGAATTGTTCGAGATACCAAGTGCTTCAGACCAATTGTTTGTAAGTACTGCGACAGTTGATAACGTTATTATCGTGAACTCTCTAGCGAAAAGTAACATCAATATTGGCAAATAACAAAAAGGGCATCTTCGGATGCCCTTTATATTGCCATAAATAAAACAAATGAGAAAAAGAATTTTTATTGGAGAATAAAATGGCGAACGAATTTAAATTTCAGGCTTCTAAAGTAGCTGAAGCAGTGAATCAAAAATTGTTCATTAAAAGATTGCCAGAATGGATGCAAGGTCTAGAACAAATTCAAATGTTCTGTGATGACATTATCCAACAATGGTTTAATCCAGCAGATGAAGAAATCGTAGACGGTTATATCGGTGATCGCGGCTCTCCTGCGGCTTCAGGAAAGATCTTCCTGAATGAATTAGACCTACAACGTCAAGACTATCAGTTTAGCCCAGCATATGTATCTCGTAATGATGATACCAGTGTTCGTTCTCTCCAATTCTACCCTGATTTAGTTGGTTATTTGGAGCATTACGGTGCTTTGACTGAGAATCAAGCTCGTCTATTAAGTGGAAAGTACTATTCATGGACTCCACCAATTAACCCAAACAAATTACAAAACTTCAGTTCCTATTTGTGGGATACAGAAAACGAATATGGTATTTCTCCAGACTATATCGTAATGGAACGTGGTGCTCTTAATGGTAACACCTGGTCATTACAGAACTTCTGGTATACCATTGGACAAACTCTACCTGATGGAACTGTTGTAACTGAACAAATGGCACAAGGAAACCGTTTCCGCCGTGCTCAAGTACCAATTATTGAATTTAATAAGAATATCGAACTAATGAACTACGGTACTCGCTATCGTGGTGATGTTGATTATCTTTCTGACTCAATTAAACCTGAAGATATTGTACAGAAAAACGTTGGTAACAACGTTCGTGTCGATGGTTATGTTCTACAAGCTGGAGATCGCATCCTATTCACTAGTATTGGCAACGCTGGTGAGAATAACCGTATCTATAAGGTATACATCAAGCAAATGGCTGATGGAACACGTGTATACGGCCTTGTATTGGACGAAGACGAAGAAACAACCGCTCGCCCTACTGGTGAACCGCTAACTGGTGACGTTGTTCTGGTGCGTTCTGGTAACGTATATGGCAACACGGCGGTATATTGGAATGGTCGTGAATGGACTGAAGCACAAGCTAAAACTGGTGTTAATGAATTTCCATTATTCCAACTATATGATAAAAACGGTATTAAACTAGATAACAGTACTGCTTATCCTAGCAGCACATTTACTGGTTCAAATTTGTTCGGTCTAAAAATCAACTACAATTACGGTATGGACAAGATTTATCAAGAACATGTAGAATTAAGTGAATACAACTACTACATTTTCGAGAACTTCCTACAAACTGTACGTTATACCTATTCTAAAGCTGGTGCTCTAACTGAAATTCCAGGATTATATTTCTATAATGTAATTTCTGAAGATACCAATGGTGCTCTAGTACAGAACTTAAACTCTGATTGGGTTCGTAGTCCTGAAGAATCAAAACAAACTGTTCGTCAAGTTCCTGAAGTTACTAAATCTTCTATGTATCGTGTGTTCAATACTGTTTCAGAGATGAATTTATTCAAATCTCCAGTAGAAAACATGTATGCTTATGTGATTGAGAATGACAGTACTTACAAGTACTATCAACCAAGTAACAGCACATTTATGAAATGGAACATTATTTCTGATGTAGCAATTCAATCAGACTTGTATCAAAGTACTTATGAGCTTGCTCAGAAGATTGATCCAACAAATACTGATGAAACTCTTGAAGTATTCTTTAATGGTGCTAAAACTTTCGACTACACAACAACTCTAACAGCAGATGGTCTAGTAGATAGTATTACTTTTAACAGTACTACCAGTATTGTTGAAGACAGTATCATTGAAATTGTAACCTATAGTCCGACTAAGGTTCCTGATTTGGATTTGGGATCATATCAGATTCCAATTAACTTACAGAATAACCCATACAATGATTTTGTAGACTACATTCATCAAGGTGAATATACTCCGCACTTCTTGGATATTATCGGTAAGAACATTACAACTGGTTCTGTAAATGATTTAAACAACTATGAACTTCGTTTAGAAGCTGGTCTAGTAGACAACTCTGTTGGTACTAAGATTATTCAGAACGAAACATCACTATTACCATTGATGCTTCATAGTGCTAACGAAAACTTAGACTTATTCAGTGCTATTATTTTCACTCAGTACGAATATTTCCGTTTCAAAAACAAATTTAACACTCAGATGATGAAGATGTATACTAGTGATCCTGCTTCATTCATGGCTGAGAGTGCGTCTAACATTGTGGATTTGATTTTCTCTGCTATTAACGTAGGTAAAGATAATACATTCCCATTCGCTTTAGACAACGTAGGTTCTAATACTACAACTAACAAAACGTTTATTCCACCTACTCCACAATTCTTGGGTATCCTAAAAGCTTACACTCCAGAAAAAGCTACATACGTTCACGTTGGTAGTTCTATTGGTTGTTATAACATCGACCATATGGGTGTAATCAGTAAGGCGTACCGTGTAATTAATGGTGTAGACCTAATGGATGATGTTCTTTATGAACTAGAGAATCGTATTTTTAATAGTATTGATAATACCTTTAAGGCAATTGATTTCGTTCCTTCAATGGATTCTGATTTCTTGAAACCAACTCCGTACTTTGAAAATACTGCGTATACTTCAGATGAATATAATTCTCTTGAACTACGTGGATATGTAAACTTCATCGCTACACAAGGTATTGATAATAGTACTCATAGCTACGATCAATCAAACTGGATGACTTGGAACTACACCGGAACAACTTATGTTGTTAACGGACAACCAACTGAAATTCCAGCACGTGGTTCATGGAGAGCAATCTATACTGACATGTTCGGTACATATCGCCCAGCAACCCATCCGTGGGAAATGTTCGGCTTCTCACAACGTCCAGATTGGTTTAACCAAGAATACGAACCAACTAAAGTTCGTTTAGGAACAGCGACAACTGAATATGTTTATGTATATCCTGCTTATGTTACTGATGAAAATGGTGATCTAGTTCCTAGTGGACTATGGGATACTACTTCTGGTCAAGGTGACGCAAGTACTGGTACAATCCTACATGGTAGTCGTGCTGGTCAATATGATCAATACAAACGTTTTGGTACACAACCATTTGAACTAGTTAGTACTGGTACATTTGCTTCTGATGGTGAAGAAATCTTCGAACTAAATCTTATTGCTCCTGAAGTACTAGGTCTAGTTAGTGGTGCTCTATCTCATGTTAGTGAGCCTTGGGCTTACGGTGATATGGGTGAGATGGAATTCACTTATATGAATACTGTAATGTACGCATACGATAAGGTTATGGCTCTACTACGTGCTAAACCAGGTCAATTTGCTAACTACTTCTATGATACTAAGGGAAGTACTATTCAAGAAATTACCAGTGATGGTTATCAATTCTTGTATGGTGAATCCAACAAACGTTTGAATTTCAACAGTACAGCTATTGTTCATGGTGAAAATAATCAACGTATTCTTGGATACCAAACATGGGTAAGTGATTACCTAACGTATCAAAATAAAAACATAACTACAAACTATGGTGACATTCTTCGTTCGTCTTACATTAATGTCGGTCATCGTATTGGTGGATATACTAAACAAGATCAGCTAACATTCAGTTCTGATTCATTTGGTTTAGTGTCTCAAGAAAACCAACACATCGGTCTAGTTAAGAGTTCTGCTTTCCGTGATGAAGCACTAAGTGCTGTTAAGATTCAATGGACAGGTTCTGGATTCGCAATTAGTGGATATGACCTTGTAGGTGCTAAACTAAATTATAAATTACCAAACAAAACTGGTCGTCGTGTATCAGTGACAGTTGGTAAACGTTCTGTTGTTCATTATAACGAGTACCTTGAACAGTACGGTTCATATGAATATGGAACACTACTTAAGACTTTCCAAGAAGTTTATACCTTCTTGTGTGGTTACGGTGAATATCTGGAAGATAGAGGCTGGATTTTTGAGGATGTTGATACTGATGGTGTTACTCAAGATTGGTCAGTAATTGGTAAAGATTTCATCTCATGGAGTGCAACATCTCCAGCAGTTGGTGAATTTATTTCCGTTTCTCCAAGTACTAAGAACGCAAAATTCGGTACTGCTTTCGGTTCAGTTCAATCCGTAACACAATTTAATGGTGGAGTATGGTCATTACTTGATGATACAAACACTGGTATTCGTCCATTTGAAATTGATACATCTCGTATCGGTAACGTATTCAGCGTTCGCGTTGAAGATGATATTGATAAGCGTATGGCTCTAATTCGCGTTAGCGTTGTTTCATATGAACATGCTGTAATCTTTGATGACAGAACTATCTTCGGAAACGACATTTATCTTCCTAAGTACGGTGTAATACATGAAATGCTTAAAATGTATGGATATGTAACCGGATCATGGAATGGTCGTCTAGAAGCTAAAGGATTCATTATCCTAGAAGCTGGTACAATGCCAGATTTCGAAAAACTAGTTGATGACTTCAGAAGTTATTACGATACTGACCATCCAGTAGACAACGTTACTCTACGTAACCTTGCTCGTCATTTGATTGGATTCCAGACTCGTGATTATATTTCTCAAATGATTACAAGTGATACCTCACAAATTGATTTTTATAAAGGCTTTATCCGTGACAAAGGTACTAACCAAGTGTTTGAACGTGTACTTCGTGTATCTAAATCGTACAACACTGATAACTACAAAGCGTTACAGGAATGGGCATTTAAAATTGGTGAATATGGTAATATCTACGGTAAGAAACACCTACAGTTCCAACTAATCAATAATGAGTTCGCTCAAGAACCTCAAATGTTTACATTTGATTCTCTAGCAACTTCTGATAGTACTGAGAACAATATTGTGTACTACGGTACTCAAGGTGAAGATTCTCGCTGGATTACTCGTCCTAATGGTACATTTGCGTTCCCTACCCGTACAGGTAAGAGTGAGCGTATCCATCTACCAGATATTGGACCAGTAACACTAGACGAAGTATCTTACAGTACTCGTGATTTTACTACAGCTTATGCTGACCGTCTATCCTTTATCACTAATACGGATACAACACCTACTTCGGTATGGGTATTCCGTGATATGGATAACAACTGGAACATTTATGAACTAGAAAATACTGGAATCACTCTTTCTTCTATTACACCAATTGGTGAAGATAGTTATACCGGAAACCACTGTACTTTACAACTAAGTGCGGCACACGGTATGGAAGATGGCGATTACTTCTTCTTCGTTGACGAATCTGAATATATGCCAGATTTGCTAAAAGCGGAAACTCAGTACTTTACAACTGGATCTGATCCAACTAGCTTCGTAATTCCATTGAACGTAACTAATACTATCAGTTTCGCAGACAATAATCCAGTACTATATCGTTATGTCAATCGTTTCAGCACTGCTGCCGAGAAGACTGCGTATACTACTCAGAAATATTCCTACGAAGCACCGGAAAGTACTTTGTTCGTTCGCCCAACTACGTACAATAATGAAACTAACGTGACTGAATTGTACATGAACGTCTATGACCCAATCAACGGAGTTATCCCTGGTAGCATCATGGCTGACGTAACTTACGTAAGTCCAGTTGACCCTGCTAAGTATAACAGTGAAGATGAAACGGTACAAGCATGGGGTTCAGAAAAAGTTGGTTTAGTATGGTGGAATACAACTAATGCGTTCTTTATGGACTATACCCGTCCAATTTATGCTGCTGATGGTACAGTGGATGAAGAAGCAACCAATAGCTATAAACGCTATAATTGGGGTAAACTACTACCAAATTCTGAAATTAACGTTCTAGAATGGGTAGCATCTCCATATCCTCCATATGAATGGGATAAGTACTGTGAACGTCAGGCTAAGTTAAACAAGGATAATACAGCTTGGGTTCCAAGTGGTGAAGCAATTGAAGACTTCTTCTCCGTATTCCAAGAATACGATGAAAGTACTAATGCTTATAAGACAGTTTACTATTTTTGGGTTAAAAACGCAATCTACGTTCCAAAAGTTAAGAACCGTAATAAACCATGTAATGAATTGGCACGTACAATTCAAGATCCATCGCTACTAAATGCTCCTTGGTTCGCACCAATTAGTACTAATTCATTCATCATCAGTGGACTTCAACAAGAAATCACCGATGATAAGAGCATTCTAAGTATTACATATCAAAATGATGCTACTGAAGTTGTGAAACATGAACAGTATCAACTATGTAAAGAAGGAATGGATTATAATTTCAACCCTGTTATTTGGAATTCAATGTGGAATTCTCTACTATCTCAAGAAACTCTACCTAATGGTACAGTACTTGAATTGAATTATCCAACTAACGATAACGGTATTTTGCCTGGAGAAACTTGGTTCCAAGATGTGATTGAAGCACGTAGAACCTTCGTAGATTCAGCTAACGCAATTTACAAAACAACTAACGTAACAACTGACGCAGTAACAATGGCTGAAGTGTTTAACGTGAAAACTGTAGAAGAAAACCCAAATCTTATCAGTTTTAAAGTACTAAACTATAATAACGAACTTGTAATTAATCCATCAACTGATGCTTTCGTTGAAAATGACGCAGTATTAGTGAGTTCAAATGGTACTCTACCATCGCCGTTGGATTCATCAACTGTGTACTTCGTACACTTCGATGAAAACAATTACATTCGTTTAATGAACTCTCCAAGTACTGGAGGTACAGCAGTTTACATTACTCTAGAAAACCGTGGGGAAGGTCAGCATAAAATGATCAAGCAAGCTGACTATATTGAATCCCTTGGAACTTCTCTTGATATGACTCAATACTGGTCACTAGCTGATTGGTACGCAGTTGGTTACGACGAGAACACTACATACACTGATGAAACAAGCATTGATGTAGCGAACACTAAGAACTATCAAGAAGGTGACGTGATTCGTATTCTTGATGCAGATGGTGTTTGGACATTGTACGTTAAAACTATGTCTCGTGATGTAGTTATTTGGCAAGCTATTGCTCGTCAGAATAGTACAGTAGCATTGAACAACCAATTGTATAACGGTTATGAGCAATATAATGCTGATGGTACATTGACTAATGTTGAAATTAACGTTCGTAAAGCACTAGCTCTACTTAAGAACTCTTTCAACACAACTCAAAGTCGTTTAGTATTTGATATGGTCAAGTATGTTCACACTGAACAAACTGTAGTATCATGGGTATTCAAAACTTCTTACATTTATATTGTTGGTTTAGAGCAATCTTTACAACAAAATAACAGTACTGATAATTTGATTAATCAAATTGTTGAGTATTTCGAAGAAGTTAAACCGTACAGAACAAAAATTCGTTCTCAGATTGAACAGAAAACTTCTGACACTGATGAAATGACTGGAATCAGCAATGATTTAGATCCTAACGGATACGTCTTCATCAATGGTGCTTGGGTTAAGACTCAATCAGATATTTGGGATCATGAATATGCTCAGTACAATACTACTACAGGTAAATGGGAAATTGTAGGTTCACTACCAAGTGATTTCGAATCACCAAATCGTAGATTCCAAGAATCTTATGAAATTTTGGTATATGATAACTTCCAATGTACACCAGATGCTGACCTAGCTGATGCCTTAACTTTAGAAGCTGTTAATAACTCATTTATGAGTAACGCAGATGACCTTCTAAGTGCGGGCAATCATTATAAGCTACAACGTTATTCCTTTACCTATCCAGTGATTGATAACACTGCTATTGAACGTAACGTGTTCTCTGGTATTAGTGCGATTTACACTGATATGGATTTAACACTAACTCTAGAAGAAGCTATTAAGGCTCAACTAGCTGAATATAAAGATGATATAGAAGCATCAGCACAATTTGAGAGTGATCTTCAAACTGTGTATAATTCAGTAATTAGTGCTGAACCAACTGTTACAACAGCAACACAATATAGTCAATACAATACATTAGCAAACCGTCGCAGACTATACACCCAATTGAATGATAGTACTATTTCGCAAGAAATGAACTGTCCATTTAAAGGACGTGTACTTTCTGATAACTTGAACACTCGTTTACCATTTGGTTACTCCGGTTCCAATGGTGAAACTTATGGATACAAGCTATATAGTCGTGACCTGTATGAAAAATTCGTAGAACTTGTTCTAGAAGCTAATCCAACATTCAGTACTGATGAAGTCAACAACTACCTAGTGTATGAGTATGGCTTATATCCTTGGATGTACGATATAGAAAATACAGATGCGGCAACAGGTGTTTTAAATGGTAAAAACTACTTAGATACACTATATGTTTTGACAGCAATGTTAAACACATATAACTCTGAAGAAGTGGATACATTTGAAATTGCTCGTCAAATTTTGGCACAACCAACAATTGACATGTACTGTATGGTTATGATTCCTCGTAAGCTTGCTTATGTTAAGGATCTAAACACTGATGAATTCCTATCAGTTCCAATGGATACAAGCCTAGATGGATTTATGCAGGATGCTCTAATCGCTAATAACGATGTGATCGCAATGGCAGAAATAAATCTAAATGATCTACCGCTTGATATTAACAATCCATTATATGATGAAATTCAAGATGTGCTAACCACTGTTAATGGTGCTCAGTACGTAAATGATGCTAACGCATTTGACAGCTTCGGCTTAGAGTCTCAAACTAAAAATATCGCATACTTCGCATCTGGAACAGTTAACGCTACTCAAGATCCAACGTTTGTGAATATTTCTGAAATCAATCCACTAGGACTTGATTCAGCACAAATGAGATTCACCGTTAATGGATATGGTTACAGTACTACTGGTAATGAACAACTTAAATCCATTGGTAACTTCCAAATTGAAGGACATGTTCTGTTGAACCCTTACAATACTAAGGAAGCTATCGTAAGTATCCCACGCTATAATGAAGCAATTGATTATATGCAAAGGAACTTAATTTCTAGAAATGAAATTCGTTACTCCTACAGAGTACAAGATATTATCAATACCACTGGTACTGTTCGTCTTGTTCAGGATAATGATTTCACTGTTGGTGAAAAAGTTATGGTGTTTACACCAGAAGCTTCTGACTATGATGTTAACATGGCTGATGGAACTTGGAAAACAATTCTACCAGTAGCTAATATCAAAACTGGTACTAGACCAAAGATTTACACAATCAGTTCTGTAAGTAATGATACAATTCGCCTTGGTGGATTTACAACTTCCAGTATCTATGATAGTGAATCTGATACTCTTATGAACCCAGGACAGCCAACAGCAATCACTATTGTTAGAATCACCTCTTTCAACGATTCGTCGTTTACTAGTGGTGTTGCTAAGTACAGTACTGAACGTTCTTACCAAATTAACATTCTTGATTATGACTTGTTCTATGACAGAATGCTTAAGAGTGGAGCTTATACTGATACTTACAGTACTGATGATTATGATGATTGGTATGTTTCTAATGAAATTGTTGAGGTGGATGGAGTTGAAGTTGACCACGGATACTATCTACCAATCTACGGTAAAGGTGTTCTAAGCGAACTAGTTCGTACTAAGATGGATGATAGTCTACAAATATTCGTTTACGAATACTCAGGCATCAATCCTGTTAAGAACGGTAATACTTGGACTTACAGTGGTACATTAGTTGACAATGTTTATATCAGTGATAGAAACGCAGCATTGGTAGTTGCGATTTCGGATTCAGTACAACATATTGAATACGTAGCTACCCCAACACATGTTGAAAGTACTTCTATTACAAATGGTATCCTAACGAGTACGAATTCTGTCGATACAGATGTAGTCTCAGTTAATAACGAAATTGTGTTACTACGCAACAACAATAACATGTTGAGAGCGATGTACGGTACAGTTGAAAACAATTATGAATCAGGAACAACATATACTAAGTTAGGTGTTATTCTTGGGAAAGAGGAAGATATGGAAGTGTACGCTAACCATTATCCTCAAATACCTTTGAGTACATTTAGTAATGGTTATGTAGTGAGTGGAGCAGTAATTGGACAATTACTACAATAATAAAAAAGGGAGCCATTGGCTCCCTTTTTGTTTTTATACTAGTTTGATTTCGCCGTCTACGAAATCGAAGGTCGCAGTACCGCCTTTCTTCAGAGAGCCGATCAGCATCTCTTTAGCCAGTGGTACACGAATCTTATCGTTAATGATACGTTTCATCGGACGAGCACCCATTCCTGGAGTTACACCCTTCTCTGCCAGTTCTGCTTTAGCAGAATCAGTCAGAACGATATGAACGTTACGGGAAGCTGTTTCACCGTTCAGTTCACCAATGAACTTATCAACTACGCTCAGAATTACATCTGAACCCAACTCGTTGAACTTCACAATACCGTCGATACGGTTAATGAATTCTGGTGGTAAGTGTTGCTTGATAGCAGCATCCATACCATCATCACCGGAACTATCCATACCCATTGACAGTACTGAAGCATCACGAGCACCTAAGTTGGTGGTCATAATGATAGTAACGTTGTCGAAGTGTACGGTCTTACCGTGTGAACCAGTCAGGCGGCCTTCGTCCATTACCTGGAGGAAAGTCAGAAGTACTTTCTTGTTCGCCTTTTCGATCTCGTCCAGCAGTAAGATACAGTTCGGGTTCGCCTCAACTTTGTCAAGCAGCATACCGTTACCAGCGTCATGACCTACATATCCTGGAGGTGAACCAATCAGTTTAGATACGTTGAACTCTTGAGCGAATTCGGACATATCGAAGCGAATCAGTTCTTGACCCATAGAGTCAGCCAGAGCTTTAGTCAGTTCAGTTTTACCAGTACCAGATGGTCCTACAAACATGAATGCACCCTGGATAGTACTCTTACCACGCAGACCAGCACGAGCAACCATTACGTTCTCTACCAGTTTTTCAACTGCCTGATCCTGTCCGAATACTTTCTTACGCAGGTTATCACCCAAGTTCAGCATACGATCTGATTCTTCACACGCAACGATTTCCAGAGGAATGTTAGCGATACGTGATACTTCACCTTCAATATCAGCACGGACAATGGTCTTAGCTGGTGATGGTTTAGTACGGTTACGAGCACCCGCCGCATCCATAAGGTCAATAGCCTTATCAGGGAAACGTTTGTTCTGAAGGAACTTGGTACTCAGTTCCAGTACTGCTTCCATTGCTTCAGGTGTGAAAGTAACACTATGGAACTTCTCGTAAGTGGCTTTAACACCTTCTACGATCTGACGGGTTTCGTCCAGAGTAGGTTCCAGAATATCAACTTTCATGAAACGACGCTGTAGTGCTGCGTCTTTTTCAATGTGTTTACGATATTCATCGTAAGTGGTAGCACCGATAACGCGAATCTCACCACGAGACAATGCTGGTTTCAGCATATTGCTCATATCCAGAGAACCGCCACCAGTAGCACCAGCACCCATAATAGTATGGATTTCGTCGATGAACAGAATCACATCGTCGCGACCTTTCAGTTCAGACAACAGATTTTCAACACGTTCTTCGAATTCGCCACGGTACTTAGTACCAGCAGTGAAAGCACCCATGTTCAGAGAAAGAATTTCAACATCTTTCAGATCTTCAGGTACATTGCCATCGGCAATCATCTGTGCTAAACCGTCGATGATTTGGGTTTTACCAACACCAGGTTCACCAACCAGAGCACCGTTACATTTGGTCTTACGTGACAGAATCTGAATCAGATCTGCCAGTTCAGCAGTACGACCAATCAGTGGATCGAGTTTGCCGTTTGCTGCCAGTTCAGTAAGGTTAGTTGTGAAACTTTCGATACTGCGTTTCTGACCATCACCTTTACGTGAAGAACGACCACCAGATACAGAAGGTTTATCTTCTTTTTCCGGTTCTTCATCACGAGTAGCATCACGCAGATCAACATTATAGTTGCGGCTGTTGATGTAATTTTGTAATTCACGTGCTACAGCAGTACGACTCAGATCCAGTTCAGAGAGAGCGGTATCCAGAGCAGTATGTGGGAAAGACAGACATTCGAACAGAATGAAATACGCCTGAATGGTGTAATCATTTTCTTTCAGTTGTTCGATAACTGCTTTCTTCTGTAGTTCAACCATGATTTTAGTGATCATTGAAGATACAGGGGTCATATCTGCCCCAAGCTGTTCTTCAACAGAGAATGGAAGTACTGGTGCTGGGGAGTTCGTCAAGAAATCCACAATACGTGCTTTCAGTTTAGCAGCATCTACGTTAATGTCTTCCATGAATTCAACAATGCTTGGTACATCAAGGGCAATAGCAGTCAGATGGTCTACAGTCATGATTGAATGACCCATAGAACGTGCTAATGATTCACCTTCTTGATAAAAATCTTCAAAGCTATAGCTCATGTGCTTCTCCTTGGTTTATTTTGTTCACTTGTACATTATAGCACAAAATTTTTCGTCGTTCCAAAAATAAATACGATATAAATTTCTTTTTGGAGATTAAGAATATGGCATATCAAATGTGGAAAAAAGGTCGTAACAGTAACGATTACAACTTCTTTGACCGTTCTATTGCTGAGCAATATCGTATGGGCGGTACTGATATGTGGTTATACACGTATCAGGGGCCGAAAGGCAATGAAGGTAGTACTGACGACACATTACCTGATTTCAGTGATGGCAGTGGTACACTTACTGACATAGGAGATATTGTTCTCGGTGAAACCGTTAACCGTTCCTATAGCATTCAAGCTATCACACTACCAGTTGTTTATCAAGTTCAGGAAGCCACACCTGATTTAAAAATTAACGGCATCATGTATTTCAACTTCGACACAATGGACATTACATTGCATTATAACACAATGATGCAACGTGTGGGAAGAAAGATTTTACCTGGCGACGTTATCGAATTACCTAACCTACGTGATTTCGATGTACTAGACCGTGACGTAGGTATTAATAAGTTTTATGTCGTTCAAGATGCGTTCAGAACCTCCGAAGGTTATTCAGCGACATGGCAACACCACATCTTTAAAATTCGTGTGAAACCTTTAACGGATTCTCCTGAGTTCTCAGATATTACTGACGCAATAAATGAAGGATTTCCCGATAATCCAGATGATCCTAATAATGGAAACGGTGGTGCTGGTGGTGGAAGTACTGGAAGCTTTGAGCTTGACATTATGAATAGAATTATTCAGCAAGCAGATTCCGAAGTACCTTACATTCACTACACTAACGAACACATCTATGATGACATATCTGATATTAACGAGTTAGCTAAGTATATCATAAATGGTTATGATTTCCCAGCTAATCCATCGAAGAACATGTTTTTCATAAAGAACACACTTCCAGTACTTTATGAGAAAGATGCTGATTCAAATTGGGTTCAGGTTGAAACAAAATACGGTACTAAGTTACCTTCTCGTTCTAAGGACTTTGCTTTCTACTTCAAAGAAGATTCAGCAAGTGTAGCAGGTTATTCATTATTCCAGTACTACGCATCTGAGAAAAAATGGCTTAGCTGTGTGCTGCCGTTCACCGATGAAGATACTGTACCACAAGACGCAGAGGATTTCTACTGTTTTTACAAAAAACCTCAACTTTACCAGGTTCAGGACGATGGCGTAACATGGGTCATCCCACCAGAATCACATTCAAACGTGCCGTTCACCACAAAAGATATTGCTGGTAACAGAACCGCACATGATGATATTCGCTCAGCCATTCCACCAGCACGTGGTGATGTTGGAGAGGGAGTAGTCTTCCCATCCAATCCTGAAGATGGTGAGTACTTCTATCGTACTGATTATGTACCAGTTACATTATGGCAATATAGTGCCGAAAAGTCAACTTGGACACAATTCAATTACGGTGGTCGTCTACCTTGGACTGGTGCTAATATCGAACAAACCCGCTTCATCAATAGTCCTGATAGAGTTTCTATCCAAGACGTTGTTAAGCCAAACATTGTTAATAGACGCAAGGACACTAATTAATGAAACTAAATTATTACTATGACGGACAGTTTCGCCGTCTGTTGAAGCATCTTATCAGAGTGTTCGGAGAATTTCAAGTAAAAAATGGCCTTGACGCAAACGGGAACCAACGTTATAAAACGGTTCCCTGCCGCTACGCTGACATTTCAAGAATGGCAGCTTATATCATCAGTGGTGGTTCTGAAAACGTTCTACCATCTGCCCCAGGTATTACAATCAATGTACAGTCATTGAAACTTGATCGTCCGAACCTTCGTGCTCCAGCACAATATACTTCTGTCATGGGAACTAATGTTAGTCCTGAAGAAAACAAATATGTTAGCGAACTTGACAAGCAGTATCAAATTTCCAGATATAACCCTACACCTTGGAAACTAGTTTTCAATGTTAATATCTGGACAACTAACTTGACAAACAAGTTAGAACTATGGGAACAAATAGCAACATTGTTTAACCCATCTGTTGTTTTACAAGTTACTGAGAATCCATATGATTGGACAGGTACAGTTGATATTGAACTTACTGATTGTCAGTTCAGTACTAGAGGATTTCCACAAGGTACTGATTCTGATTTAGATGTTATGGTATTGACATTTGAATGTCCAATTTGGTTAAGTCTTCCAGCTAATGTTAAACAAGCTAAACTTATTCAACAAATTGTTACCAACATCAATACTGCTAAAGATGAATTGGAAATTGACTTAGGGAACTACAACGACAGTATTACTGACGTGTATACACCTAAGAATATGTGTATTCTTGTTAATCGAATAGAGGCAGCTAATTCTCTGGAAACATATGAGGTAACTCTTGTAAGTTCAAGTTTGAATCCTCTTTCGAGTAATGGTAAAATTTATTCATGGAACAGATACCTTGAGTATCTTGACCCAAGTTTTGAAGAAAAATCATTGTATTTGAAGTTCCAGCAAGGTATAGAAGAAGCAAATCCAATTCGTGGAGATGTTATTCAAATGCCTACTGAAGACGCACCAAACAAGATGATTGTTCAGGTTGATACCTCATTGTATACTGGTGGAATAAGTATAACATCATTCGTAACAGAAAGCAACCAGTTATCACAAGCATTACCGGCTCAGTACTACATTAATATTGCTGAATATAATATTCAGTACGGTGAAACCACAATAAAGCCTAACGATTTATTCCAAATTGGTAATGATCGTAATAGTGCTATTATTGTCGATCCTAGTACTGTTAATGGTTATGTGTATAACGCAGATGACACTTATTTTTACAGATATAATGAAATTGTCGGTTGGCATCAATCGGTGCAAAACAAATACAGACAAGGTTATTGGAGAATCGCATTTAGAGATGCGTAAGGATTAATTATGACTAACGAAGCAGTGGGAGCTATATTTTTATCAAAACGTACAGGACGTATGATGCTTAACTTACGTTCCGAAACCGTTACGTACTCAAATAATTGGGGCTTCGTTGGTGGTAAGATTGAACGTGGTGAATCAGCAATTGAAGCTTTATATAGAGAGATTGCTGAAGAATTGGGGGAATCAGTACCTCCAATTGAAGATATAATTCCTTTTGATGTTTTCTGTACTAAGAATGAGAAGTTCAAGTACTATTCATTTATTGTAGTTGTTCAGGAAGAATTTATTCCAGAACTAAATGATGAAAGTGCTGGATATTCTTGGGTTAAAATAGGAAACTGGCCTAAGCCACTTCATCCAGGAGCTAAAAGTACTTTATACAATTCTAACATTGTTGAAGATATGAATGCCCTATGGGAATCAATAAAAAATGGCAAACCATTTAAAAACAGTTTGCCATATCAAATATAAAAAGGAGGCATAAGCCTCCTTTTTTTATACTCCAACAGGTGGAATACCAGTTAAGTTAAGTAGTACTGACCATTGTGTAAGTGTTGTTTGACCAGCGTTCAAATCAGATAAGGTAGCATCAATTCGGAATCCTAAGTGCTTAGCACTGTTTAGAGAAGCCGTAACATATGTGCTATAATCTGTTTGAGTTGAACCCAAACGACTTGGTAAAGTAATATCTTCACCATTTATTACAACGTTAACTGACCAGGTTTGGTCTTCGCTATCAATAGTGTCTACAATTTGTGTTAGCTTGTAAATTTTACGTGGATCAGGAATTTGATTCGCAGTAACAGTACCAGGAACAATTGTACCTTCATTATCTACATAGAATGAGCCTTTCACTAACCAAGTACTATAGATACTTGGGAATGGAACAATTTCACCAGTAGTCGCATCAGTATTAACCTGACGACCCATGATTTTCAATTCATAGAAATAGTTTGAGCCGAACTGAAGAACACTATCACCATTTTGATAAGTAACCCATCCATCTGCATCTGTAATACTCGCACCACCTAAGTTGAAATAAGCAATTGGCTTAGTCGCAGTACTTTGAGTGAACGCAATATACTTAAATCCAGTATCGTAGTTAATATCCAATAGAGAAGAATATTCTTTATTCATTGGACGTGTAGTTTGAATTTCACGCCATTCTTTATTCTTCATTAGACACATCAAACGGTCGCCATTATTGGTAAGAACCATACGACCCATGATAGAAGTATCACCATCTGGAACGGTGTTGAATAAAGTAATCATTGGGATACTAGCCCAATCTAATTCTGTAGCTGGAACAGTATTATCAGGTTGACGAGCACTATCTACTAAAGAGATTAGTAATTCACCAGTACCGGAAGTATTTCTGTACCACAATTGACCAGGAACTGAACCTTTAGGTCTAGTTTGTCCTGAAAAGTTTTCAGCAAGCCACAAGAAGTTTTCATTTAGTGCTTGACCATAACTAACTTTATCACGTCCAACTAGGTTAATCGGAACAGGGTTCTGATTAGGTTGATTTGGACCAAGGATAGTATTGTTAGGTACTGAAGCATAGATTTTACCATTACTACGCTTAATAATATAATTCATTTGTATCTCCTATTACTGTAACTGTACTCGTACTGTATACTTAATTTGAAGAATACGGTTAGCACTTTTTTCCACTGGATGGAAAATAATGTGTGATAATGCCATACCTGAATCGCCATCTGTATAAAGACCTAGTTCATCAAATACGTAGTTTCCTTCCATATCGGTAGTTGAACTAACGTTTTGATCTGATGGTTCACCTAATCCTAGAGTACACAAACACACAATATCAGTATAAACCTGACCTGGAATGTGAACAGTACTGACATTGTTATATTCAGTTTCTACACCAGCATTAACGTTAGCATTAATTTTCTTCACGTAAGTTTCTGAGTAAAGACCACCGAAAGAACTAATACGTGGAGTTTTATAGGTAACACGACCAGTACTAAGAACAACTGTACCACCGTTACCAAATCTCATTTCAGAGATAGCTCCTAGACTAACACCCAAAGAATCAGTACTGCCAGCTAAAGCATATGCGATTGCTTGGCTCATGTTTTCAGGGTGAATTGCGTTGGATTTATCAACGACAATTGATGTATTCTCAGGATCAGTAATATCGGTAATTAGCACATGTCCTTTAACAAATAGTCTTGGAAGTTCTGTTTTGTTATTCATTTCTAATCCCTTAGTAATTAATTTGTATTTCTTCTAGCTTACCAGCCATTGTTTTTTGTAGTTCAGTTGGTTGAACACTGATATAGTTACGATCTATACCAACACGTAGGTAAGTGAAGTTCCCGACTACGTTTTCAGCAAATGTTCCGGTTACACCATGTTGATAAATGGTAACTTCAGAATCAGGATTGTAGATTTTTGTGTCGGTAAATTCGATATAAAAATTGCAACATTCTTGGAATTTAATTGGGAACCAATCTGCTTCCGTTGGATCACTCGCTAATGTTGCTTGTACATAAATTCGTCCAATGAAGTTACGTAATGTGAATGCGATTGTATGTAATCCAGAAGTACTGCCATAATAACCACCAGCAGCTAGTGGAAGTGAGACTTCATTCCAATGGTAATCGTTGTTAGTACTATACCATGAGTCAGAATCTTGATAATCAAGTTCCTCACCATCTTTGCTTATTCTTCTAAAAAGAAAATTCTTTGATCTTAAAGCCATCGTTATAGCCCTCTATAATGAACTTTTACTTATTTATAGCATAGCTCTTACCAGAAAGAGGTGATAAATATTTGTAATATGACATAACATAAAAGGAATGAACTATGACAATTTCATTTAATAATGGGTCTTCAGGTTCTTGTAATTGTTCTGGTATTAACAGTTTAGTGATCAACAATGCTGGTCACTTAATCGTTACATACGATGACGGTACTATTCAAGATTTGGGTCAAGTAGTTGGTGCTGATGGTGCTAACGGAACTAACTTTTATCCAAATGAAGTAGGATTCGTGATTCCAGATAGTACTTTTGATCTTGATAAAGATATTGGATGGTCGTACTTAAGTCTAACGATTAATAGTACTCAAACTGTACCAACCATTTATTTTAAAACTAATGCTGCTAACTCTCCTACCGCAACGTGGGTAAGTGCTCCATTTGGACAAGGTGCAAAAGGCGATTCTGGAGAACCATTCCATATTGATTCTCAAGGCACAACCAAACCAACAACTGGTTTAGTTGATAATTACACATTCTTAGATACCGATGACGGTACTATTTGGATTTACGACTTAGACACTTTAACATGGGCTGGTCCATATCAGTTCCGTGGCCCACAAGGTCTACAAGGTCGATTCATCATTGATTCTCAAGGTGATACTTTCCCTGTAATTACTGACTTAGATCCTGGATATACTTTCTATGCCACTGATACTGGTTTCTTGTATTATGTAATTCAAGACAGTACTACACTACAAAAATCTTGGAGTCCTGGAATTCTATTCCGTGGTCCGAAAGGTGAAAATGGTGAACAGGGTATTCAAGGTCTTCCAGGTTCTGATGCTAATAATATCTACGCAATTAAAAACGTAATTGATACATCTTACGAAAACGCCCTACTTGTAATTGGTACTGTACCAGCAGGTTATTTGGTAACTCGTATTGAAGTAACAATTGAAAATGCTTATGACCTAGTAGTTAATGAGTTGACAGTACGTTTTGGTGGTACAGCACAATCTGATGAAGGTAGTACTGATATTGCTCCACCAGATTACTTTGATATTAATACAGCACAGCGTTACATAGTAGACGAAGTAAACCATGAAATCAGTGCGAATGACGAAATACTTTCTTGTGTATTCAACGAATCTGTTAACAACAGTTCAGTAGGTCTAATGACTATCATCTGTACAATTGCTAAACAGCTTCCTATTACACCAATAGAAGATAACATTTAAACCAAAGGGAGATGATCACATCTCCCTTTTTTATTGCCTGGATAAATATTAGAAACAAACATTCATAGGAGAAAGTAACCGATGGCAGTTTTTTCTAACTTAGAAGGAACCATGAAAAAGTCTTTTATCCTTGGTAAAGGTGGTGCTCGTCTATCATTCGATAGTGGAGTACTAACCGTTCGTAATTATCAAGGTACTAGTCTTATTCCAATCAGTGCGGCTGACCCACTTGACGGTACACACCTTGTAACTTTATCTTACTTTAACTCTCACGCTGGTGGCGGTTCAGGTAATGCTTTACGTGGAACAACAGATCCAGATGTAAGCTTAGGAACAGATGGTGATGTGTATTACAAGATAGACGACACTAGTATTTTACAAATTTACATTAAAGATTCTGGAATATGGAAACCTTTTGCTTCACCAACTGATTCTGAATATGTATCAACTACAGTTGCTACACCTTCTGATTTTACACAAGTTGGCTCAGACTACGTATATACCTTATCTGCTGCGGCTCATGGTCGTGGATCTGATATAATTGTACAACTACAAGACACCAGTACTGGACAAGTTCAGAATGCTAATGTCGTGGTTGATTCTTCAGGTAATATCACAGTAACCGTTGGCGATCTACCAACATCTAATTATAATGTAGTAATCATTGGAGGAACCACCTTGTCCACACCATATAGTCAATTGATCAATAAAGCTAATTGGGTCTTATCTGGCTCAGAGTATACATTGTCAATTCCACAATCTACACATGATCAAGTTCCTGGTGCTATTTTCTTAGCAGTATATCAAAATACTGTTGATTCAGCAACAAGTGCTTCTCCATACGAAATCGTAGCTGTTCAAACTGCTATTGATGGAAATGGTAATGTGACACTAACCGCAAGCGAAACCTTTAGTGGGAAAGTAGTTATTAGCGGAAAATAACCATTATTAAGCCAGAAAGATATTCTGGCTTTTTTTCTTTATTATACTGGTGATATTCACCAAGGGGTAATAAATACATAAAATAATGATTTGGGATAAAGGTTTTTTTCCATATTCAAATCCAACGGAGGGATTACATGTATTCTATAAAAACTGATCTTGACGTATCTGGTAATCAAACGATCCAAAAAGATCTTTTGGTTAATGGTAGTGCAGTCATTACGAATGATTTGACCGTAGGTGGTACAATCAACTTCGCTAATGCTACATTTACTCAGATTACAGTCACAGGAGCAGCGAATCTAAACAACGTAACCTCAACAGGTACAGCTACATTGAACAATGTAAACGTTTCTGGTAATACAGCACTTGGTGATTCCGGCACTGATACTGTTACTGTAAACGGCGTTTCTACATTCAATGCTGCGATCACTGCGAAAAGCAATGTATCTATTGAAGGTAATACAGTTGTTGGTGACGCAAGTTCCGACACTCTAACTGTTAACGCAACAAGCACATTCGTAGCACCAGCACTATTCAATGGTGATGTTACTATTGGTGATGCTCCTGCTGATGCTCTAACTGTAAATTCCACTGCGAATTTAAAAAATAACGTAACTATCGGTGAAAACGCAACTGACGTTCTAACTGTTAATAGTACCTCTAACTTTGCTAACAATGTTACTCTTGGTTCTGATGGCACAGATACACTAACCGTGAATGCTGCTACAAACATTAAGAACAACATGATTATCGGTGAAAATGCTACTGATACTCTAACCATTAACAGTACTACCACTATTGCTGGTCCACTAACTGCTGATGATATTAATGTCGGTGGTGACTTAACTGTAACTGGTGCTACTACTCTAGAATCTTTAACTGTTAATGGCGTAACTAACCTAAATGATGACCTAATCATGGCATCAGGTACTAGTGCTTCCTTCCAAGATGTTACCATTAATGGTACTCTAAGCGGTGCGTTCACTATTGCTAACGGTAGTTTCAACACACTATCTGTATCTGGTTCTTCTAGTCTACACGCAACTACTGTTGCTGGTAACTTAACTGGTACTGGATATTCTGCTACATTTAATAACTATATCGTAAACGGTGCTTCTGGTTTAATTAGTTTCAACTATAACGACCCAGCACGTCCATCTGATATTAAAACTAGTATTGAGCCATACAAAGTAAGTACTCAAGAAATTCAAGTTAACGTTGCTGACCTACAACGTGCTACCATCGGTGATGTAACATATTCCGATTATGGTCTAACCGCACTAGGTAAAGCATCAATTGACTATCTAGATATTGTTGGTAACAGCACTACTGGTGCTTCTCGCCCACAACTAACTGTTGCTGGAAACTCAACACTAGGTGGAACAACAACGGTTAACAACCTAGCTATTACTGGTTCTATTACTGGTCTAAGCTTCTCTGATCTAAACGTAACTGGTGATTTGACAGTTGCTGGAACTTCTGATTTTACTCAGAAAGCAACATTCGTTGATCTAGAAAGTACTGGTCAAGCAACTTTCAACGATGTTGAAATTAATGGTGATCTAACTGGTTCATTCACTATCACAAATGGTAGCTTCGGTACAATCTCTGTATCCGGTCAAAGCAACTTGAACTCTGTAGTTCTAAGTGGTAACGTAACTGGTACAGCACAAACCGCAACCTTCGGACAATATGTTGTCGCTGGTAGTACTGGTGTTATTGGATTCTCCTATAACGACCCAGCACGTCCATCTGACATTAAATCAGCTATTGAACCTTACAAAATCAGTTCTTCTGAATTCCAAGGTCAAGACGCAGATTTCGAACATGTTGTAACTGGTGACGTGACTTACGTTGACTACGGTCTAACTGGTCAAGGTCTAAACAAACTTGATTACCTAGATATTACAGGTAACAGTACAACTGGTACTTCACGTGAGCAACTAACCGTTGCTGGAAAATCCAAATTTGTTGGTGATGTAGAATTCCAAGGTGTTGTAACTGGTCTAACTGTTGATGTAACTGGTCAAGATATTACTCCAAACTCTGTTGTAGCTGCTGCTGGTCTAACTGGTGCTACTGTAACAAGTACTGGTGCTGCTAACCTTAACTCTGTTTCCGTAACAAATAATGCTTCTGTTTCTGGTACTACTACTCTTAACAACCTAGTTGTTACTGGTACTGTAACTGGCGTAACTGCTGAAGCTAACGTTGATGGTCTAGATATTGCTCCGAATTCTGTTGATGTAACAACAACACTTGATGTTGCTGGTGCTACTACTCTAGCGGGTACTACTGCTTCAACACTAAACGTAACAGGTGCTACCACACTAGCTGCTACTTCTGCTACTACACTAAGTACTTCCGGTCTAGCTACTCTAAACAGTGCTACAGTAACTGGTACAAGTACATTAGGTGTTGTAAACGCGGGTGCGACAACTGCGACAAGCATTACATCTCCATCTTATCTTGGTAATGTAACTTTCGCTGATGATGTAACAATAACTGGTACACTAACTCCAAGTGCGATTGATTTGAGTACTACTGATGTAGCTGCTAAATCTCTAACCACTGCTGAGGACGTTACTGTAGGTGGAAACCTAGCTGTAACTGGTACTATCGACCTATCCAATGCTGACGTTGGGGCGAAAACATTTGTTGCTTCTGATACTGTTAACGCAAGTACTCTACCAGTACTAGCAAGTACTACAGCTACTATCGGTACTGTAAATGCTACAACATTAAACGCAACTGGTACTACTACTTTAGGTGTAACTAATACTGGTATTCTAACTGCTACAAGCATTGTAACTCCTTCTATCGGTAACGCAACTAACGATGTAACAGTAACTTCTGCGTTGATCGCTGCTGATGATCTAACAGTTCAAGGTAACTTAGTACTACAAGGTGGTCTAGACCTATCTGCTGTTGACATTGAAGCACAATCAATTCACACAACTGGTAACGCAACATTTGATGGTAACGTAACTGTTGGTGGTTCTATTGACCTATCTAACGCAAACGTATCTGCTATCACCTTTACTGCGACAAGCTCTAGTGTTGCTAACGTACTTCCAGTACTAAGCTCAACAACTGGTACAATCGCTACATTGAATAGCACAACATCTACTTTGGGTACTTCTGGTATTACTACCGCAAACATTACTACTGGTAACGTAGCGACCCTAAACGTATCTGGTGTTTCAACCTTCAATGGTAACATTACTTCTGCTAACGCAGCAGTAGCAATTGCTAAAGATACTACTATCACAGGTAACTTGGATATTTCCGGTACACTAACTGCTGGTACACTAGATCTTAGCACAACTGACGTAACTGTACAATCACTAGTTTCTAGTGGCAACGCACATATCGAAGGTGATTTGGTAGTTGATGGGGCATTCGACCTATCCGCAACAAACATTAGTGCTGCTTCCCTAGCTTCTGCTAGTACTGTAACAGTAGGTACTGCTTTAGTACTAACCGCTGGTACAATTACTGGTGCTCCAGCAATCTCTGGAAACACTACTATCGGTGGAACTCTAGGTGTAACTGGTGCGACCTCACTAAGTACTCTTGGTACTTCTGGTCTAGCAACTCTAAACAGTGCTTCAGTAACTACAACTCTAGGTGTAACTGGTGCGACTACTCTAAGTACAGTAAGTACTTCTGGTCTAGCAACTCTAAACAGTGCTTCCGTAACTGGTGCTTTAACTGTTGGTGGTACTGCTACCCTAAACGGTAATACCGTAATTGGTAATGCTTCATCTGATACGCTAACTGTTAACGCAGTAAGTACTTTTGCTGATGATGTAACTGTTAATGGTACATTCACCCCTGCTGGTGGTCTAGATTTAGGTTCTGCGGATCTTAACGTCGCTTCTGTAACAACAACTGGTGTTGTATCTGTTGGTACTAATGCTACAGTTGGTGGAACTCTAGGTGTAACTGGTACAAGTACACTAGGTGTATTGAACTCAGGAAACCACGGTATCACTGGTACTCTAAATGTTTCTGGTGCTTCTACCTTAGCTGCTGTATCTGCTACAAGCATAACTGCTAGTGGTGTAATCACTGTTAACGGTACTGCGGTATCTAAGATTCAAAACCTACAAGTTGGTACTGGTACTCCAGACAACACTAAAGTACTAAACGTATTTGGTGATACCATCATTACTGGTGACTTAGATGTAACAGGCGTAATCAACGCACAAATCGACTTGACTTCTCGTGACATTGCTCCACGTAACATCACTGCTTCAGGTTCTATTTCTGCTGCGACTTCCGTAACTGTTGGAACATCCTTGACTGCGGCAACCGCAATTCTCGGTGCTCCAGGTTCAACCAATAACAACCTACAAGTTAATGGTAACGCAACTTATACTGGCAACCTAACTGTTGGTGGTGTAATCTTCGGTTCATTCGATCAGACAAACTCTGACGTAACCATGCGTTCACTAGCTGTAACACAAGGTGCTACTATCGGTACTACTTTGGCAGTAACAGGTACAAGTACATTAGCTGCTGTTAACTCAGGAAACCATGCTATCACTGGTACTTTAAGTACTACTGGTCTAGCAACACTAGCTTCTGCTGGTATTACTGGTAACGCAACAGTTGGTGGAACTCTAGGTGTAACAGGTATTTCTACCCTTGGGGTATTGAACTCTGGAAACCATGCTATCACTGGTACTCTAAGTACTACTGGTCTAGCTACCCTAAATAGTCTAACTGTTACTGGTGCTGTAGCCCTAAATGGTAATACAGTAATCGGTGATGCTGGAACTGATACTCTAACTGTTAACGCAGCTAGTACTTTTGCTGGTAACACAACTGTTAATAACCTAACAGTTAACGGTACACTAACATATGACTTGTCTAATGTTAATACCGCATCTGTTACTACTGGTACATACTATGTTAAACAACATGCTACTGAGTCAATCACTACCACTTGGACTCCAGATGGTACAAGTAACGTTTATAACGTAACTGCTACTGCTGATACCGTAATTCAAGGAATTACTGGTGCGACAACTAAGGGTGCTGGTTCATGGTTCATCTATGTAACTCAAGATGCTACTGGTCATAACGTAACATTTGATTCTTCAGTTTATAAAATCATTGGTGGTGCGGTAAGTACTACTCCAAATGCGGTAAGTATTTGTCAAGTAGTATACTGCGGTATCGGTACAATTTTCGATGTGTTCATCGCACAACGTCCATAATAAGGAGATAATAGATGATTTACGTATCAGTAATTAAAGACGAAAACGACAATTGGAAAATTGTTAAAATATTACCTTCACCGCTTAATGCGGTGGGTAATAAAAGTGGAAATATCTACCCTGATATTTCCAAGTTGAGCCTAGCAAGTCGTTTAGTTGAAGGTTTTTGGACACAAAATGATGTGTATGAAAACACTGGCGAATTTATGCAATTCAAAGAAAAGACAGTAGACTTTGATGAAGTAAATGGTGTTGTTACCAACACCTACATTTATGAATTAATGGATTTAGACGTAATCAAAAGCGACCTCAAAGGTCGCGTTGATTCTAAACGTGATACCGTATACTACGGTGGATTTGAATTCAATTCTAAAATGTACTTCTCTGGCCTAGCTAATCGTAGTAATATTCAACTTATGCTACTATCATCTATCGTAGATGAAGCAAATTTCCCAACTGACCTAATTTGGGATACAGTTGAGGGTGAAAGAATCCCAATGGATTTGGCAACCTTTAGACTATTTGCTGAAGCACTAATGACATTTACTCGTTCTTTGTTCATTAAAGCTCGTGCTATCAAGGATGCTATTGATGCTGCTACAGATTACGATTCAATTCGTGCTGCGGCTGCTTGGGATAGTGAACCACTATAATTGATTAAATATAAAAAAGGCCAACTTATGTTGGCCTTTTGTTTTTTGTACCCTTGCATAAATACAGGATACAACCATTTTCTGAGGAATTTTTTAATGAGTGCATATACTATAAAAGGTGCTGAAGGTGTTGTTATAAACAGTACTTACTTTTTAGAACTACCTAAAGCTCCAACAAAACAAACAATATACGCTGAACGTGCTGGTATGATTCGTTATAACTCAGAATGGAAAGCATTTGAAGGTGTAATTGAATTCACAGACGGTTCATTAAGCTATCGTCGTTTCGCACAACTTGACGCGAATGGACAACTACAAACTTCACAATTACCAGATTCTATAACTAGCGGTATGCAATGGATCGGTACTTATGCTCCTATTTCTGATGACATTGATCCACCTGTTGATTCTGCGTATACAAAACTTCCTGCCCCAATAGCTGCTAACTCCGGTCAGTACTATATTATTCGCGGGATTTATGATGCTGCTGTAACACACTTTAGAGCAAATAACCCAACTACAGCTACAGTAACCTTTACTCCAACAAACCCAAGTTCAGCGGGTAACTGGATTCAAATCAAATATTATATTGATACTGATCCAACCAATACTGCGAATAAGATTGTTGTTGCTGCGTTTGCTCGCATCGTAACAGCAAGCATTCCAGGCACTGGTCATGAAGGACTTGTATCTTTAGCAAGTAATGATTCAAACCTTACTGCTGCTTTTACTTCAGTCGTTGATAAAACTACTGAATTAGGTTTAACTGATGGTGATTGGATTATCAGTACTGGAACCACAAATGTACGCTTACGTCAAAGTCGTGTTAGTGTAAGTGCTGGGGCTGTATCATTCGATAGAACCTTTTTAACTTCTTCTAACCGTACTATGACTAATAGTTCAGGTACAGTGCAAACCATTATAGACAGCCTCCTACTTAACGGTTTACGCCGCACAGGAGACTCTATGGTGAACGATGGAAGTACTGGTGCTGGTAGGTTAGGCGTTGTGTATGGTACTGCTGCTGCCCCTGCTATTGCGTTTAATAGCAACGCATTCGACCCTACTACGAACCCAGGAACTAATCCTGCGTTATGGTCTGATACAAATACTGGTATTTTCCATCCTGCTACTGGTAGTATCGGTTTCACCGCAAGTGGAACTGAACGTTTACGTGTTACTCCAACTCAACTTATTTTGTATCCAGTAACATCAAGTACTGCTGCTGTTCCAAACATTCTGTTCTCAGCAACGGGAAACACAAACTTGGGTATGAATATCAAGTCAAATACAATTGATTTTGTCAGTAATGGTGCTGTAAACGTAAGTTTAGCACAAGGCATCAGTACTTTCAATGGAAATGTTACAGTTACTGGAAACACTATTTTAGGTGATGCTGGTACTGATACATTAACAGTCAATGCTGCTAGTACTTTTGTTGGTACAACACTATTCAATAACGCATCTAACCGCTTTGCTGTAGGTGCTGTATTCAGTTCTGGTGCTACATTGTCATTTGAAGGTACTAATACCGCAACTATTACAAAAACTGCGTCCGAATTACGCTTCAATATGTTGAACTTCAATGATGTTTCAGTGTATGATGGTAGTACATTGCGTACTAAGATTAATAGATATGGTATTCAACTACCAGTACTAGTTACCATTGATAACGCAGTTGGTGTTGATGGGATGATTGCTTACAGTACTGAACGCAGTACCGTTGTTCAAAAGACAAACGGGGCGTGGACTACTGTAGGTTCTGGTGGTGGGGTAGCTACTACTTTCACTACATCAAGTTGGGTATTGAGTGGTTCTTACTATACTTACACAATTTCTAATCCAAATATTCAAACTATCGTAGTTCAAGAACTTACTGGTTCAAACTATAGTCCAGTTGAAGTTGATTCTATCGTAATATCTCCAACGAACGCAGTACTTTCAGTACCTGCTTCTCCAGATTTACGTTTCAACGGTCGTGTTATCGTACAATATCAATAATAAAAAAAGGGAGCCAATGGCTCCCTTAATTGTTTATACAGCCATTGGTGCTTTAATGGTTGCGTCTGGATTGTAATTTTCCAATCTGAATGATTCCATAGTGAAATCTTCAATTTTAGTAATACTTTTGTCAATCCATAATGTAGGCATTTCACGTGGTTCACGAGAAAGTTGCTCATGTACAGCATCAACATGGTTTTGATAGATATGAACATCACCACCCATCCATACAAATTCACCTACTTCTAATCCACATACTTGTGCTAACATATGAGTCAATAGAGAATATGATGCGATATTGAATGGTACACCCAAGAATAGGTCACAACTACGTTGATATAGAATGCAAGATAGTTTACCATCATTCACAAAGAATTGACTGAAACAGTGACATGGCGGTAGTGCCATTTGATCTAGTTCACCAACATTCCAAGCAGTCAAAATATGACGACGAGAATCAGGATTATGTTTTAGACCATCAATTAGTACTTGAAGTTGGTCAGTACTGCGACGCATAATTACACCGCTGAATTGAGTAGCTTCTAGTACTTCATATCCACGTGCTTTCAAAGCATTGATTTCATCAATATTTTGTGCGAATTGATAATCAACCCAATTACGCCATTGTTTACCATATACTGGACCAAGATTACCATCTGTATATCCTAGAGAAATACCTTGATTTAGGTAGTTATCAGTCCAGATAGTTTTCTTAGATTCATCACGTGTTCCGTATAGGATTTCAGCCAGGCGACGTTCATCATGTGAACCTTCTACGAACCAAATAAGTTCAGAAGACATTGCTTTCCATGCTAAACGTTTAGTTGTTGGAGCAGGAAAATACTCAGAAAGGTCAAAACGCATCGTTTCACCCATGAGTTTAATAGTGCCTACTCCAGTACGATCAGTACTCGGTGTTCCGAACTGTAGTACTTTGGTGTATAGATCGTGTAATTGTTGCATTCTCTTTCCTTAGATTATAATTTTCTTCCATCAATCTACGAATAGTTTGTTGATAGTCGTTAATCATAGTTTCCATGTTATATTGAAATTCACGTATTTGATTATCGAACTTATCTTGTTCATCTGAAACAGCAGATTTCACTTCCCTTATGACTTCAAGTTCATGCTCGGCTTGTAATTCTTCTATTCCATCAGCATGATCTTTTTCCATCTGTTCGATAATCTTATCATACATTTCCGTAGTACTTTCAGTACCAGCTTCAACGCCGTCTTCATATCCAACATCATATTGATCAGGAATTTCTACTATATCAGTCATTAGATAAACTTCGCTTCAAATGCTCGTAAGTCTTCTTCTGTAGCACGACGAGTGCCAATACCTGTCCAACGACCATGTGGGGCAGGAACAGAATCAACTTGAATGAATTCTTTTGTTTCGTTACAGTACTGATATACTTGTTTATCCATAATATCGAAATGATATATTTCTTTATCGGATTCATCCAAGTCTAAGTACATTTGTACAGCCCATGCAGTTCCACCGTCTAATTGAGTAGGTGATACTAATTGACCAATGGTATAAACACGTTCAGTACAGTAAATTTGATAGCTATTACGAGCTAATAGATTGTATACGTATCCCCAACGAGGAACACTACGACCTAAAGCTTTGTTTGCTAGTTTGAGTTGAGCACCTACTTCATTAGAAGTAAGCATTTCAAATGGGAGTTCTAGTACTGTTTCAGGTTTGACATGTGCTTTATGACCTTTAAATGAAAAATGGACTTCATCATGTCCATTTTCCTCAGCCCACAAACCAAAAAGGCGGTCAGCTCCCGCCGCACCGCCACTAAAACATACGTTTTCGAACTCTAACAACATCTCTTGGAGATCATTGCGAGTCATCTTCTTTATCTTCCAGTTTAGATAATAATTCTTTAATACTATCATCTTCTAAAGAGAAACTTGTTTCAAGAGCCGCTAGAATAACGGCTGCTGATTTAATCAGAGATTGACGGAATTCGTCAAACGAAACATGTTTGTCAGGTCTAGAAGCACTTTCAAATAAGTAGTACCCAGCTAACCCTGTCCAATCATTCTTCGTTTTAAGATGATCTGCTAAAGTATTTGGGTTGCTCATTTGTTTCAAGCGTTCTTCGATAATCAACTGGATTATCTGTTCCCTACTAACTTTTGACATTATTCACCTTTACGTTCTTTCAATGCTTTTTTGACAAGTTCTACTGCTTTAGCTTGTGAGATACCTTCTGGTAATTCAACAAATAGTGAATCACTTGTTTGTTCATCAGTCTGAACATCAGATGGTAGTACTAGTACTTGTGCTTGAGGACGAAGACTTGGGTCTAGGTTATAAGCACGTTCGCGGTTTTCACGAGCTAGGGTTTCATACTTAGCAGCTTCTTCTAATAGACGAGATACGATAGTACCTTGTTCTGGATATTGAACAGTTGCTTCTTGTTGATCGTAAGGATTGAATGCCTTAACAGTACCGTCTTGTACAACAGCACTTTGGTTAATTTCTTCATTCAGTACGTTTAGAGGAATCTTATTGGTTCCACCAACATGCATGTCAATATCTAGGGTATTTTGTTTACGGATATAGCCCATACGGTGAAGTACGGAAAGCATGTTTCCACCTTCTAGGGTTCCGATTTTATCCATTACATCCCATAGTTCAATTGAACTCTGACCACGACCGAGAACTAGCTCAGCAACACGGTTAGAATAAACTTCAGGGAGAGAGTCACGATAGACTACTAGGCAATGGTGTGGATCATTTTCCAGTTGACGCCATACGACGAAAACACGAGAACCAGTACTACGGACAACACCACAATGACGTACAATACTCATATTATTCTCCTTGTGCTTCATCAGCAGAATCAACTTCAGCTTGTGCTTGACGAGCTTCTTGATCTGCTAGAATAGCAGCGGAGAAATCCTGGAATCGAGATACGATTGGTGCAACATCTGCGAGTTCTTTAACATTAAAGATACCACGCTCAATTGCTGCTTCCATGATTTTTGTAGCATTGATAATATCAATGAATTCTAGTTGTGGTCCAACTACGGTTTCTTCTTGAATTTGATTGCTCATTATATACACTCCATGTATTTTTGAATTATCTATATTATACCACAAAAACGTGGTACGTTCCAAATATTTGTAAGGTCGCCATCCTTGACGACCTTCTATTTAGTATTCTGCTTCTTACTGTTCGAGTTCGTAATGAACCGTCATGCCGAAAGGAGCTTCTACTTTAGGGTTTGAGTGGATTACAAACAATGTATCGCAGTAGTTTGCATCACCCCATGAACCATATGGCTCACCATCCGTGAACATGACTAACTGTTTTGGACAGTAATCATCCTCTTTCATATAATCCCATACTTTAGTAAACAAAGTACCGCCACCACCATATACAGGATATTCAAGAATTTGTTGTTCTTGTCCAGTAGTGTAATCATGTACTTCATAAATTTGAGTATCGAATGTCAAAACACGAATTTTGAATTGTGAGAATTGCTTTGTAATACCATATACTTCAGACAGGAAATCACGTAACCATTCAGAACGAATACTACCAGATGCATCAAGTGCGATACAAATGTCAATATCTTCATCGGGTTTCATTCCAGGATAGATAGGCATACCAAAACCAATACCATTTGACCATGAACGACGGTTTGGCATCATATAAGTTACGTCATTCTTAATAAGAGAACGTAAAGTACGGTTAAGTTTAGAACGCCAATCAATTTTAGGTTCTTTAAAGTCCTGAACCATAGCACGAATTTCTGGTGGAGCACCTTGTGCCATTGCTGCGTTAATCATTGCGTCTTTAAACGCATCCATGAATCCTTCCAATTCTTCTTGTGAGAAGTCAGGGAAATCATCATAATCACCACCCGAACCAGAACCATCTTGAGTATCAGTATCGTCAGAATCTGAATCAGATTGGTTATTACCTTGTTGCGGAATATTATGCTGGTCTAAAGTACCACCACCAGTTCCTTTACCACCTTGACCAGATTCTTCTTGTTCCTTACGTTCCATAAGGATATTGTAGATTTCTTCTGCTGCCATTTTATCAAAATCAGGTGAGAATAACCATGAATTACGAATTTCACCTAATGCTGGATCGCGTTTGATAATTTGGTTAATTGCGTAATCAGCAGCTTTGTTCCACATTTTAGCATCACGTGTGCCTTTACGCAAGAAGTGGTTATACGCACAGTGAAGAATTTCATGACACACTGCTGCGATTAAGTTTTGTTGGGTTAACCCATTAAGAGCATCATTTATCTGTTCAGCAGTAATATCATCAATACTTTCACGAAGCATTTCTTCATATTCTTGACGACGAACAGGGTCTTCGATACCCATAATGAATTCTACGTTGTAATATAGATGCTTACCATCTACCGCTAATGTACGACACCAAGTGTTATTAGCTACTGGCTCTAACTGAGCAGCCAAAATACCAAAGAATGGACATGCCATAATCATAGTAGTACGTGCTACAATAAGTCTGTCGAAACATTCTTTTGCTTTTTGCTCCGATACTTCGTAACGGACTCGTTTTTGTTTTGTCATAAAATCCTCAAATAACAAAAGGGGCATAAGCCCCCTTTATTGTATTACTTCAGTGTACGTGCTTTACGCAGCAGTGGACCATATTCAGTAACGAATGGTTTAAATGCTGGAACTTCTTTATACGTAATGTTTACGTCAGCATCAGTAATAGCACGAATCGCGTGTACGATAAGTTCTTTCTGAGTATCAGAGAATTGTGAATCCAGGAAGGTTACAAAACTAGTACAGTACAAGCACCAGTCATCAAGTGATAGTGTACCATTCTGTTTGTATTCGAAGAATTCAATGATTTTCTGAGTAAGGCTCAGAGTGATGAAGTAGTTTTTAGAAATTTCTTTCTTGTGTTCACCGAAATCAGTTACAACACCAGTAAGAATATCCATTACATCTGGCAGGTCAGCCATGTTTTTGATGTAAGTTGTGTATTCAATACCAGCAGTACTACCAACACGACCAGCAACCATTGCTTTATATACTGGATCAGAAATACCTTTACTTCCACGAACGTTTTCAATGTCAGATACACGAGTCCATGAACGTGGGGATGAACCACCACTATGACTTGTATCTTTTGGACTTAGGGTATTGAAGTGTTTTTCACCAGTCTGGTGAATAAACGCGATAGTACCTGGATTCAGACGTTTTGGAATTGCGAAGTTATTCAGCCAATCATTATAGTCTGGAATCATTTCTACGTGAGTCATACGGTCACGCAGTGGAGTTGCTAGTGAGAAGGTTACTCCACCATCAGTTTCACGGTTCCCTGCTGCCAGAATCAAGCAACTTTCAGGAAGAACAAGTTCACCAACACGGCGATCAAGAATCAACTGATAAGATGCTGCCTGTACAATTGGCATTGCGGAGTTAATTTCATCAAAGATGATAACACCTTGCCAATCTTTAGGAAGTTGAAGGATTTTAGGAGCAGCCCAAACAACACCAGTTTCTTCAGTGTATCCAGGATGATCAGCCAGTTCATGTTCCAGTACTACTTTACCAGCACGGTTCAGATAGTACTTAACAGGAATTGGAATACCACGAAGATCAGATGGTTCAACCTGTGAAAGACGGAAATCAATAAAGTTTTCATCTTGATCCAGCAGAGATTCTTCAAAGGCACGATAATCAGCCATTGTAACCATTTCATCATCTGGATCTTCGGCACGTTGTAGCATATATGCTAAACGGTTAATATTGTTTTTACGCAGTGGATATTGTTCATTTGCGTATTGAAGGGCAATTGCGGATTTACCAATGCCCGGAGAACCCCAAATCATCAAACTATCACGGCATAAATCTGCCACAATCATTGCTTCCATAATTTGAGAAGGTTTTAAATCATATTTCAGGGCGTTTTCAGGTGCTACAGCGTTACTCATACTTATTTCTTCTACCATTTTGTTATGTTGAACTACATTAACCAAATCCGTTTGGCAAAAAAGAAAGCACTGAGTTTAGTCAGTGCTTTCAAGCTTCCATTGTTATCTTAACAATTCCATTATACCACAAATTTACTTTCCGTTTCACAAAAATGCGGCAAACAACTTAGAAAAATCATCTCTACAAAATGTGAGTTGTGCTATCACTAAGTCATCTGATAAGTACAAAGTATCTCCGACTATATAGTACGGAGTGGTGCAAATACGGTCTAAAGATGTGTAAACGTTCGAATTACGATCCTGCTTCTTAAGCGGAATAGCAAGGAACTCATATAAGGAATTGTCTTCGCATATCTGAAACCCTAACTTACTCAACCGCAAGCCACCACCAGTTCTGTAATTATCAAAAATGGATAACAGTATCATTCTATCATTGAGTTCAGAATCGAATTCATAAACTTCTTTAATAGCATTTAATACACCATATTGAATTTCAGTACTGTTGGTTCTTGGGACCATGATTAGATTCCCACAAAACCTTTCTTCTCAGGATATGAAGAACCTTGTGGATTCTCATAATTCTGAGTGCCATTAGCATCAAAGGATGGTCCCATACCTTCAGCACCATGATCTTCTTCAAGTTCATCTTCACCAACATCTGATTCGAAATCATCAGAGTAATCATCTTCTGATACATCATCAGAACCAGTTAGTTCTTTAAGAGAATCAGAAATAGTTTTTAAGTCAGATGTTAGGGATGCTAAATCTTCGATTGAACCATCTGCTACTTTACCAGATAGTTCACGTAGGGAACCTACGATTTCTTTTAATAGTTCAGGAGCAGATTGCTCAGTTTCTTGTTCAAACGAATCTTCGTCTGCTTCATAAATGTCATCAATAGATTCCATTAAAATTTTCATGCTACTCATTATAGACCTTCCATAAATTTCTTGTACTTGTTATTAATTGATTCGAAAATGTCCTCAACGGATTCATCATCTTCTTCACTTTCATGTACAAGTGGATTGTCACCTAATGCTGTTCCAGGTTGTTTACCTTTATACGCATGTCGAGAATGTTGAATACCTTCGTCATCATAGAATTCTGGATTTGGTTCAGTGGTAGCATCTTCTTGCATAGTTCTACGCCAGTAGAAAGCATTACCTTTAGGAACAACGATAAAGTTATCACCTTCAAAACCATTTGTTTGACGTTGACCATCAATTACACATTCATGTTCTGAACGGAATGGACCGAATTCTTTTTGAGAATCGGAAGCAATTGAATCTTCGTCTAGTGATAGATCTGGTAGGAGACTTTCAGAAACAGAATCATCAGCATCTTCTTCAGCAGCATCACTGCTATCAGCGTCTACATCATCTGCTTCATCATCATCAACACTTTCGTGGATACCTGCGAGGGAGGACATACGACCCATATCAAAATCATCATCACCAGTATAGCCATCATCCATTTCTGGAGATCCCATTTCTGGTTCATCAAGTCCTAGACCTGGTTCTTCTGGAGCGTCCATAGCACCCATAGAGTCTACACCATCAGCCATGCCACCGTCAAGCGAATCATCGCCGAAATCTGTCACAGAGCCAGCCAAATCACTGACTGCTGAGCCTAGAGCATCTTCCCCAGCACCTGACATATCATCAGCACTTGGAGCCATATCTGGACTCATAATAGGTTGAGTTTCAGTTTCCCCGCCCATACTATCTAAATCTAGTGGAGCAATAGCAGGAATCGAAGTCATTCCACCCAATTGAGAAGAACCACGTTCTGCTTGCCCTGCTAGAGCAAGCATACGAGATAGAGTATCAAGATCGCTAGATTCTAAACCTTGAACATCTATACGAACGGATGCCTCATTAATTTGTTTTTTCATAAGAACTAATTCCTTTTATTAATTAATCTTCATTATTTAATGATTTTAGAATCTCTGCTGCTTCCTTTTGTTTTCCAGAAAGAAGAATATCAGCAGCTAGTAGCGATAAGTCATCACCACGACTTAAAAGTACTACAATTTTACGTGCCATCGGATTAGATTTAATCTCATTAGCAAGTCCTTGTAGTGGATCATCACTATTAGTACTTTCATCACCAGCATTAGAACCCTGTTCAGGTGGAGTACCAGAACCATTAGAACTATCAGTACTTGAATCTTGTGGAGAACCCTGAGAATCTTGTGGTTGTCCTTCTGGAGAACTTTCATCACCAGATGGTTTCTGAGATAGATTAGCTAGTACTTTTTGTGCTGTATCTGGTGGAAGTAGTTTTCCATTATCAGAAATGAAACGATTACCACCAACATAACGGTAAGTAATGCCTTTCTTGGATTTAAATTCTTGACCAATTTTCACTGGAGAAGAAGAATTAAATTTACCAATTTCTGATTGAGCAGCACGTTCCAACATAGGAACAGATGAACTATTAACAGGTTTTTTAGTCGCTGAGTTAAACCATTGACCATTTTTCTTGTAATAGTTATTACCTTTTTTGGATTTATATACATATCCATTAGGAACATCAGATGATGAAGTATCTTGAGCCGGAGCACCCTGAGAATCAGGATTTTCTGCTGGAGTTTCGTCTTGTGCTTGTTCTTGGTCTGGTTGACCTTCTTCAGAACCAGCATCAGTACTTTGATTAGCTTTTTCTTCTTTTGCTTTACGTTCTAGTCGATCAGTAAATTCACTTGAAGTTCTACGACCTTCATCTGTTACAAAAGCATCACCAACATAAGTTAATGTTTTTCCATTATGTTCAATTTGAGTACCAATCGGCATTGCTGCTTTTGGATCGGTATTGTGTTGATTGATAATATCCAACGCATCATTGGTAATTTCTGAGCTTAGTTTTGGATTATGAACAGCTTGTTGATGTTCACTATCCCTGTTAATCCACCAACCATCTTTATAATAGTATCTGTCATTATTTCTTCCATAATGAGTTTGAAAGAAGTTAGGGATTTGATCATTTTTCTGACCAGGTTTATGTTGTTCTTCATCTGCTTCAACTAAACGCTGAATTTTGGAATTCATACTTTCAGAAAGTAGATTACCTTGTAGTGAGAAGTTATTACGTCCAACATAGGTGTATTCGGATTCGTTTATAACATATCGCTTGCCAATTTGCAAGGAATTTTGTTCATTATGTTCTGCGATTTGACGAATCGCAGACTGATTCATTTTAAAGTTATGAGTACTTTGAACAGTATTCATTGTTTCACAATTAACCCATGAACCTTCAAGGTACATATATTCTGTACCTTTATTAGATGTATATACGTAGTTATTTGGAATCGAATTGTTACTCGCTAGAGATTTAAACATATTCTTCTCCTATTAAGAAATTAGTCTTAGTAGCTTAGCTCGATCAGCAGGAGATAATGAAGAAAGACGATCTGAAACGCTAGATCCTGAATTTCCACCTTGTCCTTGACTTGGTTGTGGATTATTTTGTCCTTGACCTTGTGGCTGTCCCTGGCCTTGTTGACCTTGAGATTGGTCAGTACTGCCTTGGGATTGTTGCTGATCTTGAGCATCATTGCCGTAGTCAGTATTTAGCTTCTGAACTGCTTTCATTAATGCCGCACCAACATCTTTAGGAACGAATGAACGACGTTCATTATCACCTAAGAAAGAGGTATCAAGTTTATTACCTTTAAAAAATGCTGCTACATCTGCGTATGGAACTGCTTGTGGATGTGAACCGTACTTACGTCCAATATAACGCTTGAAGTCACTCCATAGTTGGTTTGCCATTTGTCCAGTTTCTTGAGCACCTTGCTCAACTTGTCCTGAACCAAAGAAACCTTTTACTTTGCCTTTTGCCGAGTCAACCGCTGATTGTGTACGACTATAAGGACGTTCGTTTAATGGTTCTGGTTGACCATCAAACATTTCTTCTAAAAGACTCATAATTACCCCTTCTTACCGAAGCCAGCAGACATATACTCTGCGTATGATTTATTCTTAGTACTGTCAATTGCATCTTTTACTGCTTTATCAGCACGACCTTGACCGCCGATTTCCTCAGCATTTACTTCAGGAACTTCTTTGTATTCAGGGTCTAAAAGACGTGGTTCGTATTCATCAAATTGAATATCATCTTCACAATCAGCAATTTCTTCCTGATATGGTTCTAGATTGTTACGAACATGAATTAGTGCTTCTGACCAACTCAATAGACTGCCGATTTCAAATAGTAAGATTTGAGGTTGTACACCACGCTTACATTTAAAATCAAACATCCAAATTTCACCACAATCTAGATTATAGAAATCTGTTGGGCGATCTTGGAAGATTGTTTTCTTCATTGGACCAACTTCAAAAGCATCATAACGGTCAGTAAGTCGAGTAACAACTTTATGCAATTCTTCGGAGCTTGGCTCACACGCAAATTTTACACGGTATGAATATTCTGGAGTAAGATCTGTTAAAATTTTCTGTAATTTATTCATGTTAACTCCGAGTCACAGTATTTTATTTTATTTATTCTTATTCATAGCAGCAAGCATCTCATTTCGAGACTTCACGGCTACTACCTTCTCACCTTCAATAGCATTAGGATCTGAATTGTCACCTAGAGCTTGTTGATTTTTAGGTTTCTGATTAAGTTCGATTTCCATCTTATCTTTCTTGATCTGCATGTCAATCAACTTAATGTCGGAGTCAATAACTTTAGCATGAGCATCTAAAGCAATTTTAAGCATAGCATTGGCAGCATTAATCATTTCTGCTGCGAATCTATCTTCACAATTAAAAGCACGGTCGAAAATATCTTCAAATTTATCTTCTGCCATTTTTGCTAATCTATCTAAATGAGATTTACGATTAGTAATGTCTGGAATATCCTTTAGTTGCTCACGATATTCTTTAAGTTGACTCATTGAACGACGAGCATTTTCAATTTCAGGACGACCCAATAGTTCAGTACTATCATCTTCGTCTTCATCATTGTAAAAATCATCTTCATTATAGTCATCGCCAAGTAGCTTTTTCAATTCATCAGTACTTGGCAGTCCTAATGCTTCTTCTACACCACGTTTAGCTTTCATATTAATTCTTCCTATATAGCGATTTCTCGGTTATAATTTTGAACTCAATCCCGTTCTTTTGACATAAAGCCATTGCCGCAGCCCATTTAGCCTGATTGACAAGTACTGTTATTTTGTCTTTACGAGATTTAGCCATTTGCATATAACATTGTTTCTCAGGTTTAATCTCAAGTAACTGGAAATGTTCTTTACCAGTTTTAAGATCAATGAATTTAACTAAGAAATCAGGCCAATAATTTTTGTTTTTCCCGTCCACTGGACAGGTATACTGTATCGGGAATGGTTCAACTGACCATTCCAATACAGCAGGGTTTAAATCCAAGGCAATCATTACATCCTTTTCCCATGAACTTCTGTAGATAGGTGGATTAGTTGATTTGTATTTTTTGATATTTTTAATACCATAAACGCCTTGGGCTTGTTTTGTATTTTTTATCTTTGCTGGGTTAAACTGTTGTCTCATTAAAAGTCTCCTAATATATTACCTAATCCGAATGATTCATTTGCTGAACTAATTATGCTTCCTAACCCAAGGGCATTCGCACCACTAACAACAGCACTACCAATATTACGGATAGTATCAGGACTAATGTTACCATTAAGAATATCACGAACAGAAGTAACAATATCGTAACCAGCAGTACCAGCACGAATAATTTTACCTACAGTTGTAATTCCAACAGTTTTATCATCCATTTGACCAAAGTACTTGAAGAATCCAGAACGACCTAAACCAGTAGTATCAGTTATCAAAGCACCAATATCCATTGTAGGAACACTAATAGCATTATAACCATCTTTTCCTAAATGTCCGATACCTTCATAACGTAAATTCATGGTTAACACACTTGGTTCACCTGAACTTTCCATTGATTTAGTTTCTAAGGTAACATCTTCTACAAATACGTTAAACATGTTGTGTGCCGTATAAGTATCATTGTCAATTTCATAGATATTAATTTGTTTAAAGAAGTACTGTTTATCAGAGTTACCATTGTTCATCACAGAACGACCCCAATTTGAACCCATAGCTTCAAATTCAATTGGAGAACTCAATACGTCATTTCGGAATGACGCAGCACTTTTTACGAAAAAATCACCATAATAGTATTTACGATACGCATCTAGGAGCAAAAATGCTGCCCCATCAGATGTATCATAGAATACCATTGATACAGGTTTGTAATCCATTTTACCTGGTTGTAAACGAGTACGATTATACTGATTTAACGTATCAATCGTAAATGTAGTACTAGGTAAAGTAACATCACGAACAAAACAAGAAACGTTTTTAACATCAAATCCTGTATGTGTATCTGGTAATTGTGTCTCGATGAAGTTCTTAGCAAAACTACTAAGAACAAATTCAACGATAAAGCTATATTTTAATTTTGGTAATGTATAACTTGAGAATCCACCTTCACCTGCTGAACTGAATACACGCTGAGCAGCATTATATTGTTCTAGTGGTGGATCTTTGATTATAGTTGCTGAGCTTACTACGCTCCCAACTATATCGGTAGCAGTAGTAACCAATGAATCTAGAAAATTACTCATTTAGTACCCCTTAAATTTGTGTGCTACCAAAGATTCTATCAATAATATCCAAAGTACTGTTAACGTCATCTGGAAGAAGTGAACTAATCTTATCAGAATACATTTCTTCGATCATATCGTATTGTACACAGTTGTCTGGTTTAATAGTTAACTTAATAGTAATAAATTGAGAAGAACCATAATCCAATGAATCCCACTCAAGATCGGTAATAATACAACCATAGCAAACCCAACGGTCTATAGTACTAATAGCATTATAACCATTACCACCAACAAAATCGTCAATAGCATTAACTAGGCCAGCATTATTAGTAATTGCGGTTGCGGAATCTACAGCAGTATCGCGAATTAGATTATTGATTGAATCATCGGGGTTCGCACCACCAGTAGTTTCAATCATCATACGGAATTTGTATCCAGCATATTGTTGTTCTGATTTAGCAGAAATACGACGCTGAAAATCGAGTTGTTTTTGAAGTTGACGAATGATAGATTTAGCTACTTTGTTGTCAACAGCATCACGAATTGTTAGTGTAATTGGTTTCCAATCCCAACGCCCCAAATATGAGGTATTAGTACCGAACATTTTTAGTTGGTGTGTTTCAAAAGAAATACTAGGACGGTCAACGTTATTAACTTCTAATGCTACATGATCTTTTTCATCTACATCAGTACCGAAGTTGTATACAACTACACGGAATTTATGTTTAACTTTTGGTTGACTCATAGTTTTGTTTCGACCACTTGGTAGAGGAACACCATACTTATCCATCATTGTTGCCATTTATATTTTCCCCTATTTAATATGGAATGTATATTATATTTAGCAATAAAAAAGCCCTGAACAAGTCCAGGGCATAAGTATTATTGTCCTTCGTAGAAGTTAGAATCTGATAATGTATCAGAACTAATTGAAGTTTGACCGTTAGTAATAGATACTGCGTTTTCAGGAGTACCAGTACCAGCGACTTCATCACCAAGAGCTTGACCTTCAGGTCCAACTAGTACACATCCATCAGGTTGTACAGTCATGGTAATTACTTGGGCTTCTGAACTTGAATAATCCCAATCACCGAAATTAGAATCGGTAATGAAACATCCTTGACAGATCCAAGTATGTAGTGTGCCTTCATAAAGGTTTGTTAGGTTGTCGGAGTTAGAACCATCTAGTGCTTGAATCCACATTTCGAACTTATACTGAGAAGCAGTAGTACGAGACTCTTGAGAGTAGTAGTTAAATTCTTTACGCATTTGGTTCCAGAGTGCTTTTAGAGACATGTTTCCTACTGAGTCGCGGAAAGCAACTTCAATAGTATTCCATTTATATTTCCCTTTAAAGAACGCCGAACTGTTGTAACTATGAACCTGAATTGGTTCATGTTCAACATGTGGAGTACCAACAGTGTTAGTATCCAAAGTAATATAGGTTCCGTCCTCAGTATTACCGAATCCGAAGAATACTACACGGAAACGATATTTAGGCTTCGGTTGTTTCATTGGGGCACGACTGCCACCAGTGATAGGAACGCCATATTTATCCAGTAAATTTGCCATTATTAATCTCCCAATAATTTAAGGAATAATCTTTAATGTATTTATAAACTTTATGGATCTAAGGAGTACTACAAAATAAAAAGGGAGCCTTTAGGCTCCCTTAGTGTTTAATTAAGATGTTAAACTGTTTTCCAAACGGATTGGAATATAGATGAAGTTAATTGAACGAGTTGGTACAAGTGCAATATCCATCCACAATTCATTCGCATCAATACGTGAAGTAGTGTTGTTTGATTCGTCACAAACTACTAGGAAGTCGTATAGACCGTTTAGTTGAACAATCTCAGCTAGGAAACTGTTAACTACAGAAGTAAACTCTTGACGAGTACTTGCTGTGTTCAAACGGAATAGGAACGGTTCAGCCAAAATAGCTAGTTGTGTACGAATATAAACTACTAGACGAGCAACGTTTACACGGCTTAGTGCAGAAGTATCTTCAGCAGCTAGAGTTTTATCTCCGTATACTAGTAATCCACGGTTCGGACGCATAGCGATTGGGTTAATCTTGTTAACGTACATGGTATCACGTTGACCTTGGTTATATACTACTGGAGCATATTCACCTTCGTCATTGATATAACCAATACTTGCTGCGTTACTTACAACACCACGTGAAGTACCTGCTGGTGGATACCATACATAACTTACGCTATCGCTATAAGCATAGGTACGCATCGCAATAGTACTACCTGGTACTGCTACTTCAGATCCATCAACGTTAGTTCCAAGACCCCAGCCCATATATTGAGCAGCGTAAGAGTAAGCAGTTACACGACCAACTTCACTGTTAGATGCTGCGTTGTTAGCGTTAGTAGCCCAAGCTTGAACGTCAGTAGCATTTGGTGCTAGACGTGCTGGAACATCGGTAACAATGAAAGCAGTTTCTTTACGGTCAGTGTTTAGAGTTACTAGTTCATCTAGAAGTTCTACATAACCAGGAACACACATTAGGTTGAACTGAATACTTTCAGCACGAATGTCTTCGTTAGAAACAACAACAGATGCTAGAGCTTCAACAATGATATTACGTTGAGCAGCACGACCAAATAGGCCAGCACCGTTTAGAGCAACACCACTAGCTACAGTCCAAACACCATTAGTCATAACTTTAACAACACCTTCAGTAGTACCTAAGTCTACAGCAAGCATTCCGTTTTGATACAATTCAGCAGCAGGAACATCACCAGTAGTGAAGTCATCGAAGATCATACCATTTAGAGTACTTTGGTCAGTGTCATCTAGTTTAACCCATGTACCACTTACGTTACGATAGAATACATATCCGTCGATACCTTGTGATAGTGGTTGTACCCAAAAATCACGATCCGCAGCAGGTTCATCAAGTTGAACGTACATATTGGTTTCAGGATCAACTGCATCCCATGTATTAGTACTAACGTTAGCAACATATAGACCCACAGTTAAGGAATCAGAGTTACTGAAGTTATACCAGTAAGTACCATTTGCTGCTTGAGCAGTAGGAGTACTAGCAGAAACACGTAGGTTGTTGTTATTAACTTGTGAGTAGTTACTAGAATCTACAGTTAATTTTGCCAAATCATTAGTGTTAAAGATTTGTTGTCCAGTACTAGTAGTTTGGAAACTATAACCGTTTTTGTTTGTTACAACAAGAGCGTTAGTACCAGTGAAAGTGAATCCAGCATTGATTAGATCAGCACTTTGGTTCAAGTTCGCGATTAGTGTAGCAGTGTTAATTACTTCACCAGAATTTACCGCAACAACAGTGAAAGACTTATTCAAGAATTTGATGGTTAGAGAACCAGCAGCAGAAGCTACTTGACTTGAAGATTGTCCAATTGGTGTTGCTGGAGCACTAATAGATGCGATAGAACCAGCTTTGGTATAAAGAGTGAAACTCTTACTATCTTCATCAAATAGAGCACCGAAATAAGTATTGTCGAAAGTAGCAGATTTTGCTTCAATTTCATAGAAACTGTTACCTGTCCAAACATTAACTTCAGTCCAAACGGATGTTAGAGAAGCGAAACGCTTAACAACAAAACGTGTACCAAAGTAGTTAGAACCATTCTTAGTATAACCGTCACGAATCCAGATATTTCCTTTTTCTACTGTTACACCAGTTGGTACTTTGTTGATTGGAGACAAGTAAGTTTCAACTTGAACTAGACCAGCCGCTTCGTACTTGTACATTAGCATTTGTCCATTCGATGGGTTATGGCGTAGTACTAAATCGTCTACATTCAAACCTGAAGTATCAACATCATCAATGTCTGCTTCGCTCACGATAGTAACAGTTTTAACTGTCCAATCGTAGAAACTTTGTGGGTTGTTTTTAGAAGCAACGTATGCTTCAATTTGGGTCGCACTAGTATCTAGCCATAGTGTACCATTGGATACTGGACCAGTAGGAGCAGTTGCCGCAGGTGCTAGTTGTGCTAGGTCAATATCAGCACGAACAACATAAGCTCGGTTTGCGATACCCATGTAGCTGTATAATGCATGAAGACCATATTCGTTTAGTTCATCGCCTTGAACTACAGATCCGTTACTTGATTGAAAAATAGGTGATCCGTAAGTTTCAAGAGCATTTCTTTGCGATGTAATAAGTTGTAGTGAACCAGCGTTCGCTTTAGTTGTACCTGTAGCCACAGAAGTACTGCCTGTCACAAGTTTATCTTGTGCTGTCGCAATGACAAACAAAGGCACTGTTCCGTTACCACTAGTAGCACTAATAGTCTCGTCGGTAACTGTTACACTTACACCAGGTGATAGTAAATCAGCCATTTAATCCTCCAAAAATTTTGGGTTTATTCGAATATTCGTATAATGTTATTTATTCGAGGATTAAATCTTATGTGGCTAAAGTAACGTTACTTGATGATATTACTTAGTATGGTGTACGCTTGTGAATGTAAAGAGTCAATAGTACTGTTATTCTCTACAATATAATCAGGACGGTTAATACCAACCCAGCCATATTCAGATGAATGGACATTACTCATAGAATCTGGTATAACAATACCTTCTTCAACTTCTTTGGAAATATTGTATTTGTAAGCATCCCAATACCAATCTGGCAGTACTCTTTGTACTTCAATAATAGTACCAGAATTTTCACGAATCATCTTTAATTCATTTGGAAAACGACAGTCAGTGATAATTACTCTGTCATGTGGAAGATTACGAATCTTATTTTCTGCTGCGAACACCCAAATATTATCATGGAAGTGTTTACGAAGAACATCAGTACCGAGATTTTGAAGTACCCAGCGTGGAGTTACATCTTTACCCAATTTACTTGACCAGTACTCGTCAGGTTGTTCACGAATTTTACGTGCTTCATCAGTTGTACCTTCCAGCATTTCACGATCCCAACCAAAAATAGCTGCTACAGCATCTTTCAGTGTTTCAGCAAATGAAATACGATAAAAACCGTTGTCGATAAACACTTGAGAAAATGTGTCTTTACCTGAACCAATAGTTCCATTAATTGCTACTAATTTACGTTCCATGTTTCTGTTTCCTTTAAACGAAAAAAGGAAGAACCTTATTCAGATTCTTCCAGGAGTTCCCAATCATATTCATAAAATTGGATTAAAAATAATGCTTCAGCCCAATCAGGAAAGCATACTAAAGCATAATATAATGGTATGCCACCAACTATATCTTCTTTTATTTCAAACGTACCAGTGCCGTTTTCATCAGCAATGTTTTCCATGAATTTCAGTACTTTGTTACTGAATTCACCGGATTCACCACTATACAAAAATTCATCTGTACCCATAAAAGCTTCATAACGCATAATATCACCATATCGTTTCCAATTATGGTGTATTTATATTAGCCAATAATGAAGCCTAGAGGTGTACTACCATCTTCATACTTACGTAGACGGTCACGAAGTTCTTGTTGCATACGAATTGCGTTTTGTAGCAAGTCAGCACCATCCATCGAGAATGAACCTTGTGGACCAGGAAGCGTTGCGAATTTAGAACGATAACGACCTAAAATCATCATTGCTTCTGATAAAGCCCAATCACGCAACCACGGATAAGTACTTTGAGTTTTGAATAGAATTGGTTCTGGTTTGTTGTGGTATACGTGTAGAAGTACTTCTTCTTCACCACGAATATCACGTTCTAGTGTTAGTTTCTTAGTAACGGAGTTCCATAGGAACATGATTTCACGCCCAAATAGACGACCGACTGTTTCATCAAATTGATGATATAAGTCATAAGTCAATAGACCGCCACCAGTACTACCACGTACTGCACTTAATAGATATGTATTACTGTACGCCAATGAGAATGGGTCAACTGTTGCTCCTGAACCGGAAACAACCCCATTACCACGACGATAAATTCTACGAACAATTTCAACCTCAGTAGGTAGTTCATAAACAGAATCAGACTCATAGAACTTCATATGTAGGAAAGCTTCTTCTTTAGAAGCAGCAGCCCAAGCACGATAATTAGCTACAGCATTATCAATGCATAATTCAAGTTGTTCATCAGTCAATTCTACTTCAATAGAACCAGCACCAAGCATTACAGTAATAACACGTTTCATTTCTTCACGATGATCGTATTGTGGAGAATCTGGATTCCCGCCGTAATTATAAGACATAAAAATACCCCTAAACATGTGTATATAACATATTTAGGGGTTCTAGCTTTAAATGCGGCGACAGTTCTGAGTGAAATACCGTAAACGTTCTGCGTCAAATGGTCCGATTACCATAATCATAGATTGTGAGTCTTCATCAATAAAGTTGATTGGAGCACCTTCTAAGTTACAGTGGAATTCAATTTCAGATAGCATATCAGATTCTGAAGCAACATACAAATGTTGTTCATAGCCATGTTCTACCCATTCAGCGAAGTCTTTCTTGAACAGCTTGTGTTCAGTATCACCTACGTATTGAGTACGAGTAGGGTCGAACTGGTTCATAATTTCCATACCAGCACGTACTGACAGTTTAACTAAATCCATTGGTGATTGCCCTTCGACAATCACAATTGCTTGATATACACTCATGTTTTACCGTTAGATAATGATTTTGTTGTCTGGAACGATTAGCTTAGGAGCAGACTTATCAGCTTCTAGTGACTCAATCGCACTAATATACGCTGCTGCGATAGAAGCGGCAGGGTCATTAACAGAAACGATATTGTATTTCATGAAGATAGTATTTTCTTCAGGATCAATGATACCTTCTAGGTAATCACGAATGATCATTTGTCCTTCTTCATCTAAACCGAACTGACATGGATTGCGAACAACAATCGCATCAGTTACGTCATCCTGGATAGTACCGATGATTGGACCAATACCGTTAATAAAAATTAGTTTTACATTGCTTGACATAATACTTCCTTGTATTTGTGTGTGAACTTATTTCAGTTCATAGAGATTCTTTGTTGCGTGTTTTACACGATGGTCGATTATCTCAGAAATTACATTCCAGCAACCACCACCTAAATCTGAACCGATTTTAGGGAAGTGCATATGAACTTCTTCAATACCCGATACTTGTTTCAGTACTTTAGCGGAGTTGTCAAGTTCTAAAAAGATCTTGTCAATCGCATCATAACTGACATATTTAGCCCCGTCACGACCGTAGAATTCTTGGGTGACAGTGTTACAAATGATAATATCTTGTTCAGCAGCATGATAGATAACAGTACCAACATCTAAGTGGTTATTACCTTCTTCATACGCTACGATATAATCATCATAGGCATTAGGAAAACGTTCACGTAGTTCTTTTGCGAAACCAGAACCCATACGCCCCTGAGCATTACAGCCGTGGATGATGTAGTGTACATCAGAATCCCAACGTTGACCATTGAGTACTAGGTCAAATAAATTTCCTACATGTGTATTAATCATAAATGCCTCAATTGAAAAAAGGGAACCCGAAGGTTCCCTTTACATTATTCTAATCCGAAACGGATTCGCTTTGTCTCTTTACGATGCTTTCTTGCAATATTACTTTGGTATAGACGTGTTCCACGTTTATTGTCTTTCTCTAAGTACCATGTATCTTCCGGTACATCAAAATCACAATATCCGTCTTCTGTAATTGTTCCTAGAAACGCTGATTTCTTAGGAATGCTTATAGTTGATTTAACACTTTCAAAAATGCCTTTAGCTAATTTTTCACGATAACTGAGCATAATTAATCTCCCAAATTGTAATACGAAGGAATCTGTTTCCTTCATCAGTATTTAGGGCTGATTGAGTTGCTTATCAATGAATTCAATCACATCCTCCGGTGTACACACCGACAATACTTGCTTGAGAATAGCATCATAATCTTCACTATGTTCGTGATATTTCTGTACCAAATCCTTACGTTTAATAACGGCTTCTGGTTCTGGTAAAGCAGGAGTATATTCAACACCTAAACTCTCTGCTAGTTCTTTTACTTTCTGTAGACGTGCTGCGTGACGATCTTGCATGTCACGTATATTACGTTCACCTAAAGTAAAATGAGACATATTAACTTTATAACGGGTATCTTCATCTAAGATATATGCGTTAATTGAAGTGGAATCCTCGCGTTTCATCTTAAGCTCCTAACTGGCTGAATAGAGTATTTGCGTCTTTACCATTATACTGACCGTCATAGTTAGCTTTCAGGTAAGGGAACATGTTTTTCTTTTCTGCCATAGCTGGATCAGCGGCGATTGCGGCTTGCATGATAGCAAGTAGTTCGTCATTGGATAGTTGCTTAGGAAGGAGATCGACCAGGAGAACTTTTTCAGCTTCCAGATCTGGTTGTTCAGTTTTTGCTACTGCTAAGGTTTCGTTTACACTTTCAAGTAGTTTCTTGATGATCTGAATTACATCCGTATCCGCTACATCTTGAGAGGTAGTTTTACGTTGTACTTCAGCAATGATAACACCGAAAAGGTTATATTTAACTCGGTTTTGACCGAGAGATTGTTGACGTTCCGTTTGAATGGTCTGATAAAGACTCATGTTATTCTCCTTTTAGAAAAGCTTCAAACTTATCACATCCTCCAATGTACTGTTCATCTACGAAAATTTGCGGTACTGTCCGTACTGGAGTACCAACCACTTCTGCTAAATCAGCAGCACTTAGACCTTGTGCTTCAATATCTATAAATTCTAATTCAAACCCATTCATCTCGCAAATGAGTTTCGCACGATCACAAAATTTACATCCTTGTGCTCGACCATACATTTTTACATTCATAATATTCCCTTATTATGCTTATTTCTTAATACTACTATTTTCCATGAATTGTGTGACAGCCTTTATAATACTATTACACATACGTTCAGTCAGATAGTTCTGACAATCTTCTACGTCAATATATTTAAACCTATCTAATTCAGGCTTTTCTTGACCGTGACGATTCGTATATGTACTAAGGCATTCCAACTCAGAAACCTCTGGTTTCTCCATCGCAGTGTAGAAGAATAGTACTAAACGCTTCCCTTTGCGATAGGCAACTTCACCTATCAACAAAAGGTCGTCTTCGGATATTTCATATCCGGTTTCTTCATAACATTCTCGTACTGCTGCTTCCTTGTAGGTTTCACCTTCTTCGGTTTTGCCTTTAGGAAGATCCCAATGAGATTGTCCAGTTGTATGACCTATAAGTATCTGACCGTCGCGGTAAAAAATTATTCCACATGTATAACGCATATGAATTTCCTACTAAAATTATCAGATACCTATAGTATACCACAATTTTTGACACCGTTTCAAAATTATGCGAACATCTTTTTGATTTCAGTGGTTTGGATACCCTTCACGTGATTACGAATATCCTTAGCTTCAAGTTTACCAGTTTTAACCATTTCTTCAATGTCGCCAACTGGAGCATCTGTAAAGCGATCAAACACCTTCACAATAAGGTCTTCGAGTTCATTATCCATCTCACGACGAATTAAGAAGTACTCGGTTACTTTGTAAAGGAATTCTTCACCACCGTTATTTTTGATGTTCATAGTACTGAACAGTTCTACCATTTCTTCCGGTTTCTTTTTACGGAATTTCAGCAGACTTTCAGTATGTGCTTTAATGAAGTTACTGAACTTCACAAAGCGGGCTGGTAGTTTAATACCACCAACAACATAATCTTTATTTGGAGTTAACTTAGAAAGAATAACAGTCCAAATAAATTCGTCACGGTGAGAATCTGAGCTTGTATTTACGATTTGATCAATCAGTTCCAGTTCTTTTTGAGTCGCCTCAAATCCTGGCAGCAGAATGCTCAAAGCACCAATATCTTTCAAGTACTTCAGGAAGATACTTGGTTTCGCTTCACTGAATGCTTTCTCGAACTCGACATACACACGCTCTTTGGTCAGATGATTGATTTCACCATCTTTAACCATTTTGCGTACCATATCATCAGTACTTTTATGTACCGTGAAATCAGCATAGCGAGCCTTGAAACGTGCCAAACGCAGTACACGCAGTGGATCTTCTTTGAATGCGTCAGATACATGACGCAGTACTTTGTTCTGAAGATCTTCTTTACCTTTGTATGGGTCAACATGGGTTTTAGTACCAATGTCCCAGGCAATGGCGTTAATGGTCAGATCGCGACGGAACAGATCTTGTTCCAGAGTTACACCTTGTGTTTCAACGGTGAAACCATCGTAACCAGTACCAGTTTTACGCTCAATACGAGCTAAAGCGTATTCATCACCATCTGGTGACAGGAATACAGGGAAGTCAGCACCGACTTGTTTGTAACCTTGACCTTTCAGGTATTCAATGTCTTTCGGTTTAGCACCGACCAGTACATAATCCTTGTCTTTAGGTTGAAGACCCAGGATCTTATCACGAACAAAGCCACCTACGATATACTTTTTCATTTGTAATCCTCTTATTCCATACAGAATCCACCACCACGTGACGGCCTACCAATAGTCCGAGATTTCGGAGGTTCGGGCGGTTTAGGTGGAGGGGGTATTTGTTTTTTCAAATCATTATTAATTAAACCAAACCAGAACGGTTCTTCTTCTTTTACGAAGTCTGGTTGTTTACGATAACCTTTTAAGAACAGATCATCTTTAAACATTTCCTTCAAAATACGATGACTTTGGGTATTATCCTTTTTATCATATATTGAATGAAACAATGGTCGTTGAAGAATGTAAACATTCCCCTTGTACTCAACTTCATAATGACATTTATCTGCGATATGTGTCACTTTCATATCAAGTAAGTGTATAGCCATCATATCACCTTTTAGTCCAGAGGTACAGTCCTATTTTTGGTTTTGCGAATAATGTCGATGTTGATCAATTCTCCCCAAAAAGTACCGTCACACTGAGATGGTGGAGTATAATTTTGTAAACGTTCCACATGAGAACGCATCGCCTGTTCAATTCGATCAGTACTAGGCCAGCCAAGCCCCCAATCTTCTTCGAGCATTACTGGAACTGCCCCTGAATCATCAAAGAATATACTCATTTCAGAATATCCTCCACAATCAAAGCACCCCAAAATGTAATACCTAGTTTACCAATTATCACACGAGAACGTTCTTTCTTTTGAACTTCAAACGCATCGCGTTTTGCTTCAAATTGATTTTGTTTACGCTTTTTCAAACGTTCAGTTAATGAATCAACATCAGTACCGAAATATTCTTCATACATTGCCATTTCAGATTTCTCCATTTGACCGGATCGTGCTAATTTGTGAAGAAATTCACGATATACTTGTTCTGGAGGATATGTTATTTCCATATAATTACACATTGTACGAAACTGATGTGCTTCATCTATGAACCGAAATCGTTTCCTGATTTTCATCAAAGTAACGCTACATATCCAACGAGTACTAGAAGCATATGGATCATAATCGAACTGTATTTCCATATCATGGATATAAAAATTTTCTGACATATTTTCTCCCACTTAAAATGAAAAAAGGACAGAGCATTTCTGCCTGTCCTTATAATGTAGCACGTTATTACGTTTCTGTCAAGGAGATTTTAGCTCTCAGTGTCAGTTTCATCTTCAGCTTGTACACCAGTATCGCGGTCGATCTTAGTGCGTTTCCCTTTCGCAGTGCGGAATTGGGATTCCAGCTTAGCTACCATGAGGTCAATACCTTTATACATGTCATTATCGACAACGTGAGCATCGTACTGAACACCATCGAACGTACCATGAGAATGTACTTTAAATGAAGTACCCTCTTTCGAGTAAGTTGTACGGAAGTCTACTGGATTTTCACCAACAAACTTTTCCAACTTATCGAACGCATCAATTGTGTGGATTTCCAGTTCTTCTGACACAGCAATGTTGTCATTATAAACAATAGTATGATTGAACATAAAAGTACTCCCTTGTAATTGTACCATCAAAGACTACTCAATAGCATATCAACACGGCCTGAGCCAACTTGTGTATACCATAAAGAGTTCTTGATTTCTTTTTTGAATTTACGAGAATTACTATTTTCTACACTTTTCCAGAGTTTGTTAAACTTAGCGAGCTTATCAGCACCCATAGTGTAAGTCATCTCGTAAAGTACTCGCTGCTGGTCAGCAGTTAAATCAATCGCACGTTTACGTTGAAGTAATAGGACGAAATCATCCATTGTGCGTTTCATATCCTCAATTAAGAGGTTATGTGCTTGACCTTTTGAAATACCATTACGATACTTCGCAGCTTCTTTTTCGCCCTTACCAATGTAGTGACCGTAACCAATAGTAAAATTACCAGTACTGTCACGATATGGGTAGAACTTTCCATTTTTGAAAGATGGACCAACTTTACCGCCAAGTAAACGCCGTTTTAATACAGCTTGGGATTCACTTGTTCCTTCTGCTTTTTTGAGATGATTAACGACTTCTTCATCATGAACATCGAATTGTAGTTCAATATTCGGCAAAGTTACGTCTTTCAAATCTTCCGCATTAGGAAGGTCAAACAATGTATCAGGATGCATCACAGCTTCCTTATTAACCACTTTTAGTACTTTTACGTACTCGTTAACTTCAACGTTTAATGGTTTTATTTTGTTCGCAATAGTCCACAGACTATCACCACTCAGTACTTTGTATTGCTTTCTGCTATCAGTTGCTTCAGGTTGAACAGGTTTAATCTGAGCTACTGGCGGTTGCTTTTGAATTGTTAATTGTGGTTCTTGTTGTACTACCACCACTGTTTCAACAGTAGCCGATGATGTAGTACGATCATGTGAGTTAAAACCTAATCCAAATGCAGCGGCAAGCAACAGAAAACCTACTAGGATATTTTTCAATCCAGCACGAGTCTTGAGTTCTTGTATCGCTTTATACAAAATTCCTCCTTATTACACATTTTGAATGCTTCTTCTGCGTAATAAGGACAAATCTATGATGCGACCTTATTTGCACAAAGTCGCCTTTTGGACTTTCTACAATAGTACGAATACTACTTCGAAGTTTTTTCTGTTCTTACAGTGAACAGCCTATCTATGTCATACATTTTAAGCTGTTTCTGCGAGGCTGTCAAGGATATTGACCCTAATGTGTCAAGATCACAGCCATTAATTCCAACACTCATAAATTCATCCAGACACTGGAGCATATGAGGTGGAACGTATTCAACAAGTATAGAATGATATTTATCGTTCGTCAAGGCGAAATTCAGCAAGGTTTGATCTACCTCACAAAAACCGTCCAGTACTGCTTGTGACACGATAGATTTAAACCATTCTTGGTTCTCGTCATCTTCAGGTTTAGCAAGTATGCTTGCTTCAATAACGTTCGGTACAGTGATTGTTCCTCGTATTTCTAAACGAAGTTCATGTATTGCGAAACGTGTTAAACTTACATATCTTTTATTCCTGAGAATATTCATCTGCGATTCGTGTAAAAACGATAACGCAGATGAATATGTATCAAATCTTCTGCCATTAACGGAATTAACTACATTCCCACTAGCAGAGATCAATTCTACAAATTGTCCGTTTTTAAGATCACGGATTTTGTAAACAACATCGTTAGTCATAATAGGTTCGACCAATAGTTATGTGGAAATCACGATACACTGGTAAACCTAACTCACGACGAATGTCAGATAGTTCTGGACATTCAAAGTTGATTACATAGAAGCTCCCACTCTTTTTCTTATCCTTAACTTCTACAACATTAGGATAAAATCGGAATTTGAATTTCTGTTTGTGATACTTTTTCCACAGATGAATATGCTCGTCATCTGGTTTTTCCCCACGAATAATACTTACGTGAGCACCCCAGGCTGGCATTTCAAGATGAATGTGTTTGTCTGTACGAAGAAAGTACTGATAGTATCGTACCAAATCATTTGGTAATTGAAGCACACACCAGTACTGAGTTCGCGTTTTCATGTCTTTCCGGTCAGGGTCGTATTCAAGATACCCTTCCAGTTCGATATATTCAGTAGTCATGATGCACCTCAAGTTAATTAAAATCAGTGTAGCACATCAGTTCTTGCGTGTCAATTAAAGACCGAAGATTTTTGCTACAGATATGACAAAGCCAGCAGCTACGATAGTGCCAACAGTTGTTAGGATAGGATTAACGGCGAACGATGTTTTGTACATCATTACAAAGCCTAAGAAGTGATTTCGGATAGTTTTCATATTAATTCCTTTTAAATGAAAAAGCCCCACCGAAGTGAGGCTTTATAGTACTGGCTATTAACCAAGTACTTGATAACGTGGTGCGTCGATTACGCGGAGCATAACCTTCACTGGATCTACATCCTCACCGCTCAGAATTGCTTCCAGAACGCTTGGAGAGAAACCACTTACCAGAGCTACGTTGTTCTGGTCGAAACGAACAGGGTTGTTACCCGGACGTGCGTTAAGGTTCCAGAAGACGATAGTTGGCAGTTCATAACCTGCTGCTGCGAAGTCTGCTTTCGCAGAGTTGTACGCCGTAGCGTTCCAACCACCCGCATTGCTTGGGTTGAACTCCATATCAGACAGAACAATTAAGTTCTTAGGCATCTGATCTGCTGGTACTTGCTGAGCTTTCGCTACACGCAGTACTTCACGGAATGCCGCCTGAATGTTGGTGCTACCACCCCAGAACTGACCAGCACGATAGCCCATCAGGTCACGGTACTTCTCAGCGATGTTAGAACCTTTCAGTTCGAACATGCGAGGTTGAGTACTGAAGTTCAGGAACAAGTCCTTGAACGCACCTTCTTGCTTATCGGCAATGTACAGACCGAGAGAGATCGCAACGTTCATACAAGTCATGCCTGTAGAACCAGCAGAACAGTTCATTGAAGAACTAGTATCTACCATTGGGATCGCTTTGTTGTCGCCCATGAAGTTACGCAACTGTTCCCATTGAGCAACGCCCAAAGTCTCAGCGGCAGAACCATTACCCAAACGAGTTGTTACATCGTATGGATACAGAGCACCAGCATTTACCTTCACTTCGCCTTTTTCGATTGAAGCTAGGAACTCGCGGTAACGAGCTTCATCACGTTTCATGAACGCTGGCAGGTAACGAGCACTCGCAACTGATGGAAGCTTGCTATACTCGATTTCATCCCATTCGTTCGCACACATCTTCTGTTCAACAGTGTTGCTCAGAGATGAAAGCAGCTTACGATACGCACGTTCGTTGATGTTCATGGTGGTCATGATCTCACGAGCGATTTTGTTATTCGCAGCACGGTTTTTGTTGGCTTCGGTGTTCATATCAACAACGCCTTGAGCGTTCTTCTTGAACTTGTAGACGCGAGGCATCCACTTAGCACACAGTGCGTTACCAGAGGTCAACGCTTCTGAGATTGCCTGGTAAGCCAGGGTCTTAGCTGCTGCTGTTTTGAAGATCAACAGATCATCCCAACGACCGAAGTCTGCCAGTACTGGAATTACACGCAGTACTGCTTCAGGATGCTTAACTTCAAGGTACTTCAGAAGTTCGCGAGGGGTATTACGTTCACCCGCACCACCACGAATATCACGTGCCCAAAGGATCATCTGGAGAGCAAGCGTAGGGTTAGCTGCGTATGCTGCGTCAAATGAATTTTTGTACACACCGAGATCTTTGCCACGCAGAGAACCGATCATGAAGAACAGATCGACCAGTGGATTCAGCGTACTTTTCAGTGACGCCGCACCATTTGCGGTGGTAGAACGGTTTTGTGAAGCTGTAGTGTTTACGTTGTTTACTGCGTTTTTAAATGCTGACATTATACTTTCCTTCTCAGAAATGGTTTAAATTTAATTTGTTGACTCACTTCTCTAACTTGTGTTAGTCGTCATAGTCCGAATCAGGAGCACGTTCACCTGGTAACTCCAATGTATGGAACATACCAAATGCGGCTTCAACTGCTTTACCCGTTTTGCGATGATAAGCATACACTGAATCGGTACTATAATTTGATTCATCATGCATAACTTCATCAACCCAAACATGGCTTTCGGTCAAATGAACAACTTCGGCTTCATCACCTTGGGTGATAAAACCAGCACCATGAAAGAAACGATTAACTGTATCGCCTACTTTCAATGATGCCAAATACTCTTGCTTAGTCATAAGCATCCTCTTAATGATTTACATTATACCAGATTTCGCTGGGCTGTTTCAAATTTTTTCGCTTAAAAAGGCAACTTTTTCAGTTGCCTATAAAATCTTAGTCTTCTACTTTCAGAAGATATTTGTTGTTGATAACTTTGAAGTGGATAGTCTGACCATTCACTTTTACAGTACTTTTGTACACGTCACCTTCACAAATCGGAGCTACGATACTCGCATGATCCGCTGAATCAAGTGCTTCTTTGATGGATTTGTATTCATCGAAGAAGTATACGATTTCACCCTGCGGAGCTACCGTCAGACCCAGGATACGAGTCAGTTCGATGAAATCCGCATCATCCAGGAAGTTCTGAGCATCAATATCCCATACACGGAATGCGTAGAACTGATGTTCTTCCAGTTGTTCGATGTTACCCTGGATACCTGGCCCCATACATTCGCCCTGAATAGCAAGCTGGCGGTTGTTATCGGTACAGTACTTACGAAGACGTTCAATAATGTCGTCTTTCAGTGCTGCTTTCCAGAATGCCGCACTTTCATCAAACTTCAGTGCGAGATTACGTGAACACACGATACCCTGACCTTCTTCCCACTGGAACGGGTAAGGAATGACTTCTGCGACTTCCAGCGTCTGAGTTTCCTCATTGAACACTTTCAGATCATCATCAATCTTCTCTACGAAGAAGTCGGGATTGCTTACGAAAGCAATAGTCTGACTTGAACCTTCCAGTTTCAGAGATTTACGGAACGGTACACCAGCCATAGTCTGACTGTACTTACCGAACACGTTCTGAATACGGTCTTCATCAGTTTTCGGGATGAAGATTGGGAAGTTACCAGCAGTTTTTACACGACCAGCACCAGTACCGCCATTACGTTCATCAGGACGTTCGTACTTAGTCACATTGATGAATTGTTCCAGACCCTGACGGTTATCTTCCAGATCTGCCAGAATTTCAACAGAATTAGAAAGTACTTCGCTTGCTGACGGAGCCAGGAAGTAGCGAACATTCGGGTTCAGTTCGTAGAAGATTTCATAGAACGCCGAAATCGGCAGAGCAAGACCCTGTGAAATCTGACCACGCAGTTTGATGGTACGGAGGCGAATACGCTCTACACCATTTTCATCAGTTTTAGTACCTTTCCCAGCAAGGAAAGCGAAACGACCATCATTCGCCGGAAGGAATGAGTCAATTTCAAAGAACATGCAGTAGTCTCCTACAGCAAATTCACCTTTCTTAATAACCACGTTCCAGCCGTCGATGGTTGCTACTTCGATAGCATCAGCATTCGGGATTGGATTGATCGCATTGATTTTGCGAACAGTTACCAGACGACGACCTTCAGTTACGAGTTCAGCCATTTTTCTTTTCTCTCTTTGTTTGATTAAGTGTGAGCATTATAGCTAATGCTCACGCCCCTGTCAAGCATTCGGAAGACAAAAATCAGAATAATTTTGATCTTTGTCAGACGGTGCGTATAACCTGTTTTTAACATTAGTGAACAAATGTTCTACCAGAAACGGGCAGCCTTGATGATTACGATAGTTGTTCACAATTTCGTAAACATGCTTAGTAAAGCAAACATCAGCGTACAGAATATTTTTCAGTTCTGTACCTTCAGGCCAATAAGCATCATAGTACTTGTCTTCGTACTTGATAGCACAATGACAGAAAATATCTGGCAGAGTATATCCCGTCCATTCTGAACGTTCATCAGTCTGCCACAACCCAACAATTTCAACTTCAGTGTTATGAACATCCATCATATATGATTGTACAAATAACGCAGTAGGTAAGCAAATACCAGTACCTAATTGATTGCGTCCAGAGACAACACTCATATCGAATAATACACGATTGAGGTTACGACTACGCAGCAAATGTGGGTAATTAGTTTCCAACCAACCACGATGGATAGCATCATGTGCTGGTTTGAATGCTTTCATGTGTTCGGCGATTACGGTGTTATAAGCTGTACCAATACTTTCTGAAATGTTCATACAGTACCTTAGTATTTTGTTGGTAAATCTTCAAGTTTAACATCTAACCCATATTGTTCATTGAATTGATCAATGTTACGGAAAATGCGAGAAGCAATTTCCTTATTACGGATACGTGAACGATGATTACGGGAAGTAATCTCAAGTGGTACATTAACCATTTTGCTGAATTCATTACGGCGATAAGCACGTTCTGGTACTTCAACTTTAATGTAATTACTTGATTTCATATACTGGAAGCAAGGATCTCGATGAAGAAGATAAAGAAGTTTATTCTTCGTCCAAAATGTCATCTTCGCCTTGTTGCGATTGATCAGTTTTCTTTTCATGTTCTTTTAGCTTCTTACGTAAAGTTGAACTACTGGAGAATCCAGGCTGCCGCCTGAATTCTTCTTTGCGTTCCTCATATTCCTTATCAAAGGATTTGAGGATTTTCTTTGCGTGTTTTTTGAAATCACTCATGGAGCAATGCCAACATCGTACATGTCTTCATAAACAGTACCGTCTTCATCGGTAACAAGGTTTTCAACCCATTCTTTGTACTTCTGAGTTGGTTCACCAGTTACAAAACGCAGTTCTGTATGACCATTATCCCATGATGCTAAAGATACAATAACTGGAGTATCATTCAGAATACGGGCGGCTTGGTCAAGAACCCAATTTTTATGATGGGAACCATCAATACCACCATACATACCAATGAAGATAAGAGCCATTACATCTGATGGAGCACCAAAGAATGGATTCAGTACTGGATCATTGGTTACATCTACTTCGCCTAAATATCCTTTCATTTTATTTTCCGTGCAAGGGTTTGTTACTTTGGAAATAATAAGTTTTCTCTGATGTTTCTAGAGTGAAACTTTTCTGGCACAATGTTTCTGCCAGTTTAAATGCCAATGCTTTCGCTTCGTCTAAAAGCTCGTCATTCGATTTAGGAAATCGTGGATAACATATAACACGAGCAGTAATACCAGATTCTTTACCACCAGTATAGACATAATCACACGGAGTAATTTGATAACAGGCTCCCTGTTCGAAAGTGAATTCACGAGCCGTTTGAATCGCCGTATCATAATCACCTGCCATATGGATAGTCACGTATGACGTATCGCATGAATTTACTTCTTTGTAGAATTCGTGTTCTACTTTTTGTTTTAAGGACAAACGCTGATACATAACATTGAACCAAGAAGAAAGTTCATCGAGTTCCATTTCTGTTAAAGTACTTTGAGCTTCAATCAGAAGTGGAGAACTACGACGATACCATTCTTCTAAGGTATAACAATCTTGATACAGCTTTTCAAAATCAGAACGAGTTACCATTAATAAACCTTTATTTTAGGTGTTAAGTGTAGTACTGGTTCAGCCAAACGTTCTTCTAAGTCAACGACTCGTAAGAAGGTATATGGGCTGATAGTGTAGTGGTCACTGTCAAAGCAAATATGCCTATTGTGAACTGAACGGTACAAACGACCATATGCGTAGTACTTGTTCGAAATCCACAATTCATCGCCATTAGCGAAATCTAATGTACAATGACCAATTTTAGCGTCCAGATCACCTGCTTCATACGCAAGGATTAGACGGAGAATATAACGGTCAGCACGATCAAGAATCTTACGATCCTTATGCTTTTCCTGATATTCTTTCCAGGCAATAGGGTACTGACGTTTCAGATGTTCAAAGTGCTGTTCAGAAGTCATAACAACTTCTGGAATAGTCTCTGTCACCAATTCACCAGGAACAACACTACCTTCAGGTGAACGTAAACGTGCCAATTCACGTTGTGCTTCTTCAATCTTTTTGAGAGATTTAGAGCTACGTGAATGTGAAATTTGAGTATTCAACATCCAACCGAGAACACCCACAATAATGTGAGAAGAAGCAATTCCAATTATACCGATAGTTGAAATAATCATGATAAATGTACTTCCTCGTTTTTACGTTTACGTTTGAAGAAACCATGCTTAGCTGGTTTATCGCGTTCTTCCATAAGTACTGAACGTAATTCCATGAGTTTAACCCATGCTTCAGTACTGATAGCTTTACGATCATTACGAATCATACCGAAGTTCTGATGGTAATGAGCTACGTGTAATGGTTCATCTGCCATCCAACCAAAGCAATAATGATCGGGTTGGTCAACCTGAACATAGATACGTTGTGCATCGTACTGAACACCACTGCTACCATGTTGGAGTACTTTAGTGAATAACAGATTGTCGTTGTACTTGCTCAGTTGAACAGTGAATTCACCATTATCATAACGTTCAAGTACACGTAAAAGTCGCTCACTTTCAGCCTTATCTTTTAAACCGTGAAGTTGATAACGTTGAGCACGAATACCAAACCATCCAGCTAAGGATGCTTGACATATGAACCAACCAGCACTAATGCCAGTCATTATTGAAAATCCGATCCACATTTTTGTCTCTCCATTAATAAGATAAGGCTGATTCTATCAGCCCTCGTCGGTCGTGTCAAATTTATTTTGCTGGAACTGTCGATAACAATGACGGCACATGCTTTGATACACATCGTTACCACCTATTAACACCTGTTCAGTACTTTCAACTAAACGAGCATTGAAGATAGCCTTTTTACCACAAGCACAAATATTTTTCAATTCTTCGATACTATCAGCAATTTCAAATAGTCTCTTAGAACCACTAAACAGCTTCGATTCGAAGTCAGTTCTTATTCCGTAACACAGTACTGGAACGTTTAGAGTATCTACTATTTCGCCTAGAATGTCAACCTGTTCTTCTGACAAAAATTGACATTCATCAACAAATACTGCTTTTATTCCTAAAGTTACAATATCCTCAAGAGACTTCCTGAGTACTGTTAAATCATCTTTAGGTATAATAATTGCGTCAGCTTCGATACCAATTCTGGAAGTTACTTTACCAGTACCGTAACGGTCATCTAATGCTGATGTGAATATTAATACTTCGTAACCACGTTCCCTGTAGTTGTACGCAGCTTGAAGTAGATTAGTACTCTTTCCTGCGTTCATGGAACTAAATCTGTAATACAATTTAGCCATCGTAAATCCTTTTACTTTAATTGAATACACGTAGTTTTGACTGTACCACCAGTATTAACAAGTTTAATCTTGCCTTTCTTGATCAGTCGTTTTAAATCTGGATCATTCTTTGTCTGTAAACAGTACTTCCTATTCACAGCAAAACTAAATCCAGCATTCAGTACTTCTAGAATTAAAGCCCTACGTTCTTTGCCATAACTCATTTCACGAAGTTGCCAGTACTTTCTCAGTAATGGGGTTGGGTTTTGATTATTATCACGCAGCAACCCATCTGGCGTACTAATTTGTGCTCTTAATGCCATTATAAATCCAACGATACAAATTCATCAATATGTTCAATAACATATTCTTTTAATTCAGAATCAGAAAATTGGCCTTTTATTGGACACAAAACATAACCAATTTCATGCAGAGAGATTTCTCCAGAATCCACTTCTTGATAAATCATTATGAAACTTTCATTTGGATAATATGGATCAGGAATATAACAGTCATCAATATCTTTATCAAGATATTCAAAATAAGCTTGTTTACTTTGAAGAAAATCAATCAGAGGAATTTCCACTTCAACAATCTGTACTTTATTGATCTTCACCATCTTCGTCATTTTCATCTCCCAAATCTTTACATTCATACTCGTCAATACGACGATCAAATTTACCTTTGTTCCAACGAGCGATTTCACCAGGGAGTTCATATGGACATTCGAAATTATCTAAATCATCTTCGAATCCGTCTTTATATTCATCACTTTCATAATATTCATAGTAGTGTTCTGGATTATAACCACTAAGAGAATATCCGAGCAAACTAATCAACCAATCAACTTTTTCTTGGTCATCAGTCACTACAGTACAACATTCACGCCAGTTGAAATCATCTAAATTTACTTCTGAATGTTTACCAAATGCTTCACCAAAATGAATATTAGCATTATCCAAAAGATCTAGTTCTTCTTCAGTACTGATAAACAGTCCTTCTAAAGAATAACCACGTCCGAAATCAACATAGAATCGAAATAATTTATTCATGTTTTTTAACCAAATAATGTGCGAGGCGTAACTCGCGGTCTATAGTATCTAACTTGAACTGGATATACCTTGGGTCATCCAGTAATGTAACAGTACCAGTAAAGGTCTGTTTCTTTAAGATTCCCCAATGGAAATCTTCACTATGCACAATTACAGAATCCCCAAGTACTGCTACAGTACCATCAGGGTATGTTGCTTCCTGTACACCATAATATGACTGAACATCTTCAATATCATAGTAATCTTCAAAATTCTCAGAATATGCTTGATGTTCTTCTAAATCTTTCAGTACTTCATCCAGGTTAACATTCTTAGGAAATAACACATATTCTGGATATAATTCAAAGGAAGACGGTGTATTTTTAATTTTCAGTTCATATTCAACTGCTTCTTGATATGAGTTGATTAGTTCAGGGTACAAATAGAAAGTACCGTGCTGATCAGATTCAACAGATACAGCAACCAATGTACGCAGTTTAGGTTCAGTTTGATATTCTAAGCAGAATTTGTATGCTGCTTCAACTGAATCAAACCATCCACCATCAATACAATCTTCGTTTTCCCATTCTAAAATATCAACACCAACGGATGGTAAGTTGTCATCATATACAATGAATAAACATTTTTGTTCTTGTTCAATATCCTCAATGAGAGAATATAAATCATCAACAGTCATTGCTGTTCTCCACATAAAAGAAAAGGAGGCAACGCCTCCTTATTAATCTTCCTCTTGTTCTTCATCGTCAAATGTGTAATCGTCGTCGGATTCATCATATTCTTCATAATCATCATCCTCCCAACGATACGCATCGTAACGTTCATCTTCCGAAGAAGTGAGTTCAACTTGAACCCCATGTTGCCTCAAATACGAAATGAAACTACCAGGATGGTTTTCATCCAAAGCACGTTCAAAGAACACATAATATGCTTCCTCAAACTCTTTCTCTGAATAATAATCATATTCCCAATAAGTATTCCAATCCGTGTCTTTAGGCCAAGTTGCCCAGGTTGGATGAACTTTACGATCCAGAAGTCCACGATCAATAATCGCAGTCTTATAGCGTTGTTCAAGTTCCTCGTTTACAGGACGAGGTTTCCATTCTGGACGTGGAATACCACAGCCGATACTCTCTAAGCGATTAAGAATTTCATTACAAAATTCATAATAGTTCGCTTCTTCCACATCATAACAATGTGCTGAAGTTCCTGAATGGTACTCTCCGAAATTCCGATGTGAATCAGAATGTACTGAAAGAATATCATTACTATAAGAACCGCACATTTCACAATCGGAATAGCTATCATGAACATTGATGGTTAACTCTACTGACATATTTTATCTCCATAAAAGAAAAGGACACATAATTGTGTCCTCATTGATTATTGTAGTACTTTAAGTTTATATAAGATGCTCTCAACAAAACTCATTATATCTTCGAGTGTGTTTACAGAGCCAAATTCGCCAAGTCCATCCAAAATTTCATGTATCTTAATACAGTGCTGTACGTATTCTTCCAGTAGAGGAATTGCTTCTTCTAAAGGTTGAAAAACATAAGTACTGCCAGTACTGAAAATTGGGCCACGTTCAGCCATCATACCTTCTATGAAAGTATCCACATATTCTGGCAACCCTTTATAGAATTCATCCAGTTCAATGTGTTTAGAATAGAACTTGCACTGTAAGTGCCAGTGGTGTGCTTGGGATTCAAGAAATAGACTATTCTCTACGAATTTAATCAGAATATCATCGTGAGTGTCGTCAGAAGTTTCTACGTAATCAATCATACTGCGTATGTCGTTAGGATCAAAATGTTCGCTCATAGGTATCATCCCTTCAGGTTATTGATACTGTATTTAGCAGTGAAAAATAAACTTAGGGTTGTAGTAGTCACAAACTTTTTTGACTTTCTCATATTCCATTGCTCCAAAAACAAAAAGAAATTCACACGGAACCTCAGACAAATACATGGTATTAGTACTGATGAAGTGTAAATTATCTGTCTTGTGAACAGGGAAATGAGGATCAAAATTTAAACAGATAACGCAATTATCTTCAAGAGCAATTTCTTTCATTGCTTCATAGATTCCTAATGCTTTGTCATCATTTAAACTTGGTAGGTATATTCGATTCTGTCTTGTTAGATAAGAACCGTACTCAATTAAAATTAGAAAATATCTCAACATAATACTGTTGAAATATTCATTGTCTGCTAGTTCCATTGCCTAACTCCGTTAGTCAAGAATTTTCGTTAGTACTCACGTTGTTCGTACTTAACTCAATTCCTATAAACTATTTAATACGTTTAACACTGTTTATACTGACGGGGTTTGTTGATCTATTTGCATCCCCCCACAAAAGGGGAACGAAAAAAAAGTCAGAACTAAGCTGACGGTGGTAGTCTTACCATCTGAATTTGTAGATTTCACTCAAATTTTGGACGGATCTATATTGTCTAAAATTTGTAGTAAACACTGGCGGGTTGTCCGGTTTCCAGTTACTACAGTCGCATACAACGGTCGGAGTTTTCTCATTGCTCCGCATATAGTACTTGCTAATTCAGCAACAGGTACTATTGATATTCCGTAGAATATCTCCCTTTTAACAGGTGAGTATGCCTCTAATGCCTATCTAGTGCGTTCATGTCAAGGACGCATTTAAAGTGCCGCATTGCCGTGGGTGGTACAAACTATGCCAACTCCTAACGGGTAAAATATATTGCACTCGTACTGATTGAACTACTCAACTGCTGTTTACTTTTCAACGAGATCAGGTTCAAACTATTCCATTTCTGGATCAATCAGAGTTTTAAAACTATGAAGACCTTTTTAGGATCTTCATGTACATTATACCAGAACTTTTCGTTCTGTTCCATTTATTTTCAATCTTTGTAAAAATTATCGTTGTACGATTGTGTCTTTACTAGATATTCTGGATCGATGTTTTCAGGCTTGATATTGTCGTTCAGGAACTTAATTGCCTTTTCTTCAGTACTGAATATTAATCGTTCATTAGTACCTTTAGCACATAAGAAACGACTATGATCATAATCATATTCGTCAAAGTCTTGCATACAACAAACCGTAATAATATCATCATTATCACCTATCCGAATTAGGCGATAGTATACATCATTGTCATCCATTATTTAATCCTCACATATATAGTCGTTTTAAATCATTTGGTGAACGATCAAAGAACTTTTCGATGAAATCAATGTCTTCAAAGATGGATGGTTCAAGATCATGTTCATAGTACGCACGTTTGCTGTACTTTTCAGTACCGTTGTACGCAATCTTAATCGGAAGTACTGTTTGTCCTTCGTCATTCAATGTATACGTACAGGCTAATTTAATATATTTCTTTTCATTTTCGAGATTATTCTTATGAAAAGCAAGTTCTAGACCTTCTAAATGACTATAAGAATCTTCTTCCTTAACCATGTTGATTGTAATGGTTACATGCTTCTCATAACCTAAATCGGTGATGTTTTTAGTACAAGCGGTAACTTCCAGGTTATCAAAGTTAATATCTTTCAGCATTCTAAGCTCCAAACGAAAAAAAGGAAATCTCACGATTTCCTTCATTTTACTTCAAAATTTGGTTCCTGTCAACTACTTTTTAGGAACTTCTTTAATTTCTTGTGTACCAATTATAGTACGAACAAGTTGGTTGTGCATAGCAGCACACTTGTTATAGTAGTCTTGCCAATCACGTAGAACCCGATACATCTCTTGACCATTATATACCTTCTCACCTTTGTCATTTAAGACGAAATTTTCAGGAATTGGTGTATCAGTACCGCATAGTTGTATGAGATTGGTTTGTTCGATTATTGGTTTATTTTGAACTGGAACAGTTGAACAACCAGTGATTGCTAAAGTACAAGCTAGTACTACAGCAGCAAAAAACATTTTTATCTTGTTCACTTGGTCTTCTTCCCGTTAATAATATCAGCAGAGTTTTGACGATATTCCTTCAATAAATCAACACCAGCTTGATCCATACATTGTTGTAGGTAAATTGGTTGTTGTAAAATAGTTTTCTCTTTGATTATAGTGTTTGTCTTAGCATCGGCTAGTAAATCTTTCTGATCTTCTAAGCCCTGAGCCTGAGCACTTTGGTATTTTGAAATACCAGCATCAACGATTTTCTCTACTTTTTGGTCTAAACTTTCTTTGTATCCATCGTAATACGTATGGACTTTCCAACCACCAAATACCATGATAATTGTGTACAGTACGAACGCAACTATGGTAATAGGCAGCTTATATAACTTAATAAAATCTAACATGGTAGCACCTCTTAATACTTAGGTTATACCATATTTAATGAAAAACCCGCCATTTCTGACGGGTATTGGATGATTATTTTTCTACAGCCCGTAAAATGTCATTCACAGTACGGAAACCTTCGGCAACCCAATCATCGATCTCTACATCAAATTCTTCTTCAACTGCCATGACAATTTCAATCATGTCAAGTGAATCCATTTGAAGTTCTTCAACAAGGAATTCCAGTGTTGCATTAGGAACAACGTACTCGTTAATCACATCAATATGAGAACCGGACTGTTCTGCGAAAATCTTACGAAGTTTATTCATAGAATGATCCTGGAACTTATATTCACGATTTACCATTGTATCAATGGTGTTCTGACGAAGTTCTTTAATCTTTTCTTCAACTTGCTGAAGAATCATGTAACGCTCAGCACTGTTCGTTTCATTCAGATATACTGACTCTAACTCACGCAGCACTTGATAAAGATTTGGCATGTTTAATCCTCTCTTTGAATCCAGCAGTAACACGAATGAGTAGACGCTGGCAATTGGTTTCTAGTAATGGACAGTTGTGAAGTACTTTGCTCGTGTACTTATGAGCAGTGTTGGTTGGTGCGATAGCTTCTACCAGTACTTCATTCCTGAGTACATCTTGTACCGAATTATACCCAATAACGTTGATTGGGTTCATGACGAAGCTAGTACCCTGAACAGTACCGAAAATGATATGTGTCTCCGGTTCAAAGTCATCATGAATGTCATTAGTACAATCTAAATGATACCCGTACAGTTGTGAACCACTATCACCCGCATTGAGATCACGGACGCGATAATCTACGACAACCTCACGATCATCGTATTTTTTGACTTCATCAATCATACGCTGTACTAATTGTGCCATATCTTCGGGGATGTTCGCAAGCACTTTTTTAGGGCTTTCGTATTTAAATTCCTGTACTGGAAGGTTCTCAGGAACCTCCCAAGTGAACAGATTTAATTCAATACTACCCGTAGGTTGTAACGTATTAATGTCCACAGTCATAGTCTTCTACCGTTACCTGTACAGTATCACCAGTAAAATCAATAACGATGTTGAAGTTAGTTTCATAAACTACTTCTAGACCATCTTCGAACTTCGCAGCACGAAGAATGTCTTTAATTTTTTGAGCATCTTCAACAGAAAGATTCTGATTAGATGTTTTATAAGCTGGTGGACATTCTTCTTCATCACGCCAGTACAGACGTTCTACATATTCATCAACGGTATCCCACACACGCGGAGCATCCTTTGAAATGAATACTTCAGATGAATGAGTACATTCTTCGCCATCATTCCATTCTGGAGTATAACCCAAAATGAAAATGTGTTCAAGTGCTGGGAACTGAGCCTTAAGCTCAATACAATCATATTTCAGTTCTTCAATGAATTCAGCCTGAAGCTTAGCTTTCAGTGTTTTCAGAGAGTCTTGATATCCGGTTACAGCATTTTTTACGTTATCAAACATATTAGTGTCCACAATCATAATCTTCGTGTTTAATGGTAGTTTCTTCAGTACTGAAATCAAACATTACCATATAATCAGTGTAATAGATTTCTTCAACAAGATATTCCAGCATGTTTACTAAACGATTAACGGCTGGAGTATCTTCATCACTGTAGGTATTTACATCGTCAAAACCTTCCCAATCATAGGCTTCTCCTGATTCAGCAACTTCATCAGGTACTCCCATGAAAGATAGATATGACCATTCATCATATTCAGCAAATTCACGGAAGCCACGATCCGTGTACCATGAATAGCTACTATGAGTACAAGCGTCACCATCGTTGAACCCTGGAGTATAACCATAGATTACCAGTTTATTCATACCTGGAATAGCTTTTAATTGAGCAGCAACATCTTTTAGTAGTTGCTTTTTGTTATTGCTCAAAAATGAATCCAACTCGCGTTTAGCAGCATCAGATTTTGATTTCAGTTCTTCAAATTGTTCAAACAGTGACATATTAGTATCCGCAATCGTAGTCTTCGTGTTTAATGGTGATTTCACCATCCTGGATAATGAATCCAAATTTATAGTTAGTTCCATAGATATGAACTAGAATTTCATCCAGTACTGCCAGTTTAATTTCAATGGCACGACCTTCTTCGTTGCTGAGATTATTATCATCATAATCTTCAGGAACATCTTCAATGAAATCGCGAATATCATTGTCCATGTAACGAATCTGAATATCGCTACTATGTTCACATGCTTCACCATCATTCCATCCTGGAGTATAACCAACGATCATACCATTGGTTAACCCTAGATGTTGAACACCCAATTCCTGAATGAATTGTTTCATGATTTCGTCATGATGTTCATTAAGGAGAGTGGTATATACTTCACGAGCAGTTTTAAATTGTTCTAAGAGGTTCATTATTTGATTCCATACCACTGCATCTCGCGGAGTTCAATTAGCAGTTTTGCTGCCTTTTTAATATCTGGAGAGTGTGGTAATACAGATTGTTTATATAGTACTTCACGGATGTACTGGTCTTTCTCTTGCCAGTATTCCATCATTTCTTCGAACGTCCACGCACCATTACGGATAGCAAGAAGTTCTTCTGCGTCAGGTCGTTTAACATGAACTTCACCAGTAGTTAATGCTTCTTCCGCAGTACGCATTAGACGAACGACATGCATCGCATGTTTTGTATCGTAGCCGTTCAATTGTTCTAACTCAGAACGTGCTTCGTTACGGTTTGCTTTCCATGTATGATAGTTATGACGGTTGTCAGAACTTTTCTCGTATTCTTCCTTGTTGAATTTGACGATCAGCTTAGGCTGTTCTTTTACTTCTTCAAGTGATAGATTACTCGTATCAATACGATGAATGCTACCATCATCATTCAGTGTACGACCACCTTCTTTTGGAACAACACCAAACGTGTTATCACCATAAGGAACTAGCTGATAACCATGATTATAGTTCAGGATTGTGAAGTCACGATCCAGTACTTGATAATCGAAATAGTTATGAACCAGTTTGATGAAGTGATACTGCTTCAATGGCTGAGTACTCAACATCTGTAGAGAAGCATTACGTAACTGTTTCTCGAAATGGAAATCCATTGGAGTTTTGATGTACTGACCACGACCACTTTCTACGTTTAGTAGACCTAAAACATAGTCAGGGAAGGTATCACCAATCCACTGAATACTTTGTTCACATTGGAATGCGTCAAAGAATTCCTGTAGAATACGAACACCAGTACGTTCACGATCCATCCAACCATGATGGTTTTTCATACGTTTAGCCTGGTTATGAGCATAGCCAGTATAGGTGAACGCGATTTTAGAAGACAGTAGTTCTCCACGAGCAGCACGAAGATGATCGTACAAACCAGTACTAACTTGAATGTCTGCTTCATCAACCCACAAAGATTCGAGGATGTTAGGGTTCGCATCCAGATACAGTTTCATGTAGTTGTTAAGTTCGTAGTACTTAGTATCTTCTTCTTTTGTGTCTGAAACTTCATTAACAGTGAAGAACGGAGTTAAGATGAATTTTTTATCAGCCATGAAGATACCGCGAAAATCGGTATCTGATGTAGGAGTACTAGTACCGTAAGCCTGGGAACCTGCCAGGTGTCGGACAATAAGATTGTCTAAATGATTATCTGCCATGTTGCTTCCTTATTGGAAAATCCAAAATGTTATATACAATCACTATAGGAGACTTTTTACGATTTCTTCCTTGAGATTGTTTATATTGTAATGAATTAGTATTATAGATAGTTTTCTCGCCCATACTGTAAAAGCCTTTCGATTATTAAATTATAGTACTGTTCGGACTTTTCAATAAGAACGCAATTACGATTAAGCTGTACAGCACTTAACGCAGTTGTACCTGAACCACCAAATGGATCAAGAATCCAGTCTTGTTCTTCAGTACTGAGTTTGATAAAGAAATTAGGAATGTCGATAGGGTAAACCGCAGGATGACCAATATTTAAATTACTGGTGCTACAGGTTAGAACGTTACTTGGTCGTACCATATCTTCAGCAACACGCTTAGACATATTCATAGTACTACCATTAGTGACGTTGTGCTCGCCTTTATTCTTTCGTTTCTTTTCACTTTCCAGATATTTTGAAGTACTTTGTACCTTCACTTCATCAGGAAAGAATTTGTATTTTGAGGTGTGATTAAACTGATAGATTCGTTCGAAACCATCCTTCAATCGAGTTTTAGCACCAGTTGGAAATGGATTTGTCTTATTCCAAATGTACTCGTCACTCCAATTATAATTCTCAGACATACCAATAATGGTTCGATACACATAGGTATCACGATGACCTTTATCAACATGTTCTTTGATATTGAAGAAGTACGAGCCATCTTCATGAATGACGTTCATAATATCAGTACTGATATTTTTGTACCATTCAGGAAAGTCTTCAGGGCTTATGCTGTCGTATACATCTTTACGTTGTTCGGCATATGGAGGGGAGGTAATAGCAGAATTGAATTTGAGTTCAGATTCATGTAACTCCTTAAGCACTTCAGCACAATCACCGTTGATTACAATGATTGTGTTGTTTCCCATTTCGATAACTTGATGCGGGGATTGTCCGGTGTATTCCATGTTTTCCTTATGAGTACTTGTCAAGTATCCCATCTTTGAATTTTTCTACGATGCGTAGTTCTTCCATTATTTTTTGTTGCTTAATGATTTCAGCCTCAGCATCTTTGGCATCTTTGATCGCATTATATACTTCTTCGAACCAAACATGATCAGCACCACCGAATAGTACTACATCCTGAATTTTAGTTTGTTTATTTTCCAGAATGAAGTAATGATTCAGAATCGTATCATGTAGAATACGAGGATCTGGATCATCATTTGTGTGACCATAAATCGCAGTTCGCATGTGATGAACAGATTGTAAGTACGTTTTCAGTACTACATCAGTTTCAGGAATCATCAATCGTACTATTTCTGAATTACGGTCAAACGCACGAATTGGTGTAAGAATATCAAAACGATTGACATTCGTCGCAATTGTTTTCAAAAGATTATACTTCTTCATTGGTAATGAAGATAGTTGACTTTTCATGAAAATAATATGAGAACGACGCTGAGCACGAACACGTGCTGTCGGAATCGCGTTAATGAATTCTTTCAGGAGTTTCGTATTCTTACGCAGAATAAGAAACATCAGTTTCATATTTGAAAATTTCTTTTCTGACATTAGCGAAACTCCGACAAAATATCCATACGCTTTTCTTCGATCTCACGTTCTTTCAGAAGACGTTTCTGATGTTCCTGAGCACGAATCAAGCAACCAAATGCTACAATGAAAGCATGATGATCAGTACCTTCAAAGATAACCACATTGTTAGACATTACATTTTTATGATACACAATAAAGTGATTTCCAGTATTGTTATCAATTAAAGTAGGATGCCCGTACTGAGATACGTTATTTCCACTTTTCTCATTTTCATTTTCAATAGTACTGGTGAACGCTTGAATAGTCGCATTCGAAGACGAGAAACGATCAATCTCAGTTGCCATAACACGAATCATGTTACGCAGAGTTGGCTGTAGTTTGGAATACTGATATTTCATATGTATAACAAACTTACGGTCATCATCAGTCTTAACGTCTTCTTTCAGGACGTTATTACTTTTACGAAGGATTGCGAATAGCAAATCAGATTTTTTCATTTGAACCCTCATTCTTCATTAAGCATTTCAACTATCGTATTGAAAACTTCAATTATCACATCTCCGTGGCATTCCAGCGGAGCACAAGAACAACCAATGCGTAGCCCACTAAGGCTCAAAACGTCATCGGTTGTTATTGTACCATTCTCCAGGCATTCGTACAAGTACTCTCGGTACATTTGTATAGAAACTTGGCGAGAAATTCCCGCTCCTGGGTCTAGGGGAAACGGATTTCCCCATATTGTACCACGCCCGATGTAAATGTCAAACTCGCCTTTGTGACGATTGACAAGGACAGGGGTAACGTATTCCATTTATTCTTCTGGATCTCCGAAGACTAAACGCATACGATCAAGAGTACTGAGATCTTCGAACTTCTGACCTACCAGTACTTCAGTTACATGAGAGCGAATTACTTCATTCCCTTCATGCATCTTGATGTACGTCTGACGTTGGAAGAATGAACCTTCTTTCCAAGCTTTTGGATAATCGTTCCAGTTGATACCAGATTCCAGAAGCATATCGAGTTTGTCATTGGTAGACTTACCCTGAAGCTTAGAATGTCCGAACGTCGCATGAGCAGCCATTGAGATGCTATTACGCACCGCATCCTGTACACGCCACAGTACTGCGTTCGTTGCTTCTGAACGTGATGGAACTTGGAATACGCGACAATCGAAGTGTGGCAGACGTTTCAAGCATTCATTTGGGAAATGCTGAAGTGCCAGTTTAACGAACATCGCAGTTGCTAATGATGCCAGTACTGAAACCATCTTTTGCTTTTTGCCAGCAAAGAACACATCACTTTCGTAATCACGCTGCCAGAACACCAGAGTAATTTCATCACTCTGAGTATATCCAACTGTCGCACCAGTTTCTTCAACAAGGTACTTAGTAACAGCTTGCATGATCATAGTCATGTTCATGTCAAATGGTTTAGTCATGCTCTTAGTAAATTTACTGAAAGAACGACCATCCAGCCGTGCTACAATTGGAATCATCGGCATGAATTTTTCTGATGTTTCCATTTTCTCATAATGCTTGATACGATCACCGAGATTCATTGATTTTCCTTAATGAACTTGTGTAATTTTTCATGATACGCGATAAAGATTGAATTGTATTCTTGATCAACTTCAATATGAAGATTAGCGAATACAATTTCTTTACCGAAGTAAAACTCACATGCTGCTACAATAACATTGCTTGGGTAAGAAGTAGCATGATGTAAGATAACTTGGTCACAACCATGATACCATTCTTTTATGTGACGTTCAAATAAAAGTTGGTACAAATGATCAGGATGCGTGTGTTTGATTTTTTTCAGCTTGATATATTTCGAAGACACTGTTTTGTACCTCTAACTTTTCCAACTCTTGTTGAAGTTTATATTCATTTTGACGCATATGATCTAATGACCGAACCACACGGAACATCATTAATTCTTCATGGTCAGTTAAGAATTCTTCACCATTGATATAAATTTTTGGTAAAGGAGAATCTTTATCAGGGTCATGGTTGTAACCTGAACGGAAATTATAAATCTGAAAATACATCTGTTCATACGCAGTATCATCAAGTACCATTCGTGAATCTTCAGTTGTGTCACGAAACTCAAAACGCTTTGGATTACGTGCCATAGCAGTTAAGATTGCCAGTACTTCAGGACGACACTTACTTAACTGATACTTAGTGTTAATGATATGACGAGATGCGTCTTTACGCTTGTTGAAATAACGTGTGTACTCCAACAGCTTACCAGCACTTTTACGCAGTACTAAAAGATGCAAATGACGATGAATGTCAAAGATTTCTTTAACATCCAATTCAGATTTCTTTTTTCCTGGTGGTGGTCGATTCAGTGGCATTGGTTGATACCCCATTCAATTAATTCCCGTATTTTACCCGCAGACGATCCGCCTGTCAAGGATTATTTTCACTTAATTTTCATCTTTTTTCTTGTACGGTTGATTATAGCAGAAACGAAAAAAGCGGTCAATGACCGCTTTTGTTTTAATGCCAACGTGTACCAGTGCTTGAAGGTACACCAGTACTCGCAGGAATCGCAGAACCACGTTTTGTAGTACTTGGCCTGTAAGTTAGGAACCTTGTCACTTTTTCTGTTGTTATTGATGATATTGATGAAGAACCTGTAACGATTGTACCAATGTAAACTCTATACAATTCTTCGGTAAGAAGTGTAGCACTAATCTGATAAACAGCAACACCTTCAACTATAGTAATATATAGATAGAAAGTACTGTTAGCAGGGTTAGCTTGTATACTTGTTAAATTGATTGTCTGAACTGGCATTTCATAATATGCTCCATGAAGAAATACTGGTATTTCTTGTGTGAAATATACATTAAATCCTTGAGGAACTTCTTGTGATGCCACCACATATCGGGATGTTGGTGTGGATGTTGGATCAGCAATCAACGCATCTAAGTTAGCTTCAGAAGTACCATGATATTTGTATATTAGTTTGGTTTGATAATCAGTAACATCACCATTTTCAAATAATCCAAATCCAAATCCTGGCAGAACACCAACTTCATATGAAGTACCACCACTCAAGTACTGAGAAGTTATCGCTCTTAATGAAGCAATGTTATTAGATGCGTCTAGCTTACCAAGCATTGACCTGAATGTTGCATTACTACTTGTACCCATATTGAAAATAGCTGGAATTCCAATATATGAAAAACCACTATACTTAGCAATAACTAGACCGGACATACGAGCCATATATGTTGTATTAATAGTAATTACACCATTATTAACACCATTGATGACTGAAGTTGCCGCCGATAAAGCAGTAATATTGTTTGAGCTAATAGTCACATCTACAGTACTAACAATTACGTGAGCACTATATCCTGAACCATCAACTGTATCTGTTCTTAGAGAAACGATAGCAATACTTTTTCCATAAGCACTATCTGGAACATAATACAGAACAATTTTACTTTCCAGTACTGTGCCAGTAATAGTTACCGCGTTAATCATTTGAGTTTTTAATGTTGTCAGTAGTGATGTATTTGATAGGGTGTATGCTGTTCCAAAGGTGAATGCATTTGTATCCAACAAACCACCAGCAGGTTTAGTTACACCTTCAATGAAAGATGAACCATATGATCTAGTAGTTCCATCAGCAGCCACTAGAGTTACCATTGCTGTATATTTAAAATCAGAATTATCTACACGTGTTCTAATAGGTTGTGGAGCATAACCATTAATAGTTGAACCACTAACAATAGAATTATATGTATAGGTTCTAGTAGAACCAATGTCAGCATATACTCTAGCATCAAATCCAAATGAACCATTTGAATCGTTACCGCTACATGATAGCATAATACGTGTTGGTGAAATCACTATTGGGTTAATAAGGTTCTCACCTAATGCTGAACCATAAACCGGATTCACATATTTCAAAGTAACTGAACTTAGAGTTCTGTTTACAAGATTTAAAGAATCATACGCATTTGTGAATGAATTTATTGTCGCACGAGTAATTTTATGTTGTGGTGATGTAATATAACGAGCTACAGTACTGAATACCATACCATCAGAAGTTTGATATATTGTAGGAACATTACCTTGAGCATCACTTGGAAAACCATTTATATTTTCCATTGTTGCGTTATATGGATTTGTGTAAACAAATGAACCTGATCCTGATGAAACTGTTATTGGTCCAGCAGCGGGTTTATCTAGCACGTATGCTTTAGTACTAATATTATAAGTTAAACTTAATCCCCAATTCGTTTGTATACCAGTAATTCCTGTTGCGTTCATAGCCCACGGATGGAATAAAGCAACACGTATTGATGTTCCAGCGGCATTAGAAGCAGCTTGAATAACACCATTCGTATTCAACTGGAATAGACTTGTTGTAGTATTAGCATCTGTTAACAAAAATGGATTATCAGAACTTGAAGTACTAATATAGCGTTGAGCAATACGAACAGTATTTGACGCACTAACAGCAGTATCATAAATTGTAGCTCCACTAAAACCAGTAACTCTAGCTAGTGAAGTTGTAACTCCATTACGAACGTTATCAACACTAATTGTATACAATGAAACATCAAACGCACTTGTGGTTGCGTATGAATCAATACACCAAATATAAATTGTACTACCAACTATATGAGCATATTGTGGATCGGTTGTACCCATTAAAGTACGATTGAACTCTACATATTGGTGAGAAACACTGTTCATTGTACCATTTGTTAGACCAATTGTATAGGTATCATTTGTACCATTATTGGTTTTCATGAATAGCAATTCACTTGCTTTCGTTCCAACAAAATCAAGTAATTTGTGATTAACCGTGAAGAAAGATGGAATATATTTGGTATTAGAAAGTACTGGAATCATATCAGCTACATTTCTAGCATCAGCCGTATAACAGTAATAATATCCATCAGTACTTCCGTTTGTTCCTGGACGAAGATACACAAGTGTACCATTATCTTCAAGAATAACTGGCAGAATACGTTTAGATGCATAATATGTAGTAGCACCTTCATATGAACCATTGATACTCATTGGTAGATAGTCCATAGTACCAACACGTGATACTGGAAGTACGGCTGTAATACGGTCAATTTCTTCTTTAGTATACAGAGGGAACTGAATGTTCCCTGCTGCATCAGCGGTAATATTGTTAATGTCACGAATAGCATTTTTACTATTCACGATTGTATTACGGGAAACACCTAAGTCTCCCATTATTTTTTTCGACATTTAATTTTCCTTTTACCAGGTGATTGTTCCTGTTTGAGTAGGATTACCAGTACTAACAGGGAACGCAGAACCAATTTGTGTAGTACTTGGTCTGTATGTGTCTAGTCTAGAAACCTTCTTTATATTTAACGTAGCAACTTTTGTACCATCTGTAATAATTGTTCCAATGAACATTTGAATATCAGTTTCTGGTAACGTTGTTGTGCTTACAACATAAGATGGAGTTCCTAATACTAACTTTATATAAACGTAGAATGTTGTATTTCCTGGGTTAGCTTGAATTGTACTTAAGTCAATTGCTGTAATTGGAACATCAAAGTATTGACCACCAAGGAATAATGGAGTAACTTCTGTAAAGTACAAATAGAATCCTTGAGGAACATCTTGTGCTAAAATTACAGTTTCTGTACCAGTACCTGCTGCCATATTAGAATTATATTCAGCTAATGTGCTTCCACAACGTTTGAACATAAGCTTAGTTCCTTGATCTGATTTTTGGAACATATAATATCCAAAACCATAATTTGGAATGTAACTATATTCACGTGACCCTGGTGAAATATCTGGTGCATGATAACTTCCTGACATTATAAGAGATGTTAATGTATTACCAGACTTAACACCAGCATAACAATATTCTCGTGAATCTCCAGCTACACCTACATTTATTAGATGTGGTAGAGAAACATATGTAAAATCACTATAATTCACAACACATAATCCACCATGTCTACGCATTTCAGAGTTTGCTGTTCCGTTGGCGGTCATCGCGATAAATGCTGAATCACTATAATTATTAATTACGGTATTAAGTGTAGCTGTAAGCACCGAAGCTGTATCAGCAGTACAGTTAACAGATGCCAAAATCATATTACCACCTCCACCAGAATTAATACTAGTAACACAGGCAACACTAGCAAAATACGAAGTATTGGGTGAATAATATAAAGCAATGGTACTTGATGATGGTGATAATCCTTGGTTTGCCAAAATACTATTTTTTAAATTAGTAAGTACTGTATTTGAAATAGAGATAGTTTTATCATACAACAGTGTTGTTGGATTCAACAAATATCCAGCAGTTAGGACATTATTTTCTACAAATACTGTACCATAAAATGACACATTACCTGCTGTATCACAATAAGAGATACCACCATATGTTGAATTTTCAGTAACTGTTGGTAATGGTAAACGTATAGCTTGTGGAGCATAACCAGTTGCTGTACCACTAGTGAATGAATTATATGTGTAAGTTCGTGAGGTTCCAATATCTGAAATACCTTTTGAGTACTTTAGATATTTTGTTCCTTGATATGTTCCAGTACCACTGAATAATATTCTTGTAGAACTAATAGGCATACCACCCATAAGTTGATCACCAACTCGTGAAGCGTAATCAGCATATACATCATATTGAACTACACTATTGAAAGTTCTTCCGCGAACATTATATGCATTAATTTTATTAGTAAAGCTGTTTATTTTTCCAGAATATACATAATACAAATCGCTAAGAACATATTTTTCACGAATGTAATATTGTGTTCCATTTTCAGTAATATACCATGTTCCATTCAAACTATCCGAAACAGCAGAACCAACTCCAAACATATTAGAAGTAGTTACCGCATATGGATTAGACCATGTAATAGCACCAGTAGCACCACCAGTAGCAACAACTGGTGATCCTGTAGTTAAATCTGTAGTAAATGCTTTAGTACTAACATTATAGAATACTCTAAACGCAGGTCTAGTATCAACACGTGCGGTAGTATTTCTAGCAAAACAGTTATTGTTCATAGAAATGACTAAATTAGTACCGTCAAAAATACATTTGACCATTCCATACATTGAATAAGTATATCCAGCAGCTTGTGTAGCGGCACTAAATCTAATCCAAGATTTAGCACCACTTTCAATAGTACTTTGCCATACATCGGCAATTCGAATATAACCTTGAGAACCTTGAGAATCACCATATAATGTATTACCAGTTATGCCGGTAATTTGCTCTACTGTACTCACTGATCCTGATTGGATTTGAGAAACTGGAATTCTATACAAGATGAATTCAAATGGATCATTACCATTGTAATACACACCAGTTGGATTGTTAATATCATATACAGAAGAATATAAAGAAACAATATACATATATGAACCAACAATTGTTGAATTCATAATATAGTACGGTATTAAATTACGAGCAATAGTTGCTGTCTGATGACTAGCTTTCGCCATAGTTCCATTTGTTAATACTAAATGAAGTACGTTATTCCCAACTTCTTCATATGTTAGACATGTTTTAGCATCACTATCATGAAATAAAATCGTCTTCCATGTACCTGTATAATATGAATTAATGGTTGTAAATGGTTGTAATGAAGCATTTGGGTTGTTGATGTAAGTGTAATAGTAATTAATAGAACTACCATTAGTACCAGGACGAAGGTATACCAATGAACCATCAGCCTCAAGTAGTACTGGCATAGCTGAATAATATGCCAGTGTACTACCACCATCGAAAGTTCCTGCTACACCTGGTGCGTTATTGTTTAACGCACCATATTGTGATAGAGGAAGTTGTTTTAAAATATAATCCACATCGGATTTGGACGGTAAAGGTAAGTCTACGTGTCCAGTAGTATCAGCTAAGTAAACAGTACTGTTACCTGTTGTAGTGATACTAGTACCGACATTTTTACTTTGTACTGTAATATTTCCGGTGACATTAACATCACCTTTAATGACATACGCCATATGTAAATCCTTTTACCAATTAATTGTTCCTGAACCAGTAGGTAGACCATAACTTACAGGAATTGAAGAACCAGCAGCTTCTAATGAAGTACCGAATACATCTAAACGACTACGTTTATAGATGGTAATTGTATCAATTTGTAAAGCATTTGTGGTAACTGTACCAATCCAGAATGTGTTATATGCTGATGTTCCAGATTCAGCAATTACTGTTTCTGAAGCAATATATTTTGCTAGACCTTCTTGCATAACTGCGTAGATATAGAAAGTACTGTTCGCTGGGTTCGCCTTAACCGTTGTCAAATCAATGTTCTGTATTGGCATTGTAAATGATTTACCGCTAAGTAGTAATGCTGTTGGTTCTGTAAAATAGATAATAAATCCTTGAGCAACATCTTGTGATGCTAAAAGAATTGGAGAACCAACATCAGCCCAAGCATTGTATTGTGCCAATGTTGTACCGCACGGCTGGAATATTAAACGAACAGCATCATCATTCCACGAAGCAGCATAATCAATATAGCCGAAACCAACTCCAGGTGCCGCAAAAGGCATTGAACCTGAACTCGGAACGTGGTTTTGATATACGCTTGTTGGAACAAAACTATCCATTTGACCAGTACTTTTTGTAACTTTAGCACGAAAAGTAATTGCGTTACTATCACCAGTAGTTTTATAAATGTATGGATCAGCACCACCAATAAAGTAGAACGTTCCAGCATCATAAATTGTCAAACCAACACTTGCTTGGACTACGCCGTATGTAGCAGGTTGTGCTAAAGCATTAAATTGACCAGAACCTTCATAAACTGAACGTTTCAATGTTAAAGTAGTAATGGCTCCAGTTCTGGTATTAACATTGACCTCAACAACTTTCACATAACTTGTTTGTGTTGTTGTAACTGCTGTAATTAAAGCAAATGCTGGACAATCAGTTTGTTGAGGAACATAAAGAGTTATGCTACTTACATTTGATGAATCTAATGTAATTGTACTTAACGCCAGTTGAGAATTTTTAAATGAAGTTAATAGAGAATTAGCAATACTCATTGAACCAGTACTGTTCATATCAGCATCATATGTTACACCAGAAGATACCTTATAATTCTCAATGAACATTCCACCATTAGTTGTAACCGTGCTTCCATTAATAGTACTGATAAAGAATCTATGATTATTATCATACGTACTAGCATATCTATTTGTTGTAGGCTGATAACCATTAATAGTTCCTAATGATACGGAATCAAATGTATAGGTAGCACCTGGTACATATTGGTTAACTGAATTTATCCACGAACCAATCAATGAAGTAATTCTGTATCTATTACTAGGAAGCCATTCCATACTCATTAAGTTAGAACCAACTGGAGAACCATACTGATAATTCATATTTGATTGAGTATAGTTGGTACTAGTAGGATAACTTCTAACTTGAAGGGTATTATATACAGAGGTAGCATTTGGATAAGTACCTCTAATAAGCAATGTATCACCTTGATTTGGTGAAGCAATTGCTAATGTAGTACCATTATCAAAATAGTAATATCCCATTACATAGTTTGATCTCTGTGTATTAATTGTTGGTATTGGATCAGTACTATAAGTACTTCCTGATACATTTAAAGTAGTTCCGCTCCCTGGATCAGTAATTGTCAACGGAGCTATATTTCCTGCTTCAAGAGTAGCGGTTTTCGCCGTCATATTAAGCAAGAAACTAAAAGTATGTTTAGGACGAATGTTTCTTAATGGAGTTGTACACCAAGCATCACCAACAAATCTTACACGAATTGTTCCAGAACTGTTCTGAGCCGCATATATATCAACACCTGTCATGAATGGATTAGCACTAGTTGTTGCCGCTGGGAACAACATATATGGATTATCAGACGCAGTTGCACTTTGTAGAAGTGGTATAATTGTCAATGCTGTACTATTTGTAACTGTACCATAAAATCCAGTAGTAGCCCATGTAGCATAATTTGTGATGGTATAAGAACCACCAGACTGAACTTGAGAAATTGGAATAGAACGAATTTCAAATGCCAAATTTGATCCAGAACTAACTTCAGTAAAGAAATAAATGTTCGTATTACCAGCCATTACAAAGCGAACAGTTCCACTTGGAACTATGGTAGCCAATGGAATTAGAATTCCGGTATGTTGGGAATCATTTAAGGTTCCATTCATCCATGATACAAATACAAATTGAGCGTTTGATGCGTTAAACGCAACACCCGCTGTAACACGATTATCAGTGGCGAATAGATATTTTGCGGTATATGTAGAACCGAAATAACCTGGTTTATATTCTTTATTAGTATTAATAGCACCATTTAATGCTGTAGTACTTAAAACATTATTCAGATATGAATAATATACTCCACGTTTAGCACCATTTGTGCCTGGGCGAAGAATCATTAATGTTCCGTCATCTTCGACGAACAGTTTTCTGTAACGATAGTTTATTACATCACTCGCACCTTCAAATGAACCATAAACTCCAGCAGGAATGTAGTTAAAGGAACCATAGTGAGATAGTGGTAATACACTAATGATTTTGTTGAATTCATCTTGGGTGTAAGAATCAATTTCAAGAGCACCTGAAGTACTGAAATTTGCTCCCTCAACAGAACGTGTTAAGTTTCTACCTTGAGAAGTAGCATATCTTCCAACCTGTAAATTTCCTAGAATTTTTTTAGCCATATATATCCCTATAGTTTAAGATATTCATTGTTGTATTTATTAAGGGTATAAACAAAAAAAGCACCCATTGGGTGCTTATTCTTCATCAGGATCATAGTCAGGCGGTGTATATGTTACAGTAACAGTAAATGTTCCGTGAGCATCACCAAATACATCAGTTACCACATCATCATTATCAATGAAATCTGTTGGATCTACCGATTCAACACTATTTCCTTGAAATGTCTTTTCGTATATAATCTTACTCATAATCTTTTCCTTTTATCAGTACTCGCTGATTTTCTGAACCCCTAAATGGTAGTTTTAGATTCTTAAGTTCTTCGACAAATTTACCATCAACTAACACATCAATGTAATTCAGAATATCATGAGCATGATTTTCTTGTACTTCTTCCAGTGTATAACCAGTCCAGCACCAAATGTTTTTAGTGGGGAATTCTTCTTTCAGTACTTTACACAACTCCAGAACAGTACTGATATTCTTAGGCATCAGAGCATCACCACCAAGTAGAGTTAATCCTTCTACATAAGGTTTAGATAGTTCTTCTCGAATTGTGTTTATCTGTTCTTCTCCAAATGGTGTTCCAGAACGATAATCCCAAGCTGATTCATTGAAACAACCTGGGCATCCATGACTACAACCTGATACATATAAACTCACACGAACACCAGTGCCGTTTATTAGGTCGTCTTTCACTATTGTTTGATAGTTCATTAATAATTGCTCATAAGCATATCATGCGTATCAAATATTTCATCGTAGTATGTAATACCTTCAAGAAATTCAATAGCATGTTCACGGTCTTTGAACCGCATAATTTTATCACCATCATCACAACCAACAAAAATTACAACATATTTGTTGTCATTGAAATTTTGGATATAATCATCACGATAAATTTCATGACGTAATTTATCTTCTTCTCGTGATTTAGGACGCAATTCTTCAAGCATAAAGAAATCTTCTTCAGCAGTTGTCCATTCGTCACCAACTTTATATTGGTAGCATGGAACCACCCGATTATGTTCACGCTCAGGATGCATATTTTCACATGAATAATATGAAATAGCATTGAATTCTTCATCAAATACTGGTAAGTACCCTAGAAGTTCAGAATCATTAAAGCGATAACCCCATAATGTATTAACTTTTTCATGTATCATAATTATTCCTTAGAGAATATTGGTATGTAACATTGGATTTTAGTACAGTACATCAAAGCATCGCGAGTACTTCCGCTAAAATTACTATCATCAATGATAATAGAATTTTGCTTAACTACAGTTCTCTCAAAAAGATGTTCAATGTACTTATTTCGTTGTGTAGCTTTCAACATATTAATCTTGAATGTTGAACCCATTTCTTCCATACGTTCTAAGTGACTTCTCAATTCAGCCTTTTGAAGACCCAACGTAGGAGCCAGGTCTTTAAAGTACTGAATATCGTGTTTCTTAGCAATCCTGACTTCTTTTCCTAATCGTTTTACTACTTTAAGTACAAAATCAGAAGAACTTTCAGGAATGATAATAGTACTTTTCTTCTCAACATACGGTTCAAGAGCACAACTGATTGTATGAATCATTGTATCACGCTTATCTCCTAGAGAATAACCGTATTTCTCCTTAAGGGAAAAATACAGAAGCATGTTTTCACGTTTTGTTAAGTCGAAAGGAATCATATTAGGTATTCATTATATTGAAGATAACGCCACTACCTGCGTAGAATGGCTTGATTTTTCCAGCAATATCATCCAAAGCATAGAAAGCAGGATATGTATCACCATTGATAATAACAAAATAGTTACCAAATGACAAATCATGAACATGGTTCAATGTTGTAACCTGTTCAACATTTGCTACTGGATCTTTAACTACATCATGGCGGTACTTGGTAAAGACGAATTCATCATCTCCCATATAGGATGTGAATTCATCAATGTTTCCTTTACGAACTGGTTTAGAACCCACATAAAGGATTTTCTCTCCAACATGATCTTTAGTTACAATCTTTGGTTTAATTTGAGTGAATTTACTAACAACTAATTCAATGCGGTCACGATTTTGATTATATGTATAATCGGAAACGTGTTCCATATAATAATCCAGAAGTTCGAATAGACCAGCTTTTGCTTCTAGCAAAAGGTTAATCTGTGATACAGATTCCTTTGCTTTTTCTAAGAAGAATGAACCATCTTCAATCTTTTCAAATGTAGCCAAAATATCAGGAATATCACCCTGAATACTTGCTACAGTGATTTTACCTTCACCTAGACCATTAATTAATTTTGATAATGTCTCTACTACTTTCTGTTTGCTTTTAGATAAATCTTCCATATTAGCTTCCGTGTTTGATTCTTTGTATAACTTCTTGTTGTTTACCAGTATTGAAAGGTCTACTATTCGGAGCACTTAGATAGCCAGATACTCTACGAATAACTGACATAGTACCTTCTTCTCGGTTATCACATTGTGGACAATGGAAACCTACTTTATCTACCGAAAATTCACCTTCGAATTCGCACTTATAACATTTATCGACAGGCTGATTGATTCCAAAATATGGAATACGCTCATACGCATAATCAATTAGTACTTCAAGTGCTTTTAAATTGTTAGAAAGATTAGGCGTTTCTACATAACTAATGTTTCCACCATTACTTAAGAACGCAAAACTTTCTTCGTAATCAAATTTACTGAAAGGAGATGATTCAACCCATACTGGTTGGTGGAATGAATTTGTTATAAAATCTCTTTTTAGTATATTTGGATATTTTTCTTCAATTGCTTTCGCAAATTTGTAACATAAGCTCTCTGCTGGTGTTCCATATAAACTAAATGCGATAGTACTTTCATCTTTGAACTGTTCACATTTATACTTCATATAGTGCAAAATGGATTTACAATAATCCTTGCTTAACTGTTGTAACATAATTTCAGAACATTCAGCTAGTCCAACGTAACCAATACTAATACTCGCATATCCATTATAGAATAATTGGTCAATAGTATCATCAGCATCTAAACGAGCAATAGCACCTTCCATAAACATAGTAGGGTTTTGACGAGCTTTCATTGTTTTCAATCGTTCTACACGATTCATTTGTGCTCGGTACGCCATTGTCATGTGATAATCTAATTTACCAAAGAATTCTCCATCAGATTTCGATTCAAGAGCAAGTAACGGAAGATTAATAGACACTACGCCTAAGTTAAATCTACCATCATATTGTTCAGTACCGTTATTCTCCCACTTACCAAGGAATGAACGACAACCCATCGGAGAAACAGCAGTACTAGTACTACCAGTAACTTTCTTATTCAATGGAACTGAAACAAAATCTGGATAGATTCGCTTAGCACTTGTCTTCATTGCTTGTAATTTGAGGTCATAATTCGGATCAGACTCTTTCATATTAACCCCATCTTCTAAGAAGAAGACAACTTTAGGGAATACTGGAGTACTGCCATCTACGCCTAAACCTTTCTCATGTACTTTTAAGTACGAATCAGTAATCATCTTACCGAATTTAGAAGTGTTTAAACCCATTGTAATCGTCACAAACGGTGTTTGTCCGTTACTGCTGGTGATGGTATTAACCTGGTACAGAAGGGCTTGCATAGCGTCGTACACCTCTTTCTGGAGGGTCTTCTGTACATATTCATCCGATAGATCGAATTCTTTTTGTTGCTCTAGGAGCTTGTCATAGGACTTCTGAACGTATGGTTCAAGACCAAAATCAATATGTGCCAGTGTTTGACCACCGTATTGACTTGCTGAAACTGCTAGTACTATTTGTGTCAGTACTGTGCTTGCTACACCAATACTATTAGGTGTACCAACTTGTGCGTTTCCTATCTTGAAACCGTTCTCTAACATGTCTCTGTAATTAACTAAACAACAGTTAGTCAAAGGGCTTATGAAATAGTCTAGATCATGTATATGACCATATCCATTCTTGTGCCAAAGCATAAGTTCTTCAGAGATTTCATCTTCGGCGTAATGCTTAGATAAAATACCTGCTAGTAAGTCACGATGTGTATTAACAATCTTCGCATCCTTATTAGCATTCTCATTCATTATATCTTTATTACTTTGGTTTATTAGTGCGGATACATCATTATACAGTCTGTCATTATTCATAAGACACTCCTTGTCAAATTGTTAGGTAGTTTATTTAAACCACTTAAAATAAAAATACCCCATATGGAGGGGTATTTTCTTTGATCTAGATCAAGGTTTTAGTACTTTGATTAACGTTTGTTCAGGTAAGAACAGAAGTCAATGACCGCATATATTGCCAGTGCTCCAATAGAGCCTAGTGCTATAACATAGAACCAGAACAAAAACATCAAAATATTATGCCACATTCTTAGACCCCTTTTGCCTCAAATCCGAATGTTTTACTCAGAATTTCGAGAATACGACTTGGCATTTCTTCGTGAGTATACTCACGCATATCAATGAATGGAATATTCATTTCTTCCAGATTACGTACAAAGATAGCATCAAGCTCTTTTGCCTGTTCTAATGTCTGAGTGCGACCGTACTGATCATATTCAGGTTTACGTGGAAGAAGGAATACAATATTCTCATATTGATTATACAAATCGAACGCAATTTCAGAACTGATGTTATCAGTATCATTGTAGAATTCATTATACATGATACCATTCAGTAGTGAAGCGTCAGATACGACAAAATCCACCTTTCCATTTAAACGGAATAGGCGGTGATTCTGCTGAGCAGTAATTAGTACCTGATCTTGCATTGCCATCTTATTTTCATCATAAACATAGTCTTTGATTACTTCAGTGACAATTTCTACTTTCTGCTTAGAACGTAGTTTAAGTGTGGCGAATAGGCCAGCAGCAGTTGTTGATTTACCACAACATGGTCCACCAACAAGATTAATAACAACAGTATTCATTTTAAGCCTCCGTGTAACCCAATGAATCTTCTGTACCACGATAATAGTGGTCCATTAAAGTCTGCCTGATAATGACCACGCAGACGTATGTGAATTTGAATAGCACTTTCGAAATGTTTCTTCATATCGTAAGTACCAGCTTCTTTTTCTTCACAAATAGTTTTAAAGAGGAATTCTACAGTACTGATATACATGTCAGATTCCTCTCCCTTTTTGAATATATCAACAATTACGTTGAGTGATTCTGGATATTCCATATTACTTACGCCAATCGTTTTTAGATTCTTCGTAATTTTTAGACCATTCAGATAAAGAATCCAAGTATGGAAGAACGTTTTCTTCAATATCTTTAGTGAGTTTCTTCGCTTCAGCAGCACGAATACGAGAAAGACAATCGTTGATTAGTTTATCAGTAGTTTCTTTGTCAAGTACAGTAAGTTTAGGTGTGCTCAATTTCTTTTACTCCGAAAGCCTCTATTGCTTTCTGGCATATAGGGCATGGTTTAGCTGATAGTGGGTTGCCATTTCGATCTATTCTGGCAATGAGAAGTTTATGAACTTCCTTTTTAGCGGCAATTAGGGCTGCGATTTCTGCGTGTAGAAATATGGCTTCAGGTTTACCGACAAGTACTGCGAAGTGTTTTTGAAGGGGATGTGAACATTCGTAATCGTTGGTTCTAATTGCCAGTACTCTACCTTTCTTGTCAAGAGCACACGCGATGATTTTGTATTTCTTACGTGTGTTCTTGACTTGTTTCGGATGGGGCATATCGTTAAGTATGCGAATCAGTTTCGTGATTTTCATCCCTGATACCATATTCTTCTACGTCATATCCGTAACGTAGGTTCAGCTTAGCTATTTCCAAATCATGGTCAATACATGTGATTTGTAATTCAATATCACTGTATTCTTTCATCGTGAGTTCTGGATTAGCTAATTTGGCTTGTAGTACTGGTAGCAGTACTTCCAAATGTGCTATGTCTTCTTTGAAACCTTCGATTTCATAATCTTCGAGTTTCACGATTGGTTTAGATAAATCCGGCCCTGGTGCTTTGAAGTTATCTAAGTCTTCCATCAGTTTATCGTAAATTGTACTATAACCTGGTTGTTTGATTTTCATTTCTTCCAACCAAGCCTTGCGGTGTTCTTCCAGTTCTGCATCGCCATAGTCACCGTACTTTTCCAGTACTAATTTGTACAGTTCTTCAACTGCTTCTTCCCATGTATCACCGCCACAATCCAGTTCCCAATCGTGAGCTAAACCGTGATAGTTATTTTCGGCATCTTCATATGGGATCATCAACTCAACCCAAAAACGTAATTTGGTATTGAGCAATGCTAAATCTTCAATGCGATTCGTTTCTGGACAAACCATATGCGGTGTAATTTCGATAACCGCATCGTGTCCAAATGGAACATATTTCGGATGGTTCGTTATCCAATAATATTTGTCAGCAATATTCATTTTGTCATCCTCTAAATTAAAAAAGCACCGTCTAGTACGGTGCTTACTTGTTAGCTGTTGATGTATTTGGTAACAGATGCTTCGTGCTGTTCTGCCCAATTTTTCGGGAACCAGTCTTCAGCTTTGAAATATTTGTCATAACACCAGCGTTCGTTTGGAGCGTTCGTTGCTTTAACGATACGGTCAACCATTTCACCCGCTTCACGCCACTGTACGATGTTTTCAGCCGATACCATATCTGATCCCATGAACAGACGCATTACACGGTCTTTCGGATCATCTGACTTACGCATACATACGTATGGGGTATTCAGACGGAAGATACCACTGTTCATTTTCGGAATGGCTTCTTTCGCAGTTTTGATTTCCAGTGGATAACCAACGTTATCTTTGATTACCAAAATGTCCGGCCAGGATTGTGAACCATTCGGGTTGTGAACGATACAATCTGGCATATCTTCTTGCGAATTGAACGCCAGTACATCTGGAGTTGTTTCTTCGTTCAGTGCTGCGTACTTACCACTTTCAGCCCAATGCTCTTTGTGGTTCTCTTTGAACTCAGCAGAGTACATGATCGGGAGATTCAGGTTCGCAGCCATGTGTGCCATGAACAGGATTTCGATCTTGTTCACGTCATTTCCATCACGGACAACATAACGAACATCGAAGACCTGATCTTTGTGAGCGGTCTTGAACATGAACAGTGCGTCGTTGATACTTTTGGCAATCAGTGTTTTTACGATGGTTGACATATATTACAACTCCAGGTTATGAATATTTTCTAAGATATTCCTCAACTACATCTGCCTTTCCAAAGCCAGGAATTCCCGCGTTCTTTTTAGACAATTGAACGAAGTCGAGGTTCAATAAATTTTCCAGTACTTCAGCATCGTGTGCCTTAAAGAATATGTACTGTCGCTTAGGGTTCAACTCGTCTTTACTTCGAATGATCTCGGAAAAGTCATAGTAACCTTGGCGATGAACAGCAAAATCCCAATCGTAATCGAAATATTTCATTGCTGCTTCTGTTCTATTGTACTGGTACATTTCGAACATGTCAAGCTTAGTTTGAGGCTTTTCAACGATTCTTAGGTTTTCTTCTTCAAATTCACCGATTCCCCAAATTTGGAATGATGACCGAATACCATAAGACTCACCGACTATATTAAACGAATCTTCGTCTAAGTCAATATCATACAACAATCTCGCTCGGCTGTCAAGCTGTTTTTGAGCAGAATATTTTCTGAACTGAACAGGGAGTATAAACCCTACTACAGTACTGTATTCAAAACACTTATTAATGAATTGAATCGCTAAATCACCCTTCTTACCAAAAGGTGGATTTCCCAAAAACACCACATCATTTTGTGGTAGATATTCTTCAATGTTCCCGTTGATGAAGTCCATTTGGATAATATTATCAGATTCAGGGAGAATGTCAAACCCTATTTTGTCTTCTTGAATAATATTAAGAAACGCTCCACCACCAGCACTAGGCTCAATTATAGTGTACGGTTCTGATTTGTACTTTGTACAGAACTTGACAAATTTCTGATAGCAGAATTCAGCTACCGAATCATTAGTGTAGTACTTGTCAAGTGCTTTAGCTTCTTTTTTGTTCATTCCGTTGTCCTTGTTGATTGCAAAAAGATATTTATAATCAACAATAAAGTCCATTTTTCTTACTTAAAAGAAATACATCGCCCTGGAAGTTGGTAGTTCTAACGAGTAGGGATCATCCAGTACTAGCATTGAAGCGTAAACGGTCTTACATCTGGTTTTTGCCAGAAAGCACGGCTTATGTATTTCTCAATTCTTACTTACGCCAGTAACCCACTAGGTCAATAAGCATTAACGCCAGAAAAGCGATGTTCAGGAATGGTACGAAACCACTCAACATCAGGAATTTCCAACGTTTGTCAGAACGAAGACTGAACATAGGAACATGATCATACGAATTCGTTTTGGGGTTATATGCTTTCACATATTGTTCTTTCTTATCTAAGACGAAAAGAAAAATGTTGAAAGCGATACCAATCAGTACTGAGAATATCAGAAATGAGGTCATATTAACGCCTTAAGTTTTTTACCACGACAAAAGCATTACGACCACGCTGAAGGACAAAATGTTTTGAATCAATAATGTCCACATCTTCAGTAAAGACGTTTTCTTTAGTATCGTAGAAATCTTTTACCTTGCGACCATTAATTTTGATCGCACCATTGTTGATGAACTCACGTGCCATCTTACGAGAATCAGCTAAACCTGAATCTACCAGGATTGCTACTAAGTCAAGCGTAGTAGTTTGTTCCTGTACTTTAAATCCACTGCTGATCATCATGTCAACTGCTTCATCATTCAATTCAACATTCTTACCGAAGAAGAAGTTAGAAAGATCACGAGCAGTATCAGCCGCCGCAGAACCATGAACAAGTAAGGTCATAGCATGTGCGAACTGTAACTTGACGATATTCGGATCACCATTAGTCATTTCACTTACAATGTCTTCAACACTGAATGTGAAAGGCTTGAAGTACTGGTACAGTTTAGGTACTTCAGTATCTTCAATGTTACGCCAGAACTGAAAGAAATGGTACGGAGTAGTACGTTGACCAGTCATCCAGATAGTACCTGATTCTGATTTACCGAATTTAGTACCATCAGCTTTAGTAACAAGTGGAAGGGTGATAACACCACATTCAGCATCATTACCATGAAGTTTATGGATTAAGTCAGTACCAGCAATCATATTACCCCACTGGTCTGAACCGCCGATTTGAATTTTACAATTCATTTCAGTGAACAAGTATTCGAAATCCATTCCCTGAAGAATTGGGTATGCGAACTCGGTAAAGGAAATACCTTGGTCTGGTCGTTCAATACGAGAACGTACTGACTCTTTGTTGATCATATTATTCACGGTGAATGCTTTACCGTAATCCCGCAGGAACGTAAGCATGTTAATGTCACGCATCCAATCGAAGTTGTTTACGATTTCAACATCATCACCGAGAATAGAAGTGATTACAGTACTGATTCCAGCTACGTTACGACTGATTGTATCCCAATCCATCATAGAACGTTCTTCAGCTTTAAAGCTTGGATCGCCAATTGAACCAGTAGCACCTCCGACAAGGGCAATAACTTTCACACCATGTTTCTTGAGCACTTTCATTACTGAGAGTGGCAGTAAACTACCGATGTGTAATGAATCAGCAGTTGGATCAAAGCCACAATACACTGCTGAACCTTCGTCAAGTAATTTTGACAGTACTGTAATGTCAGTACTTTGATTAATCAAACCGCGTTCTTGTAACTCTACCAATGCCGAATGCATATTATTCACCTTTATCTTGTTCAATTACACCGAGAATACAATCTTCTGGCATAATAAGAATATCTTCGTTATCAATCTTTTCAGAATGGACTCGTTTATCACCTTCAACATAAGTGACAATATCACCTACATTGAGTTCAGACAGGAAACCTGGTCCGATTTGTAGTACTTCAGCATGAGTACTTTCATCTTCACCTGAAGCAGTTAGAAGAATACCGCCAGCACTCTTTGCTTCATTCACTACTTTCTTAGCAATGATATGATTATGAACTGGACGAATTTTCATCTTTTACCTCAGATTGTAGTCTATCATATTGTTCAATGAATTGCAAGGCCACCGCTGCGACTTGTACCAATTCATCACGTGCTGTACCCGCATGGGAACCGCCGAATTCATCATGAAGAATAGCTTGACATACTTCGCCAAATTCTTCACCTAAAATCACCTGCCATAAGAAAGGATGTTGATTACGATCAGCACCCCATTTAGCATCTTGATTATTCATTTCCGCAAGAACGTCCATTAACGCTTTTGTTTTTGCGTGGTCTGTCATTTTAATTCCTTATGACCATCATTGGTCTAATGTTTCTTTCCATTTGTTCAGCTTTTTGCTCATATACGACAGGAACAAGTACTGAATTTCTTCTGCTGTATTGTTTGGATGTTGTAATGCGAACATATCCATAGCACAAATTGCTAGGTCAACAGCTTCACCAGCAACACCATCTGAACCAGCATCTTTATAAGACAAACCATCTGCGATATTGTCTTCTAATGCCATTTCACCAAGTTCTTCCATGCATTTCTTGAATACATAGTTATTGGTACGAGTTTCGTCAGTACCTTTAGAACCTAATTCTACTGAAAGTTGAAACATTTCAGATAGACCAGATTCCAGTACTTCACTGAAGTCACCAACATCAGTTGTGTCTTCTTCAGTTTCTGGAACTTTACTTGCACGACCCTGAAGTGCTTTCATAGCAGCGATACGGTAATAATGATTATACGCATCTTGTTCTTCACGAGTTAGCAAAGCAACCAGCGGTTCAAGTTCTTGTTCGTTGAACATTTCCAGTACTTGATAAATGGCACGACCTGTTTTCAGGAATTCTTCTTGTCCTGATAAACCTTCATTGTACCAATCTGCTAAGTTAGCAAATTCAGCAACTTGCTCACCAAGTACTGAAACTTTGAATACTTCAATTGAAGATTGTACACTGATTGAAATAACGTCAGACAGTACTAACAGTTTAGAGTTTACCATTTCTTCAATCAACGCAGCAGGATATTTGTCATATGGTGTGCGAGTATTGTATTCATGGTTAACTTGGGTACTAATTACTTCCCCTGGTTCAACGTGAAGTAGTAAGTCACGTGCTAAAATAATTGATTCAGTGTTCATCGTTTTTGTCCTAAAAGAAAAGGGAGCATTAGCTCCCTTTGTGTTGACGTTTACGTTTAGTACAATCTTTCCATGAAAGACTGCGACGTGCGTGAATGTCATCCCACGGATTCGGTAGATTCCTGCGACGACCACGAAATTCTGGTTCACCTTCTTCTTTGAGAACTGCTGCTACAGCCCGACGCTCAGCCATTGTTTCCATCTTACGATTGTAAGTGGTGCTGTGTCCGTGACGATAACGCCAGAATGGACCACCGTACCGCCAGCTTTTCATCGCATGGCTGAAGTACTCACCTTTGAACAAGTCTGGTGAAATCATCAGACCGTTAGATGTGTACAGGTAGAATTCTAAGTAATCCAAGTCATAACGACTGCTGTAAGAAAAGTAACCCCACTTTGGACGGTCGTATTTACACAACCATTTCATGCGGTAGTAAAACTTCTCAGCACCGCCAGGATAGGTACGAAGCCAACCCAGCAAATTATTAGTTTCTACGAAACGTCCATCATCGAAGTAGATTTTAAAGGTTTGATCAAAGAACATATGTCCTCCTTCGTTAAGTTAAAGTATCTTAACGGAATGACATACGACCCTTAGTAAATTGTTTCATTTGTGTTCCTTAGCTAATATAAGCCCAATACCCGAAGCCCACAATAGCTCCGAGTGCGATAAGACAAAGCAGAATCCAACGACCTGCCGCACCCATACATAACAGTTCTACAATCATTTCAATCAAAGCAAATACTAACTCACCCATTTGATGATGCTCCAGATAACAGGGAATGCTCCACCGTAATACATCAGTACTAAACCAATGATTACACCAGTAAATCCAATAGGAACTTCTACAATGTGTAGGAAGTTAGGTGATTTACCCATATCACGTAGACCGCCGATAACCAATGCTATTCCAATCATTGAGATAACGAAATGGAGAATCATTGGCCCAACTGCCATTAAATCTGATAACATTTTTTCAGGTGTCATTATAACACCTGAATGTAGTTAATACAAGCCATCCAGACCGTAAACAGTCCAAATACTACTGCTGAACCGAAGATCAATGCTGGTGTTAACGTGTGTTTGCCGTTAGCTGTCCACACGAACAAATACATTGCTAATCCAATTGCCACAAATCCAATACCAATAGTAAGGAATAGTAGAAACAAGATTGTAGCCAAAACGAACATCATGTGTTCACCTCTTTAGGGAATAGGATACGGAATCCTGTCATTGTCGCATTATGCGTTGCTTTTGCGTAGTTTAACACAACCTGACAACGCTCGTCAAGTGTTCCAGTACTGTTTTTATACAGTTCGTACACCGTAGAATGAATCTCATTCAAGTACGCAATATCTTGCTCTTTAGTAGTTTCCGTATCAGGATGATATTTCCACTTAGCATAATATGGGAACTTGAACGCATGACAAATGTTCTTCAGGCCAAGTACTTCATCGTAGTCTTCTTCTACGGTAAGTTTCTTTTTGCCTTTATCAAATGCTTTAGAAGCAATTGAACTGATACATGAGCGAACTTCATGTGGTAACTTAGAATCAAAAGCTATATCAATATCTTTCTGAATAGCTGGGTTACAAATACACATGAAGTACTTTGGTTGCATCGACCGAAGTTCACCTTCGAATGATTTACGATGCATAATTTCTACGTTAATTGGGAGTTCAGTGAATCCCATGTAGAATGTTTTGTGACGTTTCTCTGGAGGTTCTTCATCAATTACCAGAGTAACATCAATATCGTTTGGTTGAACATCGAAACCATGAAACTGTTCAACATAAGAACCGTAGATAACAATATTATGGTATCCAAGTTCAGTGAAATATTCGTGAATCTTATCCAGTACTAACTGTTGTTCAGGTGTGATATTCATTTTCTTTATCCAATAAAAAAGGCCACATTGCGTGGCCTATAAAGAATGTAATAAAACAACATGGAGTCAAAATATTATTATTGTTATGTAACTATTTATGTTGTTTGTCATTCTACAAGCCAGAAATGGAGTGCCATTTTGCTGTTTAATAACACCATTATAGCACAAAAAATCAGGCCGTTCCATATATTTTTGTGAGATTATCAGCAAGTGTTTTCATCTCTGTTTCAGTACCGTAAGCAATAGAATAGCTTAACTTAAAGAACCAAAACTTCTTCACTTTCATACAATGATAAAACACTATATCTGAATCGCCGATTTGTGGATCAGCTTTAGCATAGAATGATACTTTCATAAGATTTGTATCCATTAAAAAGGGGATACAATGTATCCCCTAAAGTTGTTATAGATTTTCTTCCGCAAACGCAGCAAGAACAGAACGTTGTACGCCCTCTAGCTCGATGATGCGGCAACCTTCCCAATCTTTGAACTTCTCAGTTACATAAGTCAAACCTGAGTTGGTAGGACTGATGAACTTGTTGTCAATCTGAGATAAGTTACCCATGATGATTACTTTACAGTTTTCACCAGCACGAGTTAGAATTGTTTTTGCTTGAGCAGGAGTGATGTTCTGGAATTCATCGACAATCAAGATTGTATTGATGAAACTACGACCACGAACAAAGTTCAATGCTTTAAATTGGAAGACATTACGTTTCATAATTTCTTCAATTGAACCTTGTGGGTTCGCATCGTCTTTGTGTAGATACTCTAGGGCATCCACCGCAGCACCACAGAACGGCATTACTTTTTCTAGTTCTGAACCTGGCAAGAAGCCGATTTCTTCGAACTGAGAATCTTGAGTTTTAGAGAAAATGATACGGTCATATTTTTTCTTCTCTAGTACTAATTCAAGGGCAGAAGCAACAGTGATCAACGTCTTACCAGTACCTGCTGGACCTAGTAGGATAGTTAGATGTACATCTTTATCCATGATAGAGTTGATAGCCATAGCTTGCTGAATGTTCTTGGCTTTAATGCCCCATACTTTACGAGATAGAGCTTTCGCTAAACCTACATCGCTGAAACAAACCATATCACGGTCATCGTCGTGGTCAAGTACTGAAGCAAATCCTTCAAATACAAATAGACCATCTGCCTGATCATAAACATAGTCACCGATACACAAATCAGCCGGAAGAATGTGTTTAACATTTTCCTCTGGAATCATATGAATGAGTTTTGAACCTTCCTGATTTGAGTAAACTACGTCACCAACTTCTGCCCAAAAATCTTCTACTTCTAATTCGTGATTACCAGTATGGATTAGGTCAGAGTCTTCGATAGTTACATCGTGACGATAATCTTGTACCTCAACACCGTATGCCAGTGCTTTAATACGCATATTAATGTCGCGAGTTACTAGAACTGCTTGTGATAGTTTAGCAACGAGGATGATTTCATCATCCGGTACTGTACTTTTGAAAAGAGTTTCAAGCTTAGGATCGAAGGTTTCAGTACTGAGATCGGTGTTAGCCAAATGCCAGATTGCTGTAAGTTCTTCGATGGTTAGTACGAATAGACGGGTATCTGCGTTGATGTGAGGGTGGGTTTTAGAAATCTGAACACCTTCAGTGCTGATTTCTTCATGAGTTGCTGTCTCAAGGATAGTACTAATATTGCGGATAGCAACACGAGCATCGCGTGAAATATCAACTTTACGACTCTTGATGGAATCTAATTCTTCCAGTACTTTGAACGGTAGAATTACATGTGAACCTTCAAACGCTAGGACTGCGTTAGGATCACCAAGAATCACGTTTGTGTCAAGAACATATTTTTTCATAAACATCCTTTTTGTGTTTGTGTGTGGTAACACGTTGTTTTCCTAACTGTATTTAATGCTCCGAAATACAGTTAGTTTTTGGCAGGTTGGTAATCCACATAGCACTGATCTCCTTGTGCTTCTTCATACCAACATTCTTGATAAACCAGTTGACCTAAGAAAACTGGCTTATCTGAAATAGCCGACTTATTATTACCGAATTTATCGGTATATTGGAACGAGCATTTATTGTCAGAAGTACATTGGCCTAAGCCATAAACTTGTCCGACGTTATAATAAACGTTCTGGTGTTCAGTACTTTTTGTATTTTTGACAATAGCGGTTATTCCCCATGCCAATAGAGCAGAAAATATTAAACTCCAGATTACACGTTTCATCATAAACTCCGAATAAATTTAAATGCGTTATCCAGGTAAGCAACAATATTCATTGCCCCGATTGGATTAGCACTATGAACATGATATTCAAATGGTTTCCCAATCTGATTATCCATCATGTACTCGACTAAAAATTTCGCAAAGGTATAACCAGTTTCTTCATCTTCATTTTCAGTATCGCCTAAATCATGATCGAAAGAAACAAAGGCTGGTAAACCATGTTCGTTGACGTAAGCAACTGCTTCTTGATACGTGCGACAAACTACGAATTCTTCATTTGGATAGTATCGTTCAACGTCGCGAAGATCGTCTAAGAACATCTTATATGAAGTTTCAGTTTTGCCATCATCAACATAGTCAATAAGCAGATTCTTTGAGCGAACGAGCTTCATCAGTTCCATTTTGGCAGTACCGACAAAGTTTTGTTCTAACAGAATGTTCCAACCACATTCAATCTTGTTACCTTTCAGGTAACGACATGTATGTAATAAGTTCACACCTGCGTTTTCAGCAGCAAAGTGTACGCCATTATGTGCGTTATTGCGAATTTCCAGAAGTTCTTCATAAGATACTTCTAAAGAAAACGCATGGTTGTGGGAACCAATTACGGTATTTTTATAACTTACCAGTGGTTGTAAACGATCCATCGGTAAATCATAATCAATTTCTTCTTTGGCTTCACGCATAACAGCGATTTCCAGACTTGGATCATCGTGTTCTACCATTCCACCTACTGCCCCCAGCAAACCATCATAACGTAATTCTGACAGTACTAAACTCACGTTAGGAATGTCATTATACGGATAGTTCGCATATGGAGTACAGTTCTTCGCATAAATCCATACGAATACACAATCATAACGTTCAGATCGTGTACCGAATGGAATTTCTTGATACATAGCCACTTTGAGTACCCTTAGTATTCTTCATTGGTAAAATCAGGAACATGTAAACGCTCATGCGTGTACTGTTCAAGAAGTTCTACAGCCTCAGAAATTGGCTGATACAAGTTATAAGTAAAGTAATCATCGTTTTCGTGTGCTTCTGGATTCACGTTAACTACTTCCGCATTAGTCGCTAGACCCGCATAAATGCTCCACGGAATTACGGTATCAGAAGAACCAATTACGATAACAGTATCTTCAGCAGTTAAGCTGTCCAGTACTTTATAAAGGTCATCATAAATGTTCTTACGAACACCATCTTTGAACCAGAAACCTTCTCCGAACATTACAATATTCGGTTTAGAGATTACACCTTTAGTTGGTGTATGTTCCGTATAACCAATATCACGAACGTTATAGTTCTGATCGTTAGTACTATACGGTTCCACAATTTCAGTTAAGAAACCATGTACGTGCATCGCTGTACCGCCAGCACGTTCAGCCAGATCATCTACGTTCGCAGTAATGTGAATCACATTATCATCACCGTAGATCTGTTGCATACGTGCGATAAACTCATGACCAATGTTTGGTTCATGGTTCTGTAGTCCAACACGCATGTTGTTATAGAAACGATGAATCAGATCGTAGTTAATGTCAAATGTCGCAATGTTACAAACAGTATCGACACTTACACCATCCCACAAGCCTTCTCCGGCAGCATCACGGAAAGTCTGAATACCAGATTCTTTAGATAGTCCTGCACCAGTTGCGAATACAAGTCGCGGTCGGCCTTTATTCGCTAGAAAGCGTTCGAGATTCATTGTTTACCCTTATAAGTGTGAGAAATATAGTCGGCATCCACAACTTGGACACTTCGGCTCTTTAATGTAATACCCATCAGTACCAGGAACAGTTCGTGGAGCATCCTTGATTACATATACATGAAAACAACGAGTACACGTTACTGAATTATTGGCAGCAGGGTGTTCATCAACCCATTTACCAGAATGTAGCTTTTTTAAGTGTGCTTCTAATTCTTCTGGAGTCATGTTCGTTTTCCATTAAACGGTGACTTTTAATTGCTCATTCCCAAAGGTTAATTCTTCGGGAAGAACCCCAAGATTAAAGACTAAATTGATCAGATCTTCATCTGTATCTTTTGGCTTATACACAATACTCATATGACATTTCAAATCATCGAACTTGTGCTTAAACCCAGCATTGACTAACTCTTTATGGCGTTGCTGGATCTCTGGAGCATCTAGTAACAGTACTATAGCCTCCCATTCACCACCTGGCTTACCAAGTCTTTCAACACCAGTAATCTTTGCCGTATAAGTCTTATCATTCGAAAGCAAATCTATTTCAGGATTACTTTCATCTTGCATCACTGTAACATGAAACTCAGAGGGTGTCAAGCAATCAACACCCGCAATTTTAAATAATTTTTGGATCTCTTTTGCTTGATCAATATCTAGATCTAGACCCACATAACCTTTCCCTGCCATTATACACCTTTACATCGTTAAAATCAAGTATCCTAATACACTTAGGAACACACCTGCTATAACGAACAAGGATACACCAGCAAAGATGTATGAACCTTTTTTGAACGTCATTGGAAGATCTTTGAACTTCGTTTTGTATTCCGAATAAGTCAGAAATCCGATTACGAAATACGCCAGTACTGAAAGAAATAGCATGTATGTTAACATATTTAATAATCCCGTTCTTTGTCATCACGGTACTTTTCAGCTAACTCAATAACGCTATTGTGATAAGCAATATGAGTATTATAGTTGAAAGCTTGACCGCCAGTGATTGATGGAACTACTTGAATATTCAGTTGACGAAGATTTGTTTCAAAGACTGATAATCCAATCATTTCTTCAGCATATACCAAATAATCAGTCATCTTGAAATTGAATTTACGTTGAACACCAGAACGTTCAATATGAATATCTTCATAGAACGGCAATGGTGGTCGTTGGAATTCTGCCAACATTAACGCCATTGTAATTTCAGACCATACCCGTTCTTCAAGAGTTTCTTCTTCAGGATTTTCAGCAAGAACTTTTGCTTCATATTCAGGAATGAACGTTTCATGATTAATAAAATAATCATAATGTGGATGGCTGCGAATCTTCTCTACCTGTTCAGCAGTACTGACAGTACCAGCATAGTAAGTATATTCTGAACTCAACTTTTCATAGATATGTTTATGAACAGCATAAATCGCAATTGGTAATTCACGAACTACAGTATCATAACCAGTGTACTGAATATTAATACCATCGTTCCAGATAATATCTTGAACATCATCAAAAGTAAATGTCCATGATTCAGGTTTGTCCATATCTTCATCAAGAAGGAAATCTTCTTTTTTTAGATTATCACAAAGGAAACGATTATAGATTTCCCAAATTTCGCGATTTCTGGTAGTTTCTTCGAGTTTGTACTTACCATAATCATTATAATAACCAGTCATTGGTAGACCGATGATATTATGAAAATGATCATTGTACAGGATTTTTGTTCTGTCGATACCAGGAGCAGCTACAGCCAAAAGAATTACAACTTCATCTTTTTCGCCAATAGGAAGCTGAGAAACAGCACAAGATGTGTTAAAAGAACCCATTATTTTATCCAAATATAGTATAACGATACGGCAAAATAAGCACCGAACGCAATAGTTGATAGTACTGTTACCAGGAACATTCCGTATTGAATCAAACGGTCTTTCCAGTTATTAGTATGTACAATAGCTGCCATACCAACACCAACAAACAGGTTTAAGATAAATGGAAATAGTACTGCTAAACCAAATCCAACTACCATTATAGTTAAAGCAATATCTTTAAGAAATTCTAACATAGAGAAACCTCAATATTATTATATTCGAATTTGATATATTTCGATTTCCCATTTTGAGAATATACTAAATGTATATTACTACCATCCGTGTTGACGGAAAGAACACGAAACGCACCAGATATTTTTTTACGGATAGATTTAGATGGACTAAATTTCCATATGATACGTTGGTTATCACGATTAAATTCAATAACAGTACTATAATTGTTATTTGATGCTGTTTTACCATGATTTTTACGTTCACTTTTTACATAACCAACGAAATCATGATATTCAACAAAGTTATCCCTTAGCAATTCCTTTTTAAAGATTTTGCTTGACCAAAATACACAATATGATAGATGTGTATCACCAAAAATATCTTGGTACTTTTTCATTAATCCATCAACTTTTGGATTGTCAAACCACATGTTTGCTAAAGCACAAGTGTTTCTGGAATAAGACTCTACGATATTCATATATGTTCTTCTCGATAAATTAAAAGAAAGGAGAGCCGAAGCTCTCCTAAAATATTACAAACCTTTGTTCGCACGTTCACGGACTTCATCGAAGTTACTGAGATTGAAAATCTCACCGTTAATGTACACATCAACCATCATATCCTTCAGGAAGTGGTTGATTTCTTGAAGCTCAATGCGTTCAGCAATGATCTTGTGAGAGTTAGTGCATTCATAGGTAGTCACACGACCACGCAGAGAGCGTTTACCCACATCGGTAATTGGGTCTTTGAACAGATCTTCCCAAGTACCATCAGCCAATTGCTGAGCAGAACCTTTCATTGCGAAAGAATAGGTATCGCGACCTTTTTCTGGATGAACCAGTTTACCACCCATACCGAACACAAGGTTCTCAATGGAGTAGTTCTTAGCTTCCAGGTTCGCAACGATTTGGCGAATGCTATCTTCGTTGATACCATCACCCTGAATTACGCCGATGAAGCTTGGTAGTACTTTGAAGCCATTGACATTCAGAGTAGTACCGAATTTTTCTGCCAGAATATCCAGGATCTCAATCGGCATAGTAGTAGCATCACCACTATCTGGACGCATGACAAGACGAGCACCAGGGCAACGTGCCGCGATTTCAAGGATCATCTCTTTCAGACGAGTACCAATGAATTCACGAACGAAGCGATAAGCATCATACGTATCAATTACTACTGAAACGATTGGTGGAACACCAACTGAACCTTTAGCAATATACGCATCAACTTTTTTCTCCCACAGGCGAACCATTTTCAAAGCCATATTGAAATCGTCGCGTTTGTCTGCGTCAGAGTTAGAGCAGGTAGCACTATGCTCAGAAGCAGTTACGGAACTCAGATATGCTTTATCAGTGTGGAAGTATTTTTTGATGTAACGATTCGCAGACAGACAATCAGAACCACTGAAGATCATTGCGTGAGACATACCCGCCAGAATCGCTGATTCATAGCTGGAAGCACCGCGATCACCGAAGTTGTGAAGATGGTAGTCCACGAAGCGATGCCCCGCATGACGTTCCATAGTGTCTGCCAAAAACTCTTTAATGCTGCGAGCATTACTTGCTACAGTTGTAGGGAACCATACAGCACGTTGTAACTGAGTCTCGATATAACTTGCGATAACGCAAACACGAGGATCAGTACTGAAAGAACGTACCAGAGGGCAACCAACCGGAACTACAGTACCTTCAGGAACAGCACGGATATGTACAGGAATTTTACCGCCATGTACTTCCAGAATATGTTCCCAAAAACCGCGATCAAAATCGTCGCCACGTTGTTCGGTTTCAAGTTCTGCTTCATCAATATCTTCAAGTGTGATAGTGATGTTCAAGTACTTCTGAATGTAGTACTGAAGACCAGCCATTACAACATGCGTCGCGTATTTGGAAGGTTTACGAGCGATGATGTTACTTTCAAGAGCTACTACGCCCTCTTTCATCATGAAGCCGTGACCTGTTTTATACGAGTCAACGTTGAGGATAAAGTTTACGTTATCTGAGAAATCAGTAACGTCATTAAATTGTTTGTTAGTAATAGTCATATCTAAGACTCCCTTAGTTATTAAGTTTAAGTGAAAGCTACAACGCTTTCATTATTTGGTTATACCAAATGCTGTATTAAATTTACTGGTATTTTAGCCATTAAATTATTGGGTTCAAACATATTAGAATTCAACCTAATATATGAACGTATATCATACGGATTGTTGTACAGTTTCAACGCAATTGCGTCAAGTGAAAACTCGTATTCATCACCATATTCATCAGATTCTCGGTAATGAATTGTACCATCGTCCTGTACTACTATGTCTGATATATTACGCGACACAAACAAATTGCCTCGATCTATCTGCCCGAAGTACGTTTGTGCCATTCGATCACTCTTATGTGGTACTAGACCATTATTTGTTCCATAAGTCCGTAGTGCGAATACACGATTAGTTTCTTCAGTTTCCGGTTCACTCAGAACCATCTTAATCAGATATTGAATCGGGTCAATATGCTCAATTTTATCAGGAAGTTCATAAGCTGTCAAGCTAATTTTTTGAATAAAATCACTGCGATTATCAGAAATGTATTTCATTTCTTTGTAAAAGCTTTCAGGTTGACAAAATAACATAACATCCTCTCAATTAAAATGGAGTACCTTTCAGTACTCCAAAACTCTTACAGAATACCCAGGAAAGTATCAATGATACTCAAATGGTCTTCAAAGAATTTATCACGGTTCTTAACCAACTCACCAAGCGGCATCCAGAATGCTTTTTCAGCATCATCAGAACCTTTTACTTTTGGTAAAGTATTGTCCTGAAGCTGGATATGAGCACAGCGAGTAATGATACGCCAACGAAGTGAACGATTGAAATCACCGAATTCCATACTTTCACGGATTGAACCTTCCAGTACTTTCAACGGAACATCAATCTTCGTTTCTTCTTTGAGTTCACGAAGTGCGGTTTGAACCTGATCTTTGTCTTGCCATGCGTCGAAGAACCCGCCAGGAAGTGCGTATAAACCTTTACCTGGGAAAGTACGACGCTTAACCAACAGAACGTGACCAGCACAAATTACCAGAGCATCACCCGTCAGGAACGGAATGTTGTCATACGGCAGTTTTTCTTTCATCTCTGAACGATAACGTTGTACGAAGTTGAATTCGCCAATCAGGTTATCGAACACCATTGGTTTAGTTTTCATGAACTTCTCAAGAAACTCTTTAGTTTCTTCCGGCAATTCTTCTGGTACTTGTTTAGTACTGAAGAATTGCTGACGCATCGCAGTACTGTTGATTGTTACTTTTACAGATTTGTCGCGATGTTCGACATAATCTTTATGATCATAGTCGTCTGACACTGTTTTAATCACAGTTTGTTCTGGAATAAAATCTTGCTGCCATTGCGGGAAGAAGTTCAGGTAGAAAGTACTTGCGTCAGCTTCTTTCTGACAACCAGTAATGAAAATGTTTTCACTCTGAGTTACAGATTTCACTTGCTCATGTACTTCCATCAGCCATTTGCTGTTGTTATATACGTAGTCGTGGATTGGAAGGATATTAACCTTAACCGAACGCCCTTTAGCCCATTCTGCTTGTGCTAAACGACTAGACATAGCATCCAGTACTTGCTTGCGTTCATCAAACGTGAACGGATTCTTTGAATCACGTGCCATGTCAGAAGAACCAACCAGGATTACCAAACGGTCTGAATTTTCTAATGCGTGTTTAATGGTTGCTTCATGACCAGCATGTGCCATTTGGAAACGACCAATATATACATAAACTTTTTCGTTTTTCATTTCTAAGACTCCCTTAGTCATTATTGAAACAAGGCTACAACGCCTTGATGTGTACATTATAGCATAAAAATCAACGGCGTTCCAAGTTTTTTGGGTCGCTGATTCGCTAGAACGAGGTGATATTATCAAATAGCTGCCTGAACGTCAAGGACTTTTTGGGGTTCAAAAGTAAATATTCATAGCAATAGCTAGTTTTCGGTATCTTAATAAATACTGAATATAATTATATAACTTTCTTAGGAGACTAAAAATGGGAAAACCAATTGCTGGTCGTAATAAATCTCCATTCGGTGTTGACGGTATCAATGTAGATGCTGCTGTCCTTTCCGATGGTACACAATTGACTAATGTTCGCATTAGCAAACAACGTTCCATCAACGTATTTGATCTAATCAGTGCTGATGGTGCTACACTTTATCCATTCGTAAAAATCACAGGTGTTGACGCAGACGGTGTAAACCTTTCTGTTGCTGATGATGCTGCTACCCTAGCTGGTAAACTAGCTAACGGTACTTTCTGTATCAGTATTGTTGATACTGCTGGTGATGTTGTTGGGTTCGCTGTTCGTCTACTACTAAACAAAGTAGTTCTACAAGATGGTTCAGTAGAGTTCCTAGCAGATTACACTGGTCAGGGTGAACTAACTGTAGCTGTAACTGGTGTTACCGTTGCTCCAAGTACTTTAGCTGTTCTTGTTGGTGGTACTAGTACCCTAACCGCAACTATCGCACCTGTTGACGCAACCAATAAATCAGTTACCTGGTCTTCAAGTGCTGCTGGTGTAGCTTCTGTAAGTACTGCTGGTCTAGTTACTGGTGTTTCTAACGGTTCTGCTACCATTACCGCAACATCTGTTGATGGTTCATTTACAAGTACATCTGCTGTAACTGTTACCACTGCTGTAACTGGTGTAACTCTTGCTCCAGCAACTGTTACTCTAAGCCTAGCTGGTACTACCACACAACAACTAACGCCTACTATCTCTCCTGCGACAGCAAGTAACCAAGCTGTTACTTATGTTTCAAGTGCTCCAAGTATCGCATCTGTTAGTTCTACTGGTCTAGTGACTGCTTTAGCTGTAGGTTCTGCTACTATCACTGTAACAACAACTGATGGTTCACATACTGCGACTTCTGCTATTACAGTAAACGCTTAATATCTTAATTAAAACAAAAAAGGACGCCGAAGCGTCCTTTTTTTATGAATTCAGTTTTTGACATACAAAGTCAGCTTTCACCTTGTCTTTGTACATTACACGGAACCCGAAAGCATTAGTTACAGGTTCATCATACGTGTCCATTTCGTTCACGATGAAGTACTTCTCTTGTGCTGCGTCAAAGCGTACTTTATGGTTCTGTACGTTTTTCTTAGCAACTGGCTTTTTATCTTTCGCGACTGAATACAGTACTGCGGCGACAAAAGCAATTGCTAAAAGAACCATAATTAAGATAATGATCGTTTTCATTTTGTGTCCTCTATATCCGATAGTCTTTCTACAATTATACCAGCATTTTTTAGCACGTCAAGTGCTTGTTCTGGTGTACGGTGATATTCTGTCTCGTAAATGACACGCTTAATTCCACTCCCCGCAATGAGCAGAGAACAGACATAGCACGGCTGTAGAGTACAATACAGGGTTGCACCATCCCTGTCAACTGGATTCGCAAATAAAAGTGCATTATGTTCAGCATGAAGTTCATGTAATTGACTCCAATCATGATGCTCATGTTTTGCTTCATCCGATACCCAATTTTGAAATTCACCATTATGTACTAAGTGAGAATTAGCATCACAGCAATTCTCTTGCTTAGATGGTGAACCATTGTATCCAGTACTAACAATTCGGTCGTTCTTTACAATAACCGCACCTACATGTTGTGAGATACACTTACTTTCATCACCCACGATTTTGGCGATATTCATCCAAGTTGAATGCTTCATAGTCCAATCCAATTCCTTTTGCTACTTCAATTGTTTCATTGTGAAACGCAACCAAATCTTGATAGTAGATAACATCTTTTTCTTCAATCTTGAAAGGTCGGTCAGCGTATTTACTCCAACGCTCATATGTCTTTTCGAGGTCTTCTTTCTTCTTGTAAAAGTACTCGTCAGTATGGTCTTCCATAATCAATTCAGCTTCAGTATATGGAGTCATTAACTTTAAATGGAAGAATGAATTGTATCCTTCATAAATCCGTGAACCAATCAGTTCACATTCTTCTTTGTACAAAAGCTTGCCTAAGAAGTTAGAACGATACTTAGAAGTATATTCATTCAACATAATTACATGACGGTCTTTGGATTTTTCAACAAGTAATTCATTCAAGTCAATTACTTTTTTAAGGTTGTTAATCCATACATTGGTATTACGTTCAGTCAGTTCTTTATACAGCATTCTTCGCCTCGTAATATTCTTTAGCACGTTTAGTTTTACGTTCGATGATTTCCAAAATTTCCACATCATCCTTATCAAACTCAAATGGACGATGTGCGTACTTCACAAGAATCGCATACCATTCACGGAAAGTCCAACGCTCAAAGAAATAGTTAGTACTGCCACTAGCACTATTCAAAATGTCGCGTTCTTCGGTAGTCCAACCAGGAACACCATATTTGGTAAAATGGTCATCAAAATAACGTAATTTTGGTTCAAAGCGACAGTACTCAAATGTTTCAGTAAAGTTTTCTTCGAAAAAGATATATGAGGCCATATATGAATCTTCATGATCATAAATGGAAGTCATAGTACTTTGATTATAGAAGCACTTAGAAATGAACTTATTTCGAGTTAAAGGTTTACGTTTAAAGATTAAACCTGGGGTGAATGCTGCCAAGTACTCTTTGTACTTCGCATCGAATAGTTCTATTGCGTCTTTGTTAACATCCACAATATGATTACAAATAAGTTTAATATTCGCAATCAGAGCATCAGTTTCTGCTGATGTATAAACACGTAATTTCATTTCATTTCCTTAATAGAAAAAGGCCGCCGAAGCAGCCTTTAAGATTATTTCGGTACGTAGTTGTACTTACTGAGATCATGTTCATCCAGGATACCGCTATCATATCCGTACTGAAGAATAATATCAAATCCATCGTCAACCATACGCACAACATCTGAGTAACGGCGAACTTTGTCTTTGTTCTTTTCTACAGCCTTAATTAGCTCGTTTAGTACTGGAGCCAACGCAGGGATATTGTGTAGCTTAGCGAAACGTGGACGGCGTGTTGCCGCCAGAATATCATTCCAATCCGGTACAAACACTTCCCCACGAGTCGGAATGTTAGAAAGAACAAATGGGAAGTTCTGATTAGACTTCTTCATTTGGTCTTCCTGAGCAGTACGATAACCGCGACGGAAGAATGGATGCATTTGTTTTAATGCTTCAGGAGTTAGAGGTTCATTTCTTTTGTCCTGAAAGAACGTATATCCTAGAGTGTATTGATCATTTGTAGCCATAAAAATTTAGTCCTTTGGTACTGCCACTTTCTTATCGAAAGTTCCTTTAGTATTACGTAATTCACTTGCGTGTTCAAACAGAAAATCTGGTTGAATATTTTTAGCTACGAGATATTGATGCATTAATTCAAGAATATCTGCCATAGCATCCAGTACTGGTTCAGCTTCAGTTGAACCTTTCACTGTTAATGCGGTACTCGCAATTTGTTCAAGTGCCACATCCATAAATTCTGAGGTACTTAGTGTCTCAGAATTAGCGGGAACCTCGTTCCCGCGAACTAATTGTTTAGCCATGATTACACCCAATCAAATGAGCCATCGCGACGTTTAACTTTATACTGGCCTTTAGCATTACGCTCACCAACCAGAATACCATCAACGAAACCTTTAGTACCGTACTGAAGTGATTCTTCAGCATTCAGCCACAGGTCACGGTCACAGTCTTTCATGAACTGATCATAGTCCTGACCTACCGCTTCGGCAATCTGAGTAGTCAGAAGGGTATTCAGACGGTCAGAGTGTGCCAGAGCAATCTTCTGGTCAGTGATCAAACCCTGAGTACCAGATGATACCTGGTGTGCCATAATGAACGCATCAGCACCCATCAGACGCATTCCAGGAGTACCGATTACCGATTGGGTATAGCAACCCATAGACGCCGCATAACCCATTACAATCGTTTTAATAGGGGAACGGCAGTTCTTAGCAACATCTTTAATACCCAGGCCGTCATGTACAGAACCACCAGGAGAAGTTACGAAGATCGTGATTGGCTGAGAACTACGAGAATCCAGATACATCAACTGCATCTTGATAATGTGAGCCATGTGAGAGTTGAAATCGGTATCAATCATGATGATACGTTCTTGCATCATACGTGAAGCGAGGTCATACGAACGCTCACCTTCAGCAGATTTTTCCAGTACGAATGGAATAGAGATAGAGCCAGTTGGTGCTACAATTTTGTTGGTATCGGTCATAATTTTATCCTTAGTAAATATCGCCAGAAATGGTACTTACGTTACCATTAATATCATCACAGTTAACATCGCCAGAAATTGTATTAACATTCCCAGCAACATCATCACAGTTTATTTCTCCAGAAGTACTTGTAACGTTCCCTTGAACATTATCACAAAATACATCACCAGAGACAGTACTAATTCCATTGGTTACATTGGCACACCTAATTGTGCCTGAACCTAAAGTAATGGACTCAACATCACCATTTACTTCAATGTTTATTTCAACATCATCTCCAACAACTGGTATGCCGTCAATCATGACGACAGTACCACCATCAGAAGTTTTCTTTACTACCATTTCGCTGAAAATAGTCGTTTGACCATTAACAGTTACTTGAGTGTTCTTAGCAACCATTTGCATAAGACGCATCAAAGAGTCATTACCTGCCATGATTATACCTCGAACGTTAAAGTACTGTTAAAGTTTGAATTTTCAGACGCACGTTGACCATAACCACGCGGATTACAGATTACGCGAGTATCGCCAATCATATAATCTGCGGATTGATGAATGTGACCATGTACCCAAACCAGCGGATTCAATTCACCAATGTAATAATCCATGAATGAACAGTAACATCCATTCAGTTTATCACCGATGTACATTTCAGGTACACTTTGGAAACTAGGAGAGTGGTGAGTCATCACCAGTACTTTCGTAGTATCGCACGTTTCCCGAACCGTGTCAACCGCATTTTTGATATAAAGTTTAGATATGTGGTGGATCGCCTCAACGTCTTCTGGTTTCAGCTTACGTTGCCACGGTACACCAACTGGCCCGTGCCTGATGTGTTTGTAATCGTTCATCTCAATGGATGCCAGATAACGTGTCAGTGGATTCTGACCATCAAAATCAGTCCACAGAGTACTTCCAATGATCATTACATCATCAAAGGTACGATAGTTATCTTGTAAGAAATGGAAGTTCTCAATAGAATCATCCAGTGCTTTCAAACGATCATGAGTTCGATGAATATTACCTTTGTAGTATTCATGATTGCCTGGTACTAACAGTACTTCTTTGTACTTGTCAGCCAGAATTTGAACGTGTTCACCGTATGAAGAACGGCAAACTTCTCCCAAATCACCAGGCAGCAGAAGAATAGTATCTTCTTGTTCTGGCAATTCGTGGATGAAATCTATATATCCGTGTAAATCGGACATAACTGCGAATTTCATGGTGAATCTCCTTTGTTGGAATACATTCTATCAGATCCTCGCAGCCTGTCAAGGACTTTTTACGATTCTAAGCGAGCTAATTTTTCGCGTAAAACGTGTACAGCACTGTCACGGATTTCTTGAATACGCTCGTAAGTGTCGCAAGTGTCTTTGTCGAAGCGGAATTCTACCCAAACAGGTAAGAACAAACTTGGACGACCAGTGCGTTTGTCAACTGTAATCGCAGTACTTTCTACTGTACAAATACAGTCTTCGATTTCATCCCAACGATCCATCATCGTTTGGAATGTCCACTCAGCACCCTTTTCTTTGATGCCAGTACCGCAACCGACTTCCAGAATACCATCTTCTGACTCCAAAATCAAGGAGCCAATCATACCTTTACGCTTCCCTTCACCCTCATTGTAACCAATTACACGCAAATCAATTTGCATCTTCAGTTTCAATTTAAGTTGTTTAGGAGAAGTGTGAGACTTCCAAATGCCACTTTCGCATTTCAGAATAACACCTTCTTCGCCATTCTCAATTGCTTGAGTATTATGGTCGAATGCTTCACCAATATCAGAAACTTTACGGTACTCAACAAGACGTACAAATTCAGAATCAATAGTACTGATAGCTGATTCCAGAAGTTCACGACGCTCTTTACGCTCAACATTCCATAAACCTTCACGGAACTTATCAAACGGTATTACATCCCAAAGGACAAATACAACACGCATAGCTTCTGAATCAGAAATACTATCCTTACCAGCTTTCTGAATAATACCATTACCAGTTTCACGAGGAAGAATATTCCCGTTACTATCCAGTACTAAACACTCACCATTGAATACTACACCACTTTCAAAACGGTCGTCAATATTCTGTACAGCAGTAGCTAGTTCAATCATGTCCTGGTCTTTATGTCCCAGGAAGTCATAGATTTTACCATTACGTGAGGTACAAAGCAAGGTATTATTTACAACAGCACTGTTCAAATACTGACCATCCATCTTAATCTCAGAGACAGCATATCCATGAGTTTTGAAGGAAGTAATATTTGGGATAGTCTTTTCTGTTACTAATGAGCAACGCATATAAGGTTCATCTTTAATGAAGTCCTTACCGTATACATCATTAGCATTCTTTTCTTGAATACCACAATCAAGATTCTTCAGTACTACACGACGAATAATTTCTGCGTCGTCTTCATCTAAAGAACCTAGTAATTCACTCAAGAAGTGACGAGCAGCATTACCAGTCACTTCACGATTATATAGATTGTCCAATTCATCCAGTGCTTCACTTAGAGTCAGAGAATTATCTGTCTCAAATGGTTCTGGAATCTTTTTAATCCCACTAACGATAGATGGCTCAAGTGCCAAATGAATGGCACGTTTAAGGTCTACGTTATTGATATTCTCAGTGAGAATTTCCTTCTTAGCATTAGTACTAGAAGTTTCTTTTATTTGTAAGATAATATCTAAAACAGACATTCTATTTCCTTATAGAGTGTAATAACCTACTTCAATCGTTTGAGGAATAGTAAGATTGGTATAGTTATTTCCGTTATAAGATGAATAACGATTAACTATTAACTCAGATGGAGCACCATTCTCACCATACGCAGTAATTTGTACGCCAGTAACACCAATTAGGGTATAGCTGGTGGTATTACTATAATTGAAGTACGTGTTATTTGGGTCACGATGACTTGAATGTGATTCACTAGTACGCGGACCACTATATGTTTGCTGACTGTATGACAAACGGAATGAAGTAAGTTTAGTATTTCCAATACGATAAATTTTGTTATGCTCAAAATAATTTACAGTACTGAATGGTACTTCATGATATTCCATATGTACATCTTCTAGCTTATATGGTTTTTCATTCAGGAACATAATAGCCAATGCATTTGGTACATGATTGAAATAATAATAAGCTGTACCAGTATATTCATGAGTATTACGAATCTGTTCATTCATTTCTGAAATTACTGTCGCACGGTCAACTTCAACATTCCGACCGATACTAAAGTCTGGTAATTTACTCAAAGCATAATAACGGTTATCATCAACATTTTTCACAACAAATTTCAGAGAACTTTTAGTTGTGAATTCAGAGCGGTCATTCTTAGAAACGTTGATAGCATGATACTTACCACAGTACACAACAGTTAATGAATCTGGTCCCTGAGGTGTATTATTATAAGTCGTTTGTTCCAGAGGAATAGTAAGAATATCACCTACTTCAACTTCTTTAGCATTCTTCTGCTGTTCTTTTTTATGTTCTTCACGAGCAATCAAATCTGCGAACAGTTTAGTTTTCTCGTTAACTAACTTTTTATTATGAGTAAAGAACAGAGCATCCTGGAACTCACCTTCAATAATGGTGTTAGTTTCCAGAAGGTCACACAAGTTATCAGAGGTGATTTCAAATTCGAAACCTTCTGGATGCATGATACGCCATACAACGTTAGAAGTACTGTAACGACTTACGTTAGTTACCATACGGAAACCAGTACGAGGCTCGTTATCTACGTAAATTGGTTCCATAGCTTTCTGAGTAGAATTATGATATGGAGTCGCCCAACGATCTGCTTTTTCTTTTGATTGCTTGAATTTTTTTGTTTCTTCGTTATCTGCTACAACCATCCAACCAAGCATTTCTTCTGCTGAACGATATACACGTGTAACATAAAACTTCTCAGGAATAACAGCCATTATTTTGTTCTCTTATTTTGCTAGTGGTAAAAATGCGATTGCTTCAAGTACTGGAATACCATAACGACCGTATGAGTCGTGCATCTCCAGTTTCAGTTCGTCATATTCTTCAGTATCTGGTTTAGTACTGCGAATACGTGCCATATAATCAACAGCAACATCATCCATAACAATACTGATGCTAGTTAGTGCGTTATTTACACCTGGCTCAAAGAATGGTGCGAACGGCATAACTTCTTGTGGGTCATTACGTTCCCATTCTTCCATTAGTTCCAGAAGACTACACAGAGCATCGTGCATACCACCATTCAGAACAACAGTAGTTTTAGCGTACTTAGCCCAAGTATATACAACACTTCCCAAATGAGAAGTAGCTGAATTAGTCATTGGATATTTTACAAACAACTCAGCAGTACTATGCTGAGTCTGAATGCCAGCATGAATGCCAGCCATATACATATTTGTGATGCTATATAAACGCATTAGTATTCCTTTATTGTGAAACCTGCTTCTTGGCCCCATTCATCAGGAATGGCAGCAAAGAATTTCATTGTCATTGTTTCTGTATCCATCTGACCAATAGTGAAAGAACCATTACGGAATTGTGTATCTAACCATACACGGTTCCCAAATACCAAAGGTTCAGGTACTCCAGTGTGACCATGAATTACATAATCAACACCTTCAACTACAGCTTCAAGTTTTTCTTTTGGTGGCACTTGATGATCATAAATTGCGTACTGAATCGCATCACGATCCCAAATCAACTGATAACGGTACTCAGGATTATTTTCAGTATATTCCTTAATGAGATCCCACGTATTGATAGCTGGATAATGTGGGATACCAGCATGTGCTACACCAATTTTATAACCACGATGATTTACTTCAATTAAGTACGGTACTTCTTCAAGTAAAGTACAGAAATGATTAATGCCGGGTTGACCAATTTCATCAAGGGTCTTTTGACCACCATTTTGTTTCCAGCACATATCCCATTCACGGCTATTACGTGCGTCCATCATCATACGTTCATGATTACCAAGAACCATATGACGGTTTTCTTTATTCAAGAACTCAAATAAAGTTTTAGCATTGTACTGACCACGATCAACGAGATCACCAACACTAATAAGTACATCATCATCGGTAATACCCAATTCATGTAATGTACGTTGGAACAGTTCAAAGTTCCCATGAATATCACCAATGAAATAAACATTTTTTTCATCAGGAACGTCAATAACTTTTACAAAGCTCATGTGGCTTTCCTCTTTTTAATAATAGGTTTAGACAACCATTTATAACACAATAAACCTATTTGACAAACAGCTTCTAACCACCAAAACACTATAACAAGAAGTAATATCCCAAATAATTGAATAAAATTCAGACTAACTTCACGGTCATCCTGTTTATGTAAGAATATCAAATAAGAAATGAACGCAATGGCAGCACCAAACCCATACAAGCACAGTACTAAATCCCAATTAATGTTCATTTTCTTTTTCCTTATCTTTTACAAGGTCGTTATCTTTATCGCCGATTGGTAATAGATTTTTTGGCATATACAAACAACCATCATCACAGAACCACCAATATTGTGAAGAACTTAGATAATCTTTCATATATTCATTGAGTTCGATCATAGTGCCATCTAAGCCTATACGAACTGAACCAGATGATGGATTTTGTATTTCAAGTAGTGTTACACATTTACCATTGTTGGTAACGTTTTTCACTAAGCCATAGACCATAGCAATTGTGCCAACTTTTAATTCGCCCATATTACACCTCGTATGGTTTCAGTACTTCTTCGTTCTGGTGGAACCTATTTACGTAATCGTGTTCACCACGTTTACGGTACATAGTGATAATCGTATCAAAGTTTTCCCATGCGTATTCCCTGAACCATCCAGAGGTAATACTGGTACAGACTTTAATTAGAGCAGTTACAAATGAACTACGTGGGTCGAGTTCGAAGTTATTTGGAATTTGTGAACGCTCTAAAGCGAGTACACAAGTTTCCTCATATACTCCCAGCAATTTAATTTCTTCAGACTGAGCAAAGAATTTATCTTTACTTGTCATTACGTCAGCACCTTCAACAATATAATTCATGTAAGCTGGTTTGTCACCAATTTTAATTGCTTCATGAATAGTATCGTGGTCATAGGTATAATCAACACCATCACCACTAAAGAATGATGCTTTAGCCTGATCAAGTACTGGATGTTTGTAGTTATATGTTTCCTTCTCACGTAGTTTGAAGATTTCATATAATACAGGGTCATCCATATTCGCACCCATTTTACGCATTAACATAATATCACGATGCGTTTTAATGAAATGCGGAGAATTACGCAAGTAACGATGTGACATTTTAATGGCGTACAATACGTCTAACGGTGCTGTAATATTATCATGTTCAGCGTGCCAGTACTTGATTAGTTGTTCAGTACTGTTATTGGAATGACCAATATAAATTTCAACATCAATATAACCATACGCATTTTTGATATGCATATAATCATCGGTTGCTTTTACAATGGTCATATCTTTATAAAGCTTAGTCCATTCTAAAACTACACGCTGGCATTCATCAGCCATCATCATAACATCAAGATCAGTTTCCTTATTTGCTGGACGAATAGCTTCAGGAAACGCAGTACTGCCAATAATCAACATACAATCACCATTTATTAAGGCATATGATAGCCGTCAAATTCATCTTCGTCTTCTTCATCTTCTGGATAATCAGAATGATGATGCTCAGCCAGATATTCAAGTGCTTCGTTCAGCAATTTAAATGCTTTGACTTCACGGCGGCGATGCCACGCAATAATAGAAATTGCCCATTCTTCTTTGTCTTTATCATAGATTAGACTATATGATCCAAATTCAGAACAGGTGTATTCAAATACGTTGAAGTGAATAATATCACCACGATCATAATCTGAACCATCAATTGGACGCATGAATGGAAGTACTTTATTAATACCAGAAACAGTACTGTTAATGTTATCACCAGAACTATCAATACTTACCTGGAATCCACACTGTTCAGTTGCTGGATAATACCCACTTACATCAAGACCAATGGATTCAAAGAAACGTTTACGAGCATGATAATGATCCATACCACTAGAATAACCATCATCCTTAATATAGAACTTAATCATGTCTTCTTCGGTTTCAATAGCTTCAGCCTGAAGTTTAAGTACTTGAGCCTGTAGTTCCTGAATTTCATCAGTCAACTTACTGTTTTCTTTGAACAACGGTTGCATTGCTTCTTTGTTCGCTTCACGTTGTTTAGTTAATTGTTCAATACGTGCTTCAATTGCTTCGATAACTGTCATAATTATCTCCAGTTTAAATTAAAATGGGGAACATAATTCCCCAATAGATTAGCAGAAATCAGAGCTACCCATCCAGCGACCAGTATCACCGTATTCTTCGGCGTACCAATCATCAAGATACATATAGTTATCTGAATCTTCATCACACATTTCTTTTATTTTACTGCCTGGATAAAATGTTTCATCCATAACATTGAATTCCTGACCAGTTTCATTAGCCAGTGCTTCACCTTCTTCGATCAGTGCTTCAATTTCTTTCTCAATTTGAGATAAACGTTTTGCTTTGCTCATTCCAGTACCTTAGCAAGTTTGACTTGATGCTACCCAACCACCTTGATCTGCGTCAAGATAGTATTCTTCTATTAACCAAGAACCTTCTTCTTCATCCTGTAGGATAGCTGGTGGGTAATATGTGCCACCCATACCATAAGATACATCGAGATCAAAGCTTAGACCGTGTTCATCGGCGATTGCGATTGCTTCAGCGATTGCTTCATCAATCTTAGCTACAGCAGCAGCTAGTTGTTGTTTAGGGGTTAAATCACTCATTAGTAATCTTCATCTTCATTGTCTTCACGATTCCACGAATCATCGACCCATTGTGAAATCATTTGTTTAACTGCTTTTTCTTCTGCATCAGTTGTATCGTCATCAAACGCATAGTAATAGTCGCCAACTGGAGCAAACCAATCCATACCTTCATACAATTCAGTTTTAATTTCTTCAACTGTTTTGTTCACGAACAACTCAGTATAGTGGTCTGCTGACTCACTAATAATATGTAAAGCTACAATCATCTTCCAATCCATTCAACATTAGCATCACTACTGCGATACTTGCTAGTACTTTGGTCTTCATGCCAACGTTGTTCACAACATTTACACGTAATAACGTACCAGTATGAATCGTCGGACTTACACCAGTTTCCAGTATCGGATTCTGGTTTTACCGTGACATATGGGTGCTCACAATTCGATTGGAACGCAAATAGGTCAGAGTTTGCTTTACCAGCAATTTCACGTAAACGTAAGAACTCCATACGTTTCTCAGCAAAAGCTTGGTCTTTAGCATCTTTAAGCTCCTGATATTCCATAGCACCTTCTTTAGAAGTGAATTCAGTACCATCAGGAGTTACGTAGATTTTAGTCATTAGGTTTATCCTTTTTAAAATATTCTTCTATCTTGAGATAGATTATCATAGGCCAGAAAACACCTGCGAATACCGCCATCAAGAAAGCGAATAAAGCAAAAATAATACCTAGACTACTATCAACATCAATTTCGTGAGTAAGTTCACCAAAGTGATATATAAACGATACGATAGCACCGATGATATAAATCACCAGTACTACGCAAAGGATTGATAGGAATGTGGTCATTTACTTTTCCTGTCCTTATATTCTTCATATATGATAGCAGGAACCATAACAGGCCACAGTACAGCAATACCAGATACAATACAAAAGCCGATAACATCATTCCAGCTTTTACCGATTGTATTACCAACAATAATAGTCAGTACTAAACCGATAAGGTATACGATTCCTATAATAATAAGAATGTCAATCATTAATCCCATCCTAAATGATAACGCCAGCCTTGAGAACCGAATGCGTCATCTTGATCACCAGCATCAAGGATACTGATCATGAATTCGATTTCTTCAGATACCATATCACCATCAACCGGAGTTGAGTTGGCAATATTATCCAGTACTTCAAGGTTCAGAGGGGAATAATTTTCGAATAGATCATTTGGATCTACATCTTCATCATCGCCATAGTATTCGCGGTCGAATTCTACAACGAGATTATGTATAATTCGGAGATCACGAATAAAAGAGTTACGGTCATCTTCATTACGAAATATACCGTTAATTTCTAATTCGTGTTGAAGTTTACCGAAAGTACGTTCTTCACTCATACATATCGCTCCATCAATTTATCAAAAACGTCTTTTAATGTTTGTCCGTTGAACCAATCAACTAACTCTAAATCATTAAAAGACGAATCTTCATCTTGATCTTCGGCGTGTTCATAGATTTCAACCATCCATGTTTTATTGTAATTAATATCAATCTTGAATACTAATTCATGAAACACAGATTCTTCGATAGCATCCATCATATTAGATACATAATCGAATTGTTCGTCTTCCGATAGATTTTCAGGGAAGACGTATTTTACTTCGTTAACCATAACTTTTTCCAAATAACCACAGGCCAATAAGTGCCAGTAGTGGGGAGAATACTAGTGCTACTAAACCCCAAATGAAAACATTACGATTCTGTTTGTTTGCGAAAACAATAACCAGAATGAATGCTGCGAACCAAATCAGGGTGAAAAGAATGCTCATATTTTAATCCTTACCAGTTGAGTTTACTTGCTCTTTCGAGAATACGTTTTACGGCTTCTTGACGATTACGTTCATTTTCGTAATCCTCTTTTGTCCAGGGAACTTCAACAAGTGGCAGTCCATGACAACGACCTAACATATGTTCTTCTGAACCATAGTTGTTGACACAAACCTGACATACAAGTTTAGTTTTAATATGATGAACGTTAGTCATACATTCCATCCATAATAACATCATAATAGTCATCAAGGAATTCGTCTTCATCGAAACCATGATGCTTAGTATGAATGGTTATATCACTAATTTCGTAGTTTGGACTATTTCGGAAAACATCAATCTTAGTCTTAAGACTATTATGAATTTCTTCTGGAGATGCGTTAACAAACATATCACTCCATGAATAATTATTTTCGTCAAAGAATCCTAGTACTACACAAGCAAATACAACTTTATCACTCATTTTGATTTCCATTACTGGTTAATACATCAACAGAAATATCATAGTCATCTTCTGAATAGATATTACGAAGGGAAGATAAACGACCACCTACGCCGGATGTACCAATTGCGTTTATATGAGTCTCAGTACTTTGAGCAATAATATCATAGATTTCTTTGTTATCTTTTTTACGAATCGTATATACAACGTGAATCATGTTGTACTCCTTATATTGTTTAATTAAAAGAAAGGGATACCGAAGTATCCCTTTTTGGATTAGAAGTTACCGTACTCGACTTGAAGTACTTTCAACTTCAGCAGTTTACGCCACATGCGAACGACTTGATCGCGGTCATCGTAAACTTTTACAACGTTGAACTGGTCAAAGACATTGTTCATGTACAGTTCGTACTTCACAATATCATCGGAACGACTATCTTCAGCACCACGCATAAAGATATGATCATACTCAACGCCATGCTTTTTCAGCCAGGCTTCGGTATCTTCTTTACACGTTTCGTGACGACCACTCATGATGATCACGGTACGACCGAGATAAGCACGTTCCGCATGAACGGACAGAATTACTTCTGGATCTGGATCATCTACGGAAACTTTCGTTTCTTCGTATGGTCCACGTTTACCATTCATGTGAGCCAAAGTACCGTCAATGTCAACAACGATGGCTTCAGGAAGATCCGTGTTCGTTGGTACTGGAGCATTAAAAGCACTGTAGAAGTACTTTTCTGCCATACCGTCAATCACTTCTTCCGGTACTGACTTTTCACGAAGCAGGTTACGTTCTTTACACTGTTTGACGTACTCCTTAACAGCAAAGAATTCGTGGATGAAAGTTTTACCTTTCTTGAATTCTTCAAAGAAGTTTTGTTCTTTGTAAGTATAACCGTGCTCTTTGGCGAACTCTTTCCACTTCTCACGAACGGAAGGATTCAGGTTTGTGTCACCAACAATGATGTTCCACTTGTTAGCAGCAGCATGAACCGCAGCACTGTACTGAGCGTTTTGCACGTACTGTTCGTTATCTTTGCGGAACTTATAGTTGCTATGGGAACCTGCCATTGTTTGGCGAATGTCATCAAGGTTTACAATAACAGTCTTTGACCGTGCTGATTTCACTTGTTCATTCGCCCAGGTGGTCTTACCGCACCCTGGCAACCCGATTGTTACTGTTACTTGTGGCATTTTCTTTTCCTATTCCAAATTTATCAGAGAAAATTTTCAATACGTGCTCGGACAGACGAATACTCGCAGTATCCTCACGTGAACTGTATTTCAACGGTGTCCATTCTAACCCATTTGAATCGAGAAAGTCAAGCCCACGGAAGTAATCTTTTAACGAATTAAATTTGATTACAGTCATATCCTGGACGATGCTATGTTGCACTTGTACTTTCATGTGATTCTCCGTTAGATTATAATGTACTTGTCATGGTACTTCATCGTCAAATTGAAGAATGCTCCTTCGTCGAAGTAGAATTCACCATCGACAATAAAGGCCACGTCACCTATATTTCTTACATATTCTAGCATCTGACGCATTGTGTAAAGTGTCAGTGCTGTATTTGGGATAACTGAAAATTCCTGATCTCGGTATAGCACTTTATGCGTTTGTAATGTTACTTGATTACTCACGAGCGTATCTTCCTAAATCATAAATTTTTGGTTTTTTGTTTTTGGGCTTACGTTCCTTCTTATACGCAGATGAACTAACTCCAAAAGTATTTTTAAGACGCTTGACAGATTTCTGAACCCCTTTCCTTGAGCGTTCAGACTGTTTCGCGTCTATCTCTTGTAGTATTCTTCTATGTTCTTCAGGAGTTCGTACTTCGCCCTTTGTTGCTTTATACTTTGGTTTAGCCATCACTACTCCTTGTGGTAGGCTATTTAGAAGTACTGTTAAACTTCGAAATCCTTCAGTACTTCTTTCATGTATTTTAGCATCACACCCTTGTAATCAACAGGACGTTGTTGATACAGGCTGAACGCAATACCTGGCTTACCAAGTTCGTTAGGCAGAACCTTCTGAACCTGTAAGGCATACTCTTTACGTTCAAGATGCTTGTTCTGATTGTAAAACGCTTCACTTTCAGTGACTAAAGCATTATAGCACGAAAATACAAGCTGTTCCATTTTTTCAATCTTTTTCATTGCGTACACATCAGTACTGAACATCTGCTTCAGGTCGTCGGACGCACCCTGTACTACTGTTTCGTACAAGCGTGAATCAACGTTAATACCGTCCTTAGTAAAGTGCAGAGCACAGTACCAGTCAGTTTTAATCTTACAAATGCGACCATCTTTCAGAATCAATACGAAACCTTCAATGTCCGTCATCTCACGACATGCTTCAATGCTTTCGAACAATGTTTCTTTCATTGGGAATGTTTCGTCAATATCACCGAACTTAGCTGATACTGAACGTGCGTACAACTCAGGGAATACCTCTTTCAAAGCATTACCCACCAGCATTTCACCAGTATGACGATGGCGAACATTCAGTACTGTTAATCCGTCTTCTTGATACGGAAGAACAATACGATACTCTGGTGATGTATATTCGAGATTCACAGTGTAACCAAGAATCTCAGCTTGATATACATCCTCATAGAATGCTTTATCCGCATGAAGCATCGCAGTACTGTTAATCGCGTGATCCGATTGTAATGATGCCTGAGATTTGGTACGGACTTTATAATCTTCATCCATAAAGGTACTGATGATTGAGCCGTCCAGTTTATCCATCACAACAGCGATTTCAGTACTTAAAGTACTCTTATCAAACATAGTGAATGGATTCTCATACGCATTAAAGAACTTCTTCGGTGGTCGCGAAGCAATGGTGATATAGTTACCTTCAGCATCTACTTTAAACATAGAGCCGCGACCTTCCAGAGCACTAGGCTCAAGGAAATCTGAATAACTCGCCAGGCGATATGAGAAAATACGGAAGATACCGCCACCAACAGAGGTGAAGTCTTTCCACGAAAACGCATCGTTCTTAGCGGTTAAAGCCATCAGATCGTTAAAAATAGTTTCAGTACTCATTCTTTAATCCTCATTAATTAAGTAAGAGAACAGTCTACACAAAAGCAGCCTGTCTGTCAACTCAATATTCGCAAGTGTCGTCAATATTTTTCTGTAGATCGTACTTGTACATGCGAACTTTCAATTTCAAATCCGCAGGATAATGATAACATATTCCGTTATCATGACGCAAGTAAACCATGTCTACATCACGACCATAACGATTGTAATTAGTTCTTAGTAAATGTTGCGGCGGTTTTGTATGAGTTATTGTGTACAATACTTCGCCTGATGGCTTCTGTACAACTGTACCTTCTTCAATTCTACCAGCATCTACAAGTACTGTAAGGTAATCTACACCAGTTAAATCAATCATTTGTCATCCCACATAACTACGTCATACAAGTTATGATATAATTCTTCAACACTCATATAAACCATTAATTCAGTACTTTCAGGAATCATATTAATGTTTCCTTGTTCATCAACTAAGAATACATTATCAACATCACATTTGATTTCCTGTTGATTCTCTCCGTAGATTTTAATACTTCTACGTAATGTATATTTCTTTTGTCCAGTTGCTTTTGTTACTGTAGCACCATCACCAACGTATTGTGCTCTTAGTAATAATCGCATATCACCTGGCATGTATCGTACATTTATAGACATTTCTTTTCCTTAAAGAAAGCCCCAATTAAGGGGCAAACATTAGAATAGTTGAACCATACCCATTAGTACTGAATCATCAGGACGTGAATATGATTGTTTCTCAATTTTGAAATAGAATGAATCCGCGTCCTCTAAACAATAACGCTTCTTCAAACATCTAGTATAAGTTGAATTGTTTGGGTGAACCCATTCATAAATCTGAATTCCTTCTTCATTATATCCAACTATACTTGTACGGTTTCCCTCATGTCTATTGAAGTTCTTGCTACGCTCAGTGAAGTACTTGACTTCTGTCATAACAGGTTCTTCATATTCATAAGGCATTTCAGTTAGACGGAAGTAATAATGTGATTCATCCTCTGAATAACCCACTAAGATAGTTTCAGTACTGCTAACTCCGTAGTGTTCTAAACTTTTAGATTCATTATCTTTTATATCCTGAAGCACCTCTCTTAGTACTTCAACTGGATCACCATTTGGATTGGTTACTCCAGAAATCCTACGTTCTATAATAGGATCTGTATATCGTCTTTCTTCCTGAACTACACCGTTCATGAAATGCCCAACGAACTCGTCCTTATATGTTTTAACCGAGTATTGCGTACTGTTTAAAGTACTGAATACATCTGCCAACATATTAGCTTGTCCACACTGTACTCCATCTACACTTCCAGCAGTTGCGTATTCTGCCATAACGGAAGTCAATGTTTGAAAGTTTGACATATTGAGTTCATTAGCCATTTCTGTTGCAAATTTAATACGATCAATCATCGCTCCACACTCCTTGTGAATAAATCTGCTAGTACTCCCTTAAAATTTATTTTTCTTTCCGAACCCCAATTACACTTACTTTACCTTTAACATGGTAGTCAACCGCACCACGTGTTACCTGAACATCATTACCTAATTGTAACAATGCATAAACACGCTTAGAGTTTACCATCCAAGAGTAAAATGATTCAGCAGTGAAATCGACAGGCATACCCTTGTGCCAGGTATCAGTTTGTTGAACATCAACAGCCGTTCCATCCATAGGGAATAGAATACCAGTACTTTCATCTTTGTAGTACTGCTTATTGTTTTCTTCCACGATATTCAGGAAACGATAAACAACATTCTGACCTTCAAATGGATTGCCAGCAATGTAGAACATAATCTGTTCAAAGTTTGGAATAATAGGATCTGTTTCAGGTAATTCATATACCTTATCAAGCATTTCTAGTGCTGCTTCCATACTGAACGGTACTTCTTTGTCAAATATTTCAGCTACGTCAACACCATAGAACCCGCTTAATTGGTCTATTAGTTTATCCCATGAATCCAGATTCAACATACTACAAGTCAGCCCAATCTTGAACATTTCTTTACGGTTAATGGTATAACCACGTTCAATATATTTCTGAACACGTAAAGTGCTCATAATAGGATAACGAGTATGTTCGTTGAAGGTCAAACGACGAGCAGCAACACTTTCCAGGAAATACGGATGTAAAATGAAGTTATCAATAGTGAAATCATACGCAGCCATATTGATATGGAAATCGTAGCTTTCAAAGATTTCTTCGGCATTTTGGAAGTACGCAAAGTGAATAAGCTGAATGGTATTACTATTTTGCGTAAAAGTGATACTACGGGCAGTTTGGTTCTGGCATGTAATGTTGAATGCTTTTTTGAATTCAACTTTTTGTTCATCAGTTAAGATGAATAGATCTTCTTTGTTATCAGGTTTGCCAGGGCTTTTATAAGCATTTCGTAGAAATACAATCATGTCTTCCTTTGAACGGAAATACACATCGAAGTCATTGATTTGTGATTGGCTAAACAAAGAAGTAATGCTACCACCAGCGATGATAGCATTTGATTTTTTGAGAAGTGTAACCATATCTTCTCCGAGAATACGGAGAAGAATAGTTTTATAGCGTTCGTATTGCATTAAATCCCTTTCAGACGATTTACCAATTGTGCTGCTGAATAAGTTTTGTTACGTTCTTCTTCCTGATGACCAATGATTACCAGGAACTTACGAATAGTACGGACTTCTGTCATCAACATGAATTTCAGTACTTCATATACTTCACGTTGATTGAAGTTACTTTTCGCTTTATGCATCATATCCAGGAAGTATTTCTCAACTTCGTTACAGTACTCGGCAAGTTTCTCATTGCTGAAAACACCTACGGCAGTACTTAGATTATGGATGCGGTCAATCAGTTTCACCACTGAACATACTTCACATTCAGACAGGCGACCGAAATAGCCATAATAAAGATCTTCATCATGAGAGAAGTCTTTAAACTTAGCAAGACGCTGGCTGTACTGGACAGCATCAGGGAACATGTCTTGTAAAGCTTCCTGAGTTTCAGGATAGTCTTCAATGGTATCATGAACAATGATAGCCATGTAAACTGAGTACGGATCAAGTAGTGAGTTATGTAAACTCAATGCGAGTGAAAGCATTTCTAATTGATGCGAAAATTCAGGTGTACCATCTCGGCGTTGATTGCTATGTACACCTTCTGCGTATACGATAGCACGACGAACGTTAAAATAACGTGCGTCAGAAAGAGTCAGTCCTTCGATAATACCAAGGATTTTAGTACGTAGTTTGGCGTATTCAGTTTTTTCCATTTTTAGTATCCTTCGAACGGTCTAACATACCCTTGATTAAGGATTTGAGTTTATCTGCTTCAGTACTTAAAATATCCAGAAGTTCACCAACGGTTTTATCCTTGAATTGATTTAGGTACTTTTGATCTTCTTTTTTATGGTCACGCACGGTGTTTCTCCAATGAAAAGAGCGAGAAGAACTCGCTCAAATTTTACTTATGTCCACCTTCAATATCGTCCAGATATAGTACATCCACCTTCGGATGACTAAAATCTTCGAATATGAAGCCGTTACCTTGTCCAGTAATCATAAGGACAAAGTTTTCTGCTGGCGTGAACTCTGGTTCTTCACCAGTTTGTTGTCCAATCAGTTTCTTTAAACGCGATACTGCTTCTTCAAAAGCAGCAGGATCAATGAAGTCCATCATGAAATGAGCAAACTCACCATCACGATCACCAAAAGTACAGTTCAGTTGTTGTCCACAACCTACACGCACCCATACATCAGATCCAAGTTTAGATTTAGCCTGGTTGTAGATCGCATTGATAATCTCATGGTGACGATTAATCATTACTTCTCGTGCTTCCAGACAATCCAAAATGTACGATACATCTGCGTCGATTTCATAGTCTCCCATGTCATCTATAGCGTATTGTACATTGTCATGGTACAGGCTGTACATGTAGTCACCATCTTTCCAGTTACCCCGAACGGTACGTGGAATGATACCCATACGCAAGTACTTCGCGAACGTTTTAGTCATACGACTTTGCGGCATAGTTAATTTCCTTTTAGGTGTGAAAATTTAATCCTACACATTTCCTTCTATGCTGTCAAGGAAATTTTGCATCTCGTCAACAGTTAAGGAATCTGAGCATAAAAATTCCATCAAGCCTGGCAGTACTGCGAACATGTCTGAGAACGTCTGTACCTCGTCCTGCTTGAATGAAAAGCCCATAGGTACTACTTGGGTCATCCATTCACCAGCAATCTTGTGTGCCGTTACAGCCATTAATACACGGTCATTATGTTCTACCGAGATATGTCTGTAACCAGTACTTTCATTTTCATCCCAAAACATACGTTTAGTCTTGAAGATCATTTTACACCCATTAATTTACTTATTTCGTCGAAGTACTTTTTGTTCCTACCAAATGAACCATAGGGCATAAGGGAACAGAATTCACCAAAGTCTTTGTCCATAATGGACTTGCGAACATTAGTACTGCTAAATTTGTTGTCATCCCTTTGTCCAGCACATTCAGAAATGATACTATCAAAGTTATACAATAATCCATTGTACTTGTCAAGGAGTTTTTGAAACCCAAATGCCCTGTCAGAACCACTAACAATGATAATATCACTATAGGATTCATCAAGTTCTTCCAGTATTCCAAACAAAGTACTGCTATGTTCTTCCTGAATGTATTGTGCTGTCCAAGGATAATAATCTTTAATCATATCTAACTTGAACTGATACGGAAGAATATTAGTATCATCTTCGGTAGTACTGGAATATATTTTAAGTTCAGAATATGGATTGTTCTTATGAATCATTAAAGCTTTATTCAAAAGTTTACCATGTCCTTGATGGACGGGATTGAACCGCCCAAATGTCATTACGCAAGTCTTCATATTTTACTCAGTGTATGGTTGAACTACAAACCCAAGACTTTTCAGTACTTCAATCTTTTCTTCTGTTAAGTTATTATCATAGATAACTAACATACTTGGGAATGGAGCACCGGATTTCTTATGTGAACCATCTTCTGTCCACGAAGGTAAACTCCGGTTATCGAATTTTAAACGACCTTTCACAAAACAAATAGCGGTGGCAGCAGTAGCTACGAACTTATGAAAGTAAGTAGTATCAGTACGTGCCGGTGGCAGAGCTACGATAGTAGTACCGTTCTCTGTAAATTCCTCATGCATCTTCTTAAACCATTTACTGATTTCTCGACCGTAAGGAGGATTACACCAAACAGTTTCGCCTTCCCATGAATGTGCTAGGCCGTCTGTTTCAGGTGTGTAGTACTTCTCACATTTTGCTGTATCATCCATAGCAGCAGGATCTAATGTGAAATTCCATACAGCATTTAGTTTCTCATAAAAGTCATCGGGAGTATCCCAAGTATTTGATGCTGAACTAAAGTGCACAGATTGTGTATTCTTTTCTTCTTCCATGAAGATTTCCTTATGTTATAAACTACTATAACAGTACCGTGTAATTGTATCAAAGTCAGTACTTTGTCGTCCTGATTCATAGATAAACCTAAAGTAATGACCGTACTTCGCCATTATATTAAAGATTTCATCCTCACGAAATTCGTAGTACTTAAACGCCGAATTATCATCAGTAAAACCTATGAATTTCATTATATCGTTGGTTACATCATTTCCATTGAAAAAGAATTTCCTATCCATCAGTAAACCTTCTGCGTTGTACTTAACGTACTCTCCATAGAGTTTACCATCAAAACGATATGACAAAGAACTTACACGATTATTATTGTACCGTTCTTCTATGTGTCCATTGTATTCAACTGTTTGAATTATTGGTATCTTAGTGGGTCGGTAATCTATTTTAGCCAGTACTTCATTGTACCGCATCTCCGTTACCTTACTAATCTTATTATGGTCTATCTGAATACGATAGCCATCAAAAACATTCAAATCTACAGAATCAGAGATTGATCCTGTATTCTTGCATTTGTATACAATTTTCATTTACATCTCACATTTAGAATCAGTACTTAGCTGATTCAAATTATACAAGGAACTACCTTCGGTAGCTCCAGTAAATCTCTGCTGAACTTCACTTACGTTACGTTCTTTTGAGATTTACGCTCTCTTACTTAAAATACGTTCAGTACTATTACTGACGAGATTTGTTGACGCATTTTCATCCCCCCGAAAGAGGAACGAATTAATCTGACGATGATAGTCATAGCAATTTCATGTCACGAATTTCTTATTAGAGCGGAAGCGGGTTGTCCTGTTTCTCCCTATCGCGGTTCATACAACGGTCGTAGTCTTACTACACTTAGTACAATAGCTACATGAACAGCATTGTACTTGTCAAAATCAAGACGGATCTATATTGTAATAAATCAATCGCTAATTTCAACTCCCTTATACATTAGGTAGGTGCGATCCTATATGTCTATCTAGGCATGAACTTATGTAGTACTGTCATGCTTTATACAGCCGCATTGCCGTGAGTGGTACAAACTATGCCAACATCTAACGGGTTTCTTTTGCTGTTCGTACTGAATGAACTACTCAACTGATATTCTACTTTTCGATTATCAGGTTCAAAACTATCCTTGTTCTCAAGGTCATTCAGAGTTTTTTCTCAATTAAAAAAGGACGGTGCTCTCGCATCGTCCTATACATTATAGCACAAAATTTTAAAACGTTTCACCGGAAATCTGCATCATTTGCCAACACAACGCACCCATGAATTTTAATCCAGAAGTGTGTTCAACGGCTTTTTCCAGTATATCTTTATCATCATTCATAAAGAAGTTAAAAGCAGTCAAAATCGCAGTGTACTGTAATGATGTTCCAGTGTACAGTACTTTGTCAGTATCGTTTGCCACTATCGCATTAAAACAGGTATCAATGAAATTAACTTCACGTTCAAGAATATCAGTAACTTCTTTAAACAAATAATTCTTTTCATACGAGATATACTGACGTAATTCATCCAGTACTTGCTCGTAAAAATTATCAGGACATGTATAAGTGAATGGTTCTTCTTTTTCTACACGTTCTGCGTAGTAATTAAAGAAATGCTCTTTCTCATTACCACTAATGAATCCACTACGACCTCTCGCACGATGACTTTTGTCACCAGACCAAGATGCCATATAAGCATTGTATGGAGTATTACCGAACCCAATCTTAAGTGTTTCTAAGTTAAAGGTACAGTACGAGTACTCTGGAACACACAATGCTTCTAACTGAAACATCGCTGCATCTTCAACATTAATGAGGATTTCACGAGTGAAACTGGAATTTTGACGGTACTGAGTTTCACGATTTAACTTCCTGGCTAAACCAGTTTTTAAACGTTCAAATGATACAATCTCAGGTACTTTATAGTTGTTATGTGATGAAGCAGTTTGACGCTGAGAGCCTGCACTCCCAGCAATAACAAAGTCTCCATCATCATGATATGAAAGGAAGAACCTTAAAAACATTAATCAATCTCTACTAAAGTTACGTTACCTTCAACGTCGATAGTACTAGAATAGATAGAACCAGTACATTCATCTTGCATCAATTTTTGTAGAATAAGATGACGACGAACGGCTTCTTCGTATTTTCCAGTTATCGAACGGTCTTCGGTCATTGAAAGTTGTGGAACGTGAATATCGTAATCGAACTTAGTATTACGTAATTGAACAGAACGCTCAAGCTTACCTAAGTTTGTTTCACCGAAACTACGATTAAATTGTTTACGATTGAAATCAATGAATTCAAGAATTGAACTACCATAAGGAATGATAGTGATTGTTTCATTGTTTCCAGTTACTGTATAACTATTACGATTCCAGAAAGGACGTAGTTGATAGCGATATTGTAGAGAACGAATTCCCTCAACAATACCTTCTAAGTCTACGCATGGTATGTAGTCTGAAGGAATACGACCATCAAATGTTGTCGTTTCTTCACCAGTACTGGTAAGATAACCTGTATTTGGTAGTACTAAGAACGCTTCATTAATGGTGTTACATAATACATCATGAAGATACATAGCACATTTATTCTTGTAATCCGTTATTAGTGGATTAAGAAGTTGGTCATACCAATCTTGATATTTCTGATCCCTGTACTTGTCGTCAAACAAGTCTTCATAAGATAAGACCCCAAGTACTTTGGGATCTATCCCACGAGCAATATTCATGATTTCAGTATACGTTGTATGCTGATAGTTCATGTACTCTTTTATTTTCATTCGTCGTTCTCAATACGTTTACGTGCTTTTTTGATACTATTGTGCAATACAAAGAAAATACCAAAAGGCCACAAAGGTACACTGATCAATGCGAACATAATTGCGGGTAAGGTTGTCATAACAATGACTTCACCCCAATCATCTGAGTTGTTCCATTCCCAATACTGAACACCAAAATAAGTTTTAATGTCTTTTGGGCGAACATGCTTAGCAGTATAAAGTTGGCGAATATATTCAAAGCAAGCACGGAAGTGCGAACCGATAATGTACGCCGCGAAAGACAAACCAACTACAGCATAGATAATAATCAAATAGCCTAACATGTTATATACCCTTATACGCAAAAAGGGGCATATGCCCCTTCTATTAATGGTTAGTACTGTAAGCGTAAGCTGGACGCAGAAGTTCTTGTGGGTTGATTTCAGGTTTCAGTACTGTAACTTTCACTTGATAATCTTCACCCGTAACAGGATGCTTATGTGTCTCGAAGTATACACCTTCAATGTAAGTTTCATATTCTTCTTGAGAACGAGAAACTACTGAAGCTGCGAACTTTTTACGACTTTCAGTTTTCATAGTAACACTGACGATTTCTACTTCTTCAGTGTCACTGTATTCATTGTCAACATCTTCTGAATCATATGATTCATCATGAAGTACTTTACGTACTTTTGGTTCTTCAAAGTTTTCGAACATGTTGAATTTGTCATTTCCGTTTGACATAATAATCTTCCTTGAGTTTTGTTTTATTCAGCGGTGTATTCAGTAATTGCGTCTTTCAGCATTTGAATACGTTTTTCAACGTCAGCTTTAGCCACGATTTCCGGTACTTCTTCGTTCAACTGTTTACATGCTTCCACCAGGAATTCGTAATCAGTATCGCAGTTTTCATGAGCTTGCGACAGGGCTTTCCAGTCGTTAGAGATGTTCTCATTTTCATCTTTGTAATGAGGCCACAACTTCCCGTACTGATCAACAGTTTTACCGTGAAGTACACGTACTGCGTTAAAGATTTGACCAATAGTGAAGTGCTTAGTACGGGTAAGATCTTCTACGCAACAAAGCATATCAGTTCCATCTTTCCTGATTAGTACTACACCAGTAATCGCCTTTAAGTAGCCTGAATGTGATGTGTTCATTTTATAACCCTCTCGTTTTAGGTGTGTACATTATACCACAATAATTTATTCCGTTCCATTTTTTGGTTCAGAATTATCTGTACTTAGCATTGTATGCCATTCGTTGAAGTCTGTCAACAACAAATAAAAATTATCTTCGTCTTCTTCGTCCATCACGTGAGCTAAGCCAAATAAGTACTTCGCCTGGTTAGCCGCATCCATCTGTACTGAAGAATTATAAATTCGTTCCACAGCAGCTTTGTAGTTCGGAGCATCAGAAATGTATACAATAGAACCATCATGGTACTGTATTTCTTCCGCATTACGCGGTACTCCACGTTTGCCTAACCAAATATACTTAGGAGCATCATCAATGAATTTCAATTTACGTTTCATATTTTATAGTGTTCTCGTCAATTTGAGCTAATATATTCCGAAATACATCTTTGTTATAAGGAGCAGTTTCAGACCTTTCCTGTACTAGAGTGCGGAGTTCATTTAATCCGTACTGGAACGCATCAAACAAATCAGTACTAGGTAACATTAAATCAATAAAGAAACAATTATACTCATTATAAAGATTAACAATACTCGCATCTTTTAGTTCTGGTAACTTAATATTCTTAAGCATATAACCAGATTGTGGTTCTCCTTTACAGAAGAATTCAACTACACCATTGATTAGATTAAGTTGAATTGAACCATGACCTGATTCATATGGGAAATGAAAGAGACTCGTAGTACAAACACCTTTGCTATTGTAATATTCATATAACTCACAACCAGTGTACGGAAATATGATTGAATGCTCACGTAGTCCATTCTTCCTTATACGTTGTGTATAAGTATGTGAACCATAGCAAATAGATTTGAATGTATTATCTGAGTAATTAATTTCAATACTGCGATCTTCAAAACGGTACTCTTTAGAGTCCATTCGAGTTTCACCCTTTTTGTTTATTTTAATTTTAGCATAAACATTCTTGAAACTAATTATTTCTTTAAAAGTACTTAAATGATAGTACATCCGATTTCCAAGAATATTAAATTCTCGTAATGATGGATGTACTACACTACGGGCTTTAATAAATGTACCTTCATGAGTTTCTATATCTTGTGTGAATCCAGTGTTACCACGGTGAGTTCTTGAACTACTATGACCTAACATAAGTGGAGAATCAATTGGACCATTGAATATATGGTCTAAGTGTTCTTTAAGTGAATGTGCTTTGAAGTCCAGCAAAGTATTAACCCTTAGAAACGTCAAAGGACGCATCATAGCGTCCTTTGTGTTTAGTTTTTCCATTCTTCGATTCTTTCTTGCGGTCTACATGAGTAGCTGCTTTGTTGAAAGTATTCATGTGCTTCGCAACGAAGTTCTGAACATCAGGTACTTCAGAAGTACTTTTCTTCTTGGACTTAGCCATTTTGTTACTCCAGGTATGGATTTTTGTGTGTTAAACTTTCTATGTCTTCAGCGGTAATCATAACATGTGGCTCACCCTCTGTAAAGAGGAAGTCGTGATAACTTTCACGTACTGTAAAATTATCCATGACATAGCCTTTCGATAGAAACATAAGAATGTGTTTCTCGTCAGGTTTTGTATATGTGTTTCTTAGTTTCTCCACTTCAGATTGTGGAGTCTTATCTTTATTGTTTCGCATTACACATTCGTTGAATTCAGTATTCATCGTCATGGGCGTTGCCATAATCCATTTATCAGTACTGTTAATAGTGACAGCAAAGCAATTACACATTGGATTATTGAAAAATTCGTACATTGTCGAACTACATAGGAAAAGACATTGAACAATGTCCTTAATGTTAAACATAATCCCATGTACTTCAAAGGCTTCTTTTGAGATCACATCATCAATCGGCCCATTCTCTTTGTGAATAATATTCATGCGTTCACTCCCTTGAACTCTTTTAATGCACCGCATCGGTGCTCTAAAAGTATTTATACTCGTCCTTGAGTACGGTTTTGTTATGATGCGGTTAATTTCCGCAAGAATTCTTCGTGAACTCTACGGCACATCGTAATCGTTTCCTGCATTGTATCATAGTCGAACTGTACTGGCAAGCCAAAAACAGCACCATTATTTGTAAACGCAGATGGGAGTTCTTCTAAACTAAAGGAACCTTCAAAGAGATTAGTACTCAATTCGTTTCCCGCCTGAACGAAGAAAAATTCAGGACTGTAACGTATTACAATATTCTTCTTGTCAATACCTATGTTACATAAATCTTGTAAGTTCTGAGTTCGTACCTTTAACTTGTATACGTTCTTGCGAACTTCCTGAACATCCAAAGAGTATCCTTCACCTATGTAAAAATTGTTCTTCGGAGCAAGTTCTAATCCATTGATGTTACTCAAAACATCCTGGATAATGAAATTGATTGGGTCAATATTCTCAATTATGTTCAGCATTTTTGTTCTTCCAATTTATGTACTAATTTTCTGTATGATTCAATATGACTGTCATTAAAAATCCTGTCCATATTGATTGTCAAAGACACAAAATTACCAATCCAAAGATTCTCTAAAGTTCTTTGAACTTCAATAAAATATTCTTCTGGTGGTAAATCTACTTGCGTCAACTTTTGGAAGTACCATGCTTCATCATGCTTCAAATCATTATCTAACCTATATTCAGTACAGTCAAGTACTTTCATTCCTCGATTCATGGGTGAATAAGAAAACTTATCCTGATTAACATGATTGCCATCATTAATATCACTGAAGTGAATTAACGCAGCATCATGCCATGAAGAATGATTGTTAGATGTAAATTTCATATAGAAATGAACACAATTATCCTTTACATGTTGAATACGAAACATACCACAATCAGAATCAATCTCTGTAAAGTCTGGATTAGAAATACAGTAGTTTTCTACAATCTCCAGTAGTGGTAACATCTGTTCAACAAGGATTAGTTCTTTAAGAAACACATCATCGCAATCATCATAACTGAATTGATGTATTTTTTTCATTAACTCCAGATCAATCTCTGTTGTTATTTCAGCATCAAGTTCTGCTTGTAGTTCTGCCATAAAGTCATCATCATCAGTAATAATGTCCTTGATAGCCTTCGAAAGTGAATTGTCCATTTAGTATATCTTCTGCTACGTCCATATGCATCGTGCTATGGTCTAAAATTTTAATATTTGTTGTATCGAAAAGGCAGAAAGATGGCATTATGTCCGGTTCATATTCGTTGATATATTTAATCGAATCAAAAATGACATTTTCCCGCAAAAGCATATTATGTAGTTTACGCCAACCTTCGTCTGAACCTTCATCAAAAGATTCATACGGAGTAGTACTGATAAGCTCGCACTGGTGAATATGAATATGATCAATGTAATGACCTTTGCCGCGACCCTCATATAATTTACGCAGAGCACATTCAATAGCACTCTGGTATCCACCTACATGTAAACCACCATAAGGAATATAGAATTCCTCAATCTTTACAGTACCAGCATGAAATACAATCATATTACCCTGAACCCTTCAAGTGTTTTTAATTTGAATTTTTCCAGATCACTAATGTTAATCATAATATCCTCACGAATTAAATTCGGAAGAACTAGATTGTAGTACCAGTTAACTTCTTGCTGGAATAATTCATACGGAATAATGTTCTGTACTGTCAGTTGTTGGAAGAAATATTCTTCACCATATTCCTCAAATACGTCTTCAGCATCAGAGCCAGAAGAACAAGAAATATATCGGCGTTCCCAATTCGTTTTATGATCGCCAACAACTAAACACAAATCATCGTTGTACCTTCCATTGTACCACTGGAACTCGCTATCTGACAAGGAAAATTCTGCCCAAACCGCGTGATCTCGTTCTACAATACTAATCTCAAATACTGGATATTCAGAATCAGATTCATCATATACCGAAAAGTACTTAGGACGCATAACAATGTTCTGTCCAGTATCCCTGAAGTTCAAGAACTCGAACTCATAACTTTCTTCAGTACCCGCAAGATGCGAGTACTTTTCTTCCATCTGAAGATATAAGTTATATACATGTCGAATCATATAGAACGTTTCTGGAGTACTGAATTCTTCACGTTTCATCTAAGTAACCTTTTACTTGTTCTAAGAACGTACTCCAGTACTGTTCCTGATAATTGAAATTAATACTCATTTTAAATGGAAGTGCACGAATCGTTTTATGAATAGCATCATACTCTGCCATATCTTCATAATACGGAATATCGTGTAACGTTAATAACTGGAACAACCATTCCTCAGTAATCTGTTCAGGTAATATAGCAACTACATCACCACCAGTACTCATAAAGTACGCATGACTCTCTGGAATGTTATTCATCGAAATTTGATTGTGAACCTTAGAAATACTATTGAAGAACCAGGCAACATCATACACAACACTTAAGGAACACAATGTCTGTACTGAAGCAGCTAAACAACTAATAGTACTTCTACTGAACGTAAAATTGATTTGCTTTTTATGATGGGCTGGATGATCTGATTCACTAACCGAAAACGAATACTGTATAGAATACTCAGTACTGTTAACACCGCACGGCACGTTTGTATCACGTGTCTTAAGTACGAATGGCTTATCTCGTAACTTCGGCAAGTCCTTCACGATTTCATGTAATGCTGTCAGTACTTCTTTCATATTAACCAATTGCTAAGACTGTAAGGATAATGTGTATCATCTTTATGTAATTCAATTAATTCAGAGTACTTCAACAAAGCATTTAATGTATTATGATGAATGTCCTTCCGAATATATCCAATATATCCTGAAGTATGAAGTAGACACAAATAATAATAATCATATAATTCAGAATCATTATACAGTGTCTGTAACTGGAAATCTAATGCTTCATCAAACTCCGGTATTCTACGTAACTGTCGGTCAATCCTTCGATGATTGTAGTTAGTACCTGAACCATCAAAAATATAAAATGAAGCATGGTGTCTGACAATTGATGCGTCACCATCACTCATAAGGAGAGTATAATTCATTCCAGCTTTACCTTTTCGATAAATCTTATCCGAATAAAATCTATAAGACTTTATACCAATAGAATTTGTACTCAACCGTTCAGTACTAGCTTCTTGATGTGCTCTAATAGAAGCTACTTTATCTGCCACAAATTTTGCTTTGTTGTATATTTCTAAACTCATAACTTCGCCGTTCTCCGTATTGCGAATTCGACTAATTTAATATCATCCCGTACTTTCTTCATAGCACCGGAATCATTAAGGACTTCCCTGAATTTCTGAACACCAGTACTATCATTAGCTATTAATTGAAGAACACATTGATGCTCTTTCTCAATATCTACAAAGTACTGATATAAATCTTCTGAACTTAAATCTAATAAAGTTAAATGCTGGAAGTACTGTTCTTCTGATATAGGAAATGGAAGTACTTTAAGTGTTTCTCTATCCTGTACCCAAATCTTATCTGAATCCAGTACTCTACCGAAATTGATTCCAGTACTTGAGGCTTCACCAAAGAATTGACAGCAATCCCATCTGTCATGTTCGAAATCCATACTGTATTCAAATACAAATACATCAGGTTCATATATCTTTAATTGTACCCATTGTGCTGTACAAATTAATCTGTACTCCAATGAACCATGTCTACCACCCATGTTATTAACACTATAAGAACCTTTCTTACATGAATCCAGTACTAAATTGTCCACAAGCTGAATTAAAATATTCTGTTCTTCATAGAACTGCTTTAATAACTCACAATTTCTCACACGCTTCCCTCGCACCCTCGCCGCCGCCCATTATACCTTAATATCTATAATGAGAAGCGGAAATTTTTTCTGGTTATTTTTTGTACACGTTTTTTAAGGTGAAGACTTATTTATCTCCGTGAAAATCATCAAAATGTTCACGTTCTACATCCTTCGCCCATTCTTCATCACGTGCCTCAATACGGTCTTTCTCAACCTGAATCAATCCTTCAAGAACTTCCCGTACTGATTGTACCATACTTTCTTTGTTCGTTTCATCTATTTGATCTTCTGCTATCCATCCTGCGTTGAATGAATATGCCTTGAACTTCGTAACACCGTCCATTACATATGAACCTGTATTCATGAACAAATCAATATCAGATTCTAACGGTACTGGAAACCTCGTTAACTCCTGAAACACTTGTTCCTCTTGTAAAGGATATTGTAATGAACATTGTTTAGCTTCACGTAAACTAATCGCATGACTTATTAATAATTCGGTACTATCCTTTCGGTACGTACTGAATCCTATATTATCACAATTCGAATTCAATCGAACATGAGATGAACGCAAATTAGATACTACTGTTCCTGTATCGTAAAAACATGTACAATGAATTATCTCATAATCCGTGTCTTCACCAATAGCATAAGCATTGAAGGTCATTCGGTCGTCACGTGCTCGTACTAAACGACAGCGAACATTATCGTTCTTAAAGGATATGTCATTTAAAACTTCTGTCTCAAATGGCTCCATCAACATCTTCAATACATCTTTAAACGCATCTTGTACGTAAAGGTTCCTAAACGTTGTCATGTATCGTTCGCTCCTGAATCTCGGTTTCTAATACTTCAATTAACTCTAAAATTTCTTCTGTACTCAAAATATCCAGTACTCGATAATCTAACTTCATCGTACAAAAGAAACCTTTTTCATCCCTCTCGTACTCAGTCATCCTGTGCGGATATATCTGTACAGCAATTAACTGAGTCAGGACTTCATTCATTGTATAACGTGTGAGGTTCTGAAAGATTATCGGGTCAATTATATCTGGTTCAAGACTTGTATCAGCCGACAAAGCAGGATATGTCTGAGCCATCTTATCTAACCTTCCTAAACTTGCACGACGTATTCCACGACTCATAACCCAAGTATAAGGCCATCGTGTAGGAAATATCGCTCGTACATCATCCCATATCTCAGGCTGGAATGGCTCGTTATTTGAATCGTAATACAAAAACTCAGTACATCCCTCAAATTCTTTATCAAGCATCTCTATGTATGCTATACTTGAGTTTACTGATGTACGATAATTTTTACCCGTACTTAACTGCTTAACCTTAAATGTAAATCCTAATCCTTCATCTAACCTGTACATACAATACAGTTCATCCAGTACTTTCATTAATCGAAGTACTTCATCCAGCTTTGGAGGCTTCATGCTCTAATCCTATTACAGTACTATAATACAAATCTTTCAACGCAGCTTCACGTTCTTCACCTAAACCAACAAATGGTGCTAAGTTCACTGCGTACTTCTGAATACCAACATCCTCATTGATAAGAACCTGATTCAGTAGTATAGCAGTTAAATCTACCATTCCATACTTAGACATAAGCATGAACTCCATGACTTCTAATTCTTCTGGATCATTCTCATGAAGCATCTCAAATACCTTAGTAGGATGATTACCCTTCAAGAAGTAATAAGGTTCTGCTGCGTTTGGAATAGTACAAAGACTACGACCATCGTAAGAACTAATATATTGCCTCTGCTGTTCAGCAGTAGTCATAGAAAACATTTGCTCACGAGTAGCTTTGTGTAACCTGGAACTCTGGAAACTCAAATGAGCATTATCATAACCAACATGAATGTTACATGTTACTGAAGCACCAAACGCTGGATAGTACTTCGTAGTCTGATAATCAAAAGAAGAACCATAATTCGCTACCGCCAATGTTTCAATTCGAGGAAACATCTTCAAGTACTGTTCACGTAAATGAGTAATTAGCTCGTAGTGAAAATCAATCGTCTGTAACATCATATGCTCCATCTAAGTAAGGTACTAACAAATCCAGTACTGTTTGTACTTCTAAATCAAAATCATTAAGTACCATTCCAATCGTTATTGCTGAATGGTCATTATGACGAAACATTTGAATCATCTTCTCGCACTCTGTATCCCACATACCGTAATCTTCTTCAGGTAATGTTTCCTGTACTGTCATACGCTGAAAGAAATATTCTTCAGGGAAAGGATATGAAATGAAAGTATGTTTCTGACCGTCCCTGCCATTACTTGGATCGAACAGTGCGTAGTACCGTGGATGGTCTTCTTTCCAAAACGCAATACGCATACCGTTAGAATCAAAAGTACTTAAGTATTGAGAACTCGTATTAAAGGACATGCTGAATACAATGTCCTCCTGCCAACGCCCACCATTACCAAATAACTTTAAGATGTACTGGTACTCGTTTAAGTCACCATCACTCCACCGTGCTACGGAAGCACCGTATTCATCATTTAACTGAACATAGGCTTTATCTTGAAAAGGTATCTTAGGAACAAGGTGCTCCCACGTTCCAAGAAACATTTCCTTTATCTTTTCGTACTTTTCGTAATCCATTATTGAATGTATCCTTGTTCTTTAGCTTGTTCAATAATCTGTTCAACAACACCTTCGTAGGAGATTAAATCAATAGGTGCTTCAACGTGCTTGCCGTAAATCATGAAAGCACGGTACTTCTCATTATGTAAGTACTGAATGCTTTCTTGTACAGTTTCAAACATCTTAATACCATTAGGTGAGTAATACCCTGCTTCAGCACCCTGGAGTACTATCATTCCCTGGCCGACGAATGTTTGACCTTCCAGTACTTCATAATCATATTCAGTACGAAGCATACCAATGCGAACGTGTGGTTCAAAGAAGTCGCCGATTGTGATTGCGGAAGAATTGCCCTGTACAGTGTACGTAACAGTAAGACCTAAAGTACCGCCAATTTCTAAAAGAGTGTGTTCGACCTGATCGCTGAGGACGCTGGTTCGACCATTCTGAAGTTTATCTTCGATTTGGAGAAGTAACTGTATCAGTACTTCAGAGATTTTGAGGAACTTCGTGTAGTATTCTTCGCCGAGGTTAATGAGGGATAAACCGTTATGAGCATTTTGTTTAATACGATTCAGGCGAGAATTCCATTCACGATTAGCTAAGCCGCAAGCAGTGCTTTCCATGTTGTTTCCTTAATGTGGGATTAATTGTATAGGGTAATACTTATACCCCGTTTATAAGGGTGCTAAGCATTACTGGCCTTTAGTAAGCAAAAAAATTTTGCATAGTCTTTTAATGTTATATACAGAAAAGTCAAGGGATTACCTGTTCATTTTAAAAGTCAAGCACTTTTTAGTTCACTTAACTTTTTTTCAGATAATTCCTAAAGTACTGTAATCCTGCGTAGAACGCTCTATGCGAGGCGTACAGTACAGCCTGACCCGCCGTAGTCCACGTGGTGCTCCGCTGCCCCTGACAGCTTAGGCAGAGCGTTACGCATGGCTCGTACCTTCTTATCAGTCAATGGTATCTGTGAACGTACAGCATCAATAGCTGCGTCGATGGTATCAGCCTGAGCTACAACAGTGCCGAGGCAACCGATGATAGTAAACATGTTAGTACTCCTATAAAAGAATAAGCCCCGCTAGATTAGCAGGGCTTGTCGGTACTGTCAAGGACTATTACAGTCCTAAGATGATACGTGCCTCGTTACGCTCACGTACTTCATTAAGGATATAGTCAAGCGTATCGGCGTTAATGTCGCCGTCATTCATTGCCTGTCGTGCTGGCTTAGTGTAAGCTCCGAAGCCTGAGCGAGTGATAGTAATGTCGTTCAGGTTAGTTGTGTACTGGTTGTCCAGTACTTTCTCTGACTTGAATACAGCATCAACGCTGAATTCTACATTGCCGTCATTGACGTTCTGTAGTTCAATAACCTGACGAGCCGCCCAACGTCTACAATCTCTTACCAGGGCAGGGAACGCCGTGTTAACAGTACTGTTCTGTACAGCGTAATCCAGGGCAGCGATGCCAAAGGTTTTAGCCAGTACCAGAACATCATTGTAAGTGTTGGTAGTGAATGTAGCCATGATGAATCTCCTGATTAAGAGCGGGAAGCGGTATTGCCTCCCGATGTGTTTAATATACTACTGTTCGACCTGGGACGCAAGTACTTTAAGCTTTTCTTTTAAATCTTTTACAACATAGGTAATGTGAATGTTGTTACCGTTAACGTCAGTAACTTTGTACATTCCATCGCTGAACAGCTTAATGAAGTAATCAGGCTCGCATGCATCTTCGTCACGCTGGATAGTATAGTACTCCAGTACTGACGCTTTATCTTCTTCGTCCAGGGTATCCATGTAGTCCTGGATAGAGTTATCGCCGAACAGTTTCTTAATCAGTGTTTGTACTCTCATGTTTACTTCCTCGTGTTGGTTTATGTGTTAAGTATACTCCACCAGCAGAAGAACGCAAGTACTTTTTACGATTTAATTTATAATATTTTTTGGACGGATCTTGCCACCCTATAGGGTTTGTGCGTTTCGCCGCATTGATAGTACTATAACAAAAGGGCTAACCGAAGTCAACCCCTTTTTGAATTAAAAATCGCAATGTACTGCGTCTTCACCCTGGCCGTGCGGGTGCAGAATGTTCTGGACTTCTTCGAAAACATCATTGTACACGTTGGCGTTTTCTTTGGTATACTCACCAATGACCACTTCCATTGCCTCATTAATGCCGAGGTGTTTACGTGCCAGTACGTTGTTTGCCAGTTGCTTGATTCTTTCAGTAGCCATTTTGTTTCTCTCCGTTGTTTCAGTACTGATAGTATATGACAGGGGCTAACAGTTGTCAACCCCTAATTTGATTAATCCAGTAAGCCCATACGTTCAGCAACCTGCCAGGCTTCTGATCCGTACACTGGTTCAATCTCATTCCAGTGATCAGGGTTCAAGCTTCCACCAGCGGCGAGATGTTTCTCAATTGCCAGGATACGGCGATTTTGTTTCTCACGTACTGCCTGTTGTTCGTGGAGTTCGTGAGTCAGTTCGCTGGAAGTTTTCAGGGCAATGCGTCGGCCTGTTTCTGTATCTTGACCAACGATGTAAAAGCTTGATGCTTCTTGACCGTTATACTCTACCAGGTCATGACGTACAAAAAAGGTTAATCTAGACATTTGTTTACTTCCTGTTGTTGTTTCAGTACTGATAGAATAGCAAAGGGGCTGAACTATGTCAACCCCTAATTTGTACTTTATGCGGCATCTACTAATGAAGTTGCCAACTGCCACAATTTAGAGTTAAAGTCTAAATTCTTGTCGATGTTAGTCACGCCGCGAGTAGTACGGCGACGGCCTGTATCACTGCGGCCTGATTGTCCACCAGCCATTACGTTCTGTTGTACGATGTTAAACGTGCTGTAAAGGCTGTTGCTGTTGCGATCAGTACTGTTCACGTTGCGAGTATTCAACAACTGTTCAGGACTGTACAGGAAGTTGATCCCTTCGCCTGGTTTTGGTAAACCTTCTTTAGCGAAGTAACCAGCAACGGCAAATGATTTGCGTTGTTTGTCGTCTAACTGGATGCGTGACATTTCGCCTTTGTAACGGTCGATAAGGTCGAAGTCTTTAACAACCTCGAATACACCTTCGATCACGTCATCCATGATGTTCTGGCCTTTGTGATAGATCTTAGTGTTGCTTTGGGTGTTACCCATTACCAGACCATTAGCACAAACAAAACGGAATTGCCCGCTAATCAACTGATAAGCACTTGTGCCATCGTTGGCGTTAAGAAGGATGATTTCATTTGCTTCACCTTCTTTCATACCAGGTTGACGGAAACGCAACATATGCTTTGTGAATTCGCGTTTTGATTCATCGCGTACACGTGCCTGAGTTGCGAACATCGGGAAATAGTTTTCCTGAGCAAGACGATCAATCACGTCGATAGTTGGCACTGGTGCGAAACGTGCTGAACGTGATTCGTGTGCATCGTACTGGAATACGGACGGCACTACTTCCAGGAGTTCAGTTCTGGTCAATGGACGGTTTTCTTTGATAGCTTTACCGTTGATACCCTGATACATTTTAATCATGATTCGTTCCTCTCGTTTGGTGTAAGGTAATAGTACTGGATTCTGTTTATGTTGTCCAGTACTATTTTGAATTTAATTACTCGATTCCGCCATCTACAGGCCAGCAATCACGAATGAATTTAGAACGGGATGGATCATCTTTCAGTGTCTTTGTCAAGAGTACTGCGTGATCTTCCGCACCTTTTTCAGTACTGAATTCCGCACCAGGTTGATAGTGCTGGCGGTTGTTGTCGTGGTCGAGGGCTACAACGTCGAACGGGCGAGCGTCGCTATCAGACCAGACTCTTACTTTAAATTCAATTCCTGATTTTGCCATTTTGTTTTGCCTCTGTGCTGTTTCAATAACTTCATTATACGTTATCCTGGTTTGAATGCAAGTACTATTCACGTTTTAATTTATAAATTTTTTACTGGACAGATATACAGTACTAATAGATTTTGAATACAGTACGCCACCCTATAGGGTTAGTCAGTTTCGCCTGATTGATAACAGTATAGCAAGAAGGGCTGAACGGGTCAACCCTTTCTATTAAAATATTTGCATTTCTTTTGCTACTGCCTGGCTGTAATAATAAAGAGCATACCAGGGCTTGACAAACGTTGTGGTGCAGTTATTAATATCTGCGTGGTTAAGTGTTAGTACTCCGTGTTTAGAATACAATCTAACTTTGCCGTTTCTGAATGATTTAAGTTCACGCATGATTAGAATACCAGGAAAAAGGAAAGTACTGTAACAATTGCGAGGATCACAATTTGTTCCATATGTTTAGCTTCAATGTGTGCTAAACTTTCTTCTGTATACTCTACAACATATTTTTCTTTCATGTTTGCTTCCTCTGTTTCAGTACTGATAGGATAGCAAAAGGGCTTAACCTAAGTCAAGCCCTATTTTGAATTAAAGATAAGTTACTGACGCTTCACGCGGATCTTCTTCAAAATCCATATCATTAGCGATGATAGTTTGTTTAACTTGTTCATCGCTGATAAGATCGTAATACGCTGTATCTAAATCAGAGTAGTATTCTTTACCCTGTTCAGTGATAAAGCCGTCGATTTCTTTTTCAAGTTCTTCATACATTTCAGACTTTTTAGAAGTCATTTCGATATACCATTCACCGGACAACTCTGCTGCTGTAGTGTTGTAGTGAACATAACGTGAACCGTGATCGCGGCGTACTTTACAGGTAATATCTTTAATGCGAATATGCTCATGTAAGCAACGGTAATGCGTCCAGCGTTTTTGTGAACGTAAAAACTTCTCAATATCCACATTTCCAGCCGTGAAACTTGCACCGTCGCCTTGTGAACAAAACCCGGAGTACTGAGATTCTACGTCTTCAAAACCTACAGATTCCAGGATTGAATGATGTTTTTCTTTTATCCAATCATTCCAATCAGGATAATCGACGTTAATATCTCTGTTCAGTTCAATTGCTTTAGCTTGCTGTTCTGCGTTCAGTTCGTTAAATTTCATTTTGATATTCTCGCTTAAATGATTAAGGCCATTCCCTAATCCATGTAAAAGATTATACAGTACTGAACGAATAACGCAAGTACTATTCACGTTTTAATTTATAAATTTTTACCTGTACAGATATACAGTACTTTCTAGTACTAAAATCCATTGGACGCAACTTGCCACCCTATAGGGTTAGTCCATTTCGCTGGATTGAATACAGTATAGCAAAAAGGGCTAACCGAAGTCAACCCTTTATTTTCTTAATGCATCAGTTTATGATCAGCCAGTACGAACGGCGTAGCCAGTGGGCTAACCTTATCGGCGATGATCTGGCGGTCGAATCCACCCAGGAAGTTATTCAGTAGGAGGACGCCCATCAGGTTAAACTGATTGAACTCACAGATCTGCCCGATCACTTCATTAGCTTTCAGGTCTGCTTCTGTTGGTTCAGTGAACAATTCTCTTAACATATCTTCAATCATGGTAGTGCCCTCGTTTGTTGTCAGTACTGATAGGATAGCAAAGGGGCTGAACTATGTCAACCCCTTATTTGATTAATATTCGTATCCGTGTTTTACTGCTGCTGATTTACGAATTTTCATAGAACGATCCAGCACTACTTGAGCACGAGTTAGGAAACCAGCACTGACCGCCGCTTCACGTACTAACCAGTAAGAATGTGGATTCGTTTCGTCGTAAAATTTCCATTTAGTTGCTTCATGGAATGCGATCACACGATAAGCCCAGGCACGTTCTGAACCTTTAACATCTGCCTCTTGTGGTTCGCAGAATGCAGGAACATCGGCCAGGAAATAATCATAGCGACGGTTATCATCACCGTGTGTACGTTTGTTGATATATTCAATATCGCTTAACAGAGCATCGCGGATCTTATCCTGGTTCAGTACTGAACAGGTGAGATTAAACATAGTAACAAGGCTTAACAGTTTGCCCCAGCGTTGTGACAGTTTAGAAACTAAATCATTGCGGTTATTGGTACGGTCAAGTCCTTTTTGATCAGCACGTACACGCACAAACATCGGGCTAAAGAATGTGCTATATAAATCAGTATTCAGTACTTTACGCAGTACTGAAACACGTTTTTCAATGAAGATATTTTCATTGTTAACAATGTCAAAGATTGAATTACCAGTGCCGCCAACGGAATTAAACAGAATTTCATCGGACAGGTTATTGAAGTCGATCACGTTGTTTCTTGCCAGTACTGCCAGTGATTCAGAATTCAGAGTTGCCAGGTTGATATTCATGTTCATTTTTAGATTCTCGCTTAATTAAAGGTTTTGATTTTTTTGAGACTGTTTGCTGTCTCGATGTGTATATATTATCAAATACAAAACATAACGCAAGTGCTTTTTGATATTATTTTTAAATTCTTTTTATTTTTAAAGTACTGACGGAACTACCCACCCTATAGGGTTAGTCAGTTTCGCCTGATTGATAACAGTATAGCAAAAGGGGCTAACATATGTCAACCCCTGGAATGAAATTAATTACAATGATAAACGATCTTGACAGGAAGATAAACGCCGTGTTGTGGTACTGACGTTTTCATGGTAAACATAGATCCGGCCTGTTCGATTGTGCCAGTATCATTCCGATAGATACTGTAATCTTTCCAGAATTGAACTACGTCCATATCGGTATCTTTCACCTGAACTTCGATCACTGGTTCAGTAACAGTGATTTGAATAATATGTTCAGGAGCGGCATTATCAACTTTCTGATAGTTACCGTTGCCAGTACCTTGATACAGTGTGTAGCTAGGGCAAGTATAAACCTGAGTACCAGCGTTCGCACATGAAGCCACCAGCAGACCTAACAGAAGAAGTTTTCTCATTTCGTTGTACCTTGTTTGTTTTCAGTACTGATAGAATAACAAAGGGCTTAACCAAAGTCAAGCCCTAATTTTTAAACTGATTGTATTGCGTTCATGATAGCTTCATACTTATCATAAACATCATCTGATTCTGTGTTATGTGTTGCGTGAAATAATGCCTTGACAGCAGCTTGATATTGTGCTGGTGGCACGGCCTTTAATGCTGATGTAATATCTTTAATGTACGTTGGTTCGTCTTTGAACATAGTACGTAAGACATTAGGCAGATCTTTAATAGATGGTTCTGGTGTAGGTTCGCGGCCTGGCATAAGTCCTAACGATTTAAAGTACTTTAACTTTTCATCTGGATTCATGCGGGAAGTGTCAACGCCTTGACTTGGCATTGTGTTTAGCTTACCTTGTAGCCCTGTTCCCTGGTTACGTGATCCGCGATCACCTTGTCCAGCGTCGTGACTGTTTGAACGTCTATTACTGTTTGACCACTTATCGGCGTGACCTGCCATTGTTGCATCTTTCTTGTTAACGAATTTTCCTGGCATAATAAAAAAATCCCCTATGACTATAGTTTATTATAATCATATTTAGGGGATTCTGTCAACGCCTAGCGATGAAATTGTTATATTGCTCATGAGTCATTAGGTTAAGTTTGCCATTGTCAATCACAATACGTTCATTGCGTGATACTTCTATCACACTGAACAATCCACAATTCAGCTTTCGCGGTCTGATATTACCGCCATTAAATTCTCTCACAACACGAATAGCCTTGTCAAGTACTTTAGTCTGAGCTTTAAAATGTATTCGTAATTGTGTATCATCTACCATTATCTTTTTCATTGATACACCCCAGGAATAAACAGGGGGCATATAACCCCCTGTATCGCATTTTAAGAGACTTTAGCGAGATGGTTAGCCAACCGTACCGCCGTCATATTGCGACGCCATGAAACACGTACAGGCTTGTTATTTGGCGTTTTCAGTACTTGCTCGCCGATGATACCTGGCCGCTGACTTGTGATCACTTCGGCATCCTGTAGTACCTTCCATTGATCGTGGAGGTTCTGCGTTTCCTGATAAGCAGGAGAAAGAAGTGTTGCTTCGTCTGGTACTTCCACCAGCACCGCCCAACGCTCACCAGTTGCGGCATCTTTGCCAAAGTCTTTGAGCTTACCGTTCAGTACTTCAACGTTAGCACGAGCGAGAGTTCTGGTAGCGAAGTAGTGAGTCTGAATAGTCATGTTTCTTTCCTCTTTGTGGTTTACAGGGAAATTTGTTTCCCGTCTGGATGTAAGTACTATAACAGTACTGACTGAGTAACGCAAGTATTATTTTTTACTTTACAAAAGCTTTGCCAGTTTGATAAATGTCAATAGCTTTCTTTGCCATTTCGTGCCGTTCAACGTTCAAGCCTACAGCTTGCCACAATGCCTGGTACTGTCCGTTATTATTCGCAAGGAACATTACCATATCATTAATGGTCTTTAGCTTGTACTCGCGAGGATGTTCTTTATTATAACGTTCCTTCGCTCGATTGTACAGCCTTTTCATCTTGGGATCTTTAATAACCCCAAAACCAGAAGTCTTGCCACGGTTGATCATTTCGTTATAATAATCATCCTCTGTGCGGTACTTCCTACGAGCACCGCCACCAGCCGTATTACGTGCGATCTCGTCAAGGGCAGTCGCTATGCCTTTCGGCAACCCATAAACATTTTGACCCATTACTTGCACCTTACAATGATCATGCCACCGCTGGCTTTTTCATCATCCATAAAGATTTTATAACCAGACAAATAATCGTCAATGTCCAGCACTCGCCGCCCTTCAATTGTATCACCATAACGAGATGATTTCAATACTGATTTCGACACTTTAAACGAGCCGTTGTATTCATCACGGCTGTTACGTTCAAAATCATTGAATGAACATTCCAGGTTATCAGCCTTGTCAGTACTGTTAGTACTAACACCGTTTACAGTTACGTTAATAACTGGAGCAGACTTGACAGATTCAACATATCGACCTACATTCAGACCAACAGCGAAAGTAGTAGCAGCAATGGCGATAACAGCGATTCTTTTCATTTTGATTCTCCGTTCAGTTGATGTAATCATTATAAAGTACTCGCATTCAATAAGCAAGTACTTTTGATAATGTTTACTCGCAAGTGTAGCTATTGCCAGATTGACCCATTATCACCGTACAGTTATTATTTGAATACGTGACAGTACAACCACGTAAAGCAAAGAATACTACGGCGGCGATAAGTATAAACTTAAGCATTGGCTAACTCCTGGTTATATGTTACCATCCACGCTTTTTCGTGGGCTTTAAACATCTTAGCAAGATCAAGATCCATCTTGCGGAAATCGTGGTTATGTTCCCACTGTCTAGCACCTTTCAAGTACTTAGCACGGCTTTCACGGCTTTCACGTGCTGCCATAAGTGGGAAAGGAATTGCTGGCCCGATGAACATATTGCTACCCTCCGTGCGATTCACCATGAACCGCTTCGATGTAATAATAGTACTACACACCAATAACGAAAGCAAGTACTATTTTATAAAATGCAAAAGAAAAAGCCCCAATTAAGGGGCTTGATTTATTCAGTACTTTGTGTTACTTCTGGCCTGGCAGAGAAACACCAGTCAGGGAACTGTTAGGCACAACAGTAGTAGGGCTAATACCGTTCCACGTGGTGGCGTAGGTATACGCTACGAGAGTATCACCAGCCTGTTTCAACGCTTCGCCTTTGGCACGGATTGCCGATGCTTCTGCGTCGCCTTTCGCCTTGATACCGTTCGCCTCTGCTACCAACTGAGCATACTTAGAATCGGCATCAGCTTTCGCATTAGTCAACTGGATCTGAGAAGTAATTTTAGCTTTTTCCCATTCCTGCTGTGACTGTTCCACGGCTACCTGTGCCGTCATACGAGTTTCAACCGCTTTATCATAAGCTGGCGAGAAAGACAAGCCCTCGATCTGGATGCTGGAGATCGTTACAGGTTCGTTCTTCATTGCCTCTTTTACGGCCTTGTTAACATCAGCCACCAGCCGTGTGCGATCCTGTACAGCACTGATCGCTGTATACTGTCCGAACACGTTTTCCAGGGCTTGCGGAATCTGGCGATCAATAACACGTGCGATCATCGCTTCAACAGTGTTATACTTCTTATACAGATCCTCGACCTGGCCAGGCGTCACGTTGAACGACACGGAAACCGCCATATCTGCTGGCTGCTGATCGCGACTGTACGCCTGGAGTTTATCCCAACGGCGTGACTCGCCCGTTACGGAAATATCCTTAGTACTGGTAACGAATGGCATAACCAGATGGAAACCAGGCTGAGCCACTTCTACGAATTTACCGTTTCGCAGTACTACAGTACGCTCTGTTTCTTGCGTGGTGAATGACGACGCGATAGCCGACACCAGGATCACCAACGCACCAAAACCAACCAGACCCCAGGAGAAATATTTCTTTGACATAGTGTTACCTCATGTTAATTTACCGGATGAATTATACAGGAAAGATGGAATATCTTTCTTGCTTAAATCTACTACGAACGATGGATCTACTTCCTTACAATGTTCAATTACTCTTTCCATTGTCAACTTCGGTGCATCAGGACGTTCACGCTTACGCTCGTCAAGATACAAAGCATGTACTGGATTGATTGGCTGAATTCTCATTTAAAAGTACTCCCTCGTTTCGATACAATAATAGTACTACACACCGAGCCATCACGCAAGGAATTTATTCAAAAACTTTTCCTTGACAACGCCGCTCTGTTCCCCTATAATTACTACATAGACGCGAGAAAGCGGAAACCCCAGGGGGTGGCAAAATGTATCTATAGGTTAGAAAGCTGTATATAAAAACAGTACTGGATATTTCACCAGTACTTTATGTTTTTAGCTGAAAATGTAACGTGATCCGCCGAAGTAATCAACGTTGACCATAACAGCTTTATCTGTTACAATCGTGTGTTGCGTAGTCCAGCCAATCAGGTTAGTACCATCGAATAAGGCCATATGACCATAACCATATTCGACCAGTGCTGTAAAGTCGCCTTTTTCTTCAACGACACGCCAGGCATAGGGGGAACCGTCTTTCAGCCACAACGCACAATCTGAATAATCAGGACTGAGCTTATGCTCTTTGTCAGAAAGTACTTTTGCGACTTCTGCCATCAGTACTGCTAACTTATCCATTTGTCTATCCTCTCGCTTAATGTGTAACTTCATTATAAAGTACTCGCATTCAATAAGCAAGTACTTTTGATAATGATTTTACGCCGTGCGGATCACTGTGATATTAGTATCAATATCAATTGATGTTCCCACTTCCAGATCGATGATAGCACACAATTCATCGTTGGTCAAATCTGGTACAGTACTGATAACATCCAGGAGATTTAACCGATGATCAGTGTTATCATCGTTGCCGATAGTGTATTCACGTTTGACCATCTGGATCATGCCGGAACCTCTTGCGTCGATTCTTCCCAGGAAGATTTAACCATCGGCGTTTGCCCGCTTTTTTTCCAACGGGCAATCTCTTGCTCCGCGTCGTGGCGTGTATCATGTGCTGATACATACGTACCGCAAAAACGAATTACGAATTGCTTTTTCGGTGCACCAGTAAACTCACCTGCTACGTTGTAACGACGATCTTTTTGAGCCATGATAACTTCCTCTTAATTAATGGTTATTGCGTTTCAGTAAGTTCATTATATAGTACTCGCAGAAGAAAGCAAGTACTATTAATGGATTTACAAAGAAATAACTTTGTGATACTCGCCATGCGTCAAATCAGACACATATACTTCATTGCTGTTATTCAGCTTTTCAGTACTGGTGATCACGTTGCCGTGATACGTTTCATTCGCCCAGGTTTGGATCTGCTGGCTGACTTCTTCCAGATTGTCAGATCCTGCCAGTACTAACAGTTTATCAGATCCAGCAATCGCCGTGCCAGTACTGCTTACAATGACTTCGAATTGTGGCATGATATATCCTCTTAATTAAATTCAACAGACAACATTATAACAATAAAGATAAACAAAAGAAACTCTACTTTACGACTCATTTCTTTACCCTCGTTTGCCCTTCCATGTAATACATATTACCAGATTCAAAAACAAAAGCAAGTACTTTTTATGATTTAATTTATAACTTTTTTTGAACGGATCTTGCCACCCTATAGGGTTAGTCAGTTTCGCCTGATTGATAACAGTATAGCAAAAAGGGATTGAACTTGTCAACCCCTAATTTTAGTACTTTACAAATCACGCACCGCTGTAGTATGCGTAATGTATGGGGCAGAACCGCCGATCAATTCTACCTTTGCCATCAGGGATATATGATCCCCTGCTGTTGGTAATGCTAACGCTTCCTGTACTGTGATCACTTCACCGAAAGAGTACTGATATTGTACAAAGGCTAACCAGGTATTAAAGATCTCGCCCGGTTTCCATCCGTGCTGTACTAAGCACACATTATCAATTACAATCGGTTTACCTGTATGATCTCTCGTAGTACAGGTATAAGTAAATGCTTTCGCGAAGTTATCAATGTTATCAGACATTTTCTAATGTTACCTTAAGAGATTGTGTCATACGATTTCGCATTGCTTTTAGTACCATGCGACACGCTAACACTTTGCCTTTATCATCCAGACGTTTAAAGCCTGGCCGTTTCATTGTATGGGATTGTAATTGAGTCCAGTTATCGACCCTTTGCCCCTTGCGATAGATTATACAATGAATCTTGTCAGAAGTACAAGTAAAAATTACAACTAATCTTTTAGTACTATAGAATAGATCCATAAAGCCCCTACAACACGTTTTAAGAGGGGGTATATTGCCCCCTATAGGTTACACGTCTACAGTATCATAAACATTACCTGATGCGATCCAGACGCTGAATTTTGGCATCTTATCCCATTCAGCCATAGTCAGACCGAGATCGTGGAGAACGTTAGTATTTGCCATACCTGGTACATTGTGAGCAGTACTGTACAACTTTCCATTGTACTGATACGCTAAACACATTTTATGCTGATTGACAACGCACAACATAGAAGTAATCAGGGTAGTACAGGCGAAACGTTCCCGTACTAATGACAATTCAGTACTGATGCGTTTATTCAATCTGTCAACTTCTTTATTACATTCAGCTTTTGTTTTCCCCATCATTTCGATATGGGAAAGTGCACCTACAATGTCAGCCTGGATTGTGAAGATCTTATTCATGGGTTTACTCCTTTCGTTTAGTGTGAATACATAGTAAGTCATTACAGCAGTTAAAGCAAGTACTATTTGAGTTTTAATTTATAATATTTTCTGGATAGATCTCGCCACCCTATAGGGTTAGTCCATTTCTCTGGAGTGATTACATAGTACTATAAAAGGGATTGAATAGTCAACCCCTCTTTTGTAAAGATTTAAACTTCTTTCCAGCGTCCATTATAGAACGTATGCGTTTCAATATACATGTTGTTAATGTTGCTGATATATCCTACACTATCAGCAGCCCGCCGTGTAGCAGCATTCTTTGCCCCACGTTCGGACTTTGCCTGGATAGGGTAAGCCTTACTACCGATCCCGATTGCGTATTGTTTAGCCATGCTTCACCGCCTTGATTGCGTTAACCGCAATAATTCCTTTACATTCGCGAGGCAAACGGCATTCACATAACCAACGGGAAATACCGCCAACATAACGAGCCGTAGGGCATTTGTTCGCGTTCTCCTGAGTGAACAAAGGCCATTCAACATTACCCCAGGTAGGTCTAACAGTTTTCATTTTTAAAACCTCGTTTGCTTAAGTGATAACTCATTGTAAAGTACTTGCCAGGATTAAGCAAGTACTTTCGAAATGAATTATAGATCTTTTTTGCGTTTTACGTCTGCCAGGTTTTCAGATACTGGAATATCATGTTCACGACAAAAACGGGATAACGTGCCACAATCAGGAACTGGATAAGTACAGGCAGCATCGAACAACGCCAGGGCAGTTTGATCGAAACAACGCTCATAGCCATATTGGAATGTATCTTGTGCCAGGTCGATCCACACTGTACCATCTTCTAACGGGCGATTGTACACGTTCGCTACAAGCTCGTTAGCACGTTCTACAGGCACCAGGACGCTAACATATACAGAATGATATGTGTTACCATCACCACGGTTAAACCAGCGTTTCGCGGTCATAGTGACGGCGTGAACATCGGCCAGGTTAACAGTACTGAAAATAGTTCTATTGGTCATAATAATCTCACTTAATGTTATTGGCTGCTACAAAGTCAGGGTGTTTAGATTCAAACCACTGCATGACTTCTATTCTATCAGTACCTACACCGAAGTGCAAGAACTCTTTTTCGATTTCATCATCATTGTTAACGGGAACCAATGAGAACAATTCCCACAACTTCAATAACTCCGCCATGCTGTTTACTCCTGAGTGATTACCCTATACCGCTTATTATACAGATTACTCATTTACGATCAAGTACTATCTCGTTTTAATTTACTTTATTTTAAAACAAAAAATGCCCCTCGATCTAGGGGCATTAATTGGTGAATAAGGTTTCCTTTCAGAACGTCTATAATGGCACTAATGCGATTATAGAACTTCACACCTACGCGGCAATTTAATATAAGTAGTTTGTTTATAAAATTGAGTACCGGATAATCTTTCAGTACTAACCACAATCACCCTGTAGATGTGCTTTCGCTTTGTGGTTCCTGGTATAGACTTACCTTGTGTGCTATACGTCTTAGGGTTCTACGTACTGCCACCAGGATATCAGCCTGATGGTTCAAATCTTAACTCCTTTGGCGGCTCGCCGTGTCGTTTCGATGTAGCTATATTATCATAACCAGCGAACCGATCAAGCGATTTAATTACTTTTTTTCGATTCTTTTTCCTTGCTTTTCTTTTTCAGTACTGGCATAATATCTACATACCAGCGAAATGGGAGACTCTAGAGAGTGGCAAGTTGCGTCTAAAATTTATATAAAAAGCAATGGACGGATCTTGCCACCCTTTTGGGTTAGACCATTTCGCTGGATTGATAGTACTTTAACATAAGGGGCTAACCGAAGTCAACCCCTGTTTTGTAAAGATTTACATTGCTTCGATGACTAATTTTAATTCATATGAACTAAAATGTTTCTTGAATAATTGTTCAGCCTGGGCTTTACTTTCGGCGTCAATTATGATTGAGTCTTCACCGCGATCCGTGCCGTAGGTTATCGCGAACCCACGACGCACGATTTCTTTTGTTGGCAGGTGAATAGTACCGTTACGCAACAATTGCCCTTCTGGATCATTTGCGATTGCCTGGAGATCTACTTCAACGTAAAGTTCATCGTTGAACAATTCCACAATCGGATCAATGTTCCCTCTTTTGTGTGCGATTTGTTCCAGTTGGAAAAGTACGCCTTTCAGTTCGCTTAATCTCATCATTTTCGTTTTGCTCCGTTGGTTGGTGTGATTACATAGTACTATAAAGGGCTTGAAACAGTCAAGCCCTAAATTGTAAAGATTATAACTTTTCTAACGCTTCCTGAATCCGTTCCTGTAAGTTAGTCGTGACAATGTTTTCCAGTGTCAGATCGTCCGGGTAGTTAATATCTGAGTTTTCCAGTACTTCCCCCAGGGTTGGATCTTCCTGTACAATCAAGGCCGCCAGGTTAGGCCAAATTTGATTATACTCAAAATCCAGAACATCCCAGACGGCTTCCTGTACTGAATCACGCCATTTCATTTCTGATAACGCAAGGTTATAGTAATGTTCATACATGGTAACAGTGATCGGCGTTTCCATCTTCTGGCGGTAGTACTGAATCAGACGATCCACCAGCTTGATCCGGTTCGCACCGTGGATCGTGTCGTCGTCGTACAAGTTACGCTGAGCAGTGTACGCAATACGCATATGATCGCGATTGTCGTTACTCATACCCTCCACCGGATAGGCATTATCTAAGCCCATTTCTTCAAAGGCATCACACAAAAATTCCCAACCGATCCCTGTTATGTTGTGGTCCGGCGTTTTGGCGTATACATGCCAGCAAATGCCGAAAGAAGTAGTAAGGTTAAACGGCTTACCTTTAACATTAGTGTAAGTCTCGCCACGGTCTAAACAATCTTTCATTTGTTCCAGTACTTCCAGAACCATTCTATATTGCTCTAACTTAAATAAGTTCATTTTGTTTTCCTCTCGTTTCGATAAGTTCTATTATCCATATTCGAACGAACTATGCAAGTACTAATTTACTTTTTTGATGCAAAAATAAAACCCCTTCTAAAACGCTCTGTAACGAGTTCTAAGGGGTTTTATATGTTAGCTTATGCCTTTAATGATTCTGCGTTAAAAGCCCCGCTAATGGGCTTACATTGAAGATTTACGGCATAGTTTACTTTCTTGTGGATGATATACATACACGAATCAAATTGATGATTGTAAGGCATATCATAGATCCGACGCTGTACCAGTACGCCACCAACTACAAAGGCAAGATAGCCGCTAAACTCCGCTGTATATCGCCCCGTCTGCGTCATTGTCTTTGCGATCCTGGTACGTGGATCAATCAGGTCTGAAATAGGTTTCAATTCCATAGGCGTTTACTCTCAATTAAAAGGTAGTCTAAAACGCTCTAGGATCGATTCTAAGCGTTTCTAACAGTACTGTAACCCGATTGTATATCAGTACTGTTAGAACTGCTTAAGGGGGCATTTAGCCCCCTTATTTTACGCCGTGGGATTACTCGCCAGCGTTTTCGGTTTCAGCTTCGCTTTCGGCTTCGACTTTATACGCTTTGATAAAGTCGTCACGGTCAAGGCCGCTTTCAGACAGAATCGCTTTGAGTTCGTTACCCATGTTACCTTTTACCGGCATATCGTACTGTTTGCCGTTGTATTCAACCGTTACACGGTCGTAGCTGTTTTTCGGCTCTGCGGCGGCTTTCAGTTTCGCTTTCGCACCAGCTTCGACGGCGGCTTTAGCCATTGTCAGATCCATGCCTGAATCGAGCAGCAGTTTCAGCATCGCTTTCTTTTCTTCTTCCATCGCGGCGTTGGCGGCGGCGGCTTCGGCTTCACGCTGAGCTTTCAGGGCGTTGCGGTTCGCTTCGCGGTCTGCTTTGCGTTTAGCGATGTTTTCCGCTTCACGTTCCAGGACAGCAGGGATCAGCGTTACAGTCGCAGACAGCAGGCGGGAAATGATTTCCACGTTGTCGGACTTGTCAACCAGGTAATCAGCCAGGGCAGCCGCCTGAGTGTTTACGAACGCCGTTACATCGCCTTCGAATTGTGCCAGTACTTCAGGGCTGTGCGACTCGCCTTCTTTCAGGGTAGCCAGTACCGGAGCAGACGCCAGCACAATGCTGTTCAGGGTTACTTTAGGAGCTTTAACAGCAGTTTCAACGGTAGCAGCAACAACAGTTTTGTTAGACTTAGACATAATATGTACCTTCTTAAAAGTGATTGATTAATTTGTTTGTCTGATTCGCTCTTGCGTTTCAGTGATTACATCTTACTACGTTTCGTTTCTTTCGGTCAAGGACTTTTTCAACTTTCTAGAAACTTTTTTTCGTTTCATCTCCAGGCGGTAGATAGGACGCTAACAGTTAGTTAGCCTTTATAACGCTACGTTGCCTTTGTCGGTCATACGCTGTAACAGTACTATCTATTCTAGCCCTGTTACCGTTTCCTATCATCCGGCGAACCTTACCGCCTTTCGATGATTGACATTCTACACTACTCAATCTAGCAGTCAAGTACTTTCTCAAATCTTTTTCGCGTTTCCGCTTAAGTCATTGTTTCAGTACTGAATGCCAGGTTTTTAAAGAGCGGTGTTTCGTGTCGTTGGAGCTATACTATCATACAGAACGAACCATGCAAGGACTTTTTCACTTTTTCATTAAAATAGTTTCGTTCCTCGCTTTCCTTCATTATATGCACTTCCTGGTTCCTGTATCGAGTTCTAAGCCCTTTAACAGTACTAACATACACATTCACCAGGGATCGAACTACAAACGCTTAAACGGCTTTATATTACGTATAAGGAAGGGCTAAAAAGTTTTGTAAAGATTGTAGAAAGTACTGGACAGCAGATCCCGAATAAGGCATAATAACTACATAGACGCGAGAAAGCGGAGACCCCAGGGGGTGGCAAGTTGCGTCCAAAATTCGTATAAAAAACTACAGACGGATCTTGCCACCCTCTAGGGTCGCCCATTTCGCTGGTGTGTGGATATAGTACTATAATCCGGCCAGGTCTGTCAAATTTATTTTTATTGAAAAAAGTACTTGCATTCGTCGCTCAGTATGATAATATAGCTCTGTCAACACGAAAAGACAGCTTTCGATTCTGCCTGGTACTAACCAGACGCGGAAGGGGAGCTAATGGAAAAATGACAGAAAAAAACCATTTAGCCGTCTAAACGTCTAGCCATCTAGACGGATAGCCATCTAGCCTTTTAGCCGTCCAGAAGGATAGCAGTCTATACGTCTATACATCCAGCTATCTACACTTCCAGAAGTCTATCCATCTTCTGACAGCAGACGGGATTGATCCGTCTATCGAATACCAATACAGTACTGTAATTGTATCTGTATCTTGGACTCTCTCAATTAAAATTTAACAGTACTGACACTATACTCTCTAGGGTAATATCTACCGTACAAAAATATAATGCCAGTACTGTCGAAGTGCATCAAGTGCTACTCAAATACGCTTAGTACTCAATTTCCTAAGCAACGCAAGAAAGGAGGAAAAACTATGAACACGAGGGTTCAAGTCACCAGGCAGTCTACACCAACCAGGCTAGGCTTCAGTACTGGCAGCTATTAACCACCTCCTGAACCATGTGTGTATATTACCGTACCACCAGCCAGAACGCAAGGACTTTCTTCAACTATTTTCATAATACTCTAGTACTGTAAATGTATCCAGTACTGTACATATACACATGGGTGCTGGTGGTTCGAACTTTAGTTACAACATCTTATTCTATATTCTTTCGAAGATAGTCTAGTACAGAAATGATTTCGAGTACTATTGAGATTTAGGCTGGAGGTTCAAAGGTACTTCAAAATTTCTAGGATCGAGATTTAGGATAGAGTACTTTCCAGATTTTAGCTGAAGTGAGTTCTGGTTTTTTCAGTACTGAGATTTCCGTTCGACTTCAGGAACAGATATAGCGGAAGGGGGTTGACCAGTACTGGCAAGGGATGTTACAGTACTGGAGTGTACACTGTATGTATCTTCAGTACTGATAACTTATACATAATGTAGATTTTTACAGTACTGTATATTAATACATGGAATATCGCGAACGCTATTTTAGCTAGTTTGAATCCTTTCGATATCGCAATAGCGATACTACAGGAATCAAACACATGGCGTATAGAGCGTTCTAGGAGGTTCTAAGGGGTGTTTGAGATAGGTTTGTAGTACTGTTCTATATAGGTAAAGTGGGTAAATACTGATAAGAATTTTTATTATAAGGAGATAAAAGGTATGTTACCCTTTCCAATATTAAACTACTATGGGAATAACATTGTACCTCCAGTAAAGACAATAGAAAGATTTTCAATATCCTCCAATGGTTCAGGAGTACTGTTACATTATGCTAATGGTGATTTATATGCTTTAGGAACTAACACTGCTGGTAAGTTTGGTACAGGTGATACTACGAACATAACTGGTGCTTGGAGACTCATAGCTAGTAATGTACGTAAGTATGTATGTTCTCATAACTTCACTATAATCATACACAATGATGGTTCAGTTCAGTACTCAGGCAATGTGAGTAATATTTTCACGTCAGCATTAGGATATTCATTTAGTACTACGAATGTGTTTACTGACATGAGTTCGGCGTTTAGTTCCTTTGATGTTCTAGGCATTAAGTCCTTAGAGTCTATGGAAGATTCAGGATATAGATTTTGGCTAATTGATAAGAATGATGTGTTATGGTGTATTGGTTCTAATCAGTACTACGCATTAGGTAGTTCTTCTAGTCTTACTACAACGAATTGGGTACAGGCAGTTAATGGTACTAATGTCGAAAGAGTTATGCCTGGATTACAATCAGTATGGATTAAGAAGAAAGATAATACGTACTGGAGAGCGGGAACTAATGCTTATGGTTTATTAATGAGTAGTTCAGCTTCACAGACATATACGACATTTACTGTACAGAATTCATATGCCGGTACAGCGGCGAATAACACTATACGGAATCTAACAGTAACTCCATACAACATGTATATGAATTTAGAAGACGGTTCAGTACGTATCTATGGTGTAAGAAACTCTGGTCAGACAGGTACAGGAAGCACAACTGGTACGGCATTGATTCCAGATAATCCATCGGGAACAAGTGGAGTTCTGAAGTTACTGGATAGTACTGGTTCGTTTTACAGTTCTTATTTGGTTGGGCCGAATGGATTATTGGTAGCAGGTCAAGGTACTAATAACATGTTTGGTTTAGGTACGGGGGCATCTCCTACAACCTTTACGTTATCTAACACAGGTGTAATGACTAATTTAGATTATGCTAATTTAGATTACTTGAACTTCGTTACATCTAATGCTGGGTATGCTGTAATTGGTGGGGAAGTATATACTGCTGGTAATAGTGCTTATACATTAGGTGCTACGTCATATATTACGTGGACATTGATGAATACACCACAGAGTCAGTTATGGGGAACATCAGGAATGGTTAGTACTATAACTAATGCTTCGACTACTTCTCCGACAATGACTAGATATTCTCACAGCAGATGTAGTTATGGAGATGATAAGTTCATTATCTATGGTGGATATAATGGTTCGACGATTTTTAATGATATTAACATTTACGATGGTACTACAGGAACGTGGAGTACTGTACCAGTGACGGGAACTACGAAGGCATTATTTGGTGCAGGTATTACTACTATTGGTGATACGATGTATGTCTTTTGTGGTAACAGTACTACCTCGACTACGACGAACACGATTTATTCAGTTAATTTACTTACTGGAGATTGGACTACGATTACGCCGAGTGGAAGTACTATAAGTGCTAGATCGCATGTACGGGCGTGTACTATAGGAACTATGATATACATATGGGGTGGTGAGAGTGTTAACACATGGTTCTCATTTAATCCGGTTACGAATGTAGTAGCTTCTATGCCTACATCGCCAGTAACATCTAGTATTGATGCGGATATGGTTACTGATGGTAAGGATATATTTGTTAACATTGGTACTACGGCGTTTTACAAGTACAGTACTAGTAAAGCTGCTTGGATAGTACTAGCTAATAAGAATAATGCGGCATTGAAGCTCGCATATAGTAATGGATATATCTATGGTTCTATGGCGGGGAATACATTCTTGTTCGCATATAAGGTCAGTACTAACATATGGACGCAATTACCTAATCCTTCATTGATTAGTACTAGTCGTCATTGTTTAGCATCAGCGGCGGGTAAGGTTGTGTATACGGGTGGTATAGCTAGTACTAACAGCAATAACTGTTTTACAATAACATAAGGAGAGAATATGTTACCATTTCCAATAATGAATCAGTACGGTAATGAAGTAGTTTATCCTGATGTGATAAAGAAGCTCAGTACTGGTCAGAACAACACAGGGTTATTAAAAACTAATGGTGATTTTTACATACAAGGATTAAACAACGTAGGGCAAAGTGGTACAGGTAATACTAATGATGTAGTTAACTTTACTAAAGTGGATTCTGGTGTTGCTGATATTAGTGTAGGGTACAATACTTCCTTTTATAGAAAAGGTACTAACCAGATAATGGGTACTGGAGTTTTCAGTTATATAGATGGAACAGTGCAAAAGAATACATGGACACAAATCAATTCATTGTTTACATCACTTAGTGTATCTTTTGAATTATTTTTAGATATAAGAACAAGTAGTTCAGGTTTGTTCGTATTGTACAATGGAAATTATTTGTACTGTCGTGGTTCAAATACAAATGGTGATTTAGGTGTTACTTCGAACACTAGTACTTGGTCATTAAGTGCTACTGATGTAAAGGAAGTTCATTGTGGGTATGAGTGTAGTTACATATTAAAGACTAATGGTGATTTATATGCTTCAGGTACTAACAGTAGGGGGCAATTAGGCACAGGTAATACTACTCGTTCAAATACTTGGATACTAATACAGCAGAATGTATTACAAGTTTATGCTGGTTTTTATAATCTAATCATTGCTAAGAGTGATGGGCTATATGGTGTAGGTGCTAGAGAGAATGGATTGTTAGGTGATGGTTATACCAGTTCAACAGCATCAAATCAATTAGGTTTTGTAAAATTGAATATTCCCAATGGAAGTTATAATTTAGGACGCGGTTTCATTTACAGTTCAGGAAACGCGGTACTGGATACTGGTGTTGCTTATGTATCTGGGGTTAATGCTGCGGTTGGTGGTGCTGGGGCGAATAATGGTTTATTCACACAAGCACAAGGAACATTACCAATGAACTTAAAAGGATTAAATTTAATGGCTAATGGTATATTAGTACATGATGGTACGGATATATGGGGTTCTGGTAATGGACGATTACTACCTGGATATGGTTCAGGAACTTATACAACCTTTGTAAAATGTACAATGCCAACTACATAAGGAGAGACAGATGTTACCTTTTACACAATTATTGGTTTATGGAAATACTGTAATTAGAAATGAATATAATATGTTTGTTTCTGAATTAACTTCAAATAGTACAAATAAGTCCGTAGTTTATAATCAATCATACAGTGCTATAAATGGAACTACATATAATAGAGTTTATATGTATAGTACTGCTGCACTATCAGGCACATTATGGGGAACACCATATGGTAATAAAATGACATGGGATAGTTCATTTTGTAGAGTTATACAACATGCGTTTCCTACCCAGGCATTATATAGTGATTTTATTGCTAATCCTGGTAATCGAGTTGTATGTTTAGTTCGTTCAGCAACGGCGAGTGGGAGTGGGTATGTATCATTATCCAGAAATGGATATACAAGTTCATCATATGGATCATTTACTGGTTGTACTGTAACACAATTTATATATTTTGATCCTGTTACACAACGTGTTATGACATATAATCCTAGTACTGTTAGTACTCCAACATTTTATTACACATAAGGAGAGAATGGATGTTACCATTTCCACAATTATTAGATTACGGGAATACTGTTGCTCCACCAGCACCAATTAAAAAGATACAAACATATTCGAACTCAGTATATGTTTTAATGTCCTCTGGACAATTATATGTTCGTGGATTTAATAGTTCAGGTCAATTAGGTATAGGAAGTACAGCAACAGTAACCACATGGACATTGAGTACTATACTAGTAGATGATGTATGGGTTGGTGGTAGTGCGGCTTTAATACGTAAAATGGATGGTACTTATCAATTCACTGGCAATAATACAAATGTAGGAAATGCTAATGGAACCAGTACTACAACATGGGCTACATGGACTGTTAAGAATACATTAACATCAGGAATAGTAGATATTGCTTTGAGTTCTCAAAGCATTAGTGTACTGTTAGAAGATGGAACTATTAAGTCGGCGGGTGTTGGTACTAATGGACAGTTAGGTAATAATAGCACAACAAACAATATAGCTGGTTCTTTTGTAAACAGTACTATACCGAGTGGTATTACACCTGTTTCATTACTGGCTGGTAATACGATGCATGGATTCATTGGGAACAATGGTAAGTTGTATCATACTGGTATGGTTAATGCTACTAATACTGTTAGTCCCGGTACTACAACATATCTGGTATATACATTGAATCCAGCTATTGGTACTAATACTGCTTTATCATACATGAATAACGCTAATGGATTAGCTATGGGTTTGATTAGAACTCCAGCTAATGTTGTTCGAATGTATTTTGGTGGTTCAAGAATATTTGGTCAAATGGCAGATGGGGTTAATGGGAACTTATCTAACATTAAAGCTTTTGGTGATTTTACTGGAACTCCATATCCATCAGGAACTATTCTTGGTGTAAGTACTGGTTATTCGTATTATGCTCAGATGGTTATTACGAGTACTGGAATATTTGCGGCGGGTCGTAATACTGGAGATCAGTCTGGTGCTTTAAGTACTGGAATCGCATCAGAAGCATTGACCTATACAGCATGTGTATTACCATCTAGTTTTGATACTACTAATGCGAAAGTACATATGTGTTTAAGCAGAACGTACTTAACTGATGGTAATTATCTGTATAGTTCAGGTACATATGTTACTTATGGTGGTCCAAGTAGTACTACGTTTACATTAGATGATCCAAGATTTTAAGGAGAGAGAAATGTTACCATTTCCACAATTAGTTCAGTACGGTAATGTTGTTCAGACCGCATTGATGGATATTGATTTTAATAATAGTACTGTTGGTAGTACTGTAATTACAGATATTGGTGGACATGTATTCACTAAGATTGGTACAGGTTCAGCGGTAGTAGTTAATGATGCTACAAAGGGGAATGTGATGCAATTCAGTGGTTCATCATATTTTACAACACCTATGGTTCAAAATATATCTTTAAGTAATTTACATTTCAAGATGCGATTAGTATTCAAGAGTACAGTGTCATCTGAGAACATGGTATTCAGTACTGGAGATTATTATTCTAGTGGTTCAATAGTAGGTGGTATATTGCTTACCTTATTCAATAACACTGGTTCTCAATTATTCTGTACTACAACATCTGGTGTATTCACTCGTTGTCAATTCACATATGTAGTTAATACATGGAGAGATTTAACGATAGAATGGATACCTACAACAAAGACAATGATTATACATGATAATGATTCTAACACTAACGTGTTTAGTGGTACTGTTCCTGGTGGATTTGGTGATGGTACACAATTTGCGATTGGTGCTAGTTATGTTCGTGGGGCTGGTAATGCTAATTTCCAGGGACAAATACAAAAAATACGTATTGATGCTGTACTATAATAGTACTCAAATAAAGCTCAACTTAGGTTGGGCTTTTATTATTTTCGTGGGTAAATACTTAATTAATATTTTAAAAAAAGGAGTTTCTAATGTTACCATTTCCAATATTAAATCAATACGGTAATGAAGTAGAAGTGCCAGTAGTAAAGTTTACAACATCTGAATATAGTTCAACCTATTCTATTCTTAAGAATGGTGTTCTATATTTGAGTGGGGATAACTCAATGTATCAGATGGGTGATGGTACAACCACTAACAAATATAATACATGGATTAAAAGAACTGAAACAGAGGAAATAATAGCTTGTAGTACTGGTTATCGTCAAACAGTATATGTTACTAAAACTGGACGAGTTATGTTAACTGGCACAGATATAACAGTGAATCCTAATGTGGTTCGAACATCGTGGTATAATATCACATCAGTACTAGCAAGTGCTATAGATACAAGTGCTATCAAATACATTAGCATAGATCGTAATGGTTTATTAGCTATTCTTACAGATGGTACAGTATGGGGTACTGGTACTGATAATAGTGGATGGATGGGAACTGGTTCAATACCTTCAGCGTTCTTATCAATGCGTCAGATACATCCAGGTCCAGCAGTAGCATGTACAGCGGGTACAGGTGTAGCTCGAATAGTACTACAAGATGGTACAATTTTAGGTTCAGGTAATAATACATCGTATCAAATAGACAGTACTGGAGTTAATATCAGCACCTTTACTAATTCATTCCCTACAGTAGATCCTAGTACAATATATCAATTTAAACTTGGTAATAATAATTGTATTGTCTTTTTAAACAATGGAACATTTCATAGTACTGGTATGGGTTCTTTTGGAGCATTAGGAAATAATAATACAGCTTCAACTGGCAATAATCAGTACTACACAGGAACATTATCATTTACTCCTGCTGATATGCGACAATATCGACATTTACAAGGTTCAAGTGCTAGTGGATGGTCATTAGTATTATCAAGCACAAATGAAATGTATGGTTGTGGTTATAATGGTGGAAATTTAGTATCTAACAGTGTACACTATGGTGTGTTTACTAAATGTGTACAAACGAGTACATATCCTAATATGATGTTTTTATCTGGTTCAGGAAACACAGTACTGATAAATCCATATCTAATTTCTCCTACTTCAGTACAACTTATTGCCAGTTCTCCTAAAGCTACAAGTCCATATGCTCAATCATTAACACCAGCATTAGGGCTTACTACTGCTGTTACGGTTACATTACCAACATAAGAAAAGGCTCGACTTAGGTCGGGCTTTTCTTGTTTAAGTGGGTAAATACAGTAATAAGATTCTAAAAGGGGGATTTATGTTACCATTTCCACAATTAGTCGTGTATGGAAATACAGCTCCTATTCCAGGAATAGGAATAAAAAGAATGAGCAATACACAACAAGGTACTGCTCAGATGTTACAATATTCGAATGGTGAACTTTATGCTCTTGGTGCTAATACTAATGGTAAGTTCGGATATGGTGGTGCTGGTGGTGAGACTATAACAACTTGGACACAGTTAAGTACTGGTGTTCGTTTATATTCACTAGCACAACAAACAATGATATTAATAATGAATGACGGTACTGTTAAAGGTAGTGGTTCATTAAATAATATCTTTAGTGCTGCTACAGGTGGTGCGATTGCGAACAGTACTTCATTAGTAGATATTACTGACAGGTACAGTACTTTTAATATCCCAGGTATTAAACAAATTGTTCAGTACGATACACAGGTTCGTCAATACTTGATTGATGAAAACAATCAGCTATGGGGAATGGGTACAAGAACTTCATATGTGTTAGGTAATAATACGAACAGTGGTAGTACTAGTTGGGTTCAGATTGATAATGGTGATAATTGTCAAGAGATACAATGTACGGCACAGGGATTATGGATCAAAAAGATTAATGGTACATGGTGGCGTTGTGGTACAAATGGTAGTGGTTGTTTAGTAGGTGCTGCGGCATCGACAACTTATACAACATTAACACAATTCACAGATTTTGCTAACTTAGCAGATGTAAGTGTATTGAGTAGCAGTTTAATGATTAGATTAACTGATGGTACAATGCGTTTCTATGGTACACAGTACTGGATAAACAGTGTTGGAGTTACTTTTACTCCGTATACCCCTACAGTTTCTGGTGTATTCGCTATGAATATTTCAGAAAGTTATCTAGGGAACTTCCAAGCAATAACAACTCCTAATGGAATTATGGGAGAGGGTACTAATGGTGGCGGTTCATTAGGTATAGGTAATACTTCTAATGCATATGCTGGAACATGGTATGCAAGTATAGGGGTATTCACAGACCCATCAAATACCGCATTAGATACTTCTAAAATTAAATTCTTGTGCACAGGAAACAACTCAGGATTCTTTGCTTATGAAGATGAAGTATATGTGAGTGGTTCAGTAGGATATACACAAAGTGGTGCTGCTAGTAATGGTTTCTGGCAAGTACAGAGAACTCCTAGAAGTGCTATCTGGTCAGCGGCAGATAATCATCCATTATTATCAGGTACAGTAACCAATCTCAGTTCCGCTTCACCTGTAATGAATAGATATGGACATGCTACAGCAGTATGGGGTAAAAAGCTATTAGTTAATGGTGGTATTATTAGTTCTTCCGCATTTGCTGATACGGGTGAAATTAATATCTATGATACAGAAACTGGATTATGGAGTTCTATAGCTAATACTACATCTATCACTAGATACGCACATGCGATGTGTGTTATAGGTGATGTAGCTTATATTTGGGGTGGATATACTTCTCCTAGTGGTGGAACAAATACAAATACTATGTATTCTGTTAACTTGAATACGGGAGTATGGACAAATTTAGCTCCATCAAATAACATAACCTTTGGTGCTTATGCAAGAATGGTTAGTACTAATGATGGTATGATCTATATGTGGGGTAGAGATATTGGTACACAAATGTATCAGTACAATCCAACCACAAATTCGTTTGTTACAAAAACATCATCAACGTTCGCTGCTGCTGGTCCTGGTGGTAGTGGTGTATCATTAACTAATGCTGCTGGTGCAGGTTTTTGTACTGATGGTACTTATATGTATAACTGTACTGCTGTATCTCAAATGGCAAAATATGATCCAACATCAAATACATGGAAACAATATCAAAGTAAAACTACCGGGGCAGTTGGTAAATGTTCTTTCTTAAATGGTGTTCTGTACTGTATTATAAACAACACACTATATTCATATAGAATTAGTACTGGTGTATGGACAACCGGTGCGGCTTCATTAATGCCTGGTACAAGAAACGCTGCTTCAATGGAAGCAATAAATGGTGCTTTGTACTATATTGGTGGTCAAGGTACATCAAGTACTGATAATTTTTACAAGATTCAATAAGGAGAAAACATGTTACCATTTCCACAATTGGTTGTATATGGAAATACTAGACCATCATATTCTGGTGTTCTTGTAATGCATGCTGACAATGGTTTTACCGATTTAGCATCTCCATCGAGAACTATCAATAAATCAACAACAGCGTTAGTTACAAGTACTACTCAACATTTACCGGGTTTAGTATCGTCATACAATTGTACACTAGGATACATTATTATTCCAGCAGCTAATATGGCTGATATGAATATTGGACAAAATACTGGTAATTTTACCGTTGAGTGGTTTTGTTATATAACTTCAATGGCTGGAACTCCTTGGTATATAAGTTCAGGAACAGGTACTACTAGTGATGTTAAAGTGTTTAGTAGTACTTTATATCTACAAAATAGAACAGGAGGTTCTAGTGTAGCAGTAAGTACTATTAACAACAGTACATATGTTGGTCGTTGGATACATTGTGCTTTAGTTCAAGATGGAACTACCGTTACTTGGTATATGAATGGGACCCGTATACTAACTGCTGCTGGTAGATGGGGAGATGTTAATACTCCATTGAGAATTGGCGGTTATGAAAATGTTTCAAATTCATATATTGATCAAATACGAATAACAAATACAGCATTATATTCTGGAGCTTCATTTGTAGCACCTGAATATCCGTTAGTTTAATTAAAGGAGAAAAACATGTTACCATTTCCACAATTAGTAAAGTACGGGAATGTTAGAGCACCAGAATGGTACACCGGTTCAGATGTTCTAATGGCGTTCGATTCTGTTAATTTTGTTCCTAGTACTGGATTTAACACAAATGGCTTTACTGATTATAAAGGTAAAGTAATGACTTCTGATGCTCAAAATACTGGTAAATTACCAGCTAAAGCTGATGGAACAAATAGTATCTTAAACACCTTTGGTTCATATGGTATTATATTATATGGATCAGGTATTGTAGCTGCTAATTCTCAAATACTACCATCATTAACACAACAAGATCATACGGTAGATTTCTGGTTTAGAAATACTACTACAGGTAATGCTAATCTTGAGATGGTTCCATTTATGTGGTATAATGTAATGGCTACAAATAATGATAAATGGTGTATGTGGGCTTATATGAAAGATGGTCAGGGTCCAAGATTTACTAACAATAATAGTAATACATTAAGAACTTTATCATTATATTCCACCATGTACAACAATACAAACTGGAACCATTATGCTTATGTATTTGTTAAATCTACTAATACTATATCTATATTTCTTAATGGAATCAAAGTAGATACATTTACTTATAATATCATTACTCCTGCTGCTGGTTCAAAATGTGGTATTGCTGGACATGTGAATAGTACTGATGCTAATGGAGGTAGCGGTGCTCACACAGCAATAGATCGATTCAGAATTCGAAATACAGCAGTATGGACAGCAAACTTCAACACTAGTACAATATACCCATAAGGAGATAAAGATGTTACCATTTCCAATTATAAACAAATTAACAGAACGTCCATCAGAAAATACTATTATTACATTTCTTAAAACTGGTGGAACTCTTACAAAAACTAATATAAATGAATCTCCTAATGATTTTTTCACAGAATCATATAACGCAATTCAATTCAATTCAGGATCAGCAAATATTCAAGTAGGTTCAGGTGGGATTCCTGCTATATGGCAAATAGGGAACAGTACTAACTTCCGCATTGAAACATACGTAAAGCTTTCAAATACTGGAACTAAAATACTATGTGGTAATCTTCAGAACAATGGTACTGGTTCATGGTGGATGGTATTAAACAATGTCTTTCAGAACAGTACAGCAGTTGCTTTAGATGGATTTAGTACTACTGGTGCTGTACAACGTTTCCATTTCACTGGAATGACAACATTACCAATTAATGTATGGAATCATATTGTGCTTGAACGTATAGGAAGTACTATAACATGTTATATCAATGGAACATCTATTGGTTCATTAACTATGACATTGGGTTTCCAGACACATTCAAACGCATTTAGAGTAGGCGACAGTACTGACAATGCTTATAGCTTTAATGGTATTATAGATAGTTTCAAAATGACAATGAATGCATAAGGAGATTAATATGCTACCATTTCCAATTATAAGTCAGTTAACAATACAACCTGCTAAGCCAACAATACAAGCATTAAACTTTGTTGCGAGTGGCGTGTATCTGTTATACAGTACTGGAGAGTTATTTTTTAGAGGTCGAGGAAATTCAGGTTATAAAGGCGATGGAACAAATACCGCTGCTCAATATAATTCATGGAATCCATCTAATACTAATGTTATCATGGTTAGTACTGGCCCTGGCCCTGGTGTAGTAATTAAGAATGATGGTACTTATTGGACTACAGCAAGTTCTAATTATATGGGAATAAGTACTGGTTACGTTCAGTATAAATGGTCTGATTGTACTTCTAAATTCACAGCAATTACTAGCAATCCTGGTAATATTAAGCAAATAGTTTCTACTGGTGGTGGAGTTTTTGTTCTATTGTATTCAGGAGAACTGTATGCTATTGGTACTAATTCTAATGGTTGTTTAGGTTTAGGTACATCAACGTCTTACTCAGTAACTAACTTCACATTAGTTGGTACTAACGTAAAGAAAATAAGTGCTAGTTCTAATCACGCAATGTATATTAATAATAACAATACTCTATTCAGTACTGGATATAATATCATTGGACAATTAGGTAATAATAGTACTACTACAGGAATATCATTTACTCAACTATCAGCAGGGCAATTAACAGCTTATCCATTTGTTCAGGATGTTGTATGTATTTCTAACAGTACTGTTGTTATTTCTAGACAAACTGCGGAATCAGCAAATATAATGTTAGCATGTGGTGCAGCATTATATTCAGGTACAGGAACAACGAGTGGTGGATATACTACATTTGTATACATTGGTACAATGAGTGGTACTACAGCTAGAGTTAATGCGTTGAGTTCAACTATGGGTTCAGCCAATAACAATATGATAATGACAGAGAAAGGATTATATGCTATTGGTTCAGGACAATATTATCAGCTAGGTAATGGCAATGCTAATGATGTGTCAGTATGGACAGCAGTTCAAAGTTTACCAACTACAGATTACAGTACGATCAAGTTTTTTGGTTCGAGTTCAGAAGGTTCTGCCTTTGTTTACCTGGACAAAGTTTACATTTTTGGTGTTTCTGGTCAATGGGGAACAAGTAGATCCTTACCAACGTTATCAACCGATACACCATATTAATGCAAATAAAAAAACCCGCCTTGAGCGGGTTTTTTTGTTTTACTTAGAAGGTAATGATTCTACCAATTCAACGTAACGATTGAATGCTTCATTAACTACTGGATCTGAATAACCAACGGTTATGGCTTCAATATCAGTACTACGAAGACCAATCAACTGACCTTCAGTATATCCAGTACTGTTAGAAGCATAGAACTTCTCAAACGGAGCAAACATATTGATACGACGAGCATCTTCATGCTGGGTATCAGTATGGAAATGTTCATAAAACGAATGTTTTACAAATTCCGTATGAGTGATCTCCACGATTTGAAGTTTATACTTAATCGTAACTTCTTTCTTTTCATCGTGTAGTTCTTTGAGCCTGAACTCTGCGTTTTCCAGGGTTCCGAAACATAATGGTTGTTGCCATTCACGATCACGTTCACTGAGGCTTACGAAGCGATAACCGCCCATTGTATCGAACAACACAGTACTGGCATCATTATCCTTACAGATATAGAATGATGATGTACGTTGTTGTGGAAGATGAACAGTACTAATAACTTTCATATTAACCCCCGAAGCTACGTGAACCAGAAGAATGTGAACTGAAAGAACTATGAGATGAAGAACTCATTTTACTTACAGTACCGCCAAATCCACCACGAGTGGTTGTAGTAGTCGTAGCAGCTTTAGGTGCTAATGAACTTTTAGGAACACTAGCAGTACCTTTAGAAGTAAAGGAACCAAATGAAGTACCTTTGCTATCTACGAACTTACCGTACATTGGAGAGTTGTAACTCTTTGAACTGTACAGTGGTTGGCTCGGATAGTTAGCATGAGAAGAACTATATCCGCTCATTAACGGGAACCACATAAATGAACTATGTGAACCGTTAGAAGTACTTACGTTGTTCGCAGTACTGGCTTGTGAGTTACATTGACCGATGCCAAATTCATCTTCACAATCTTTCTGAGAAGAATACTTAGGTGCGACCTTTGCGTTTTGTGCTAATGCGTTCTGGTAATCCAGAGCACATTGATCTTTCGCAGCTTGGTTAGCAGCACTGCGTTCACAATCCTGGATAGTGTTATACACTGAAACGTTCTCTGCTTCATCGCAGCCAGTAAGGAACATAGAACCACCAACAGCGATGAAGATAGCACTATATTTCCAGAAGGTGCGTACTTTGCGAAAACGGTCATAGTTCATTACTTTAGTACGTTTCATTTACTTCCCTCTCAATTAAAAACTCCCCGTACATTGTACGGGGAATGGTATTACTGCTGGTCTTTCTTGACTTCTTCGAACTCAGCGTCTGATTCTTTGGTTTCGTCAACCTTAGTTTCGTCGTGCTTCGCCGATTCAACATCGGTCAGAATTTCCTGTTCGATCTCTTGGTACTCATAGTACGCCGTGTACGCAAGGTACAGGATGAAAATGAGCACAAGACCCAGCCACGATGCCCACAGCAGACCAGACAGGGCGAGAGCGATATACAGTGGTGAGCATTCGATGAATTGTTTGAACTCCACCTTTACTTCATTCAGTACACGCTTACCTACAAGTACTACAACATCTTTAGTGTTCTCGTCCATCTTTGATTCCTCTCGTTCAGTTGATATACGTAGTATACGGGATTACTCAGAGTCCGTCAAGGACTTTTTACGAGCTTTTTCTTCCCGCCGTGCTATGCTAGTATTACGAAGTGTAGTTAATCCTTTCACCAGTACTGCGAACACAGCAAGGAGAACAATATAACCAATACACATAGAACCGAACAGATTAGCCATGATTACAAAGAACATGGAACCAGTCAATACTTCCATCACCTTACACAAACAACCAATAATTGTCAGTAAGATAATAGGTGAAGTTGCTTCCAGTGGGATGTAATTACCCAGGAAGTTAATCATACGATTGAAGGTATCGCTGACTTTATCATAGCCGAATGACCAATCAACTGCGAACAGTACAGCAATACCAATCCAGAACCAGGTATACACACTGGCAATGGTTTCTAGAACAGGATGAAACATTATTTTTTACCTCGTTTTGATAAACACCAATCCCTGATACATGATAAGAATGCCAGGAACATACATACACCAACTACCAGTACTACAATACATAACCACAGAGTCCAGATAGCATAGAAGAATGCCACTGGTGGAGCTACAGCACCCCATAGTAAGAATGGGATAGTAAGTATTACTGACAGTACTACATGGACAATACAAGTACCTACAGCATCATCTGTATCAAAGAATTGTTCTTCTAAGAAGTCATATAGATCAGTTCCTAGAGTCCACAGTACTAATACGATGACAGCCATTACCATGATGATATATGACGGCACAGGTGCGTAAGTCAAGAACAAATTATACATTAGATTTTACCTCGTTTCGCTAAGCACCATGCGTTGAATGAATGTAATAAATGGCGAACTAAGCGAACACTGTACATGAACAGTATGATTGAACACCATAAGTTGAACGCAGCCCAGCCATAGATAAGATTTTCAGTGAAGATAAGCCCAAAGGCATTAATAACTAATACCCACCAGAAGTAGATCTTCATGAAGTCTAAGGAGTTCCACCATAACTTCTTGAAGCGATCATACCAGTCAGTACCGAACAGCCACATCATGTATACTAACAAGGTCAGTACTACATATACAGCAGAAGGGTAGTAGATGTATGGTTGTACGAAAGTCCAGATTGATTCAATCATATGCGGCGTCCTCGTTTATCTGCGAAGTACTGACGAAGATCCATAATCTTACCATGAATAAAGATGGCTAAAGTTATGATTAGTACAATAGTGAAATAGCCTAAGTGGACATAAGGGGCTTTCCCAAATCCATCAAATGTTAGTCCGATTACTATTGAGGCAATACTAATACCTATGCTGAATAATACATGCATGAACAACGGTAGTCCTTCCGCAAATTTAGCACTACTATAGTAATAGTCAGCACAGGTTAACCACCCAATACCAATTACTACTAATGAAGCTATATTCAGGAATAAACAAACCAGTTCAAGTACTTCAAAGATGTTTGTCATTTGCTTATCTCGGTTAACAAAGAACTCCCCGAAGGGAGTTCTATCAGATTACTTTACTTCTTCCAGGTACTGACTACGTTCGTAGATCCAGTCCATGTAGTGAAGCAGATGGCTACGCTTACGCAGCGTCGGATTAGTACGGATTTCATGAATCGCTTCATCCCAGGTAATGGAAGTGCGGTTCAGTTCAGTCAGTACATCGCGACAGTAACGTTGACCTGCATCACAAGCACCAGCACGGTTCAACGCACGAGTGCTGATAGTGCGGTTTTTGAAGTCACGCCCGATTTTGCGGAATTCTTCGGTAGTCAGGTAACGCAGGTTACGAGTAACATCGTTACGAGTTTTCAGAATCGCAAGACCTTCATCCGTGAACATGAAGTGACGGATCGCAGGGTTGCGAGAACTGATCAACACATCATTGAATTCACGCCAATCCAGAAGTTTGAGTGCTTCAGTAACTGGCACGGCATCTTGCGTACATGCGATTTGAGAACCGAAACGACGAGCGGTACGATTGTTACCGAGAATGTCTTTGATCACAGTGTACGGCATCTGAATGTCAGCAAGTACATTCCAGCCATCCTGGTAGTACGCAGTTTCCAGAAGTTCAATCCACTGATCAGTACTGAGATTAGTTGGCGTCGCACGGTTGTTTTTGATCAGTGATTTGATGATCGGCTTAGACATTTTGAACAGGTAAGTGTTCAGTACTTCAGTGTCTACACCTTCCAGATCACAAATACGAATGGATTTCCATTGTACGTGCGGCAGAAGTGCTTTGTCCAGTGTCAGAAGTGTTGCGTCTTCAATTTGAAGTTTAATCATTTTTCACTACCCTTACGAAGTTAAAGTTAACGACCACGTTTAGACCAGAAATACTTCCTGGACGTTTCGAACCAATTGAAAAGATTGAATGCGACAAACAGAACAATTAAGATCATGTTTATCACGCCTACAATACCATATGCGAAGTTATGTGTAAACTCAGCACTCCTGGCCTGAGTGACAGCACCTAAGCCCATAATAAAGATCCAGAAGAACCACGCAATAGCATTACAAATTGCGAGAACACCGACGAAATCTTTATTCAGTTTAAAGTAGTAGTTAGCACCTGTCCAGTACCCGACGAGGGCAACAATCAGAAATGCTAATACTACGAATGCCAGTACTACACAGATTTCAATAAACATTACAGTTTACCCCGCTTTTTGCCGAAGTACTCTTTCAGTTCACCGAAACCATAATAACATCCGAAGCAAACAATCACCACGTACATTAGCAATGATACGCCAGTACACCACATTAAACCGTAGCGAAAGCCTTTCTCGATGCTTTGTTCAACTAAACTGACGAGTGCCATGTTTACCAGGAAACACATCGCCTGAATACCGATAGCAAGTTTTAACATTTGCTTCGTATCAGATTCCAGTTTAGTATAATAGTCGGCGTATGTCAAGTTCCCGACGAGATAAATTATTGAGATCGCGACCCACACAAACAAGTTGATAGGGGCTAAAATGTCGTACATAGTTACACCACCTTATTACGTTTACGTCCGAAATACTGACGAATGCCACCTGAATGACGCACGAACAGTACTACAGCACCAATTGTTAATACCCATGAACATACGCAGCTAATACCAACGTACATTTCCCAGGGACTGATTTTTTTTGCGGCATCAGGTAAAGCAGCAGCGAATATCACGAAGGATATTACAGTGGCTACTAATGAAAGTAGTTTGTAATCACTGATGAAACTATCTGAGAACTTATCATAGTAATCAGCATAAGTTAAGTAACCAATGTACAGTACTACAACTGACACTAACCAAATGTGTGTGACAATTAATCCATAGAGTTCCATACAATCCCCTTATGATTCTAAGCAGACTTTCTCTGCATGTTTTTCCCACTTATTCGGGAACTGAGTATACAAGCCAGCAAGCTGTACTGGCATACGTAATGATGGCATACGAAGCTTATCACTGTTACGAAGCATGAAGTCCAGGATCTGGTCAGAACCTTTCTGGTCTACACCAAGACTCTTAACAATGTTAGTAGTACGCATGATGTTTTCAATATGAACCATAACACTTTCATTGTCATGAATTTCGAGGTCAATGAACGCACCACGAGTCATAAGAGCACATACATGCGGAGCTAGAGAACTACGACCTTTAGAAATCTTAACCAAATCTTTGTTCGTAATGAATACTACTTTACCTTTGAACTCGAATTGAGTAGGAATTCCAGCATCACGAAGTACCTGAGAAGAACTCATGTAAGTAATGATACGTTTGTCATCTGACTCCAGAGATGCTTTCAGGAGGTTCAGTTTATCTTCTGTATCGAATACATCAACGTCATCGAGTAACAGTACTGAACCCAACTGACGAGCGTTATACAACGCCTGGTATAAACCTAAACCAGTACATTTACCATTCAGATAAAAGTAGTTACAGAAACCTGTATCGTGTGCTTCTTCTAAACGCTGAATGACATTGTATGATTTACCAATACCACTCGCACCCGTTACAGTCATGGACTTAATCGGGTTATACGGATTCAGGATACATTCTACCATATCCATCATTGCGTCGAAGTTATCTGCGATGCGTAATTTCAGTTTTTCACGATGTAAAGACATTTTGACCTCTCTCACTTAACGCAACCATTATAGCAGACAGAAACTGGCGATGCAAGGGTAAATACGTAAAAACAAGAGGATTTTTTACATGCTACCATTTCCACAACTGTTCACATACGGGAACACGATAGAAACAGCACCTGTTTTTTTAATGACAGACTTTTTAACAACGGCTGATATTAAAGATAAAGGTCCATATTCAATACCAGTAACTAATAATGGTAACATTCCTGTCGGGGCTGACGCATACGGAACTTATATGAATTTTACAGGTCTAACAACTCAATGGTTAGAATTTGCTTCAACCAATTTGAATATAGGTGAAGCTGAAATTCGTGTTAAACTATCAAACTTCCAATATAGAAACACGATGTATCAAAATGTTATTTTAGATGGTAGACCATATCAAACAAATGGTCCATATTTAAATTTCGCTTATACATCAAATGTTACAGCACCATTCCAGGTTTATGCGAACTACAATTCAAGCCAAACATTATATTCTGGAACAATTAATGCTGCTTCATACCCAATAGAAGTTATATTAAAAATCAGAACTACAGGAACTTCTATTTTAATTAATGGTGTTCAAGTTGCTAGTTCTTCTAATACTATTAATTTTGTTAATCAACAATTCAAAGTTGGGAGAAATGCTTTTATTGCTACTGCTGCTGTTCCATATCTATATGCTAAAGTATATCATTTAGAGATCAGAAAATACCTATAAAAAAGGGAGCCATCGGCTCCCTTTTCTTTTATGCGATCATTGCTTTGACCGCTTTTACAATCTTCTGCCAGAATGACAGTTCAGCAGGAATCAGGATTGTATGTTGTTCCTGTACTTTCTGTTGCATTTCTTCAGACTGGCGTTGTGTCGCTGCGATGTTCTCTTTACGAATCTTCTCGCGACGCTCAGCTAATGCTGTTTTACTTAACTCGAATACTGAGGATTGAATCTTATTGTGAATCAGATTCAAGAAATCATCAGCAGACATTTTCTTTTTGTTGTACGTCTTGTACACCGAGAAGTTAATGTTTGGGTTCTGGATACGGTACTTATGCTCACGCTCGATAAGCATTACCACCAGCGAGTTCATCAGTTCATTCCATGCATCCGTATTATAACGGGTAAGCAATGAATCGCTTGTATAGTTATAACTATTGTTCGGAGCGGAGATGTTACGAACGAACTTACCATTCTTCATATACATCTCGACCAGATGTTTACGCAGGAACGGAGGGAACACAGCACCTTTAGCTAAATGCTCAATGTCCTTCATCGACCCCAGGTTCTTCTGGAAATCCAGGTAACAGAAGTTCTGTACCAAAGTACGGGCAGCGTTATACGGGTTACGTCCGAATGAGATTTGTTCATCGAACCACGATTTAAACTCACTGTATTCCGCAAACAAATTACCACGAGCGGAGTTACAACGTTCACAGAGTAAATGCTGATTATCAATTGTATCAGCACCCGCCAGTGATTTCAGAATATCATGATCCATAGTCATGGCAGTTGGTTTCTTCTTATACAACTGAGAAGATACTAGTACTAAACCGTTCTGAGGATGAATGGTGAAGTACAGTTTGTCATCACCACAGCAATCACATTTCAATCCATCACGTTTAGCAATGTTGATCAGCATTAAGTTACCACTGCTGATTTTGATTTGTGAGCGTACTGCTTCAGTGTTATCCAGGACGTACTGAGCTTTTACTTTCACGTTGTTCATGCTATCTGCTAATGCTTTCATATCAATTCTCTCTTAAAATTTACAGGGAGTCTTTCGTTTCAGTACAGTCATAATAGCAAAAGGCTCGACGGTCGTCAAGCCCTTTTTGTGTTTATTGTGGAGTAATTGAGTTTCGGTACTTGATTAGACCTTTAACCACGACAGTTAGGCCGCCGATACCACCGAACATACAAACACACATTAAGAACATAAATCCTAATGGCGTTAGTTCATCGGGTTTTAATTTAGTTAGTATCTGAACGAGTAACATAGCGAATGCCATAATCAAATACAGTACTGAGGACAACCGCATATCAAAGTTATCAGTGAAGTACTTGGACACTAATGTATTACGTTTAAAGAATACAAGTATCCATCCACAACAGATGTAAAGAATAAATGAGCACACAACGAATGGTGCTATTACATTTGAAATGTCAATGATATGTTGAAGCATTAAGATTCCTCCCCAAATGGAGAACGCAGATTACGATTACGCTCACAGCGTTTCTTGATACACGCATGAACAATGTTAGTGCTTACCTCAGTGAAAAGATACTCAGCAATCTCTGAACGAGTATAACCCTTTTCGAAAAGGGTATTGAAAGTATCTTGTACTGTTTGTGAAAAAGCCCTTGATGCTTCTTCATTAAGCAGAGCACCGTTAGGTTTCAGATCGTTGTTATGGTCTTCCATAGTACTATCCTCAATGAAAAAGCCCAACTTAGTTGGGCTTTATTAATTACAGAACCAGGTTTGGATGATTTTGTTTAATCGCAGCCACCACATTATCAATTGACGCTATGTAGTTTTTTTCACCTTTACGCAGAACAAGGTTCTTTTGTTTCATGCCGATCAGTTCGTAGTGTTCACCACCGAAGTTGATTACCGCACCTACCGCTGAATCTGTAAGACCGAGTACGACCGTATTAGCACGGAGTTTCGCCATTTCAGAACTATCGCCGCCACTGAATACACCAGAGATTTTCATTTGAAAACCATCGTCAGTGAAGGTACAGCGACCACGTTCCATTTGAGCCAAGCCATGCTTTTCTACGATCTGTATAAACGCTTTGTTCAGGTCAATAGTGATGGCAGCAATTTTGGCACGAATTTCTTCATTAGTCATGATACAAACTCCGGTTCAGTTAAGATAGAGCTATCTTACAGGATAGCTCAGGACTCGTCAAGGACTATTTTAAAGTAAATCCAAATAGTACTTTGGTTTAATTGTGTTGGTATACTTATACCATTCTGGTTTCATAACCAGCTTTTCAATAATACGAGCACGAGATAGTTCTATTTCTGATTCAGTTGGATTGTAATCATTACAGAACTCATGTGGTATATCATTAATACAGTTAATAGCAGTATTAGTTATATTAATACCACGCCGCAAACATTCTGTAACTAAATCTTCATGTCGCATCTTCAGATACAATAACTTGTCATAGAAGAACGTAACATGACCAGTACCGAGAATGTAAGTACTGTTAATTTTGAAAGAGCTTTTGGTTTTACCATCCTGAACATGTTTACGAACAGCACCAAATACACGTGGTAATTCACGATATTCAGCCATAAGGTGTTGGTCAGCGAGTTCTTTAACAGGAATTAGATTAATGCGGGTCATTACTTATTCTCATTTAATTTCAACAAGGCTATAATAGCAAAAAAGGCTGACTCTCGTCAACCTCTTTTTTTGTTACTGCTCACGTTTTACATCATTTAATTTTGGCATTTCTTGCACAACAGTAAATGAATGGAGTGGTTTTTTTCTGTCTTGTGTACTATAAACTTTTCCAACATTGCGTTCAAAGATTATCATCAGTGTGTTATCTTGGCTCACAAAAATTCTATGTTCATCAGTACTGAAAGATTTTACAAAATGAAACCCTTGAGATTTAAGCAAATCAGCAAGGTCTGACATTTTAACAGTATTCCATTTTTTAATAACATTCATGTCCGAACGAATCATAATTAATATCCTTATTAATTTGTTTTCTGTATGTTATTTATTATCCAGACAAATGTTAACCAGTGCTGGCACAGATACTGCCTGATTATCGTGCATATCCACTAGATCAAAAATGTTCTGAGAACAGTAATGAATAGCATTACCAATATCAGTCCCTTGTTCTTTGAGTTCGTTAAGACGTTTGATTATCATCTGGTAGATCATTCTTCTTTCCTTTAGTACTTGGCTCGATTAAACCATTAGCACAATCAATAATGAACTGACGTTTTTCTTCTCTGCTTAAACCATGTGGCATTTCAAAGAAATCATCTTCTTCTAATATGCGATTCAATTCATTGAATGTTTCTTTGCTAAACATTTTTAAGCTTCCCAATAATATCGTAGTACTCTAAATTAATAAGGTACAACAAGTAATCATAGTACTTGATTTCGTCGTCATACCTGGAACGTACTTTGGCTTTATCAGCTTCAGTTTTAGAATTACGAAGTTCTTTATTACGAGTCTTCTGTAGTAATTCTAATTTATCCTTTAGCTGTTTGATAGTACTGTTAACCTCATGGCGTGTAGTCCATGAAGCTTTGTACTTATTCATCGCCGCAATTACGCTCCGTTTCATAACATTTCACCTTAGATACGTATTTCATTTTATAGTACAGGTTATCTAAACGTACAGTATAGATAGCATCGGCAATTAAATCGTCAACTTCCCGTTCTGTTTCAGCCCGGATCACGATGGGAATTTCTTCATACACATCTTCACCGAACTTTAAACCTTTTAGAAGTACATTGTATACTAACATAAAATGTTATCCTCTGTCAAGCAGATTCTTTTGCGAAATAGTTTTTAACTAGCATGAATAGATACCAGTATGATCCTATCACAAGTGCGACATTGATACAAGCGTCCAGATCAACGCTCTTGATGAAAATCACATTAAAGAAGTTCACAAGACCAACAGCAACTAGTGTATATGATGCATAGCTATTTAGCTGCCATTTCTTTTTTAACGCTGGTTCATCAAAGTTCTTATTGAAAATCAATTGTGCCAGATTACTTAGATTAGCATATAAGAATGCCAGTGCTGGAATAATAGCAATGATTAGAATTGCCGATAGAATAACTTCCATTTATATTTCCCTATAAAAAAGGGATACCGAAGTATCCCTAAGTTTGATTACATGAAACCTGAACCAGTCATGCCTTCAGTTGCACGTTCGTTCATAACTTCTGCGAGTGATTGATGTTCTGCTGTACATACTTCAACATCCATACCCAGGAACTGACGAACATTGAACTGCTGTTCTTGTTCGAGTTTCAGGAACTCCAGAGTTTTGAAACAACGACCAGGACGAATCAACGCACTGTCAATATCTGACAGGTTCTTGATGTTCGTACTGATAATGATCTTAACATCTGGTGATGCTAGACCTTCGGCGGCATTCAGTAGACCAGCCATAATATCGTTACCTTCTTCACGAGAATACAGGTGACGATCCACATCTTCAAAGATGAAAATATCTTTGTGTTTAGATGTGTAGATGTTGTTAACGAGTTCAGGAGAGTTCATTACCCCTGGGGTGTCGATAACACTGATGGTACGTTCATCTTCGAATCCGATACCCTGTAACATACGTTTGATGAACGTAGTTTTACCAGTTCCTGGATCACCGTAAAGTACTAAAACGTTCGGTGCTGCTGCCATGAACGCACGTGCGAAATCTTCTGGTGTTTCCGTGAACCACGGATACATGATTTCTGCTGGCATATTGATTTTTGGTGCGTTGAACAGGATACTATTTTCTACCATGTTTCCACGGTTATCCATACTTAGACGGGTAAGAATAGGTGTATCGTTGATGTTCTCACGGTTCTTAATTGCCGCCATGAAATCATCAACTAGACCAATGTCCAACATGAAGGTAAACCCAAAGGTCTTATCTGTACAGTAGTTGAATTCAACACAACCATGTACTTCATTTTCACTGTAGATAAGTTCCTGGAATCCCATACTGATAGTACCGAGATTATGTTCTGAACAGAACTTCTGGATTACTTCTTTATAGGTTTTCTTACCTTCTTTTTCGTTCTCACTGACGTAATAGATTGTCTCACTATGTGAATTAATGAAACGACCAGCCAGTTTATAACGAACTACGTCACGGAAACGCAGGTTATTTGAATACTCAAGAGATGCGTGAACAATATCTTGTACTTGTTCACGTACAGATTGTGATAGATTAGTCATATCAGGTAATTCGATCCTTGGAACGGGGGTTAAATCTATTGCGGTACGTTGATGCTGAGGTGACATAACTTTGATAGATATGCCAGCCTCAGCCAAATAGTTTTGTAAGAGTTTACTCATTGTCTTTCTTTAATTCTGGTACTTTCCATTTGTAGTACAGGTAAGTACTGATACCGTACATTGTGAGATACCACAACCAGAATAAGCCAGAAGCTATTACCTGGAATGGGGTAATGAAGTTACCGAATAGTAGTCCAAAGAACCACAATACAGTAAGTGTATAGAACGGGATTAACGCCACTGTCGGCGATAACCCCACAACAACGGTCATTGTGGAACCCCACAATGACTTTCGTTGTTGGAATTTGGTAACATACAAATCGAACAGGAATAAACTGTTAATCAATGTAGTACCAATTACAAATCCAAAGAGGGTCATTAATTCCCGCCTAAGATGGCGTGTGACCACCACCAAGAAAGGTGTTGCATGAGTTCTTCGTTTTCAAACGCTTCTGGATTAGCACGGATGTAGTTTACCGCTTCATCCCACGTGATGAAATCTTTCTCACCATTGGTAACTGTACGAATCCATTTCTTCGCGATGGTTGTTCCATGTTCACACGCATCACGACGACGCAGGAATGCAGGAGAGAGATCGCAAATAGGTGAATACCCTGCTGATTTCAGCATATGGTTATGTACCAGTACCGGATACTCGTCATGCTCATAAGCATCTTCCAGTACTTCATAGATGTAATGAAGCAATGATTGATAATGAGAGTTATGGCGGTGGAACGGTGCGTTGAATTCTTCCAGCGTAATACTAGGATCAGCCAGGAACCAATAACCACGTTTTTCGTACTGGAAACCTTCACCATGTTCATAAACCAATGCGGTGATAGTATTACCAGGAACAGCACCGGTTTCTACCTGATAAGAATACTCGAATGGTTTAAACCACTCTGCGTGGTTAGCCAGCATGATACCTTTAGTTTCCAGTGTTGCTGAACGCCACAATGTATTCGCCAAAGAAATATTATTGTGTACAGAAACAACATTCCAGAACTCTACTGGCTTATCAGTATAGTTTTCCAGAAAACGATCAATATGACGGCGACCTTCAGCAGTTAATTTGCTGTAAGTCTCAGCATCAACAAAACCAATCTGTTCAGAGAATGGGAAAGAAGCCCAATCAATTGACTGTACTTCTTTACGTTTCAGTTCATTGATATTTGAATCAGTTTTTACGAGCAACTTAATCTTAGTCATAGCCTTAATCCTCAATCTTAATAAGTGAAGTACCGAAAAGTGGATGTTTGTATTCTTGATACATAACACCATTCATTTCAACGATACGTGTTGGAACAGATTTATTCTGACTTGGAAGTACTGGAATGTTGTCAGCACTTTTATTTGAACTTTTATCTACGAACCCTTTGTTAAGACGAAGGAACGAACCGCTACGTTTTACGGATGCTCCACGTTTAACAAAAACCTCAGTACTCTTTGGCTTCTCACGTAAGTATGAGAAGTTCTTAACTGTAGGCAATGGTTCATCTGACCAGTACCAGTCAATATATTCCTGGAGGCCAGCGAACAAATCAGCACGAGTTTGATTACAATCGTAGCACATGGATACAAGGTTGTCAATGCTATTTGACCCACCGAGTGAACGAAGTTTGTCATGGTCAAGCGTATGACGAACTAATGTACCATCCAATTTCTGGAAGTACTTTGGAGATACTTGCGGTATACCACAGCAAGCACAGCATGTATTACGATATATAATGGCTTCATTAATCATTTTATGGACTCCCTTCACGTTGAATAGGAGTCCATTATAGAGGGGGAGTTGACTTATGTCAACGCCTTTTTACGTTTTACTGGTCGAACAAGTCCAGTTCATCAGCGACGGCTTCAGCCAGCCATACCAGATCGCACTTAGCAGAGTCAACTGCATCAGTACTGGACATGATATGACGAGCAATAAATTCATTCCATGAGTACTGTACGTCAGAACGTCCAGCCCACTTCATGGTACGACGCCAACCTTCAGCACAAGGTTCATAAGAACGCAATTCTTCAGAACTCATTACTGGACGAACCTTACCAAACAGTTTACGACTATCGTTATCTGACAGAATCAGAGAACCGAAGCTAATAAACAGATGGTACTGGAACTCAGTAATATCTTCATCTTCTACAGACTGAAGTTCAGCCCATGATTTAACTACGAACTTAGCCCACTCAGGATTGCGAGATTCACCAATTGAGGTTGCCAGTTCTTCAGGGTCGAAGTACTCAGAAGTAGTGATGATGGTTTTGAATTGTGCCAGGGACAGATTCTGATTAGAGATAAGACCAGTACTTTCATAGTCAATATCAGTTGAAGCAATCAGTTTCTTGATCATACTAGGTTTCAGCTTAGCATGATAGATGAAATCATTGTAGTACAAACCAGAAGCTACAAGCATTTCTACTGCTGCGTCAGGGATTTCATCTTGTACGTTCTCAAGAACATCTTGATACAGAAGATGACGGTACTGACGTGGGTTCATGTTCTCGAAAAGTTGTGTGAATTCCTCTAAAGAGATTGGTGATTCGAAACGGTAATCTTCGATATTATTCGCTACTTCTACAATATCGAATTGACCAGTGATTTGAATATGTGCCATTATGTACTACTTTCCTTTATGCTAAGATTTTCTGTACTTCATTACGAACATCTGCTTTTTCTGATACACGTAACAGACTACGCATATCCAGATGTGCGTGATACTTCTGAACAAATTCAACGTCGATGCTTTTAACACGCTCAACGTGATACAACGAAATCAATTCTGCTTCTGCGAGAGTATTCAGTTGTTCGATACTTACATCCAGAGATGGAATCTCGATGAACAGTTTCTTCTCGATAGTTTTGTTGGTTAGTTCTTCAATCAATTGCGGCACAGGAATACCAGCTTTATCAGAGAACTGCTTGATGAAATTTTCGTTACGGAATACAGCGGTCAGCATTGCACGTAGAGTTTCATCATTTGCGTTCTGAAATACTTCAGTATACGCTTCAACGGTGAAACCATTTTGTACTGAATCCTCGATAATATCAGAGAACCAGGAACAGCTAATATTCTCAAAACCAAAGTTACGTCCAGCGGCTACAATCTCATTGATTGAGTTGATGCCAACTGTTTTAATTGCGGTGATTGTTGCCATGTTGCTTCCTTTGTTTACTCAATTAAAAAGCCCAACATAGTTGGGCTTGGAGATACTTATTCTTCATCGGGTTCATCAGTTCCCGATTCATCTTGTTCAGATGAAGCTGGTGCATCAGTACCCTCTGTCATAAATCCACTAAAAGTGGGCATATATTGAATTGGGTTAATGAACCGTGGCTGTACCATTCGTGGTGCTACACGTGCTTCGACCATTTCAGCCATAGCCTGATTGATTGCTGCCATTGCTGATTGTGGATCAGCATTTGGAGCTTCACCACTACTATCAGCATTTGCTTGTACTGGTGGCGGATCGATAACGTCAGCAAACTCTACGTTGAAATCTGCGTCACCCTGACTTTCATCAGTACCAGTAATGTGACGATACGCTTCACGCTGGACACGTTTAGCTTCGAAGCTTAAACGTTCTGGATACTGAGCAACTTCTTCTGGTGTGTTCTCCAGGCAGCGACCCATGATCCAATCAACATATCCGTTCTGGTTCAAACGAGGATGTGATTTCATCAGAGTCAGCATTTCGTTCCAGGTTGGATAGTCATTCGCACGACCAGTAACGCGACGGAACTTACGCAGCCAGATAGTGAAAGAACGCTGACCATCATCACACGGCTGACCAGACATGATACGTTGTTCAGTAATTACTGTATCGTAATAGTCCGGTACTGGCTGCTGAAGATCTTCCAGTGCTTCACGATTCAAATAACGCATACTGCGAGATTGCATAATGAAGCGACGGAACAACCCATCCTTATAGAACAGGAATTCACGAAGTACATCGGAATCACGAGACTGAAGGAAACGATCAAAGAAGCGGCTATAGCTAATTTGATTTTCGAACTTCTCCAGGAACTCAGGAGTAATACACAACTGCTGGTGAGCATGATCCAGATACAGATGTGCGGCGTTTTTAGTCAGGAATTCCAGACTATACTGTTTATCATTACACCAAATATCGGTATCCAGATGGAAACGGGTACGTGATACTTGCTTGCGAGTACTGATAACGAATTCCAACGCAGGTTCATCCATTACGCCAAGGATTGAACCCCAATCAACCCAATCCGCGATTGTGCGGCGTGAAGCATAGTTCACACGAGCGAGGAAATTCAAATCATTGAAGTCCTCAACGAATTCGCTCGGATCGATATGATGCCAAGCGACACGGCGAAGTTCAGCGATAGTCAGATCACGTAAACTTGTCTTTTCAGACGTTACTGTTAACATGTTTGTTGTCCTGTTTGTTAGTCGTTATAACCGAGAATTTCTAAGAATGGTTGACGGAAGTAAGAATTGAACCAGGTATTGGCTAAACCGTCCAGGCCAGTATCTTTACATTCGTTAATGTATTCTTCCCAATTCGTGTACTTCTGTTTACGAGAATTACTATTCCAGTAACCCGTAACAACATCCATCGAATAGTCAGCACGTTCCTGATCCTGATAATCAGCTATCAGTTTATTAATATCTACAGGAACATCGAACCACTGATTGATGAACTGAAGAATCCGCTGAAGTGTAACTTCATCAAAATTACAGTTACTTACAGATTGAACCAGAGAATCCTTACCTGACCGCCATGATAAGTGACGACTCAGATACCGACGGCACATTTCTGGAGTACCCAAGAAGTCCAGTACATCACCGAAACGTTCACGGTACTGAAGAAGTGAACCCATGCTCAGGCGATCAGCATAACGACTGGCGAATTCAGGCGTAATATTACGCTGACCTTCGATGTTCAGACGGCACAGTTTATCACCATTTTCCAGAAGGAACTCAGCAGAGTATTCATGGAGTTGACCAATGTCATCCCAAATGTCTGAACTGTTACGAATGATCGTTTCACATTCTTCTTTAGTCAGACGTTCATTGCGATGGATATAGTACTGAACGTGAGTGGTTGTTGGAACCTGAAGAAGAATATTGCGATGACCAGCACGAAGTAATTCGTACACTTCATCGCAATCCAATTGATCGAGATTGAACTGATTAATGTTATCTACTGTAACATTAGTCAAATCAGCTTTCAAATAGATAGTACCCATTATTGTTGTACCTCTTTTCCTATTATTGAACCAGTGAATATCTTTGATGGGATCATACTATACTCGCCTCGCTCTTGCGAGTCAAGGATTTTCTTTTGCTTCGCAGCAAGAAAATCTAAATTAAAACGTACTTTACCTCATTCATATCTGACGAGATTTGTTGAGGCATTTTCATCCCCCCGCTGGGGGCTTGAAACCTGACGATGATAGTCGTCGGCATTATTGTATTGAGAATTACTTTTAGAGTAGTGCAGAAGCGGGTTGTTCGGTATTCTTCTTATCTCAGTTCTAACAACGGTCGAGGTCTTAGCTCGCATAATACTAAATCTATACAATCAAATCTAGTACTTGAAAACAGCAAAATTTGGACGGATCTATATTGTACAAATTTCGGTGCTTTCTCCCTTATCGGATATTGGTAAGGTAGCATCCTTATATGTCTATCGAGGAAGTACATTACGATTGTAGTACTTCTTTATAGAGCCGCATTGCCGTGGACGGTACAAACTATGCCGATTCCTAACGGGTTTCTTCTGCTCTTTGAACTGCTTGAACTTCTCAACTATCCAATTACATTTTCATCGGACTAGGGTTTACAACATTAGGGGCAATTAGCCCCTATCAAACAGAATTGTATTGGTACATTATAGCACAGAATTTTGTGCCGTTTCACTAATTTGAACAGTATTGTACAGAACGGTGATCACCATTACATTCAATCGCAACACCAACCGACAATGAATGTTCAGCACTTTCAATAGTCATGTAGTTGAAGTTTCGATCCGATTGTAATGAAACCGTACATTTAGAATATACTTCTTTACGGTCAATCACGAAAGGTTTAACACTGTCAATAGTAATAATACCATCAACGCAATTATACTCATGCCTGAAATTAGCATGGTATACTGCTTTAAAATTATGACGAAGTACATTCTGTACATTCGCACAATGAGGATCAGTTTCAATCTTATCCAGTACTGCCTGGTAGTTTTCAGTACTCAGGTCATAGCGTTTCTGAATAAGAGTTCCCCATGATGTTTCTACACCATCAATAAAGATTTGAAGAAAACCACGAGCTAACGTAAAAGTTAACATGAGAACCTACTTTTAAGCTGGTGAAACTTCGTAAAGCACATTTAGTACTTCAACCGCGAATGCCGCCTGTTCAGGAAAACGCTCAGTGTGGTATGCATTAGAAATCAAACCATAATGAGATTTGATCATACCTTTAATGATATTACCACATTCAGATTCGAAATTGTATCCGCAATGAATAGCATCAACAATCACTTCGTCAGAATACTTAGGATGATATAACCCACTTGAGGTTACATAATCAGAGAACAGTACTGGAGCATGAACATCACGAAGTGCCAAATACTGTTTCATGTATTCAGTATCCTGTTCATCAGCACCTTCTGTCCATCCACGCTTAATAGCACCTTCGATGGAATTCATATTCCGTACTAAGTACTTTGAAAGTTCCAAATGATGTGGATTAGTTAGGGCACTTTCGAACAGTTCTTCTGCTTGCCGCAGAGAGTTGATTTGACCTTCACGCATATATTACCTCAGTTGTGAATCCTTTGACCCGCGTCGATTGTAACTTTCTTTAAAAGTACTTTCATGCGTTGTCTGACACTTAATACAGTACTTAACACCTTTCAATGCTAAGCGACGTTTTTCAGGAATTTCATTTCCACAATCCAGGCAGTACATTTCCGATTCACCTTGCGGCAATTGAGAACGAGCAAAGTCGATCCCATTATCTAATGTAGCCTGAATTGTTTCCTGAAAGTTATCTACTGAACCAAAACCACTTGCCATGATTCTCCACTTTAATAATAGTTATCATTATCGTATAGTTCAATCATACCAGGTTCATAAATGAACCCCATTTTCTCTAAGATATTGATTAATTTTTCAATATCAAAAAGTGAAGTACAATCTGAACCATTGGGATGAATAGCACATATTACACTATTACAATCTACAATGGTATAACCAAAATCATTTTCACCTTCAGTGAAACCGACTGATTGATATGTTACACAATCAATAAGTTCGTTATTTTTTTCCCAATGATATTTTGGGACAAAGGCTAAACTGTTAAATTCAAATTCACCATCTCCTTTGAGAACATCGAACAGAATTTGCGTTTCATTTATATTAACATCTAAGATTGACATAGAATCCCCTTATAAACCTTCCAGCTTAAGTTCAATGTCTTCAATACCTGGCTGAACCAGATACAGTGGATCTTTTACTTCGTTCCAGAACTTAACTGCTTTTGACAGAAAAGCTTTACCCTGAACTTCAGTGCCATCAGGCAAAGTCAACGTGTAGTTGATGTTTTGCATCTTTGGTGGTGCGAATGGGCGAACGGTTTTACCAATAACTTGATTGGTATCGTTGTCAACAACAGCATACATATGGATGATAGTCATATCAGACTCCCTTAAAACAACGAGCACGACGAAGCAATGGACCGTATTGTAATACGAAGGAACGGAACATTGGAAATTCACGATACGTAATATTAACGTCGTTATTCGTGATACCACGAATAAACAGTACTGTCACTTCTGGTTGTTCTTTACTGAATTGAATCAGTAATGTTTCAACCATCCCACGCCAGAACTCCCGCTCTTTCCAACCGTTCATACGGTTATTGAATGCGTCAGTAATCAATTGAATTGCGTCAGCTAATTCCTGCTGAGCACGTTCATCGGTGTAACTCAAGTTCCCAACATTAAGAACATGATGGGTTTCCTGAATATTACGCTCACTTAAAATAACAGGAGTGAATTCATACATGATAAGTTCCTCGCCTTAGTTAGTGAGTCTATCTTATCACTATGGTTCAGCCCCGTCAAGGACTTTCAATCGCCATTCATGAATTGAATTGCCATTGTGTCACCTACTATACCGCCACCAAACGCACTACACATCGCTATCGAGCAATCATCGTCCTGTTCAGCTTTGGCTTTCTCTAAACGCTTCTGCTCTGCCTGGATTTGACTATATGGCGTTACCCTTGCTGGTTCTGGCTTAGGCTCATGGATAGAAATCAACAGAATTTCACCAGCAAAGAATAAAACTACAAGTGCAAAAGCAATACAGAATTGTTTCATAATTGTTCCTTAGATAAGTACTGAATTATCGAACACACAAACACCGTTCTCAAATACATTCTTACCATCGCTAACCATGTAACGGGAAGTATTGGTTACAGTATCAATCAATAGAAGAATACTATTCTTCGTGTATTGTGATTTGTAAGTAATAGCGATAGCAGTACCGCTAACTTGTTCACCAGCATTGTAGTACTTCTCAGCACCGAATACAAATGAACCATCATTAGTGTTCGCCTGTACATGCGTCACAGATGGTTTAGTACCTTCTTTGATACAGTTCAGATTATATACGCCAGGTGAAGGATTAACTTCAGCAGTACTGAAGAATGAAGCACCCAGCAGGGCAATACCTAAAAGTAACTTTCTCATAATAGTTTCCAAAAGAAAGTGGGGCAATATTTCCCCACTGTTATTAACATGAACAGGTAAAGAAGGAACCGCGATCACGGTCGTCCGTAGTACGTCCACGAACAATATCATAGTGGTTCCAGAACTCGTCTGAAACATATTCACCTTCCAGCAGTCCACCATAGCACAGGTAATCGTGATAACCTTGTACCCAACGATCTGCGTAATCCATCAGTACATCATAGTCAATACCGAGATTGTCGGCATAGTCGTTGATCCATTGAATGGATGCTTGTTCAGTACTAGCACGTTTTTGTGCTTTCAACAGTTCAGTATTAACTGGTTCTGCTACAGTACTAACAGTGTTGTTCTGAGCCAGGCGTTTCTGAATTTCCAGCATCAGTTCTTCACTACTCAGTTCAGCAATAGATTTCTCTTTAACTGAACTTGGGAAGTCTGGATGTTCCCAAACATGAGCCAGAGAGGTAATCTGACGAGGATATACCACGAGCCAGAATTTCTCACCTTTCTGTACTTTCTCAGTCAGGAATGGATCAACGATACCAACAGCTTTGATGTACTTGTTGAAATCTGAACCATATGCTTTACCATCTTCACCGATACCGATGTTAGAACCAACGGTAAGATCTTCACCTGCTTCCACTGGTTCAACACCTAAGTGAATAGCATCGCGACGTTCTTCGCGAGTATGAATAGTACCGAGAGTTTCCAGAGCATCAGTTGCTACTGAACGTTTATCTTTATGAGACATGTATTACTCCGGGATCAGTTTGTTCAAATGTTTCTGAAGTACTGGACTGTTTGGCTTATTCTTAACGTAATAAGCAATAATCGCCAGGCGTAAACGTTTCTGATATTCTTCAGAAAGATTACTATTACTGTTTGACAGATAAGAGCTTACTTTATTACGCATTGCTTTATCTGTTTCCAGTACTTCAACGATTTGCGGTACTGTTTTGAAACGTAGTGAAGTTGGATTATCTTCAACCCACTGTTCGCGACGAGCCTGTTTAGCCGCATTTACACGTGCAGCGGTAGCTGCTTTACGAACTTTCCAACGTTCACGACGCAAAATACGGAACAGATCATATGACAGTTTAGCGTGTTCGCGAGTTTTGTCATTCATGTTTTGGTTGTTACTGTACAGTTTTACTTTACTTTCCAATTGAGGATCAGAAAGCATTTGGTTTGCCAGTTCTTCAATGGTGAAATTATTGATACCTGACACTAAACCGCGACGACCACCAGCCATAATATATACCTTTAATCAAAGTTGATATTGTTGCGTTCAACGATGCGACGTACTTTATCCATCATATCATTGTAACGGCGTGAAAGAGTTGCCTTAGAAGTTACGAACTTACCTTTACCATCAATATAACCAGATGTGATAATTTCATCAAAGGTATGCATCTTATAACCATCAAGGCCGTGACATAAACCAAGTAACACACGTTCGTGTTCTTCCAGTTCATCCATGATTTCATCCATCACGGTAAGGAAGTCTTTGTTCATGACACGTTCATCAACAACGTAATCAGCACTATCAGAAGTAATCACATCTTTCAGTGTTTGTTCTGAACCTTCTTCACCGCGATTCATCGGTGTGTCAATGCTGAACGTGTTGGCGTTGTAGTTCATTATACGCTTCACTGCCCGAATGTCAATCCCTGTACCAGCAGAAATCTGCTCATTCGTTGGATAGCCAGTGTTTTCAGTCGTATAACGCTCAATGAACGCCTGAATGCGAATGTTATCGCGTGACAGGTGTTCTGGTAACGCAACCATACGAACTTCGTTGTTACCATTACGGTACATATGCTGACGAATAGTAGTTGTAGCGTAAGTACTGAAACGTGTAGTCAATTGACCGTTGTATCCGTAGATCGCTTTCATCAATCCTTCGAAACCATATTGAACTTTATCCTGGAAAGGAATGTTACAGGTACAGTTCTTCGCTTCGTTGTAAACTAGACCGCTATTGAACAGAATGATTTTGTTCTTCGCTTCTTCTACGTTTACACCTTCTTGAACCATTTTAACTAGTTCTTCGTTGCTGATGTATTGTTCCGCTTTAACCGCCGCTTTGAGTTTATCCAGAGTTAGACCACCTTCAGGAACTGAATCATCTGATCCTTCGTCTTCATCATCTTCCGACAATTCCAACAGATCATTGTTTTCATCTTCGAAGCACTCATTCAGTACTTCATCTTGGATTTCTTCTAAGTTTAGTTGTTTCGGACCCACAGCAATCTCCATGTATATATTTTGTACGACAAATTACTTCCAATAAAAAAGGCCATCAAATGATGGCCTTCATCTTTCTTAATATTATTATGCTTCGCGAGTACGGCTAATGATAATATCGTTGCCTTTCTCACGCTTCGCAGCGGTACGTGCTTCTTCCGGTGAACGAGCACCCTGACGAGTACTGAGAGGAACAGAACTACCTTTCTGGAAGTACTCAACAATGTATTCTTTCATAGTGATTACTCCTTCGGTGATAAAGTGAGTTCAACGTGTAAGCCCAGGGCTTCTACACATACCAGCAGTTCATCAATGGTGAACATATAAGAACGTTCATCCAACAGATTTGAAACACGAGCCTGATGCATATCGAATTTACGGGCAAGGTCACGCTGACCTAAACACTGCTCAGCAGCTTCTACCTTAATACGATTAATCAGACGAGATTTGATTTGTTTGATCATGATTAGTACCTTACTTAATAGTGGCTAAATTAAAAGTTGCCGGATTTCTCCGGCGGGTTTTGGTTTGGTAGTGACTCACCCACCGCCTCACCATCCGAAACACCTTTACCGCACTAGGGCTGACCATCTCACAGGTAGTGGGGAATCTATGCTTTACAGTATAGTCGGCTGTTCCCTGGTTGTCAAGGACAGTTGTGAGATTATGCTACACAACGCAGAGACAACTCATTTGCTCACTATCCAACTATCTTATAATATCACAAGCATTTAGCGAATGATAGTACTCGATGTTGGTTTGTGAATCGCTATGTGCTAGTCCTCTCCGAACAGATTATAGCACATAACTTCGCAGTACTTCAATTTTGATTGTGAACTTCGTTCGGGAAGTTCGACACGTGTCGCTAATCAAGCATCTCTCGAAAGAGGTCTGTACCTACGCAATACAGATAACACATGTTTGGAACACACACGGACTAGATCTACCGTACCCGCAGGAAAGTCTTCTGCTGACTTCATCAATACCTTTCGGTAAGTCGTGTTCCTACTCATATATGCGACTGGCAAACCCCTTTCGACCCATCAATTGGCACTAAGCCCACAAAGCGAATCGAACAAGGCGTACACTTCCCGCAATGTTTACTACCGATCTTCGCAATTCCCCGCCGAAACGGGTTATTGTATATTCGAGTTCAGGTATCGACGCTATAAACAGTCATCCTCTTTATACCGGCAATCTTATCCCATTCTCGAAATTGGTTGCCCTTACTATTCAAGGGCGAAGTCAGACATGAACAGGCTTCACAGTTTCCGCCGAATCCGATTTCGGATATACTCGGCTCAACTCCACCTCGGATCTCATAGTATCCCAAGTTCATCGCAATTTGTCAGCTTTAACCCGGTACTTTTGATGGCGATTATTGCTCAATGTCGCCGTACCCAAGTTATTGCTCGCATCATTTATAAGTAAAAGGGTTGAATCAGTTAATTACTTCATGACGGCGATCTCCTATAGTTCCGGTTCGCGGGGCGACGCTGCTCCCGCTGGGTTCTACACGGCAGTCTACACGCTGTAGTACTGCGACTTTTGCTCATTTAGAGCCGCAAATTCAAGATTATCTAGTTTCCAATTAAGTTATAGTTTATCTGTTACATCTGCGTTCAATCCTCTTTGTCAGTTATCGTCGTTTTCACGTTCACTTCAGAGTCTTCATAATACTATCTAGCGAATCGGCTGTCAAGTACTTTTTTCTATTTCTTTCAACTTTTCACCCTTAAGTACTTTACAGTACCAGACAGTGCGAGTGTGCTTCCTGTCTTGAGGTGTCCAGTATATCACAACCACTCAGGCTGTCAAGGACTTTTTTAATCTTTTTTTTACAGAAGGTGCATCTCAGGTGATACCACTAACAAGATGATAATCAATATCATCAGTACTAATTCTTCACCCCAGGACATAATTCTTCTCACTTAATAAGGAGGGGAAACATCCCCTCGATGTAGAACATCTTATCACTTCACGGCTTTTACGTCAAGCCCCCATTTGCCACTAGCATTCGGAGCATAATGTAAAGTACTCTTTACAATTTCTTGTAACTCAACTACTTCATGGACATAGTGAGTACTGACCAGCATGAACTTCCTGGCGTACTCTACAGCGTCCGTAGCGGTTTCGAATAGCTTAGCGTCGCTTTGTAAATTCGTGCGTACTGGAGTCGCCCAGCGGTTTTCACGAATGTACTTGTATTCAGAATCAGTTTGTACACGGATAAAGAACATGTTAACCCCCAACACGGAATGATTTAAATGTGCGTTCGTGATCATACATGATGTGTTCACGAATAACAACACCTTCTTCGATGTGGAATACACGTTCAGCCTTTGGCGTACTGATGGTGATTTGTTTCAGATCTTTCAGTTCTAAAGCAACTTCACCAGCGTACTTAATGAACCCGAATTTCTTACGGTTATAAGTATACGCCACTGACTTAGGTTTAATGGTAATCTCTGTAACACCTTCTTCTTCAATGGTATTACCATCTTGATAGGTTACAATGATTTTGAAAGCACCATATCCAGATTCATCAATTGAATCTTCATTCTGATCCGATGATGACCGAGGAATAACTTCAAAACACAAAAGTATTTCACGGTGATAGATCCCAACTTGTTGCTGTTTGCCATCGAGAATGAATTCACGAACCGCACCATCAGCATCAACTTTTGAAACAATCAACTTCTTATCACGAATAATCGCCGCAATATCAGAGTTTTGAGTATGCATTGCCCTGAACAGTTCTTTGTCTTTAAGACGAATGGAATCACCGACTTTCACTATTTCTGACATGATATTGTCCTCTAGATTAAAAAGTCCAGTACTAGTGTACTGGACAGAAGTATTACTTGAATTCAATGAACGGGCAGATCTTACGCTTCTTCGCCTTGATGAACTCAATCGTTACAGAAGGTTTATAAGTACCTTCTTCGATCTTAACTTCGCGGCGATAGTTACTGTAAATCCGCAGACTTACGCCACCGATCAACGTGAACCAGATCAACAGTGACGCAACGATGTAACGCCAGTTGAATTCACCTTTCGGTAGTATCCACGAATCCGGTAAGAACGAATGTAGCATTGTCATAACAAGGCCACCTACCGCATAGGTAAGGAACCAGGTTAATCCTAGAATGATGAATAGTACAACACCTACACCAACCATGATCATGAATGGTGCGAGTACCATTTGCCAGAAGAATACACACAGTGACGGCGAAGGATCAATGTCGAAGAAACCCCACGCTTTCGCTGTCATGCGATACAGGAACGAACTCTTACTTAGTGAAAGGCTCATTACTTACCTCCCAGGATTGAGTTCACACAGTCACCCATAGTAGGAGCTTTAGTACCGAATTGATAACCACCATAGGCAGCACCAGCGGCAATGAGAGCGATTAACAGCAATGGTTTAAGCATCGTCTTTCTCCAGTTCAGTTATGATTGCTGACAATTCAGCATATGTTTTATTCATATGCATGATACTTTGGTAATACATTCCACCAGGCATACGAGAATTATCTACGTCTTCTTGTGTTAAGTATAACCCATTCTCTATGTAGTAGTCAAGCACAATTTGCCAGGCTTTTGCCGTACAGAGTGCCAACTCTACCAGTACTGGATCATCGGTCTTACGAACCAATGTGATAAATGAATACTCACAAATAGGATATGGAGTATGCCAGTGATCACCACCAAAACGTTTACCCTTCTCAGAAGTAGTCTTAGCAATACTTTCAGCCGCAACCATTTCTGGATTGAAATAGTATTCACGATCCATTAGTTTGAACTCTGGAATTGCGTATGCTGCTTTAGCATCACGAACCATCTCAAGAATACGTTCCGGTACTTCCATATCTTTGTAATCAGCTAAGTACTTATCATACTCTTTAGCCGTTTTATTATAACGGTCAGTATGATAAGCAATGGCTTTATCGAAGTCATGTACCTGGGATTCCAGTAACCCTTTCCCATCGTAGACTGGTCCACGTACTGGATCATAATCATAACCATTCCCAATTACAAGGAACAAATGATCCAGTTGTTCAAGGGCAGTTTCTGAAATAGTATTGTATTCGTATTTCGAGAAACTTAAGTTCGTAAGAAGATTAATTAGCGATGACATATTACTCCAGTAATGTTTTCATGATCACATTCTTTTGTGAACGAACGTGAGCTTCCAGTTTAGCTTTCGCGTTAAAAGTACTATCGATCTGTTTGTACAGTTGATCGATTTCTGATGTACGAATACCTTTGGACTCCACGAAACGATCAGTGATTTCCGAGAACATACCTTTAACACGATTGCTCATGTCAGCGATCTGTACTTCAGTGTCTTTGATGTTTTGTGCGATTTCAAGAATCTGTTCCATTTTTCGAACTCCAGTGCTTGTTTAAGATGATACGATTATACCCGCTCACAGCCAGGCTGTCAACGGGTATTTTCGATTACCAGTCAGAACTTGATGACGAGCTTGAACCGCTGTCATACGAAGAACTATCAGAACTAGATGAAGACCAAGACGAACTTGAATCATCACTAGAACTACTCCAACGTGAAGAAGATGAACTATCATCACTCGAAGATGAACGCCATGAAGACGAGCTATCATCAGATGATGATGAACGCCAGGATGAAGTACTGTCATCTACTGAACTTGAGCGGCTAGAAGATGTATCAACATCAACCGATTTAGATTCAGTACTAACAGGTGCTTCCCAACGATCCTGACGTTCTGTAACCCATGTATCAACCTTTTCAGTTTTTGACTCAGGGATAGAATCAATCACTGTATTAAGTTCTTCGATGGTGTTGTTATGTTCAGTAACTTCCTGAACAATATCATCCATCTGATCCATGTATACATTCGCCAGTACTACTTGAGTAACCAAATCAGGACTAGACGCAGTATCGGTTATAGAGTTACCGTACACTGTCGGACTAGTATAGCGACGCAGTTCAGATTCTTTGTACTTTGTGCTATTACCTACGATCTTATAGCGTTCTTGACGCAAGATGTTTTTGGTTACTGCTTCGATTGTACTGACTTCGCCAGTACTGATCACTTCAACTTCTTCACCTACATAATATGACATATGTCTCCTTTTAGGTTTTCAAAACCTGTACAGATGCTTTACGGACAATGCTATTGTGCATCATCCTGAATGTCATAATGTTGAAACCAATACCGAGTAGGCCAATACTTACCATATAATAACCGTACTGGAAAAGGATTCCTGTCATTATGAATACTACAATTTGCCAAGCAATGCTTAGCTGTTTATCGCCCAATGCGTTGTATAGAGTTACACGCATTTCGCGACAGGACTTATCGACTTCGAATAGTAATGCCAGATGAAATGGAATTAAACACCATGACAACATAGATACTAACGCGACGATAACTGCTGTTAATGTGTACCATTGTCCTGATAAGAACGTTGGTAGATGGAACTGAGTGGCACAGAACTTATAGAAGAAGATCGCCAGTACTGCGAATACTCCAATAAGTGAATTTTTGAGTGTACGAGAATATGACATGTTTGTTCCTTACAATAAGTCGTCTGAACGATCAAGTACTACTGGTTTACGGGCAGCGATCTTTGCTTCTTCGATTGCGTATTCAAGTGCATACTTATTTTGGTTGTCACGATGGATGTAGTTATGAACCCAAAACATGATACAACCCATGATACACCACGGCCAGGCACTAACATAGAAACATAGTACTGCGAACAGAAGGAAGTGATATGTGTACATGAAGCTCACATGTTCAGTTCCAAATGCTTTATAGTAGTTACGTTTCTTAGTATTCTCACCATCATCACAGATAGTTACCTGGTGGAATACGGATATTACTGTAGCACCTACGTATAAGATAACACAGGTAATCCAGTATTTGAATTCCAGAGTACTGTTAAAGAAACGGAACTTTTCGTTAAATTCAACACCAATAACGATCAATTCCACGATAGCAGCTAAGGAAGTAAACAACAGAATATTAGAACGCTTCATAGCATCTCCAGTTAAAACAGGGGAACATAGTTCCCCGTTGTGGTTATTTTAGGGTTACGCCCCAATTCTTCGCCATTGCTTCTTTGAGATTCTTAATCTCGTCGTTGCTCAGTACTGTTTTGTCGGCTTTACGCTGGACAGGTTGTGCTACCTGAACATCAACGCCAACAGAAGTACCACGGCTTAGACCTTCCGTAACGAACTTCTGAACTGCTTTTGCGTTCATGAATTTGCCGTTAACAATGTGACCAAACGTAGTGTTACTGTTACCTGGCATTACGCCGATTTCAGAAAGAGGTACTTCAGTTTTACTAAGAATAGCAATCTTAACAAAACCGTTCACCAGTTTATCAGCTTTCACATCACAGACAACGGCAAATGGTACACCTTCCCAATAGCAAACCCACTTGTTAAAGTTTGCGTCCTGAACCTTCAGGCAATCTTTGAAAGTATAGTACATAAAACTTTCATCAAAGATGCCGAGGAAACCACCTTCATCGGTAATGGTTTCTAACGGGATATAACCAGCACGGTTAATCATCGCTTTAGTAATTTTAGTTGCGAGTACAGATGACATAGCGGAACCTCTCGTACAGTTAATTTTGTTTACATCTTGGATTATAGCATTTCTTGGTAATATGTCAATTATATTACAGTCTTTCGCCGCTCCGCTTTATCACTATTTTCCTCTGCGATCAAATTGTTGTACACTTTTTGAGCTAAGAAAAACACTGATGGCGAAAGAATAAATGCTTCACCGTTAATACAACTACTTTGAAATTCGAAACGTACTGTTTCATTTGAATTGTCAAGTAGACGTTCTTTCTGGATACGAAGTGATTTTTCACCATCGTTACGCCAGTCAGTACTGTAACCAACGCCAACTTTATTTTCTAAAGCTAGGGCTAGTAACTTTTCCAACTTAGAGTTAACTTCAGGAATGAACTTGTATCCATTCTTTATCTGTTTATACGTCAATGAATATGACCAGTAATAGTTCTTAATGAACTCCAGTACTGAATCAGATACTTTGTACGCATAACGAATACGGAAATTAAATCCACCAGAAAACACACTGTACACGATACTGAAGAATATCATATACAGGTAAATGAATAACTCCATCATGGAAGCCTCCGCTTGTAAGCATCCTCGCATTTGTTAATTAAGTTATTACTGATTGCTACGTCAGTACGAACAATCTCAGAACCACTTTGGTAGTACTCAGATGTAATAGCATCAACATCTGGTTCTTGTATTTTAGAATCGAAGTACTGTTGCATATCGTAATAGTACTTCATCTTGTATACCTGAGACATTTTACCTGCGTACCCTGAACAGTACGCATAGTTATGTAATTCACTTGCCTTTGATTCCGGTGAAATAATCAGATACACCGCAATGATAAAAGCCAAGCTAAAGAATTTCATTTTAATCTCCGAGTTTCAAATCTTGTAATGGTTTAAGAATACTGATTACCGGATAGTTCTCAATCTTCTCACGACCTTCAGCACCAGTCATGATAGTTGGAATTGCCGCAATCTCAGAAACGAGGTTATAACCCTCGAACGTAAATTCCTGACACTTCTCGTTATACAAAGCCCATAACACAATATCAGCTTTCTTTTGAATCTTAGGAAGTTGACGAGCACTAATACATGGACCGAAGCGTAACCAGGAACCGTACTTAATACCTTTCACTTCAATGCGAACTCCAGATACATAGAGATCACATTCTCCTTCACGCTTTTCATCCTGGAAAGCAGGATCGATATTGAGATCACGATTGATCAATGTTTCAATTTCATTGAACAATAACCACGAAGCATGTTCCGCAGCCATGCCAACTAAGTGCGAGTGAGCATGATTGAATCCATAAGGTGATTTACCCGCTGGTGCGATCTTAGTGAACTTCTCAGCCTTAGCAATTGCTTTAGCCATGAATGATTCAGCTTCATCGTGGTGTAAACGGATCTTCATTTTATCTTCACGAATGATTAGACGTGTCATATTTTGTACCTCAATTAATTGAACCTCATTATAACAAAAACTTATCCTCCCGTCAAGGAGAATTATTATTGGAGGCTCTTTTGCACTCCACAAAATAATACCATTTTGGTGCTGAAAATTCAAGGAAAAATAAAGAAAACTAGATAAATACTGGAAATAACTTCGGAGGATACCCATATGGCTCACCCAATAGCAGGTGTTAATGAATATAGATATGGCGAATGTGGTTATATCGTTGATGGGGCATTACTTAAAAATAATGTTAAATTAAAAAATATACGCATTTTCAAACAACGTTCAGTTAACATCTTTGATTTAATGGACTATGATACAAATGTCATTTATCAATATGTACGTATTACCGGTTATGATTCATATAATGATGTTCTTGATTATTCAAAAACTGATGATGAACTTTTAAATGAAATTCCAGTCAATACATTCTTTGTTCGTGGATATAATAGTGACATGTCCGTAACAGGATTTGTTATTCGTTTCCAGAATAATAAAGTCTGTTTAGCAGACGGTAGGTATATGTTTGATATGTATATACCTGAATGTAGTATTGGTCCAATTGATATTGGTGTAGTAACTGTTAGTACTATCGCAATTGGCACTACTACTGTAACAGGTACTATTAGTGCTGTTAGCGGATCATTAGATACTACTGGAATGGTTGTTACTATGGAAATCGAAGGTGTTACTTACACAGCAACACTAGATGGTCGTAACTTTACATTCACAGATGTTATTGTAACCGAAACTGGTAATGCTGTAATTACAATTACATCACCAAAATACAATACCAAGGAAGTTGATGTTCCTATTGTAAGTGAAGCTGATACAGATTATGTTACTATGTACGCAGTATCTGGTTCTCAAATGATCGATAATGGTGATGGTACATATACTTTTACATTAGAAAATACAGTACACAGCCGTGGCTCGAATGTTGTAGTTCAGATTCAAAATATTAATGGTACTATCTATAATCCAGATGTTAGTGTAGATAATGCTGGGAACATCACAGTGACTCAAACTGATAATACAGATTATGATATTATAATTGTTGGTCCAACTAATGTGAGAACTGTTTACAGTACTTCTCTAGTATGGTCAGCTAGTGGTTCAGATTTCACAATGTCTATTCCATACAGCACACACATGAAACAAAGCCCATCATTATCAGTATATGATTCTGGTGGTGATCTTGTTCAAGTACTAGTTAGTATTGATAATTCAGATAACATCACTCTTAAAAGTTCCGAGAACTTTACAGGTAAAGTTGTTATCACTGGCGTAACCGCATAACACAGAAAGGCACTCTTAAGAGTGCCTTTCTTTTTGGTATACTATTGCTCTTGATTTCTGAAACTTACATTGATGTACATCTAACCATATAGAAGGATCTACAATATGAGAGTTAGGACGTATCAATATCAGTGTATCAGTGTAAGTACTGAGAGCGTACAATAACTTTTGCCTGTACGATTCTGGTACTAAATCGAATGCGTAACTGCATATGATTACATCATAACGCTTTTCGAAGATACAATTAAAATCAGCTATATCCTCAAAGGAATATGGATAGCATACGAATCCAGTTTCCTCGGTATATCTCTCGTGCATGTACTTGTCAGCACCTTCAATATCAGATACGCCGCAGTGTTTCAATACATTGCTTACAAGGCCATTGCCGCAAGCGAGATCCAGTACTGAAGCGTCTTCAGTAAAGTACTGATAGAACGAATTCATTAAGCAATCATTAACATAATCCTGGTGTGGATTTTCGTATGTAGCTTGTGTATTAGGATCTTGATAGTACTCTTGAACGCCAAGCGTTCGGTACTGTTCAGTTATTTTCATATAACCTCAAACGTAAAAAGGGAGCCATTGGCTCCCTTTTGTGTGGTTCGCGAATTAACGCAGGATTTGTGCGACAATCTGGTTCAGAGTCAGGTTGCCATTCGCACGAGCGAAGTCGAACACCTGAGACTTACGAACTTCAATCACTTCGTCAACCTGAGCGTCAGAGTAGAAACGACGCAGTTGAGCGACCATTGCCTGAACACGAGCATCAGACGCCAGCAGGGATGCTGCTTTGTCTTCAATCGCGGTACGCAGTGCTGCGTCGGACAGGTCAGCTACTACAGTGTCAGCAGCATCGGTACGAGCGGTACGGTTAGTACCGAACACGTCATTCGCTTCAGAAGCGGTAGAACGTGCCGCAGGGCGGGAAGCAGCAGGACGACCGCCAGCCAGAGCCTGTTCCAGAATATCGGTCAGGGTGGTTGCTACGTCTTCAGCAGACTTCGCGGTGCTTGCTTTGGTCACTTTCGCTTTCGCAGTGCCGAACAGACCAGCTACCAGACCGGAGACAGCGGTAACAGCGTCGTTGATTACGCCAGTTACAGAAGTTACGGAATCCAGTACTTCGCCGAGTTCAGCCTGAGCTTCCAGAGCTTCAGCTTCGGTATCGAAGTCCAGATCGATTTCTGCGTTTTCCAGAACGATGGTCAGGGTAGAACCGTTAACAACGGCGAAAGCGAACAGAGCGGAATCGAACAGAGCGTTTTTGAATTGAACTTGCATGGTGTTACCTCTTAGGTTTATTGAGTTTCTTTGTTACATTCATTGTACTACAAATTTTTGGCATACGCAACAGGATTTTCACCTGTATCCCCAGAACCCCTCTCATGGGCGAACCAGAATCCTATTAAGCTATTGTATCAAGTACTGTCTGATAACGCAAGCAAAACATTAGACGATACGTAATATCGTGAAGATGGTCAAGCGTGTTGACCCCTGGCAGCAGCCAGCCGTAAGTCGTACTTTTCAATCTTCTAGTGGAGCTATGCGGATTTGAACCGCAGACCTACTACGTGCAAGGCAGTTGCTCTACCAACTGAGCTATAGCCCCTTATCACGTCCTGACTTATACCGAGTCGGCTTTCGGGCAGACGTGATACACCCCGAAGCACATTGGCTTTGTATAAGTTTGATGCGGGAGAGGGATTTGAACCCCCGACCTCCAGGTTATGAGCCTGGCAAGCTGACCGCTGCTCTACCCCGCATTTCCTATGTGATTATTATACCACAATTTTTTGAGCCGTTCCAATTTTTTTTCAACATTTTTCAATTTCAGAATCAAGCGGCTATCTCTCAATTCATGCTAACATTATACCAGAATTTTTCTGGTCGTTTCAACTTTTTTTCGATTTTTTACATCGCCAAATAAATGAACAATCCAGGAAATACGATGAACAGTACTACCAAACCCCACCAAAAGAATAGATAGGACTTCCAGTTTTGTTTAAAAGTACCGTATTGTGGCATTGCCATTGAGAAGTTAATAAAGAATAACAGACCAATCATCCACATAAAACCAGTACCAATGCTTGATAAGATTACACCCATGATAACTTTCCTCGTTGGTGGTCAATACTGGATTCGAACCAGTGACAGCGACATTATGAGTATCGTGCTCTACCAACTGAGCTAATTGACCCTTGGATAATTTTGTACGTTGTGAGTTAAGTACTGAAGCTCACAACGTGCTTTGTTGATGTGACTAACAGCACGGTTTTGTAACTGGTTAGTCACTGGCTGTACTGAGCTATCAACAATTATATACTGCTGTAACTCGTGTTGTAACGCCATTAATTCACTTTCAATCTGGACTAATCGTTCAGTACTGATCATGTTTTTATCCTCTCACTTAAAACGTGTAAGCATTATTACACGTTGCCTCGCACTCGTCAAGGACTTTTTGGTAGATGGTGGGCTTTCAGGGATTCGAACCCTGGACAAACCGATTAAGAGTCGGCTACTCTAACCAACTGAGTTAAAAGCCCATATCCTTAACTGCTCTCGTCAAAATATAATTGAAGCGACAGCAATCGTAAAACGATAATCCGAACCTTTCTTCCTTCACTATATCACGATATTCAACGATGCTTAGCTTATCTTCCCCTGAATCATCTAAGTTCAGTAGTAGACCAAAATCCACAACACATACTAGAATGTGAAGATCATCTTCTTCATCAAAGTATCCAAGTCGTAGTAATGGTACGGGTGCATCTTCTGCGAAGTACATAATGTACGTAGTACCGTTATAATCAATAGTACCATCTTCATAACGTAAGAAATGATGATAGTTAGTATCGAAGAACTTCGCTATATCCTTTAGTGAGTTTAGTTCATTCATATATATTTCCTTATATATACAGTTCAGTTTAGAGCGTGGAGAGGGATTTGAACCCCCGACTTTACGGATTTGCAATCCGTTCCAATTGACCAGACTCTGGCATCCACGCTAGATTCTTTAAAAGTACAGATGTACCTTTATATCAGGAGTAGCTTGTACGAGTGAACCAAACTCTTTACAGCGTTCTAATATCTCCCAAATAGCAATACATTCAGGTAGTTCCAATATTAGACCATCAGTGGTCATACGTTGGAAATGAGATTCTTCTGAATCTGGAAGTACCTTGTATTCGGTATTTAATGTTGTCTGAAGTTCCTTGGTATTGAAAATAGTACCATCAGGACGTTGTTTAGCAACATAAGAGAATCTTATCCAGTTGTTGTTAGCTCCAGCATTAACGATGCTTAGCTTCCCATCAAGGAATTTCATAACTTCAACTTTTTGTTGATAAGTATTCTGTACTTTTCTATAACCACCGCCACCAGGAACAGCAAAATTATGACCAACATCTTCTTCTTCGGTCACAGTACATCCTAACATCATTTTGAAAATGAGTTCATTGGTAGCAATGATTCTAATTATTTCAAGGTCTTCAGTACAAATAACTGTTCGTTCAGTATTAGACCGTTCTCTTGATATTTCCATGTTAGGCATTTCACGAATGAAACGCCTAACAATGTTAGTTCTGTTTATTAACGAATCTTCCATTTAGATTTTAAATCCTTTAATACAGCTTCCTTTATTTTACTAATATCAGTAAGACATTCAAATGGAAGTACATTATCATGTACTGTCATTTGTTGAAACCATTGTTCTTCAGTTTCATAGTAACGGTACTTTTTATAGGTAACATGTTTTTTAGGTTCACCAATTAATAATGTTACCTGGTTTCTAACCATAGATGCCATAACATTTCGAATAGCAGGATCAGTTTGTTCATCTAATGTTGAATTGAGAATTTCTGCATAATGAGCGTACTGTACTTTTCGTTGTTCATATTCAAGTTGTGATAATGAATCGTTTAACGCATCACCATAAATGTCACGAACTTCAATTACTTTATCAGTAATTCCTAAACAATATCCTTCATTAGAACTAAGGCGTATAGTTCCATCTGGATCAATTTCGTATTGATACAAATCAAAAGATGTATTCAGCAATTCACCTAAACCAGTAAGTACTGCTATTGTAAATTCTTCATTATTAGTAACCGTAGTTTCTTCCATATTGTACCTATAAAAATAGGGAGCAAATTGCTCCCTTCATAATCATTATTTAGATTGGTTTTGACTTGGGTCTACTGGAGCATCAGGTTGAACAGCAGATTCATCAGTACTTGGTGCGTCAATGCCATTAGGATCGGCAGGGATACCAACATCAAGCACTGAATTTTCAGGCTCTTTGTTTAAAGCGGCAAATACTGATTTGATCCAAGACCAAATTTTACTTAATAGATTCATGTAAGTACTCCTAAAATGAAACAGAACTTTGTCTGCTAATTATTTAAGTATTAAGTACTTACATGGAAGGTAAATTTTATTGTCCAGATGTAACAGTTGTAACAGGAGGCTTTTCTTCCTTCGGTTGTGCGTTAGCTGCTGGAACACAACTTACAGAAGTATCCCATGTTACACTATTCGAAACAACATAACAATTCGCGTCAGGTTGTTCTACTTTTTTCATGTAGTACACGTCTTTACCCGAAGTACCGATGATTTGAAGCTTACCAGCATTTGGTGCTAGTTTAGGTTCATCATCTTCCGGTTCAGGAACGGCAACAGGTTCCGGTTCTTCGGGTTTCGCTTCTGGCTTGTTCTCAGCACTGACAGTACTTTGAACCTCAGTTTTCACAGAAGTTGGAGCCGAATCAGCAGAAGTACTTGAAGCAGTACTTTGTACTGGATCAGCATCGGACTGCTTTTGAGTTCCAGTAGTTGTCGGTGTGTTAACCGCTGGTGCTTTAGCTTCAGCAACAGTTTTGGTTGGAGTATCACCTGAACTCGTTGGAGTATCATCAGGGAATGGTTCACAACCGGATAGCAGTACTGAAGTTGTTGCTACTACGAGTGTCATAACTATTGCGAAACGTTTCATTATATACCCTGTTAGTGTTTGTAATCACCTGGTACTTCATCCATTTCACCAATGTAGCGAGCTACAATATAGTAATCTGGTGTTTCTTCAGGTAAATCTTTATTACATTCAGTTATGGCGGCATTGGCTTCTTCAATGGTATCAAAACCACGATGCCAAATTTCACCACCCCAACCACGTTCTGATTCAACATATTGTACTACGTGCATTTAACTTCCTACAAATTTCAACTGTTTAATATCTACGATAGATTCATCTTCTTCAAAAGTGAATCCCCACAATCCAGTATATGGATTGCGTTCACAGGTTTTCACTGTAGCAGTGAACAAACCACTTTTAAATGGTTTACCTGAACGTTTCTGTACTACTGAACCTTTGCGATTCTGATTTTCTTTCCATACCTGAAAATCTTCTTGACGCATATATTCGCGGCGATCTTCATATTTGGAAACAAACCATTTGGGAATGTCGTATGAATTGTAGTTACGAATAACATCAGCGTAATACACTTCATCGCAATCAAAGGTTGGCGTAATAAGAATATCAACTTCTCCAGGAATCTTATCAAGTTTCCCTTCGTAATGCATCCAACGTGCTACTTCAACACCTTCATCGAACACGTTACCAATCTCTTTACCCAATTCATAATCAGTCGCAATGATTGTCAGCATTTTGCTAGTTAACATACGAGAAGATGGGCTGATACAGATAATAACAGAACGCATGGCTTTAGTAGTTGGCATGATATTCTCTCTTTATTAAAAGTTGAGTACAATAGGGGTTTCACCTACACTGACGACCAGCATTACCTGTTAAAATCGCTGCTCTATAATTAAGCTATATACTCTACAATAGGAACACTACACAGAAGATAGGTCTGATTGCCTCGGATGCTTTCGCAGTTGCCGTAGTGTAATTGGTGACACGAGTTGGATTCGAACCAACGTAGCCCTTTCGGACGGCAGATTTACAGTCTGCTGGTTTTAGCCACTCACCCACCGTGCCAGGTGTTTAATGATAGTACCGCATGGCAGCGGTACTGTCAAGGCTTTTATGAGATGTATTCTACGTGGTTAACCACATAGCAGTACTCGTCATCGTAATACGTACTACCGAAAGCACCTTTCAGGATTTGGATCTTGTTCTTTAAACAAAAATCCTCGAACACTTGAATGTTCGCAAACACCTTGAACGGTACTTTGTGAGAACTATCTTCATAACGATGATAGTAATCAACTGCTGCTACTTGAGTCGTCATGATTTCTCTCCGATTCAGATTTACGAACATGATCAATAAAATCATTAATCCGAGTATACACAGCATGTTCGCTCATGTCAAGCCCATTGTTAACTGAGTTTTCACCCATACATGCGTGAATCCCTTCGCAGCCACAACGAGGACATTTGCCTAATTTCATTACCACATTCGCCTACCAGTGAGGAACGCAAGTGAGATGATTGTCATCACAATAGCAGTTACCCATGCTGCGAATTTGATCACAGCTAATACAAAGAACCCAAAGGTCATTGCTGCTGGACCGATTGTACATACTTGCCAAATAGCAACTAGTACAGCACCTGAACACAATGAACCAAAGAATACTTGAAATGATGTTACGATAAACGCAATGATTGCGAAGAACGCAACTCCAACAGCATCTTTCATGTTTTTACCTTATTGTAGTTTTCCTGAATCCTTGAACTCCTTCGAGTTTGTTGATTTCACGAACAGCTTCTTCAACTGAACCAAAGATTCGAGACTTGTTATTACTGAACATCACTTCACCATTTTTAGTGATACAGTATCCCCAACCACCATCACCATTTTCACGAGAAATCCCATAAGGACTCGCTGGTAATGCTGCTTCAGGGTTTACTACCTGGTTGAATAACCGTGCGGCAGTTTTCTTATTCATTACGTACACAATACAAATGGTGATGAACGCAATGAGACAACAGAATAGCAGTACTTGAATGTCACTCATATTATCAATCCAATTTAGTTACACGAACACGATCAAGTTTTTCGTACTTGTTCATGGCTGATACAGCATCTTCCATATCATGGTAAACAGTATATTGATTAGATGAACCACTTAATGTCATATGCCGTCCATTTTTCAAAATGGTAAATCCAATCTTACCAGCTTGTGTTTTAGCTGGATATATTGAATATGGACTTTCAGGTAAATCAGAATCAATTTCTTCATGTACCCGTACTGTCTTGATGTAGATATTAGCAGCGATGCTTTTGACATTAATGTACATCAAACATGCCGCACCGAATACAACTAAAGCTGCGATTAGTAATGGATGCATTTTACACCACCTTAGTATGTGTATAGCCTTCCAATTGTTCTAACTCATTCAGTGACGTTTGAGCTTCTTTAGCAGTACTGAAACGCCTATCCACATGCATTGTATTACCTTTATAGATGTAATACAGATCTTTGTTTTGATACGTATTCCAATATCGTGCGATACGATATGGAGACTGTTTGAGTTCGCCAGGTTTAGGTGGTTCAGGTTCTTCCACTAAACGGACATACAAAATACTGGAAATCCGAAGATAACCAAAGTACGAAAACATTGCCGCAGCAAGTAATAGTACTGATACAATTAACAAAACGATATTAGTCGTCATATTAAGCTTTCCCATTCAGTACGGAGCAATACCATTGAAGTAAATCAAGGTACGCTTGTTGTTCATAGGTACGTTCTTTGATAGAACGCATAGCTCGCATATCATCAATGATCCACTGTTCAGGTTTCATCGTCGTCCTCGATAGGTTTATTTAGATCAACTTCAACACCAGCAGTTAACTCCTTAATGTGATTCCACATTTCAGTACTAACTGGTACTAAGTTTTCAGGATGTTCATCAATATCTTTGGATAAGAAATCCAGGAATTGTTCTTCATAATTACCCAAGCATTCTTTAGGAAGTCTAGAATCAATGGCAATTACATGTTTGTAAACATCATATTTCTTCTCATAACCCCAAATTATAGAGGGTGGTTCAACAACAGTACTTAGTACTTGAATGGTGTCATCAATTAGGTTTAACTCTACAGCGTCAAGAAAATCTTCATAAGATAAATTCTCAACATAATATCGAGTACTTTCATCCTCACTAAACAAAAACAAGCCTCTCCCATATCCTCTAGGGAAACTTCCAGAAAAACCTGTCATTGTTGGGGTATGTGATTTCTTTGTAGATATAAATTCTAAAAAATGTTCCATAAGAGTACCTTAAAAGTTAGTACACCGTATCCGGCTTGAACGGATGACCTCGGAGTTAAAAGCTCCTTGCTCTACCAACTGAGCTAACGGTGCATAGTACTTAATAGTAGGAGGGATTCGAACCACACATTTTCCTAATCTGAATAGGGAATCGTTACCAATTGACTTACTACTATTAAGTTCTGTTTTTATTTGTCGTCCAATTTCTTGAACATATCCAGAAGTTGTTCTGCTTTTTCATCAACAGTACCTTCTAGATGAATGGTCTTAGCGTTAAGATTCAATAACGCAGCAACTTGTTCAGGATTAACATTATCGAATTCATCAATAATGATAACACCTTTAGGGTCGCCATGAATAACTCCACGCTGAATGAAATCATCATCGACATTCATTGATTGTTCAATGAAGTCTTCAAGACCTTTATTCTTTTGTGGTTCCATCTTGACCATCCTTTGTGAGTGATTTTACTCGACTGATACCTAAATTTTTACCACAATCTTTACAGATGCGTTGATATTCAAGTTCTGTAAGATTCGGTTTATAATGAATTTTACAAACTTCCATACTGACATAATGCCCACATAATAGCTGCTTGAAAAACTTCATCATAAATTAAGGCTCAAGTATATCCAATAGTTCATCAGGGTAGTCTAAGCTACATGCTATAATACCTTCAACGAATTCACCATTTTCAGGATCAACAGCAGTACCTTTAAACAATTGAAATTCTTCTTCCGGTTCTGAACCAGAAATATCTTTTACTTCATAACCTGCCATTTTAGCAAGTTGTTCGATTTGCTTACGATTTAAAATCATAACTTTCCTTATTAGGGGAACCGGAGTTCCCCACGTAGACGATTATTAAGCGTCTTTAGATTCCTTCACTGGATCATTCAAATGCTTATGAATAGCATCCTGGAGTGAATAACCTTGATAACGACGCTTGCCTACATACACGTCATGGGAAACCCAATTGGCTGGCGTACCAGTACTTGTTTCCCATTTCAGCGGAGTTGGAACCAGACGCACTTCATTAGTAATGATGAAGTCCAGAATCGCCGCAGCAGAAAGCTGATGGGAAGCAGTTGACATGTCAAAGATTTTCGCTTCGTAGATTTCCGTAGTATCTACGCTTTTACAATAACACTGGAAAGTAACTTCACCTTCCGCATTACGAGTTGTTGTAGTTTGTGCCGACAGAATAGCAGAAACTTGTTCGTTTGCTTCTTTCTGAGAGGCCGAGAGAATCGTAACGGGCGTGTCTTCCACACGATTCTCAAGAGGCCACAGACTTACTAAGTTGATAGTACTTTTAATCTTGCTCATTTTCCGGTTCCCATTATTGAATTAACGGCGGTAGTGTAACATACAGGCCGCAGCCTGTCAAGGACATTTTAAAAGTAATTGGTGTACCCAGCGAGATTCGAACTCGCGACCTTCGGACTTTCAAACCGACGCTCTAACCAACTGAGCTACAGGTACAGATTAGCACAATTTTAAACGTTGTGCAACCGTTTTGTGTGGCTGGAGAGATTCGAACTCTCGTCATCTGCGTCACAGGCAGGAACATTAACCAACTATGCTTACAACCACCACTGATTATTCGATTATTTCAGCATATGGCATGAACGGAAATTCAGTACCATCATCTAAATGATGTGCTTCTTTTTCAGTACTTCCCCAATCGTACAGGAACATACCATCAACCCACATTGCTTCTTGAACATCTCCGAATACTTTATACCAACGAGCTTGTTTCATCTCATGCTTAGGTATAACTCGGAAACCAGGAACTTCAGCAATTGGCTCAAATACATCATGAACATTATCATCTTCTGGATGTTTAATCGTCATGTTATATTCATCACCGTACCATTCAGTTTTAATGAAATGGAATTTATATCCATCCCATACAGCTTCTGAAGTACTGCGTGATTTACCAATGTACTTAACACCAGGTACTAAATGACTTTTTGGAATCATTTCTTTTTTGCCTTATGCTTAGCAATATTATTTTGAATCTCACCATAGTAAAGTACTTTACCACGTGGAGCATCATCTTTGTTATGACGAGTTCTGGCTGAACTAGTATGCTTATTACCAGCACCTAACTTATCACACCACCGCATCATTTCACGACATATCCAACCAATGTCAGAACGTAGTTCACATGCCATTTCATCGCTGAATTTACCATTAACAAATAGTCTTGCATGCCAACGGTTCTTAATCTTAGTTACTTTAATATCAGTACTGGATTCAGTACTTAATAACATTTGTCTACTACGTTTCATTAGTATTCTTCCAATTTAATACGTATTGATGTACTTGTTCTTCAATCAAATATTTAAAGTCACTATGCATATATTGATGATGGGTAGGACATAAAGGAACTAAGTTTGCTGGATCATTGTTATGATGGTTTTCATCATAATGATGAACCGAAACTATATTTTCTTCTGAACATACAACACACTTTTTAGTATGATGATGGAAGCAAATAGTACGATATGTTTTAGTACTATTGTTATTCCCATCAGCTATTGCTTTTTGGTGGCTTCCATTGTTAATACCACTTCTAAAATATGTATTAGAACAAGAATGTGAACATGTCACTTTTGATTCAATTTTACGCTCCATGAATTCTTTATCACATACTGGACAAATTCTAAATTCATAAACTTTCATCTTGAATTCATAATCTAAATCAACATCTAATGCTGATAGTTTGCATTTAATGTCTCTTATCATTCTAGAATTAGGATTACGTGAATATCCAAGAGATTCATAAAAATCACCTTTTGTTTTACTTTCACTAATAATTTCTAGTATTTCTAATTTTGTCAAATCCATTTGAAAATCTCCATATCGTTTAAGATATTTATCATTTTCATTGGATTTGAATCTGTCGGAGTGGTAGGATTTGAACCCACGGCTTTTCCGCCCCAAACGGAACACTCTACCAAACTGAGCTACACTCCGAAGTGTATTGTGTGCTTGTTACAAGATTCGAACTTGTGACTTCCACCGTGTAAAGATGGCACTCTAACCAACTGAGTTAAACAAGCAATTAGTCGGAATGATAGGACTCGAACCTACATAAACTCCTAGCCCCAAACTAGGCGGCTAACCAATTAGCCCACACTCCGATTATAGCACAATTTCTTGTGCCGTTTCATTTTATTTTAAGCTGTTTCTTCAGCTTCTTCTTCAGTACCGTACAACTCACTAAGTTTACGTAGGTACTTAATATAACGATGTTCTAAGAATCCCAAATCGTATTGAGTACTAATCTGGAACATCCATTCTGGACCAACATCATAGTCCAAGTTGAATTCATATTCAGAACCCCAATTGGATTCAGTTGAACTTTTAGCTTCTCTATAATGACGACCTACCCAAACACTCATATGATCATTATGACAAGTAACTATTGTTCTTGAATCATCCTGGTCTACAGTGATAGCTAGTTGGTCTATCATATTCGCTTCAATTGAAAAGGTATTACCTTGTAAAAGAACTGCTTTTTGAACGTACAGGAAATCATAAATTGTATCTCTGTCTTGCTCACTTACTTCAGTATAGACTTTAAATTTCTGTACTAATGTCCTTGCTGCCATTTACTGCTCCAAATAAAAAAGGAGAGCACCCTTAAGGGAACTCTCCTATCAAAAATTCATAGATTTGTTTAAGTAGCATGATTTCATCGAATGTTAGATCGTAATAATCATGTACAGTACTTTGCTGAAAGAATGATTCTTCTGAATGTACTTTATCTATGTATCGGGGAGTTCCATCGAAATACACATATTGTGTGTTAAAACAAAACCCCGTATCATGGATATAAGCGTACTTTCGGAAGTACTCATATGTGAAGTACGAACTACAGTACTCAATGCCTACTTTCTGACATATATCTAGTACGTAATGTATCTTCGTCCATTGTTCGGAGGAAGGAAAATCTCTTTTATCAGGATAATCCTTCCAACTTTCATCATGCATTCTCTTTCTCGGTAGCAATCATTTCTAAGTGCTTACGAATCCAACGCATGAAGAATGTGGCTTTGTCTTCATTTTTAAATTCTGCGTTACCAGTATCAGCTACGGGAACGGGGAACATAAAGCCACATTCAGTAGTATACCATAACTCATTTTCTTTATAATGGCTAAAATAGACTTTTTTGTCTTTAACCATGTCTTTCAATGTTTTCATTTCGTTAATCCTTAGATTGGTGTTCATGGCAGGACTCGAACCTGCGACCCTTTGTTTCGTAGACAAATGCTCTAATTCCAACTGAGCTACACAAACAATTTATTTTTACTTTACTTCTTATCGGTGTACTTTCGTACTCAATACCCTTGCGGATCTGCCCGTCCGAAGACGAGGGCTTGACGTTTTACAGTACTGGACTAACCTTTTTACAGGAAACGGAGGGCGATATTTCTATCCAAGTAACCCCTCTTTTTTATTTATACAATTTCAGTTATTTCAATGTAATCGGAATCACTAATAGCACCCATTACCTGATATTTCTTTCCATTGTACAAATAGACTTCATCCCAAAGATGAAGTGACGAACCTGATGAAATCATTTCACCGTGTTCTTGTAACTCTTGATACGATACCATTTATTTAGTCTCAAAGGTATCAGTACTTTTCAGTACGCATTGATGCGTCATCAAACCAAAATCACCATATTGGGTTGTTACCTTATTACGGCACTCTTTTTCAATAAGATGATTCAGTACTGCTTGATTGTTGGCTGTCAGTACTACAGTGTCTTCGCGAGAAGATTCACCATCGTATGAATACCAAGTATGTTCAAAAATTAATACTGCTTTATGCATTTGGATTTCCACACATCAAGCCAACACTTTGTTCTAAACGTGCGGCTTTTTCAGCATCCCATTCGGGATAAGTTTCTTTATGTCGCCACGTCATTGTATGAATGATTTCGGCTTCAGTCCATAGACCGCCTTTATACTTACGGCGACCAAGACCACGAGAACGCATTAATATGCTTTTCTTTACCATGTTACGATAACGGTGATTGTTTTGAACATGTTCACCAGATGATGCCATTACAGCATCAAAGATACGCTTTTTTGCTTTCTTATTCATAAGTTTCCTTATAATTAGCGGAACCAGCGGGAATCGAACCCGCCCCACTCCCGTGACAGGGGAGTATCCTAACCGATAAACGATGGCTCCAACAGATATTATAACCTGTTCATGGCAATAATATCAAAATATGTTTCTGGCATGTTATGTAGTTCTTTTAAGATATTTTGAACTTCAAAAATGTCAGTTAATTCTTCATCAGTACTGATGATTGTGGAATCAGTTTCTTTGACATGTTCGCCTGAACTGTCTTCCCAATACGCCCCACGCCTGAAATATGTGTATTCATAACGTACAAAGTACTTAAACATCATTTCCCCTTAAACACGTCGCGTGTAGCATCGCGTTCTTCGTTCACAACGATATGTGACTTAGTAGCCATAACACCCTGAATGTAACCTAACCAACGATGTTTCTTTGTTTCAGACATATCAGGTTTAGATAATTCAGTTAACATCCACGCTAAATGACTATCAGTAAGTGCCTCATTTGAATTTTCAACTGGTTCACAATTTAATAGATCAAAGTAACGTTGGCGAAGTTCAGGATAAAAATCACCATGAATTGGTTTACTTTCTTCCTGCATCTTTTTAAGCATATCAATCGAAATAAGTACTGAATTTGAATACAAAGAAGTATCTAAACTATCTAATGTACCATTTAAGTACTGTTCAATTACAAATTTAGCACCAGCATGAATCTGTAATCTTCCACGTTCGATCAAATCAATCATGCGTTCTTTATCACGAATAAGAATATCGAACGCATAACGTGCTTGTGAGATTTCTGATGAAGTCATGTCACTCACCAAAGCGTTCATTCAAACGACGCATTACAGCATCAATGAATTCAACTGCTTTTTCTGGTGGTAAATTATCAGGCAGTGTCATTCGAAACATACCTTCATCTTCACCAGCATCGATCATTTTCTGAACCATTTCTTCAATCTGGTTCGCAAAATCTTCGATTGAAACTGGTTTAATACCAGCTTTTGCTTTCTCCATTTTGTCTACTTCTTTGAAGTAAGCGAAGTGCATAAACTCACGTGCCATATCAGTGTTCCTCATTTTGAGAATAAAGACTAGAATCTATTATTTTGGGTTTTCAAGATAAGTGAAATAAAATAGTGTTTGCTGTTAGATTCTAAATTTGTTATTTGGTCTTAAGTTCTGCTACTACAGCAGCAACTAAGTCCGGTGTAAAATCAATGCCGAAAACTTCGGAATAATGTTTTACTGTACCTTCATAACCATGACGCTTTTCATTCAAGCGATAACGCAATTCCATAATCGCATTGTCATAGTTAAACCAAGGATTGTTTTGACTCGCATTCAAGCGACCCCAATCAGTCAATGGTACGAAACCTTCATCAGCAGACTTACCCCGAAGAATATTATAGATAATATGCTCGTGTACAGTGTGCTCTTTTTCCAGTTTCCAGGTTGTTTTTACAGTAATGAATTGTTCTTTGGTCAACATAGTATGTTCCTTTTGGATAGTAATTAATTTAGTGTTTTGTTCTGAATTAACTTTATCCGGTGGACCAGTACTGAATTTCTATAGCATCATAAGATTTACCTTTTGTTTGTTTATGTTAGAGCGGGATACAGGATTTGAACCTGCGTAAACTATTCGCCGCCTGCTTGGAAGGCAGGTGCTCTACCACTGAGCTAATCCCGCTAGGATGTACTGCCGCTCTCAGTACTGTATATACTTGATTATTACAATCTGACCTATACAGGTGCATCGCGGTTCTCGTCATATAATTTTACAAGCTGGGAGAATCATTCAAGCTTGTTTCACACAGGAAGTAATGAAATCTTTAAATTGGCAGGCCGGAGAGGGTTCGAACCTCTGATCCGAGAATCAAAATCTCGTGTGTTACCAATTACACCACCAGCCTAATCAAGAATCTATATATTATTCAACCGTTTTACTTGCTGGAAGATTCTTTGTAATATTTGGATTACATATTATTAAACCATCCAAATATCACTTTGCGGTAAAGGGGAATTTCGAAATCCCGACCATCTCCTTAACAGGGAGCCGCTCTGCCTCTGAGCTACAATACCAAGTTGTTGTTTTTCTTACTTATATTATACCACATTTTTTAGTGGCGTTTCATCTTTTTTTCAAAGAAATAGGCTGGAATCCATTTTGATTTTTCAATTAACAGTTGATTTCATTTATGGTTGCTGCTGGATTCCAAATTCGGTTTTATTCAATTAAAGCTAGAATCTATTTTTGTTTTCTATATCCGAGAAGTTTTAATTGCTGGTAGATTCTAAATGAGTACAAATTGAGTTTACAGAAGTCCTTCCAAGGGACTAATACGTATTCTATTCTGACCTTAGTAGGATAACATGCTATCCGTGTCACACCATAGTACGCCTGGTGAATTTGATTAATACTGGAATTTATTTCGTTTTAGGCGGCTGCTCTCCCAACTGAGCTACAGTACTAGTACTGACAGGACTCGAACCTGCGACATGCTGCGTGATAGAAAGTGTTTGCTGTTAAATTCCAAATTTGTTACTAACGCATTAACGTTTAGGTTGATGCGGGTTGTTACGATTCAAAGTTTCATAACTATGATCGTTACGGCGTGAATGATGTGGATTATTACGATTCAACGTTTCGTAACTATGGTCATTGCGTTTTGAACTATGAGCATTGCCTGACATATTATCACCTTTATAGTTGAAGGTAAGGATTATAGTTCGGATCACTGAATATGTCGTACTCTTTATGTTTACCATCCACAATAGTGTAGAAAGTAAAATTGACAGAGTTATATGATTTACGGTCATCTTCTAAGTATATTGAAGTACTAGAACCACCGATATTCACACGATTCACAACATAATAATGATCAGAATCTAACGCTAATGCGTTTATTCTATCACTTTCGTAACCAGCGTTAAGCTCAGTTACTTTAGCATATAAAATATCCATATCTTACCTAATTAATACAAGAATTCATCGTTTATTGGATAGCCGTGTCTACCAGTTTCACCATCACTATTCGTACTGACATAGTTCGTAGGACTCGAACCTACACGCCATAAGGCCGCTATTTGGGTTAACATTTAGTTGCTGTTGAATTCTTTAAGTTCTTGTTGTAGTACGTTATAGGCTTACTGATTCATCCAAAGTGCTACCTATTGTGTTGGATAATTTCACAGTACTACTTAGTGGGAATAGCTGGACTCGAACCAGCGGCGACTCGATTATCGGTCGAGCATTCTACCAACTGAATTATATTCCCATATAATGCCTGTTACCAGGCATAATCACCAGTGCCGATGTAACAAGCTTTGTTACAATGACCACTCATGGCATCAAGTACATCGTTAAGTTCTTCGATACGTGGATCATCATCTTCCATGTCAAAGAACACATAAGTCAGTGCTTGATATAAATCAATGTTATTTGAACGTTCATTTGAATCAACAAATTTACGAACAGCTTCGTGCATATTAGCACTATTCAGGATTTCATCTACGATGGTTTCCATAGTATCACCTACAAGGATATGGTACAATGTTATGATGTTCTCTAAGAAATTCTATGCTATGATTAACTTTCATCATATCTTCGAAGTACTTAACGAACTCGCGTAACCGTGTTACAAATTCGTAACTGAACGGAACTTCTTTTAACGTACTTAATTGGAAGTGCCATTCCTCACTTATACTGTAAGGAAAACCATTGACTTTGAATAAATCTTCATCGTCTTCATCCCAATAATGTACGTTGAACCTGTTTGATAACAAGTCAACTACTATTGAAAGGGTGTTATCCTTTTCGTCCGACAAATAAAAATGGATTATCCCATCTCGTGAAGAATAATGATCATTGTCATTAAAAACCACAGTATTAGATAATCCATTAATATTCGATCTACATCGTTCCGGTACATGTAATAACGAAATGAGATATTCTTCTCCAATTTCGTACAACACATCGTATTTGCTCATTTAGAATGAATCCGGTTTTGCTACGCTCCGTACTGCCGACATGAAACCTTTTTGGAGGTCAGTCTTGGCAATCGCCAGCCAACGTTTATCAATATCAGGATGATCTTCAAGTGCTTCGATCATATCTCCGACTTTAGCAGCTAAGTCCTTAATTGCGTTCATCGCATTAATTTCTTGCTGATTAAGATCTCGATACCCTTTAATTTGTTTGTGTTGATTATCCATAATCATTATCTCTCAATTAAATGCTGGAATCCACAAGGTCAAAGTAAAAGTTTGATTTTTGTGTGGTTGCTGGAGGATTCCAAATTCTTTATTCTACGTAGCCGATAAAGCCAACGTGTTCTTTAACAGTACTTTTCTTCTTGGTTTCTTCGTCATGAACTTCACGTTCAAAAACTACTGGTTCCAATAGAACAACTGCTTTTTGTGCTCCGAAGATATTGCTAACTTGTTCGTCATTCAATTCTTCAGCACTAGTATGACGACGCAAAGCACCATCTACTTTGTAGTAGTAATCGTAAAACATTTTTTCTTCCTTGTGTGATTGGCGGTAAAGAGAGGATTTGAACCTCCGAGGCTAGGGATTACCTAACCTGGCCGCTTTCCAGGCGACTGCATTAAGCCAAGCTCTGCCACTTTACCATGTTCGTTGTATGGCTTCAACTTTATTTAGTAATTTTAAACACTAAATTAAAAAGCTAGAATCTATAATCTTTGTTTTCACCAATTGAATAAGAGTATGTTTGCTGTTAGATTCTATGCGAGAAAGGTTGGACTCGAACCAACGACCAGGCCATTAAAAGTGGATGAAGTATGGTTGCTGAGAAATTACAGTACTGTAATTTTGGGTTTCTACCTGCTCTACCAACTGAGCTACTTTCTCATAAATTTTTAGGGGCAAGGAATGGAGTTGAACCATTTCCAGGATCAGTGGCATCTCCAGTGTTTTATCACTCAGAAGACAATGCCCATTGGGTAATTAAGTTCCTCAAGCCTCTACTAAGTTATAGTTCCCTATAGATGAATATAACGTTCGCTTTCTGCGGCCTCTAATGTGCCTATCCTTAATTACTTGGAGGAAGATGTGGGATTCGAACCCACGGAGGGCTATTAACCCCCTCTAGTTTTCAAGACTAGTGCAATCGGCCTCTCTGCCAATCTTCCAAAAAAGTACTTCACAGTACTTTGTACGCTGGATTCTCTATTAATTGAGCAACTACCTAGCACGGCTCAATATAACTAATTATTATCTCCCTAGTTACCAGGTGGACACGAAGGGAGTTTTACGTCCGAGTATCCAATCTCATTATTTGATAGATTTTAAGATTTTATGTGTTGCTGTCAGAATCCGAGTGCTAATTCGGTTTTAATTAAAAACAAGAATCGTTGTTTTCTATCCCCACAACCAGTGGTAAATCGGAATTGAACCGAAGGTGTTTTTCGCCAAATGAAATATAAAGAGTTATGTTTGCTGGACGATTCTTTTAGCGTTCCCAACGAGGTTCGAACTCGTGTTGCCTGAGTGAAAGTCAGGTATCCTACCGCTAGATGATGGGAACAATTATTGTTTATCAGGCTCTTTCAATGTCCATTCGGTACTTTTCTCTGTACTTTTGGTCACTTCAAAACCTAATTCGGACATTACTTCAGGTAGGTTATTGTTATTGTTATCAATACCACTCAGGATACGACGAACAATTACCATGTTTTCTTCTGCTGATGCCATTTTGTTATCCTTTATTGAAGGAACTGAAATCTTTGTTTTTCTGGACCCAATCACAGCCTACATAGCAACAAGGCTGCTGCGGATTCGAACCGCACCGTTTTTTTCGCATAAAAAATAATTGTTTTATTTGCTGTAAGATTTCGTGTTGCTAATACTTTTATTATACCACAAATTTTTGATTCGTTTCATTTATTTTTGAAGAATTTTCAAGTACTCACCGTACCAGTATTCAGTACCGTGACCATATCGTTTCTTCAACATAAAGCACAATTCATCTACATTTGAATGGTATTTCATGAATTCTAATACATGAATATTATCACAATTTCGTTCAGTACTGGAAAGTTTCAAGGGTTCAGTGGAAATTGCTTCACAATGATGTGAACCAATTTCTTGTACAATGTTTTTCCAGCATGATGAATCATGGTCATGTGTTGGATCAATTTCATTAGCCAACGCATGAGCAATTTCATGTAAAATTATACTACGAACATCACGATAGATAACTGATTTTGCTACAAAGCTATCTAACGATATTATCTTTTCCGAAGATTGACAATATCCTAAAACGCGGGTTTCACCCTTTATGATTTTATCATGGAGCTTAAATTTCCAATCATATAAACCATGCTTATTCATATAATGATAAGCCATTTTATATATGTTCATAACTAATCTCTTAATTAAGATCAGGAATCTTGTTTTATCCAGCACCAAGCTCCCACTATTTGAATAAGGCATATGTTCGTGGGTGGGGATTCGAACCCCGTCGTTTCGTTTTCATCAAAAGGTTTATTTTTTGCTGTAAGATTCCGATGCCTTATGTTCTATATTATACCAGAAATTTTTCTTCCGTTTCAAATATTTTTCAAAACATCAGAAAGAAATTGACCAGGTTCAAGTTCGATATAATCTGATTCATCATACTGTAACTCGAATATAAAGTCATCCCAATTTTCTTCAAGATAATGAATAAAACTTTCAGGAGAACCACGTTCGCGATACCGCTCAATGTATTCTTCAGATAAATCAACTTCAGGGTATACGTTAGTGTACTTCATACCAACGGTTTGTAATAGTTTTCGTACTGATTCATGAGTACTGATCAGTATATACTCATAACCATCATTCTCAGCATCAATAATAGCCTGAAGATAATTCAATGGAAATGTTTGTATTCTACTATAAGCAGAACTATCTAAGTCAATTACCTTATCATTGTTCTGTACTACAGTGGTTTTCCCAATACCAGGAAAACCACAAATAATCTTAGCTGCCATATGTCTCTAACTGGTTCCTGAACTGTACACCATCTTGGGTGTACTGTTGTGCTAATTTTGGGTTTTGCGTGTTGTTAACATCGTTGATCATAATAGGTACAAATGACACACGAATGAATGTGCGAACACGACCAGTACTGACCTTTGGACGACGATGAAGAATGTACGGGTCCATACAGTACACGACATTCTCTTTACAACGTTTTACTTCTGAAGTGATGTTCTGTTCCAGGAAGTGGTTCACGTTGTGTTTCAGTGGATCGAAATCATCAGGGAACTTCACAGAAACATTGGTGTATTCTGTCGGAATACGATTAGTCCAAATGTAATTCTGCTCAGGAACATGAGCGACCTTAGTACTGAAACCATCAACATGCCATTCGTCATCAGTTACAGATTTAACAGCACCATGACGTACAGTAATGTAGCAGTACTGTTTATCACCATCCAACGCATTCTGCTGATGGGTAATAGCTTCTAACAGTACTGGAGTGAGCCAACGTAATTCATCAGGGATCAAAAGATTCTGACCATCGGCACATACACACATACGTAAAATGTATTGTTCATCGAAAGGACATGATACTTCAACTTTCGACAGTTCAATTGGTTCAACATTGTTTTCAAATTCACTTACAGAAACATTACGCTTTGCTCGTTCAATGATACTCATGATGTACCTCTTATTTAAAATAGGGCATTGCTGCCCTTAGTCCAGAACTACTTCTTCGTCTGAGCTACGTTTAGTAGCTTGCTTTGGTGCGTCAGGTGATACCTGATTACCAGAAGTACTGTCCAGAGATTTCTCAAGCTTGATAATACGCTTGAAGGTTTTAATGTCAGGTTTATTACAAGCCCAATCTTTGCTATCCTGAGCACCGTAACGGTACAGATTGCCATATGAGTAGTACTTGTTACCAACCCAAATCACACCTGCTTTTTGACCAGTTTCCTTATCAGTAAAGATAAGTTCTTTTGGTTCACGGCGTACAGTTAACAGACCAGCTTCAAACTTATCCATCAGAAGGTTCAACTTGATAGTTGCTTCTTCGTTATAAGTCAAAGATGACATTAAGAACTGAGCGGTTTTCAGACGTTCAGTACCCATAGATGATGTTACAACCAACATCCACAGAATGAACAGTACCAAAGCACCCAGCAAACCATACAATGCTATAGCAGCCATTTTTTCTCTCCAGTTACGAGTTGATGATTTCAGAAATAACCACTTCTTTCAAATCACGGAAGTCCAACTGACGACCACGAATATCATAGATTAGGTTCGTTTGTAACTGACGCAACTTAGCGAGATGCTTCGTTTCGTCTTTTGTCTTGTTCTCTTTCGAGTCCAGTTCATTGATTTCAACAGAAACCATAGAAAGCTGACCTTTCAAGAGTTCAATACGTTTGTGTAGGTTTTTCAGTTCTGTAGCACTTTTCATGATACTGCTTCCCTATTACTTACTTAAAGATGCCACCAACATTGTTGGCGGCAATGGCTGGCAATTACTTGTGGTAACGTGCCTTGTTCTGAGCCTTACGGATTTCGTGCAGTTCAGTCTGCAACGATTTCTTCCAGTCTAGCAGATGTGCGTAGCAGATCTTTGGCTTATCGCTGTTAGCGAAAGGAGCCAGCAGTTCTTCTGCCTGAGCAATCTGGAACTGAATGTAGTTCACGTTGCGTTCTACTTCGCCAATATCAGTAATAGTGTTTTTAGCCATGTTTTGTAATGCCCTTTTCTTTATTCATAAGATAAGTACCTTCGACATGAAGTGTACCGGAAACGTTTTACATCCGTCGATGTGGTACATAGTACCGGAATCTTGAAGCCCTGTCAAGGACTTTTTTGAACTTTTTAGTCTTGAAGACCGTAGTCCAGGATTACAATTTCACCATCGGCGTTTTCGCCCATGTTCTCGAACCCTACGTCATACAGTATCTCAGAAATTTCGTCCTGAGTCAAGCCACTTTCTTTAAATTTTTTCGCAAAATGAATGAATTTTTCATTCGGGTTATCTACCAGGAACTGATCAAGGTTCTCTGGATAGTACTGAATCGCACATACCAGTTCATTGATAGATTCCTCGTATTCACCGGAAATGTCATCCATAAGATTATATGGCTTAACACGTTCCATGATTATACGCTGATTGCTGCTGCTGTCAACCAAAATTTTACACAACGGTAATTTGTCACCATACTTAATGTAAGTTTCCAGTTCTACACGACATTGTTCAATGCCCCAACCAGCCGCATCGTCTTGATGCTTAGCTACCTTGATAACCAGGTTATCATTGATTTCATAAACAGTACGTGATGCACCTTCATCAATGTACTTAAAGAGTTCATTGCTCATTGGTATACCCTTTTAGCTCAATTAAAAAGGGGAACATAGTTCCCCTGTTACGTATTATGGTATTACCACTCTACGCCTACACCAGCACCCCACAGTACTTCAGATTGCGTGTTAGTACTGACAGACACTTTGGTAGTGACACTGTTAGTTACACGAGCACTGAATCCCACTGCTACTGCTTGTTCGCCATCGTAACCACCGATACCAGCACCTACTGAGAAGTTACCGTTCTGCGTTACTTGTGGGATGTTTGCCATCGCACCAGCACCAGCAATACCAGCACTTGCTACTTTACGGTTATCACCGATACGTTTATCAACATCAGCGAAACGCTTGTTAGTACTTTGTTCCAGATTGGATACACGACCTTCTACAGAACCAATACGTTGAGTATTGCTGGTAATGCGTTGGTCATGTTGTACTAACGTAGCATCGTTAGAATCGATCCGGCTGGACAACTTCGCATCAGCAGATTTGCGTGACGCAGTTTCACTTGCCAGTTCTTTCTTACTTGCTTTAGTTGCGATAACTTTATCCTGATTGGAATCAGTTACCGCCTGGTCAGCTTTGTTCTTGTCGATATTCGCTTTCAGGGCTTTATCCGCATTGGCACGAGTACTAGACTCAGTATCAATGTTCGCCTGAAGGTTTTTATCGGCGTTCTGACGTGACACTGTTTCATCAGCGAGTTCTTTCTTACTTGCCTTAGTATCAATAATCTTATCCTGATTAGAATCGGTTACTGCTTGGTCGGCTTTGTTCTGATCGATGTTCGCTTTCAGGGCATTGTCACCAGCAATACGGTTATCAGTTTCAGTACTGAGATCCTTATCTTGTTTAGCGTCGGTTTTAGCCTGATCCGCTTTGTTCTGATCGATTTTGGCTTGTAACTGTTTATCAGCATCTTTGCGATCCGCAGTTTCTTTATTCAGGTCGGATTTATCAGCTTTAGTTACAGCAAGACCAACAATCGCAGTATCTTGAGCGGCATCATGAATACCCTGTACCACTTTATCAACTGCGTAGGTAGATTTATCTACTTTACTGTCAATAGTAGCATTCTGCTTAGCGTCAGTTTTGGCTTGATCAGATTTGTTCTGATCGATATTGTTCTTCAACGCAGTATCAGCATTCTGACGATCAGATACTTCTTTACTAATCGCAGCGTTTTGTTCGTTATCAGTACTGGCCTGGGCAGATACTGCTTTATTAATCTTGTCGTCAAGTGCTTTATCACCTTTGACACGATCCGCAGTTTCTTTGTTCAGATCGGATTTATCAGCTTTTGATACTTCAAGGCCAATGATCGCACCATCTTGTAATGCGTCATGAATACCCTGAACAGCTTTATCGACAGCGTAGGTAGACTTATCTACTTTACCGTTAATAGCCTGATCTTGTTTGGCATCAGTTTTGACTTGATCCGCTTTGTTCTGATCGATATTGTTCTTCAACGCAGTATCGGCGGTAGCACGAATTTGGGCTTCAGAATCAATATTGGATTGAAGTACTTTGTCAGCATCTTTACGTGCTGCTACTTCTTTATCCAGATCAACTTTGTCTGCTTTAGTTACAGCAAGACCAACAATCGCAGTATCCTGAACAGCATCCTGAACAGCTTGCTTCGCTTTATCAACAGAATACGTAGATTTATCTACCTTGCTATCAATTGCGGCATTTTGCTTCGCGTCGGTTTTAGCCTGATCCGCTTTGTTTTTATCAATGTTGGATTGAAGTACTTTGTCACCATTTTGGCGATCAGTTACTTCTTTATCCAATGCTGATTGGTCAGCTTTACCTGCGATAGCAGTATCTTGCTCTGCGTTTTTGGTTTCTACACCATCCAAACGTTCAGCATTGTTAATACTGCGAGTATCCGTTACTTCCAACTGTTTGTTAGTTTCACGAATAGCACCTTCTGTTGAATCGGCACGATGTTCCAGATCAGTAGCACGGTCATTAGCAGTTTGGGCTGCGTCTTGTACCGCATTGATATGGTCATCTTGACCAGCATCGCGGGTTGCCTGAGTTTCTTTGTCAACCAGGTTAGAGGTATCGGCATTTTGACCATCTTTACCATCTACACCGTCAACACCATCTTTGCCAGGATCACCTTTGTCACCCTTATCTCCTTTGTCGCCTTTATCACCCTTGTCACCTTTGGTTGGTGAAGTATTGCCACCACCAGTACTGATAGAGTTGTTAAAGTCGTTCAGGGACGAAGGAACATTACCAGATTTCAAAGAATCCAGCAAAGCTTTCGCTTCTTCTGCTGTACCGTTGAAACGGTTGTTGAACGTGGAAATGAAACGGGCTTCGTTCCAATTTCCGTTTTCTTTGGCGTTCATCAAGTCCTGAACAGCCGGACCCCATTGATCGCCAGATGATTTCAACGATACGGCGGCGTTAGCCATATTAACCGTCATCGCAGATACCATTAAGGCTACTGCCAGCATAATCTTTTTCATTTTGTCACCCAAAAGGTAATTGAAGTTTGAACTACATTTAGGCCGACTCGCTGGCCTTGAACAACATAATACAGTACTGAAACTATTCCGTCAAGGACTTTTTAGAATTATTTTGTGGGAATAGTCGGACTCGAACCGACACGCCATCTCTGGCGGGGGATTTTGAATCCCCTGCGTACTACCAATTTCGCCATATTCCCAATTAAAAAGCCCTTTAATAAGGGCTTTTATTGTTAAAGATTTTTTTAATTACACTACCTGGATCTTAGTGACGTGAAGACGTTCTGCTTCAATCGGGATACCCGTATGTTCAGATACGTATTCAGCCAGTTTAGGCAGAATCGCTTCTTCAGTCAGCGGACCGTTTGAGTAGTGATACAGACTCGCAGTGAACTTTTCAGAAGGTTCAGATACGAAGTTGTACTCTACATACACAGTGCTAGTACCACTAGGGGCAGTACCTTCCGCTTCAGCAATGATCTCCTGAACCGTTTTGTACTTGCGGGTAGGAGCGATCCAGATAATCACGGTGAGAGCACCAGCAAAGATTGCCAATGGAATCTGACCGAACGCGAACAGAAGAATAGTTACAGCGACTAACAGTACTTCGAAGAAATGTTTCATGTTTTTGTCCTATTAATTAGGTATTCAATTAAGCATCCAGTGATGAACACTCCGATGCCGACAACTGCGATTATAGCACTCTTTGTGACTACCGTCAACAACGCAATGAGAATTACAATCGCGATTAGTATTTCGTAGAAGTATTTCATACCTCAACCCCCATATGATAGCGGAGTTTTGGCATTCTGTCAAGCGTTCCCGCTGTTTTTTTTACTTAGTAACCTGAGACATTGAACATTGTACCGTTCTCGTCGAAGTACGTGACTTCATCAATACTGCCCTGGGCGGCAAATTGATTATCACAGGTATGATCACCCTGACCTTCGAAACGGATTTCAACACCTTCAATTGTGAAGCGACATTGATAACCATCAACAACAATAGGAATCGCTGCTTCAGGAGCAATATTATCTTCACCGCTCGGTATTTCGTATTTAGTACCGTCACTTTCGATGATAATAACATCTTCGTTCGCTTCAACAACCGTACCGAACTTCATCTGACGTTCAACACTGTACTTGTGCTGTACTTCATTAACGAAGTGTAACTTAGTACCCACAATTGGAATACCAGTATCTTCATTGATGTTAGTATTGTTCCAGTCTTCATCGTTCATGATGAACGGTGCTGAATGATAGCCATCATCATCCATCCAATCCAGACCAGTACTGACACCTTCCATAATACGGGCAATCAGTTCTTCTTTGTTCTGAGATTCTGGAAGTTTAAAGTTGAACGTTTCGTTCGTGTAACCATCAGCATCACCATGCATGAATTCCAGTTTAACACGTAAGGTGTTTTTTGGATTAGCTGATGGTACTGCTGGAGTGAGTTTAACTGGCATTCGGGAGTACCTTCTTCACGGAGTTAATTGTGCTTTCAACAACATTACCGATTACTTTGTCCAGTTTAGACATTTCACCAGATTCATAATGATACTTTGGTTTACCATCTTTACCGAGTACCGTGTAACGATCATAAGTCGTCGGATTGATAGACTTAGATGATTGTTCACGAGCAACAGCAGGGTCAACCATAGTTACACCCGTATGAGTGTAATCTTTCAGACTTTGTACTTTCTCTTTAAAGTACTTTTTCAGTTCTTCGACAATATACATAATATATCCTCAATAAGCGGTGAGTGCAGGAATCGAACCTACGGCTTCGGCGTGAAAGGCAATTGTATTGATTGCTGTTAGATTCAGTACTGGAATCCATTTTTTACGCTATTTTACCACTAAACTAACTCACCAGATTTTTAAGTGCGATTAGGACGTGAGTTTTTGATCAACTCAACACCCGCAGCAGTACAACGCTCAATCTGAGCATTATACAGTTTCTCTACAACGTCTTTATCAGAACTATGTAGATAGATTTGTTTCAGTTTCGGGAAAGCATTACGCTTTAGACGGTGAGTAACCATCATAAGCAAATCAGCCCCCGTATGGGTACGATCACCCAGGAAGTTGTCGAAGTGAAGTACTTCAATTTCTTCATTGTTATGGAAGATGAAGTTCTTCGCTTCCCACCATTCTTTCAGCCAAACAATACCTTCGGCTTGTTCAGTACTGAGATGGTTCTCTGGATTACGAATATCGTCTACGTAAACTTTCATTAGTAGTTGTTCTCCTGACTATTATTAATCAGTTCAACACCAGCCGATGCCAGTTCTTCAGAATAGGTTTCAACCAGTTCTTCAACCATATCCGAATCCGAGGAATGAAGATAGATCTGTTTCAGATTTACCCATTCTTCTTTCCCGCCCCACATACAATCACCAGCAACCATAAAGAACAAGTCTTTACCAGTTAGCGTTGGTTCATCCATGTAGTTATCGAAGTGGATCACTTCAATAGTGGCAGAATTTTCGATAAGGAAACGTTTTGCTTCCCACCATTCTTTGATCCAAACAATACCTTCAGCCTGTTCAGGCGTGAGATAACGTGCTGGATCACGAATGTCATCAATGTATACTTTGGTATTAGACATATTAGTGTCCACCGTCAACAGTTAAATGATGACCACCAGCCGTGGCAAGAAAGCGATCAGTACCGCAACCACGAGGATCAATATCAGAAACTTTGAAATCAGCTTCACCGAGATCTACGTAAGTAGTAGTTCCGAAAGTACGGTCAACCCGTAATTCATAAACATGGTCTTGCTGAAGTTCCTGAACACCATTAGCTGGATGTGACTCTGGAACGATGTGACCGATAATGATACCACCAGGCATAACCTGGATACGTGCTGTCATAGCCATTTCTGTACCCTCATTGATTAAGAGATAGTACTATATCATACCGCTTCGTTCCCGTCAAGGAAAATTTAGTGCAAGGGGATGGACTCGAACCATCGACACGGAGTTATACTAAGATAATCTTGCTCTACCGTCTGAGCTACCCTTGCGAAACGTTATGAGTAATTCACATAACCGTCATATTTGATATTGATTGCTGGACGTAGGCCACCTTCTGGAATATTAAGGTAGCGATACAATTCAGGAACAGTTAGTTCGATTGTACGCATTACACTTTTGTTTTCCAGGATAGTACTAACATCATGTAATTCAATACCAACATGAAAATACGGATCTAACTCAGATTTGAGTTGTTCAACCGCAGCTTCATCAGAAATGCGACTTTGGTTACAGAAGCGAACAATAGTATGCCAGCCTTCACCAGTTGCTGCGTATTCGAAAAATAATACACTTTGCATGTTATACCTCGACTTCTTCCAGATATTCCATTTCTTCATCACTGAAGAAACAACTATCAGAAACAGCTTTGCCATTTTTGGCGATATAGTAGAATCCATCTTCTTCGATTAATTCTACACCAGTAGTATTCAGTTCTGGAAAATGCTTAAGTAAGTCATCAGCACCGAATACTGTACTCATAAAACCATCTAAATCTTTAATTTTAAATGTCATATGTATTCCAATTTGTAGAGAGGGCAGGATTCGAACCTGCGTTACGTTCGTATGAATGAAATTTATGGATGCCGTAAGATTCCATCTGGAATCGCTTTACGTGTCCTAGCCGCTAGACGACCTCTCTGTTATTTTAGATATAATCCTTAGTCATATCATAGACCGCAGAGTTAATATCAGCGAACTTCACTTTCCACGGTGCGTAGTACTGTTGAAGGATTTGATCCTTCTTGAACAGTGCTTCAATCGCCGTAATAGCAAATTTCGCATCTTCAAGAAACTTATCTTTAACTTTCTTGATATACTCAGGTTTCATACCGTCGAAGCCCATAAGATAGGCAACTTCTAATTCACGATATGACGCACCGAGATCACCCAAAGGATTTTTCTCACCTTCAGGGAAGCAGAAGCGATAGACTTCTTCACACGTCTGTTTCAGACGTTCTTCGGCTTTAGCTTCTTTACCGTACTTCTCAAAGAAGATTTCAGCAGGTGGATAAGTCTTTACATTCTTCATCCACGTGTCGATTAACTCATTCATAGCTTTTCTCCGTAAAACCAGGTACAGAAGCGATGTTTTCAACTTCTTGAGTCATATCAAGAATTTCAGCACCACGAATCGGTGACGTTACCGGAATGTTAGCCAAAGAATGAAGTACTGCCATCATTTCATGCCATGATTCTTCTTTAGCGATGTAGTAAGAATGGCTCTGGCGATAACGGTTAATATACTCGTTACACAACGCCATGAACTCACCTTTCCAGAACACCAGAATGGTAGCATCACCGTACTTACGATCTTGATCCGTATCATCATAAACAATACGAAGTTCAAGTTCTTCGGGTTTCTTTTCTGGATAACAGAACAGTTCATGTAAGTTACACGTCAGTTCATAGTCATCATTAATGCCGTGATATTCTTCAAATGTTTCCTGGAGAATATCAAGTTCAGCATCACCCAGCTTAGGAGCTTTCAGCAAATCATCCCACGTTGGCATAACCAACTCAATAGGCGTGAATGCAGAAGTTTCAATATAACGGGTTTCTGGTAAGAAATCTACCATTTCGTCATCACTGAATCCAGTACTGAGGAATGTATGCCATCCCTGTTCCTGAATGTGTTGAAACACTTCATGCTGAAGATCATCACCCGCTGGATAAACGAAAGTATTAGTATCAGAGAAGCTTACCAATACATCAGTTTTAGAATTCGGAAGAACAATCGGATGTACACATAAGAATTTTTTCTCTGCGATCATACGATTGTAGAATTTAGAGTTCCGACGACTTTTGCTGTAATACTCTTTGAAACCAGTGATGAACTTCTCAAGTACTGTCATGATACAATCCTTAATAATCAACAGATTTTACGAAAAGAATTCCCCAAATTACAAGCACGAGAACCCAAAGGAAAGATAATCCACCAGCACCAATGCTGAACCACAAACGTTGGTCTTCAGACATATAGTACCAATGACCCACAGGCTGATGAACAACAACCAAGATAGTTATGATTATTGCTGCCAGAAATGTAGCTAAAGCAGTAATTACAGCATGAATTGGTTTCATGGGTTTTTCCTGTTCAATTAATATAGACAGTACTTTATCACATAGATTCGGTACTGTCAAGGACATTTTACTGATCCAGCAATTCGAGGTCATAAAGCATTTTTGCCAGTTCAGCAAAATCAGAATGACCATTAATTACATGGGTGAATACAAACTGCCCTTTTGGTGTAACACGCCAGATTTGCCCTGGATGTTCAGTTAGATAGCGGTTTTCTTCGCCATCAGGCCATACCAAATTCATAGTACGTACTGAGAAGTCATCGTAGACAAAATCTACAATGGTAATATCAGTACGGTTCTGCCAGTTGAAAGAGAATGCTTGTGTTTCTTCCACAAGTAACTCAGTGTTCTGAGCAAAACATAGACACATCATTTCGTTGTTATCTTCTTCGTATGGGAAACGAATTTCTTGACTTTTCGAATAGTCGATGAAGGTCAAAAACTTCGCATCGAATGTGAAGATTTCACAATTCTCCGTTACCAGAGAAACGGTTTTTAATACTTTTGACATGATTAATCCTCTTGGGTAATAATTAAGGGCATCTAGTGATGCCCTTCTTCAATAGAGGTTAGAAATCGTCGATGATGCGGATAGTATCAGCGTTTGGATTATCAGCAAAAATCTTCGCGAAGATTGCGGTAATCATTTCATTACTGAACGTTTCGCCACGATGAACAGAGTAAGACCCTGAACCATCTTGACCATAGATTTCTTCTTGCTGACATGCATCACACACATCATTCCATTCGAACCCCAACATTTCACCAACAACGTTAATATCGCTGTTGTCCATAGTGTATGAAGGTTCAATTACAAAAGTTGGCTCTGCTGGCATTATTTCACCTTAACGGCGGTACGAGCCGCATCGTAGTACTTGTTGACTTTGTTACGATACGCAATAGCAGTATCGAATTCAGTACTGTCAACATCATCTTTCATCGAACGAACACCTTCTTCGTCGTAATGATAGAAGTTTTTGTTGATCTGTGCCAGTACTGAGGTGCGGTGGTTTTTCAGACGCTGAAGATTCATTTTCTTCAGTACTTCATCTTCTACAATTTTCATGGTTTCGCCATATTAATTTTACAATCGGTATTAACGATCATGACCCATTCGCCATCATCATTAATCATTGTGAGTTCTTTCTTATCCTTAGATAAAGTAAACTCTTTCGTGTAAACATAGTCGAAGCGACCGCAGTTCAGACGGAAGTACTTATATCCAGGCTTGATAGTGTAGGTAGTACCTACATCAGAAGGTGCTACAGTCGCAGAACTGGAAGCTTTATCATCTGCCAGTACTGAACTGGAGAGCACTGCTAACAGTGCTCCGAGGATGAATTTATTCAACTTCTTCATCAGCATCACCTTCTGCTTCTTCGGCTTCAGCCTTTTCATGGTTACGCTGGACTGCGAGTTTGAATTCTTCAGACTCCAGTACTTCATCGTCGCCATATACCAGTTCCCACTGACCAGAACCATACGCTTCATCGTAATTGCTGTGTTTCCAGTCTGAACCGATACCCATATCGTGCTTGCCCCAGGAAGTGTTGCTACTGAGATGGCTTGCTACAACATCGCCGTCTTCAGTCAGTGCTAACATCTGGACGCCGAACGGATGTTCAGCATAAGGAATTACAAAGATCTTTTTCATTTTGTCTCCTTCAAGACTACTTCGAAATTAGCCGTGATCATGTTGAGTTGTTCCAACTGAGCGATAGCTGCTGCTAAACCCTGTTGGGCGATGCTATAACCTGAACGATAATCGCTACTGTTTTTAGCATTATCACGTAACTGCTTCAGATTATCAATACTTTGTTGTGAAACAATTGCCATGAGTATATCCTCATAATTGGTACGGGTGACGAGATTCGAACTCGTAGAACCATCAAAGGTTCGAGAGATTTTAAGTCTCTTGTGTACTGCCAATACCACCACACCCGCATTATACATTAACCAGCGTCTAATTCATAGTACTGGTTAGAATTTTCTTCGTGTAACTCGCCCATTTTACCCCAAAAGATTAATGAACCAGTTACACCACGTCCAGCATCAAATGTGCCATCAAAGCCTTTAGTAAGAAGTCGCTTATTCATTTCTTTATAAAGCATCTTACCATAGCCTTTCAAACGATGTTCTTCTTTGATGAACGCCTGAATATTTGTTCCCCAATAGCGATGGCTGAATTCATCGTTATGGAACATTGCCCCGATATACTTACCTAAGTCACTCTTTAAAAGAATGAGTTCTGAAGTACTTGCCACATCACTATCGTTAATAATGTCACGATAGCAAGTAATGATTGTCCACGATGGTGAGTGGTACAATTCTGAATCCAGTGCTATCTGAGCTAATTCCGTTATCGGAAGGTCTTCAGGCGTTATGATTTTCATTACCAAAGTCCTGTGTGGTTAACCGAAAAGATACGCAGGAACGCATCAATCCAAACAATTGCGAAAGGTACAAACATACCAGTCGCAGACCAAAACTTTTTAACATTCCAGGATATTGCGGCTTTAATCGAATTACTCAGATGGTAAACCGAAAACAGGAATGCCCAAAGACATATCAATGCCAGTACTGGACTCATTTTGTCAGATCCTTAAAGTCATCGTTTGTTGGTGGTTCAATACCATCTAAACGATGATAGAATTCACCAAACAACTTACCGAGAAGAAAAGTACTGATCATGATTATCGTCAGACCAATACTACCGATTGAACCGCCAATAATTGCCCCGTACATCAGGCTCGAAACGAAACCGATTATAACAGAGATAATCAGTTGAATCAAGAAAGAAAGCTTCATGGTACAATTTCCCAATCAGTCACGTTAAGTTCATTTTGCATCAGTTCTACGTCGAAAACCATGTCATCAACGAACTGCCATGTTTTACCATTTTTGTTAATGTAGATTTCAATGTCTAATTCAACAAAATGTGGGCGACGGATATACAATCCGTTCTTAAAAGAAGTTTTCAGTACTTTTTGAATTTCTGCGATAGTCATAAAAAATTGTGTCTCATTTGTGAATGCGATATGTATCATCGATCATTGCTTGAGTTACAATTCGACCGATTCCTTCTGCGACTGCGTTAATAACAATCGCACCAACGATTACAAGAAGTAATCCAAATAGGATAAAACAAGCATTGTCTTTTAAGTACTTCAGCATGAGTTTACCCTCTCAAATAGGAGCCGCATAGGGGTGTCGATCCCCTCTCAAGTGAACGCATCAACCAGACACTCGGAAAATTCTTCCCGTCACTCTATCACAATACCGCTATTGATACTTGTACTTTCCTGTGCACCATCCAGTACTTTCTCTCAGTGATGAATGGGAATCGAACCCACCCACGGCATAATTCTTAATTAAAAACCTACAAGTGACGCTTTGACCACTAAGCTATCGCCCTGTACCTCTCGGTATGGCGGGCCACCAAGACCACGTACTGACCGTGGATCTTCACTTGTAGGGTACTACATTAGTTTACCAGCAGTACGTAATAACCGCCGACATAGGATACGTCATCATAAGATGGTGTATCTTCGTCGTCTTCATCCATATGCTGATCGTATTCGTCTTCCTGAATAACACGAATCCACGGTACGCCGTCAACTTCAACGTCAATGGTGTGATCCCAATTACCGTTGAAAACGTAATCGTCGATTTCTTCCGCAATTTTATCAATATGCGGCGTGAAGTCAAATTTGGGTTTGAAGTGCTCTACGAATTGTTGAGCAAGTTCACGTGCTTCTTCAGCAGAAGTTTTACCCTGGTATGGCATCATGAAATTTTGATTCATGTTTCAGTACTCCACTATTAGTGAATGGTGATCCCGGCTGGATTCGAACCAGCGATGTGTCATTAACTGTATTCAATTATGAGTTGAGTGCCTTCGGCCTCTAGGCAACGGGACCAGCTTTTGGTTTCTCCTGACCGCAGTACTCGCATTGTACTACTACAGTCGGTTCGCCACCTTCAACACCATTGATGAACTCAGATGGTATTGATTGTTTTTGGTAATTGTGACCAGCACCGCTGGCTACGCATTCATCATACGGTTGAGACATTGTGTACCTCACTTATTCCGACGCATTAGCTTACGCAACATTAAAGTTGGCATAGCTGGTTTTTTCAATTCTTCTTGTACCTGGTTGAATGATTCTTCCGACAGTACTTTACGGTTTCCAGTACTATTACACGGAACACATTCATATACCATTCCATCACCTGCGTAATGATAACCAGTACCTGAACAAGATTCGCATTCTGACATAGTGCTATCTCCATTAAAAGGTGCTAAGAACAGGATTCGAACCTGTAAGGAAGCCTCGCGGTACTTCCCACGTCCTATTGTCGCTTTCGCTATCGTCAGACGCTACGTTTACCAATTCCGTCATCTCAGCGTGGCGGGGATATTCCGCACCCTACTCTGCGTTGGAAGCCAAAGGGTGTTATCGGCTATATGCCCCATAGTGTTTGGTGAGAAAGGTTCAGGCTACCTTGAATAGAATACAGGACTTAAGTGCAAGTTGCTGAACTCTTACACACCCTCATTTCATCGGTTCTTTCTCATTTGTGGCTCATACCAGATTCGAACTGGTGTGGACAGAGATTTAGAGTCTCCCGCTACGCCTCTCAGCTAATGAGCCATTCATTCATTTGATACGTTTATTATACCAGAGTTTTCGAAGTCGTTCCAGCTTTTTTTCAAAAATTTTCACGACTTCAATCACTTAGGCGTCACAGTCATCGTAAGTACGAAAACGATTCTGGTCAACCAGGAACACTTGTGTCCATTCATCACCATCTTCGAGTTCCACTCGACCGAGACTCACACCGACTTCAACATCATGAACCCAAATACCTTCACGTAAGTAAGGCTTAGTTTCATAAGCATCCATCCAGCCAGTATAGCTAATGACTAAGTAATGAAGTCCAGCAGGAACATCAATTACACAACCATTAACAACAACGGTTCGAACACTAGGTGGTTTCAAAATTTTCATTTCGATTCACCGTGAACGAATTGCATCGCCGTTTCTAAACCAGTACGAAGATTATCATACGCAGTCTGAAGCTCAGGGCGATCACCTTTGCCTTTACCGTAGTCACCACGATTCATAATGATTTCATGGTCAACCAGGTGACGAAGAATACGCAGTTCAGAAGTCCAGTACTTTTTATCTTTCGCACAACCAGACTTAGCACGTAATTCACGATAGCCCTGAACAGCATTATAGACTTCACTGTTAGTCATGATTACTTCCTCGCGAAATCCACGAATACGACATTGCTATCTTTGTTAATCATAGCTTTCAGTCGTGCCTTTTGTTCATCACTCATTGGAGTGACATAACCACGTGTCGGTAAATCTTTCATTTCGTACCTCTCGTTGGTAGGAGTACATAATACTCTTTAACGCACTGCCTGTCAAGGACTTTTTTTGTCTTTTTTCGACGGTAACTCATGAACAGGCATGGTCGGCGTCTTAAGAACATCCTTCAAACGATCCAGTGGATTTTCTTTCTTAGGTTCTTTACTCATATGGCCTCCCCTAATCAATACAGCTATTCTAACAGAACCCTGTACCTTATGCAAATAAAAAACCCAGCACGTGGCTGGGCATGTATGGCCTTCCCTGAAGGATTCGAACCTTCGACCCACGGCTTAGAAGGCCGTTGCTCTATTCCACTGAGCTAAGGGAAGATAAAGTACTACATTGTAGTACTATAATATTTATTGAAGCTGAGCTTCATCAAATGGTGTGTACGTAATCTGAGCCTTTTGACTCTTACCATTGTAGTAGTAAGTACAGGAAGTGTCGCCTGGTTCTTCACCATGAACTACAACCGTGAAAAGTACACCGCTGTACAGTTCAGATAGTTGCTTCATGTGATCTTCATGTTCGTACCAGTACGTTTCATCAATACTTACAATACCATCATTTCCACTAACGGAAAATGTCTCATTTGGTTCTAACGCTTTCAGATCTTCCAGTAAAGCTGGCATACTGAGTTTCGCACTCTGAATACCACGTGGAAGTTTATGCAGTTTAGCACGAATATCAAAAGTAGATGTGTAACCCATTTTATTACGCCTCAGTTTGTTCCTGAACGTCTAACTCCAGGAAGTTATCTAAATCTTCAGTACTACAAGTGTCAATCCACGATTGACGCAATTCAGCAGTTTCAAAAATAAAAATACTTTCCTTGTATTCAAAACCATATGGTACACCATACGATTCTTGTAAATCATCACGTAGATTGATTTCATCTTTCGCAATCATACTTCTTCCTTATGTACTCTTAGAGTACTTTACTTTAACTTCGTGTTCGATACCATTAGCATCGAAATAAGTTACTGTTACACCAGTTAATGATGACCAGCAACCTTCATGACAAGGCCAATTCAGACAATCGAGTTCTTCGAAATCTTCAGGGGCTTCGTCACAATCATACATTTCGAAGAATAACCAGAAACCTTCAGCTTCATCATAATTGTCATAACCACCTTTACCACGTGGATACAGGTTTTGACAATTCTTCAGTACTTCAAGGAGCTTTTTAACGATTTCAGGATCTTCATATACCGCTTCTTCAGTATCATAGAAATCAGCATCACCATGCATGAAATCCATTTTTACCACATATTTGTTTTTATGTGGTGCTACTGGAACGATAGGGTTCAGTACTGTTAATTCAACATTCATAACTTACTCACTCAGTGCGTTAAACTTCTTCATTAGTAATTCATAATCATCAATTACAGGATGAACTTTAGTTTCTGGTTTAGCATAAGCCGCAAAATCCAGAATAAAAGTACAACCAGTACAGTCACCGTAACCACTAAAGGTAACTACCAAATGATCATTTGGACCATAATTCCCATTCTCGGCAATTGATTTTGCCATAGAGAAGATATATCCCATATTACCCTTTTCAGTACTGAAAAGGACTTTATGAGCATCTTCACGACAATTCTTTTCACCAATCTTATGATACAGATGTGCATCATAACGTTTAATGTACTCATGTTCAAACAAATCATATGTTTGTTCAGGAGTGAAGTACTGTAACTGTAAAGTACAGAGATCGTGAAGACCGGAGTTTTCACCTTCAAAGATAAACGTTTGGAATTTCAAAGTTGGTTCTTTCATAAGGATGTTACCTTAAAAAAAGCACTCCCGAAGAAGTGCTGTTTTTGTTATTTAGGTAAAGAGTTTAAGTACCTCTTACCCGCCTGGATAAGTTTCTTCTTTTTGATTTTAAAAGAAGTACTATCCTGTCCACCAAACATTGTACAGTTCGCAAGGATTTCAGCCCAAGCAGTTATATACAGAGTAGGTGCTAAAGGATCAGTCCAGATAGTATCAAAGTCTTCTGACTTAGCCATATGGAATGTCATATCTTTACGCATCAATTCTGAAATAACTGATTCTTCAGGAAATAGGTGCATCCACACATCAGCACTAACATTAGCGTGGTCGGGGAAGTGAACCTTTCCTTCGTCATCAACAGTACGACACAATGGTTTACCACAATCATGATATTCTTGATAACGCAGTACAATATCATCTGGCAGAATCTTATCTTTGATTTTGCCATATACTTCAAGAAGTACAGGATCGCCCTATCCAGTATCTAATTCAGAGATCAGTACTTTATACTGTTCCTGAACCATAAGACCATGTGCGTGAACACTAAGACCTTTCATCTGTTCGGTAGTCTGCATTACATGAAGTAGTTCTTCGAAAGTGTTAGGATAAATCATTTAGCACCTCCGCGAAACAATTGAAATTTCTTGAAGATACTACGCTGTTCAGCGGTTACTGGAGCACTAGCAAAGGCAGTAAAGCCATAATCCCAATCAGGTTCATGGAACTGGACAAATCCAATACCAGAATCTTTGAGTTCATCATATGCTTTTTGTAACTTATGTTTATTCTTACATGAGATAACAATCAGAGAACTAGTCTCAGTACTGTTATTTTCGAAGGCCAAGCCGCTTTCATAAGCTGCGTGGTTTGATTGTACCACAATTTGTTCTAACGGTAAGTCCGTGCGAACAAATACGTAGATCCAAGTTTTTTCATTCTAGTGAGCCATTTTCATTTCCTCTATTTTGGTTTACTTAATTACTCTTTGAATTCTTCCCAACGCCACAAATTACCATGTACTGGCATTGTGTCTAAATTGTCATGTACGGTTTCACCGTTATGGACAATTGGCATTGAAAGCTGGAAGCGTTCTGGATTGGTTAACATATAACTAGCCTCTACTACCGTACCTAACGGAATTCGAGAACTATCGGAATATACACATACGAATTTTGGCATGATATTTCTCCTCAATTAAAAGGCCGTTGATAGTGTGTTATTACACCAAAGTCTCTAAGGGTCTATATTAGCATCTACTACAGAAGTCGCACCACACGCCCTTCTTATAATATCAGATACACGCCGCCCGTGTGTACCAAACTAATATAACTGTATCCGGTCTTTTCTTCCCCTGAGCTTATACGTTGGTACTAAGTGGTGTATTTTCCCATACGGATCGCTCTCGACACTCTTTAAATGATGGCTACCTTTAGGCCAACATCCTAACAACGGTCAGTGTTTGTTACATTTGAACCAGTTTGATTTCAACTAGTTCTACTTTGAAGTCAGGATGTTCATCTTCCCAATCTTCGCCGTATAGACGCACCATTTCATCAACAGCATCGCCTCGGTATTTGAACATAGTAGTGAGGAACAGATCCGTTGTACGTGAATCATGTCCAGCCCAATACTTAGTACTGTATTCTTGTTCTAATTTCATGCGGTTGCCTTATACTTTTCATCCATCGCATCGAGGAATTCAGAATGAGTATAGTACTGTTTATAGTTATTATACTCATACTCAAAGTGTTCAGTGTAAATAGCCTTTAAACGTTCATCAGTACTGCTGATGACATTATAAGCCGTTTGGATTAAAGCTTTGATCATGGAACTTTTGATATTGAAATAAATCAAGTCCTGACCATGATGACAAGAATAAGTTTCAGTACTTTTCATTTCCTGAATTTTCTTGTCACGCAAAATGAACTGACGCCCATTCATTTCAAGGGCATTACCGAGTTCCAGTAATGTACTTACACCAATTTCCATGATCTCACCTTAGTAGCTATCGTAGTTGTCAGGATGTAAGATAGTAACCTCAATTACATCGTTGACATATTTTTCGTTCTCATAGAACACAATAACCTTACCATGATTGACAGAATCAATCAAGTACCGCAAGATACCTTTTTTCGTATAAAACCGCTCGATCACGCCTGTATCTTCAATTACAACACCATCAATCATTGTGCTGAATTGTACTTCATCCAGGCGACGTGGCTTACCACGCATGAAGTTCTTAAGATCTTCCTGCTGTTTCCACGCATGTTCACGTTTCAGACGAGTTGCGTTACGTACCATATATTCTACAGTACTGTAGTCAAATTCTTGAACCGTAGTCAAAGTGCCTTGTCCGTAAACATGAGTTACACGAATACCATAACGTGGTAGTTCAACGTAGTACGTTGGAAACACTTCAGTTGGATCTTCGTAGGTAGAACGAGCGTTTTTGTCAATGTAGTTCCAGAACAGTTTAGACAATTCCGGTACTACTTCACCTTCATAAGTTGGGTGGAACGTGTAAGAACCATCTACAAAGAAGGTACGCAGATGCTGAAGTTCAGCAAGAAATTGTTCTTCCGTGTATGCTTTTTCCTGTTCAGGAGTAAAGCCGTACAAAGAAATAAAGAATTCATCTGGAGACATTTTTTCAATTTCTTCTAAAGCTCGGTCAAGAGCTTCTTTCATTTTTTCGTTCATTTGAATATCCCCATTAAATCATTAACGATAGCATCAATTTCTTCAGGAGTTTTGCGTTTAACATTCGGGTCACGATACTTGAGCCTGAAGTTTGAAAACGCACGTTTACCCAAGTAACCAACACGCCACGTGAATATCACGTTCAGTACTACATCCTTACGTTGCTGTACTGGAAAATTGGTTATCGGGAATTCAACAACATCAATGAATTCGTGATGTTTAGTATCGTACAAGCGAGCTTGAATTGTACCATCATCACGGATTTCATCAATCGCACCGTACCAATCAGCATGAATAGTTACTTTTTGTTTCATGATTACATCCCGAATTCGTCTTCAGCACGTTCAATAACTTCAACGGAGTCATTGTACCACGCTGGATTATTGATGAATACATGGTATTCCCAATCCAGTGTACCAGATTGCTTAATCCGATACATAACGATACCTTCATCCATGTCTTTAATTTCGACACGGTTAATAACACCATTTGAGGTGAATACAGTACCGTTATCATCAGTAGTCCTGAAAGATACAGTATCGCCTAGACGTGGCTTATCTTCAAGGAAAGCCATTTCTCGTTCGAACTGAGTCAGTTCAGTACGGCATACTGAAGTCTCGCACGGAGTACCCAGGAAAGGTTTAAAGTTTTCTTCAACGTGTTTGACAGCATCAATCACGGAATCAACTACCACATCTGGAGCATGACCGGACATTGCGAAACGCACATCACTGATCAGTGAGTTGATAAAACTGATTTTCGCGTTACACAACACAAAGCAGTACTGAGCACCGGATTCCAACGATTCGTTAGAACGGTTGCGAAGGTTCATAACTTGAGTAAACAAGTCATCTTCTGCTTTCTTCAAAAATTCGAGCTTATCCATAGAATATCTCTCTTAACAGATGTTCGATTACTGGCACTGTCCATCCGTTGCCAAGCATTTTGTATGCTTGGGTGTTAGAGGACACTTTAAAGAAATCATCAGGAACTCCCTGAAGACGACAACATTCTATCACACTGAGTTTCCGGTAGTCAACCCCATTTTGACCATTTTCTAACAAAAATTCCTTTACGATATTTGGGTTAGAAAATACTATCTGTCTACGGGATTTGTTGAAGTACTGGTTACAGTCTCCACCTTTGAAATAGTTCGCATCTATACAATAAGATTTCGATCTATCCGTATGTCCAGATTCTAAAATAGAACTTAAATCTGGAGACAGCAATAATGCTGGTGGCACAATGTAGTTGTCAGTACTAACCCAATAATAACGTTGTCTAAAATGGGCAGTATAATGTTGAGAGTTAATTAGATGTGGTGTTCTTCCAATAATACCAGAACAGTATTCTTCAAAGTCTTTCTTCATCTTAACATTCTCGAACAAGTACTTCACATCTGGATTAACACTTTTGATATGATTAAAAATATCAATCATCGTATGGAATAGCATTCCACGAGGATCGTTTGTTCCACCTTGTTTACCAGCTACTGACCAAGCCTGGCAGGGGAATCCACCCATCAATAAGTCTATTGAACTCCAGTCAATATCCCATTCTTCCCATTTAGTAACATCACCCAATTGAACAATGTCAGGGAAGTTTTCTTGACTTTCCGCAATTGCGAATTTGTCAATCTCTGATGAATAGTATGTTTGTATAGGGATACCAGCTTTTTGTAAAGCCATGTATCCGCATGACATGCCGTTGAATAACGACAGTACTGTAATAGGTTCCATAGAAATCCTTTTCTATTAGATTATTCTTCGTTTTGTTCATCCATGTAAGCATCGTCGGGATCAATACCACCGTAACGTGCTTCATATTCTTTCGCTACTACTGATTCAGCACCAGGATTATGAGTACTGCGATCCAGAAAATTATATACTGAAGTTTTACCTTCCAGTACAAAATTAACGGATTCCAACATACGCTCAAGTTCAGCTTTCAGATCGAGAATAGCTTCTCGTTCAGTATCACCAGTACCCATTGGTGCGATTTCACCAGTATTACCAACAGCAGGTTCATAATAAACCTCAATGATGCTGGCACTGAATTCAGTGTAATCATCCATTTCAGTTTTGGTTACTTCTACACGATTATTCCACATATTTGTACCTTATTTAAAGACCGTAAATTCATGCTGGTCTTCTGGTAGTTCATCAATCGTGATGACCTTTAAAAGACCACGTTTCATGTAAAGATTGAATACGGGAAAATAGTTCCCGAAGATTGTTTCCGGTTCAACATGAATTTCAGTTACAACAACTTGTTCTTCACCTTTACACAAACGTTGGAATAGCTGACGATGTATTTCAAGGGTTTTAAATTCATCAGTATCCAGTACTCGGCGTTTACGAACTACTTTAGTCATTGTAATCTCACATCTTACGAATTTGAATTGAGCTATAATATAGCAGAAGATTACCTTTGCTGTCAACCTCTTTTACGGGGTTTTCAAAAACTACAAGAGTCTTAGGCTCATAGCTGGTAATCATAAATGTACGACCGTTGTGCGTACTTACAAGAAAGACTGGTTTATTCATTAGTATACATCGTCTGGATGCCCGTAAATCAGAATGAGTTTACCAGCAGAGTTATATTCACGAGTTACTACACCTTTCCGGTCAGTACCGCGAGTCCATTTAATCATACTGACTTTAGTACCATCAGCACAAACGTAAAAGGTGTTGTTCTCTGGATCAGTACTTGCCTTACACTGTTCATCTTTAATCTTAGCTAAAAGATTGATGTACATTGGCTCGTTCTGACGAGTTGGCTCATTGAGAGCTTTTTGTTCTTCTTCATATTTCAATTGTGGTTTAACCTGATAGATGTACAAGTTCAAGCACGTGAACAGAATCCAGAACACCAGAAAGCAATTAAGATTGAAATTACTCATTGTCTGCTTCATTACTTTTCTCCAGAAATAAAAAAAGCTGCGTTAAGCAGCTTGAATTCTTAACACAACCATTGTTACATAACGTGGTCTGTGTGTCAAGGAAAATGTGAAAGGCGTGTAAATTAGAGCGAACTCTAAAAGACTCCAAAAATAAAAAGGACACTATTAAAATAATGGTGGGGATGGTCGGACTCGAACCGACACGGTTTTACCCGCCAGAACCTAAATCTGGTGCGTCTACCAATTTCGCCACATCCCCGTTCTGTTTATTTATCTATATTATAGCACAAAAAATCGTTCCGTTTCATCTTTATGCTATAATATTCAAAATATTTTTGACCATCTGTATATGCTCATAGCTTATCAGTGGTTCTTTAGTACTTAACTGGAAATGCCATTCTTCTGATATATCCAGCGAGTGCTTAATAATGATTCCATTAATAAGGTACTCTATTTCTGTATTTATAAAATCAACATCAAGTACTGGTTTATCATCTACCAGAAAACGATGTAAATCTTTATTTTTATTTGTACTTGTCGTGTGAATATAGGTGAACTCAGTTCCTTGATGGAAATATGAATAAAGAGGGGTTTGCTTCATCCCCTCTTTAACAGAGTCTGAACATTCTAATACACGCTCGATAGTACTTTCAACTTCGAGTATATCCAATTACCAACACCGTAAACGTTTAACCGCCTTAATTTCTTCTTTGTTAGGATAGATGATTAAACCCGTTTGAGTTAAACCATCGAAGAAGTTAAAGCCGTAGTCCATAATATCATGCACGAAGAATCCAGGATGGTATTCATGTGCGTCAATCTCTGCCTGAATCTTAGCTTTGACCGTGTTCATTTGGTCTTCATCTTTGATCCGCAGGATGATCTTACGACGACCTTCAGTGTGCCAACCTTCGAAGTTAGCAACTGGCATAATCAGGTCTTCGTTGTCCTCTTTACGAGAACGTTCTTTGTACGTATTGTACTGACTCCAAACTTGGTCTAAACCATGACCGACTTGTGCGGCGAATTTACCAACAGGCATATTCAGGTCTTCACGTAGAAGAACATAGCACTTATACTGTAGTACTGGCTTTTGCATTTCTAATTCTCCGTGTAGCTTCTAAAATCGTATCACAAAATTCAATGTGAGCGATTATAGCATCCATCGGGAGTACCGTCAAGTCCTGACGTGTCATTTCCATGAAATATCCTTCCTCAGTACAAATCTTTCTACACCGTGTGAAGTTAGTTATTCCATCAGGTGCTGAATGACCACTACCGCCACTATAACGATTAGTGTAATACATCGTAAGAGTATCATTGCGAGAATCATAATTCATGTAAAACGACCGACCAGTACTAGGCTTATAGATAATCTCTACTAGTCCTTCATCGTTACATTTAATCGTGTACTGTTCAGAAACATGAGTAAATGTAAAATAGCAATGATCGGCACGGTTGACAGTCTTATAGACAGTACTAGCTCTCTTTGCGACCCTGCCTAATATGTCGCTTATCGGGTTGGCTCTCCAACTCATTTAGTATTCCTTCAAGATAGTCAGAACCTTCCGAGTAGTCGTTACGTTCCAACCATGTTTTAAGGAATTTTACGGCAAAACCTTGATCTTCTGTAGACAAATCCCGATTCCGTACAGTACGTACAAAATAGCGTACATAGTCCAGATAATCAGATGATACAGAACCTTTTTCCTCAAGAAACTCGATACATGACTGAACATAATGCCTCGTTAAATTCATTTTTCGTTCAACTTC